GAGAAGGGGCGCCCCGCGAGGGGCCCCCCTTCTCGGTTTCTGCTGGCCAGTCAGCTCGGGCCGTTGCCGTTCTCGCCGCTCTACTGCGATGAGGCGAAGTTGAACCTCATGTCTAGCCCAAGACTTCCCTCACTCGACCTCGGTCCGGGTTACCTTGCCGCCCAGCAGGCTGAGCGGCTTGTCGGTGTCGAGATCGATCCGCCGCATCACCCAGCCGTACTCGTCCTCGAACCAGTCCCACGGGACGTCCGGGCCGGGCTCGGCCGACAGGTGCCGGGCGCAGGCGGACATCGCTGCCTCAGCGCTCACGTGGACGCTGGCGGGCTGGCCGTCGTACTCCGCGACGAACATCTCACGACCGCTTTTGTCGGCCGCCAGGAGGCCCCTCAGCAGCTTCTCGGCCTGGTTCCGGTGAGAGACCGGGACCAGCCTCAGCAGGGCCCTGTGCATGCGTACGGGCGACATCTCCTCTTCCTCTCCGTGGATCTTCCTCTTCACCCAGCAGGCCAGGTCGTAGGCGGTCAGCAGGATCCGGCCCACAACCAGAACGGCCAGCAGAAGGAGCAGCAGGACGAAGAAGATCACCCCGATCCTCAGCCAGAACTCATGCCATCCCAGCTCGTGAGGATCGAGGCTCACTTCTCCGCCTCAACCGCCAGGACCGTCACATCCCAGCCGGTTCCCCGGGCCACCCGTTCGCCGATTCCGTTGATCAGCCCGACGTCCTCGGGGCTGAGATCGGCAATCAGCTCGATCGTCTTCACGGTCAGGTTGTCCCTGATCACGACGCGCGTTTCCATCCTGGCTCCCTCCCGTGGCGGGGCCGCGCGAGGCCCCGCCCTTCAGCTCTTCTTGCGCTTCCGGCTGCCCGGAGCGCTCACCACTTCTTCCCAGCCCTCGGGCACGTTCGGGTGGATGCCGATCAGCAGTACCCACCCGCCGGTCTCGACGTCCTCTTCCTTCAGGACCGTCTCCAGGGAGCCGACGGATTCTCCGGTGCTCCCGATGACCTCACCCTCCTTGACGAAGCCGATGACCTCGACCGGACCGTCACCGTCCTCGTCCCGGCGCACGCGCAGAACGACATCCTGCGCGTAGTCCCAGATCGCGAAGAACTGCCCCGGCGACCAGTCGCCACGGCCTCCCGAGTTCACCCGGAAGGCCGCGTTCCTGACCGACTCGACCTTGTTCTTCGGGAAGGCCGCATCCGGCACGACCAGGGTGGGCGAAGCGGCCAGTGCCGCTTCCTTCGAGGTGTAGGACGATGGACCCTTCGGAGGCTTCCTCAGATACACACCGTGAACGCGTGCCATTGCTCAACTCCCTCACTGCCGGAAACAGTGCAGGATGTTACCCGCGTTGATCTGCACCTGCACCCAGCCTATGCCGCGATGAGATCGCCGGAAAATTCCGGAACGAAAAGCGGCTGGCGCAGGAAGAAGATGTCCTTGAAAGATCCGACCGGATTGGCCGGAACCGTCGTGTCCCCGGCCGGGTACATGAACCCCTCGGCCGCGTCCCACGCCTCCTCCGGAGTGGAGAAGAGGACTCCGCCCTCCTCGCGCACGCGCCGTGCCGTCAGCGGGCTGACGAGCAGCGGCTCCAGCCCCCGCCGAAAGCGGGGGAAGCATTCGATCGTCCAGAGGTTGTGCCTGACCAGGGTGTACACGACGGTCTCCTTTAGATGGTGATCTTCTCGATGCTTCGGGTCGGACCCTCTTCGGGCGGGACGAAGTCGTACTCGATGTGACTCCAGAGTTTCCTCCGGAGATCGTCCATCGCTTCTTCCTTGGTGTCACCCTCACCAGAGAGCCCCGTGCGGGGCTCCTTCACCGTGCAGCCGTACCGTCCGTAGTCAAATGCCTCGACCGTGAACTCCACGGTATTCTCCTTCCCTTGAGCAATACGGTACCACGAAAAAGGGCCCCCGCAGGGGCCCTTCTCGGTCCTTCCCTGCCTCTGAAAACGAGACTGGGAAGGGCGGCTACTTCTCCTTCTCGACCTGCTCCAGGAAGGCCAGGTCGTCCTTCGCCCGCTTGAGCTGGCGCTTACGCAGCGCCAGCTCGCGCTCGGCCTTGGTGAGCCGGGTGCGGTTGTCGTCGACCCGCTCGGTGGCCTCCTCGACGGAGTTCATCAGGCGGGCCACCTCGGCGCGCTTGACGTCCGCCTCGGAACGCGTGCCCGAGTTGTCGCGGATCCACTGAACGAAGTCGTCCAGCTCCGTGGCGACGAAGTACTTCTTCTTGCCGAACTTCTTCGCGACGGCCGGGACGCGGTCGGCGTACCGGGTGAACATGCTGGACAGGGACTGTTCGGAGATGCCGGTACGCGCCTCGAACTCGGCCCGGGTCTCCAGCTCGTTCTCGCGGCCCTGGAACTCGGTGCGCAGCCAGGTGTCGGCCATGATCAGGAAACCCTCTCGCTGTGGAACTGACGAACGGCGTCGGCGTGCCAGACCTCGGGCAGGTCGGCGTTCTCGGCGGCGGCCTGGAGCTTCAGCAGCTCGACGACCTTCGCCTTCGGGTCACCCTCCTCGTGGGCCCGCCACTCCAGCCAGACGTCCATCGCCTTGCGGACGTGGCTGACCTGGTCGCGGCGGTCCTTGTCGGTGGGCTTCCGGTTGCCCTTGTTCATGTACTGGCGGCGCAGCAGGTGGCGCGGGTCCTCGCCCTTGGGCCCGATGCGGGGGAAGCCGTCGCGGTAGCCCGGCTTGAGGCCGTTCAGGAACTCCTGGACGTGCGAGGCGTTCGCACCGGCCGCCAGCGCCATCATGACGGAGGCCGCCAGGGCGCTCGGCGGGATCCGGCTGGCCGCCGCCTGGAGCACGTGCTTCATCCAGGAGCCGGAGCCCTCCCACGTCTCATGGAAGAAGGGCCAGCCGTGGACCAGCTCGTAGATCTCCTGGTTGCTGGCGTCGGCGACGGTCCACTCGGTGCGCTCGATGCCCCGGATGACCGGGAGGATGAGCTTGGCGGCGGCGGCCGACTGGTCCGGGTAGGGGATGTCGCCGAGGAGCTGACCGGCGTTGCGGCCACGGCCCGTGTCGAGCACGGAGAAGGTGCCCCACTGGCCGTTCGTGGTGACCGGGACCTCGATCGTCTTGCCCGACAGGGCGCAGGCGGCGAAGCGGTGCTGGCCGTCGAGCAGGAAGCCGTCCTCCGTGAAGACCACGGAGGTGGAGATCCGGTCGTCCCAGCCGCCGTCGGCGACGATGGAGACGAGGCCCTTGTTCTTCTTCGTGCCGTTGAGCGTCGTGATGAGGAAGCGGCGGTTGGCCGTGACCTCGGGGTGGCGCAGCTCGCGCGGCATCCGCTCGACGCGGATCACCCGGTACTTGAGGACGTCGCGCGCCATCTCGGGGGTGATCTTCATGGAGGGGTGCGGGTAGGGCCGCTCGGGGTTCTTCTCCAGGTACTCCTTCGGCGTCTCCGGGATCGGGAACCGGGCCTTGCGGGGGTCCGAGACGAACTCGAATCCCAGCATCCTCTCGATGGTCGAAAGGCTCTCTTCTCGTGCCACTTTTTTCTCACCTTTCCGGGTGCGTGACTACATAGAACACGATGGAGGTGGCGGCCGTCAAGACGATGGTCGAGACGGCCGCCATCCGGATGTCCTCCGGCTAGTTGCCGGAGAAGGCGTCGCCCACGGCCTCTCCGATGGCCTTGAAGACCTTGCCGACCCCCTCGGCGCAGTCCTCGACGATGTCGCCGACCGCCTCGGCGAACCCGCGCGACCCGCCGGAACCCCGGCCGCCCCTGGCCGTAACAGGGGCGGAAGAGGAGCCTGCGGTCACCGAGTCGTGCACCACCCGGCAGTGGCCGATGATCATCTGGCGGGCCGTGTACTCGCCGATGTGCATCGGCGCACCGCACAGGACGCAGCACCACATCAGGCTGTCTTCGTTCCAGCGGATCATGTTCGCCGGGTTGTTCCGCTGCGGCGTGTGGTCCTTCTCGTGCGCCGCGATGGCGAAATCGAAGAGCCGGTCGCTCTTGTCGAACGGCTTTCCGCAGGTCGGGCAGGGATAGGTGTCGTCGGTGCTCACCCTCGGGCCTCCTCTTCCCGGGTGGACTGGATGAATCCGACGGCCGCGCACATGGCGGCGCCGACGGTGAACGCCAGGGCTTCCTCCTCGCCCAGGCTGGCCAGCATGGCGAACGGGATCGTCCAGGCGCCCTCGTCCTTCTCCTCGGCCCGGCTGGCGATGGGAAGCATCTTCAGCAGTCCCACCGTGCCATCGGAGAGCTGGAGGTTCACCGGCACCATGTCCTCGTGGTACCGGTGCGAGAACTGCCAGCAGAGGACGGCGACCACCGGGTACCAGCCGTGACGGTTCACCTTCTGCTGGAGTTCGGCCAGGACGGTGTCGACGGACTCCTCGCCGCCCTGCTCCGACTCGATCAGCCAGTTCAGCAGGGCGGGCTCGAACTCCTGGAGGTCGTCGATCTGCTCCTGGGTGATGTCCGGGAACTCCTGCTGCGGGAGCGGCTTGTCCTCGGCCATGAGGGTCAGCACGTCGGCGACGGAGAGCATCAGGCGGCGTCCTTCGGGTCGGCCGGGCGGCACAGGTAGACGTGGACGTACCAGATGGAGTGGGCGGGCCTGGACTCCTGGACAGTGCGGGGAATGACGATCTCGTAAACGTTGCCGTCCTTGTCCTGGAAGATGTGCCCCTTGGGGAAGACGGGGCCGGTCGGCCAGACGTCCCAGCCGTCGGGTTCGTGGCGGATCTCGGTCGCCTCGAACTCCCCGTCGAAGTAGTCGGGCCGCTTCCCCAGCGGCTTGATCTTGATGTTCACTTCTCTCCCTTTCCGATGCGGTCGGAGTCCCTGACCACGGTCAGGCCGTCCTGCGGCAGCAGGAGGCCGGTGAACTGATCGTCCCAGCCGGGCACGATCTCGGTCTCGATTCCCTCGTCCTCCCAGACCTCGATCACGGCCGGGTTGTCGTCGTATGCCTTCATCACGACGAATCCGTTGGCCCGGATCTTCGCCAGGATTTCCCGCTTCACGATCGCGTCCTTGCGGAAGTCGTCGTTCGCCCGTGTCCAGATGCTGTCGAACGGGATCTGGCAGCTCTCCAGCCACTTCCGGGTGAGGGTCCGGTACCGGGCCATGCGGGCGGTCACCACGAGAACGGCCCGGCCTTTCGCCTTGGCCTCGTGCACCCGCTCGACGACCTCGGGGTGCGGCGGGCAGAAGGCGGAAGCCATGTGGAAGGAGTGGAAGTCGCGGTTCGGAGGGGTGACGTAGTGGCGCACGCTGCTGACGTTGCACAGGGTGCCGTCGCAATCGAAAATCTCGGCTTCCTGCTGTTGTGCCTGATTCATGTCGATTCACCCCTTTCAGAAGCCCTTGGATTCCCAGCGCACGCCGTACAGGCCGACACGCGGGCTTCCGGTGAACATGAGCACTACCTTGTAGTGCGCCTTGCAGGGGCTGCACTTCTCCGGCCAGCCGTCCTGGCGGGCCGCGATGTCGGACGTGAGGTCACCGAAGTCCAGCCGCCGCATGTACAGCGGACAGCACGGGGAGGTGGTGACCACCTTGTCCCTGCCGCTCACGCCGCCGGAGAAGACCGCCGGGCGGATCACGGCTACACCCTTGCGCAGGCTGGAGTTCTTGTACGCCTCGCCGATCTCGTAGGTACGGGGGGCGGCCTTCTTCATCCAGACCCCGTCCGCGTTCTTCTCGAAGTCGGAGATGTCCACCCACTGACCGTTGCGCAGGAACGTGCCGTGGTCGTCGCTGAAGCTGTCGATCGTGGTGATCCGACCGCTGTAGAAGATGCGGTCGCCCTGCCTCGGTTCCACGAATTCCATGTCTCTTCCTCGTCCCTTCCGAATGGATTCGCCCGGCTTCCGGGCGGCTTCCAGGTCCGTTCAGTTCTCGTCGATCGCCGGGAAGCCGGTCTTCTTCGTTGCGACCAGGCGGCGCCAGCGTGCAGCGGCCAGCCTGAGAAGCCTGTCGTGACCGTCGAGCCCGACATGACTCACCGCGAAGGCATCGGGTGCTGGTACATCGTGACGGGCGGCCCAGTCGTAGACCGAATCCACTGTCCTCTGCCGCTTCGCCATCAACCTCTCCCCGCTCTCTCGCTGACGGCCATCGTCAGGCGCAGTCTCACTGCGCGACCGGGCTGGCTGCCCGGTTTCGGCCTTGGGTCAGATCACGCGGTGGGCTGGCGCCCCTTCCAGGTGCCGAACGGCTCGGCGCCGGGGCCGTCCTTGGCGTAGTCCGGGTCCATCCAGTTCGCCGCCTGGATCGCCCCGCAGGCGCCGCACTCGCCGCCGTCGGCCGAGTGCTCGTGGTAGCCGTTGAACTCGTCCCGGATGCGCGCCGCCCAGGTCCGGCGCATGGCCAGTTCGTTTTCGGTGATGCGCTGGACCTCCTGGATGATCCGGCGCCCGGCCAGCTCTTCGGCCGAGATGTATCCCTGCTCCGTGCTCACGATCCCTCTCCTTCCGTCGGCAGGCTCGGCGGCCTGGGCGACAGCCTTGTGGCCATCAGCCAGCCCCGCATCCTGCCGTCCTTCTGCAACTTCTCCGCCAGTACGCTGACGATCTCCTCGGCGAAGCGCTGGCGCCACGCCTCGGTGAACCCCTCGGGGTCCGCGTCGTACTCGGCGACCTGGTGGGTCGAGCTGGCGATGGGAACCCCCAGCACCTCGACCACGATCACCGGGTAGCCGGGTTCGCCGGTCTTCCCGATCCGGATGACGTCCATCACGACTCCCCGAAGGGGCCGAGGCGGTACACCTCACGGCCGGTCGGCGACTCGGTGCGCCACTTCACGAAGTCCTGGTCGTATCCCTCCGTCAGCACCTTGGCCAGCATCCGGGCCAGCCGGTCCTTGAAGGCATTCTTCCAGTCCTCGGTGTTCTGGTGGCCCGCCTCGAACTCGTGGGCGTCGGCATACAGAACCGGGATCCCCAGGATCTCCAGCACGTAGACCTCGTTGCCCTTCTGGTCCGTGGCCAGGCCGACCCGGAAGAGGCCCTGGACCTCGTTCATATCGATCTTCGCCATGCTCTTCTCCGTTCCTCAGTGCCGGTAGCGGGGGGCGTTCTTCTTCAGGTGATGGATCCAGGATCCGGGGCTCTCGCCCTCGCCCTCGTTCAGGTAGAGCTGGCGCCGGGCCGCGAACTTGGCGCGTTCCTCGTGCGTCTCGCCCAGGTACTTCTTCACGTCCTGCGGGGCGCCCCAGGTCGTCACACCCTGGAGGCAGTCGCAGATCATGCCGCTGCCCTGCCGGGACAGGCAGTTCGTGCCGTGCTCGGAGGGCGGGATCTCCTTGAATCCCATCTCCTCCAGGATCACGAGCTTCTGCTGCGGGGTGAGCCCGGCGTAGTTGATGGCGAACTCGTGCTTCACGTCTCTTCTCGCTTTCCGTCAGCCCCGGTTGCGGGGCTCGAAGTGGGGGTACTTCACACCGCCGAACACGGCGACCTGGAGAACCTGGTCCAGAGTGTGGGGGTCGAACGTGCCGAGTTCGTCACTGAAGACCCACATCGAACAGGCTCGGCCGGTTTCCTCGCTCGGCGGATGGAACGGTTTCTCGGTGTCGACGTTCTCGTAGGCGATCAGTTCGGCCGCCGTGTACAGCACCGAGTACGTGATCACCTTGTCGATCCGGCGCTCACTGTCGAGCGGGTGCGGCGCATGAACCCGGTAGGCCCAGGTGTCAGGTGCTTGACCTGCTTCCCAGTCGCCGAACCTGGTGAACATGCCCCGATCGGTCCAGCTCCAGTGGCTGTACAGCTCCTGGACCCCGGCCCCGAAGAACAACGCTTCGGCTTCCTGGCGCAGGCTCATCAGCGCTCCGCCTCCCTCGGCCAGGCGATGGCCCGGCCCTGCCGGATGCCGGGAGGGGAGTGGAAGGCCACCGTGTAGCGACGGCCGCCCGCCTGGACGGTCCGGGACATCCGAAGGCGCCCCTCCTCCGGCTGGCTGCTGACGATGCGCGCCACCCGGCGGTTCGGGCCCGCTCCGGGGAACCGCTCCACGAGGAAGTCGCCGACCGCCGAGATCATTGGGCCGCCGCCAGAAGCCCGCGCTCCTCAGCCGCCTGGAAGGTCAGCTCGACACCGTCGTGCAGAACGCGGATGCCGCCGTGGGAGCGGATCTCGAAGATGCACAGCCTGGGAACGGTCAGATGCACGCCGACCTCCGGCTGCTTCTGCTCCACTCCGCTCACGGTGACCTTCGCACCCCGGCCGGTGGCACAGTTGACGATGCTCCCTCCGGCCGCGATGGAGCCGAGCCCGGACGAGGAGACCGAGCCGCCGCCAGACACCGAGGTGCCCATACGCAGACCCAGCTTGTCGCGCAGGGTGTTGATCAGGGTGGGCCTGCCGACCTCGACCCCGAACGAGACGCCTCCCGGGCCGATGGGTCCCGCCCAGGCGGCCAGGCCACGATCGGCCAGGACGTCCACCGAGCGGTACTCGGCCCGCTCGTCGACCGTGATGGTGACGGGGAGGTCACCTGCCATGACGATCACCCTGCCAGGTCCGCCCAGGTCGTGCTGATGCATGAGTCGCACTGCTCTTCTCTCTCTCCGATTCAGTCGTTTGTGCCGAGAGCTATCCGGCAGCCCTCAGTGAAGTAGCTCCGAGCTTCCGCCAGTTCCTCAGCATTGTCCTCTGCCATGGTCCACTCGATCACGGCATCCCGGAAAGCCGAGAGGCGATCGATCAGTTCGGCGTTGCAGAACAGGCCAGCGACCGCAACGGCTTCGTCCAGGCGCCTCGTGCGATCCAGCGCGGAGTCATGGTCAGCTCCTATGCGCCCCGGCCGCTGCGCGTCGGCTGCGGCCGTGAGGACGGCCACGAACGCATTCTTGGCACCTTCGCTGTAGTGCGGCTGAGCGTGTCCTTCGAGACGGGGCTGGCGCTTGGGCCTTGGGGCCTGAACTTCCTTGCCGAACAGCTTCATCAGTCCTCGTCCCCCAGGAACGTGATCAGTACGGGCGGCCGTACGAAGCAGGTGTGGATCTGGTGCAGGTGCAGGATCCCGGACGGCGTGAGGTCTTCCCATCGGGCCTGCCAGTACTCGCCGGTCTTCGTGCTGCGCAGAGTGCGCGCCGTCGATCCCATGTGCGTGGCCTGCACGACTTCGACCGACAGGTCCGTGGTGGGGAACTGGGCCCGTATCGTCGCGGCCTTGACCCGCTCACCCTTCTCCTCGAAGAGCTGTGCCGCCTCTTCCAGCAGGCTGGCGTCGTAGTTCCGGCTTTCCTCCGTCGGCCACAGCGGGTCAACCGGGGTGAGCAGGCGCCCCTGTGGACGCAGCATGAGGATGGCGGCGCCCACGGCGCACTCGTCGGGCCCGGCCTTCCTGGGGAGGACCGCCAGCACGTACATGCCGGGTCCCGGTATCTCTTCCCAGTGATCCCCAGCCTCCGGGAATCTCACCAAGTCGTTTGCCATTTCCTCTCCTTCCGTGCACGGGAGTCTATCATCAACCGGCCTAGGTCACGCCGGAAACACAACAAGGGGCGACCCCGATCCGGGGCCGCCCCTTGGGTGGCTCAGTCGAGCTGGCGCCTGCCGTTCACGACCTCGTAGACGTAGGCGTAGCGGTACGGAAGCTCGTCACCGCTGGACTCGTCGGTCTCCGTCACGACGGTAGCGCGAAGGACCGTCCAGATGTCACCCCGGTCGTCCGCGAAGCAGTGTCCACGGGAGAGCAGGGGCATCTCCGGCTTCCGGCCCGCATCCTCCCGGGGGCGGACGGTGATCTCGGCGAAGGCGGCCTGCCAGTTGGGGTACAGCTCGTTGACCCCGGTCGGCAGGTTCGAGAGGGAGTCGATCACTTGAAGATCCCCTCCAGGACGACCCTGTCGAACAGCCAGATGCCGTACGGGTTGCTGACCGCGACGCGCTCGGTCTTCTTGCTCTCCAGAAACTGGCGGACGAGGTGGCGCTTCATCTCCTCCAGCAGGGAGGAGGGGAAGTTGTGGGTGTCGGTGGCGTCCCAGTACTCCTCGAAGTCGACCGAGACCAGGTGCCCCTCGTCGTCCCAGCGCTGCTTCAGCGCCAGCAGGGCGGTGATGACCGTCGGCTCGTCGAGCGTCAGGTCGTCCAGCATGTCCCACCCGTGCACGTGGGTACCGAGCTGGATCGCGGTCAGGCGCAGGGCCTCGGCCGTCGCGTTGATGTCGTACTTGCTCAGCGCCTGGAGCTGGGGGTAGCGGGAGTAGTCGGTGTCGGCGGCCTTCTCGGCGAAGCGCTCGTGGAACTGCATGGATCCTTCTCCTGTTCCGTTCACTGCATCAACGAGGGGGCGCCCGGCGGGCGCCCCCTGAAGGTCATCACTGACCGTTGCCCTCTTCACGCTCGCGCGCTTCCCTGAGAGCCTTCCCCGGCTCGCGCTGGGGCAGCTTCTCCGCCATGTCTTCCCTCCTTCCCTGACCTAGGCCACTGTATCTGATCGAACTCGCCCTGGCTACTTGGGCGTTGCCGTGTCGCGAAGCTCCTGCTTGACCACGTTCATGCCGAGACCGCCGACGGCTCCCAGGTTCTGCACGCAGTGGTAGAACGACAGCGTGAACTTCGCGAAGTTGGGCTCTCCGGACTGACCCTTCAGAAGCCAGGTTCCGCAGTTCGACGACACCTCCTTCAGCATTTGGCCCAGCTTCTGTTGTTCCGTGAGGTCGACGGCGTCCGTGAAGATGCCGCTGTCGGAGAAGGTCCGAACCACTCCACCGTCAGAACCCAGGATCTGGACCGTTGCGACGTAGAAGTAACTGACCGCCCGCCTACTCACTTTCCGCCCCCCATCTTCTTCTGGATCAGCTCCACGGCCCGGACGTCGCCGATCTGCTCGGCCAGCGACAGCAGGGTCTGGACCGCCTGCTCCTCGGTAAGGGCCAGGATGAAGCTCTCCGGGCTGCCCCCGTCGACCGGCACAATGACGTCGCTGCTGTCGATGGGCACGAACCCCTCCAGCAGGTACGGCCGCTCGCCGTACCAGTCGTCCAGGTCGGCCACCGGCTCCTTGACCTTGGCCTCGTGGTCGATCTCGCTGTGGTGCATTTCTCCTCCAGTTCCGTGAGATCCCACGGCGAGGGCCCGGCCGCAGCCGGACCCCACCGAAGCACTTCACTTCTTCCCGGCCACCCAGTCCTGATGGAACGCCGCCTGCCGGACCAGCATGGCCAGCGGCTGCACTCCCACCGTGGCCAGGCCCATCAGGTTTGCGCGTACCGGTAGCCCCGACCCAGCAGCTTCGTCAGCACCTCCGAGCGCACCGCCGGGGCGGCCCCGGGGAGCCGTCGCAGCAGGGCGTACAGGTGCAGGAACTCGCCCCACTCCAGGCATGACTGCGGCGGGCACTGGCCGGTCGTCAGCTCGATCCGCAGCAGTTCCATTCCGGCTCGTCGAGCCCGTAGACGTAGACCACGGAGAAGTTGTCGGCCAGCCAGAACTGCATCCGCCGGGCCACGAGAGCCTTCGACAGGCCACCGAGCCCGCAGCCGAGCGCCGGGAGGGCGACCGAGATCAGGCCCGTCTCGTCCAGGTACTCCTTCAGGGCGGCCAGCCCCCGGTCCACGTCCTCGATCCGGGAGTTGTCCCGCCAGTGCCGCTTGGTGGCGATGCTCAGGATCCGGCGCCCGTCCGGCAGGAGGGCGTCATGCACCAGGCCGGGCTTCATCCGGCCCTCCCGGCAGAAGGTCACGTACTCCTCGACCTGCACGGGCCAGCGGTCCTTGAACTGCCGGGCCAACCCGGCGCCCGGCACGCCGACGCAGTTGACCGGGCTGACCAGGCCCTGCGCGGCCGACTCCAGCAGGTCCCCCTGCGTCCAGATCAGCGGCATGTCACAGCTCCGTGATGCGCAGCAGGCGCCGGACCGGCACCCTGCGGATGGCGTGGTTGTCGAACTCCATGACCACGAAGCCGCCTTCGTCGATCCGGTACCCCTTCAGGGAGGCGTATCCGAAGTCGCCGCCGAGGGGAACCTGCGGCGGTCCCGTGTGGTAGCTCTCGTCGTTGTCGAACTCGATCGACAGGCTTGCCATCAGATGTCCACCTTCCACGTGTCGACGCTGGCCTCGCTCAGCATCTCCATCCAGTCCCCGACCGTGATCAGCCAGTGGCCCTCGATTGCCAGCCCGGCGTCCCCGTCATGCAGCCGGAACGGCTTGTTGCGGGGCGCCCGCAGCACCGCGCCCATGCTGTACGCGACCAGCGGGCGCAGGCCGTACGGGGTGTGCCGCTGCACCTCGACCACGCTGGAGTAGGTGAACCTCCCGGTGCCCTCCTCCTTGTTCAGCACGATGTGCAGCAGCGTGCCGTCCACGGCCGGAATGTCGATCTCTGCGGTCTCCGGGTGATTCATGAGGGCTCCATCCTCTTGGTCTCCATGCGGCCCGATCTCAGGCTGCGCTCCAGGATCACGGCGTACCGGATCCGGTCGTCCTGCCTGCGGCCGTACGTGGTGGCGATCAGTGCCGTCTGCCTGCTGGTGTGCTGTTCCAGGAGCAGGCGGTGGTCACCGTCCCAACGTAGGCACAGGGACTTGTCCGTCAGCTCCTCGCGAAGGCCGTCCCAGCGTTCGCGGTCGCCGTTCCATGAAGCCCGTAACTCATCGGCCAGGGCTTCGAATTCGTCCTCACTCACGTTTCCCCCATCCGAATGGCCTAGGTCAAAGACGATACGCAGAAGGGGCCCCGGCCGCAACCGGAGCCCCTTCGCTGTGACCCGTGGGTCAGACGGCCTTGAGCGCGGCCAGGGCCACGCTGATCGTCCCACGACCCCCTTTCAGGGGTTTCGGCCTCGGAGTCAGGTACCTTGTCGCTCCTGCTGCCACTTCTTGCGGGCCTCGTTGACCCGCTCTTCCGCCTCCGCCAGCTCGGCGGCCAGGCGGTAGATGTCGGGTAGTCCCTCGCTGTTGAGGGAGCTGTGATTGATCAGGTTCCGGACCGCCATGTAGGCGGCCGTCACCGAGAAGCACCCTGGGCTGCGGGTGCACGGCTTGTGCGTACCCCGGTCGAGCTGACCGAGGTCCCGGCGCAGTTCCTCCGACAGCTTCAGCCGGTACCGGGCCTTCCGTTCCGGGGCGGCGCGCTCCTGGAGCACTTCGGCGTGGGGGTGGTTCGGGTCGATGACCCACCTCCTCCGCTCGATGTACTCCCGCTGGCTCTCGATATGCCGGGTGATGATCCGCCGCATCGCCGGGTAGGCCCGGTTCCACAGGTCGGCCAGGTGTTCGGCGTCGGCGTAGCTGAAGTGTCCCGTCTCGTGGACGAGGTCGGCGTCCAGCATGTCAGTAGACGTTCAGGCTGCCGGAGGACTTCTTCGTCCTGATGTCCAGGTCCGTGCGCCCCCGCGTTCCGCTGATGTTGGCCGATCCGGAGGAGACCCGGACGTCGATGGCGCCGCTGGCGGCCCGGCCGACGTTCAGGTTCATGCTTCCGGAAGAGACCCGCAGCTTGGCGTGGGAACCGGTGTACTCGCCGATGTTCAGGCTGCCGGACGACGTCTTGGCCTCGATTCCCTCCGTCACCCGGCCGATCCCGAACGAGCCCGAAGACAGTTCGACGAGGGCCTTGCCGACCGAACCGTGCACGTCGATCGAACCGGAGGACAGGTCACCCTCGATGCCGACGAGGTCGCCGTACACGTCGAACAGACCGGAACCGAGGTCGGCCCGGATGCCGGAGTGCCGGGGCAGGGTGACCTCGACCCGGACCATGTCCTCTCCGGATCCGGAGCCGCCGATCACCGTGGCTCCCCTGCCGACCGACACGAAGGAGACGCTGCCGGAGAAGACCATCCGGCTGCTGCCGCCCTGGATCACGGTCGGCGGGACCTGGAAGTCCGGCACCTTCACCGTCAGCGTGCTGCCGGACAGGTAGATCTTCGTCTTGCGGACGGCGTCGGTCACCGACTGCACCGTGGACCGGGTGTAGACCCGGACCGAGGCGAAGTCGACGGCGTCCACCGTCACGGTTCCGTGGATCGAGTCACCCGAGATGTCCAGCAGGACCGGGCCGGAGTGCTGACCCTTCCCGGAGAACGACTGGTCCGGCAGGCCGTCCCGCTTGCTCAGCTCCGCGCTGGAGCCGCCGCCCTCGTACTTGCTGATCTCACCCATGTTCTCCCTCTCCGTGTCTTCCGGTCTCAGATCTCGTCGTAGCGGCGTTCGTAGGCGATGGCGTTGTCCAGCGCCTCCTGCGGGTCCATGCCCGAGGTGACGCCCTCGTAGAAGCCGTCCTTGTTCTCGGTGCCGAGCTTCTTCAGCACGGCCACCAGTGCCTCGTTCACGTGGTGGTACGGGGTGCCGCCGTTGCGGCCGTCCTGGATGACCAGGTCGTACTCGTCGATCACGTTCCACTTGTAGAGCAGGTCGGCCAGCTCCTTGGCCGCCGCCAGCAGGTGGATCGTGCGCATGTCCAGCTTCTCGTCCTGGGTGGTCATGCGGTCTTCCCCTTTCCGGCCGCCCTCCGGCGGTCGATCTCGGTCTTCTTCATGGCGATCAGCGCCACGACCCCGGCGAACGCCCGGATCACTTCAGCCACGTTCCGCACCCCTCTTGCCCTGTTCGATGATCCGCGCCACCAGCTCCATCCCGGTGCGCTCGCCCGCCGTACTGGGCGTCATCGCCCGGCCCCACCGGGCCGCCTCGTAGAACGCCTCCAGCGCCCGCCACTCGACGGTCACCGTGATCAGGCACGAGCCGTCGCACTCCGGCCAGGTGCAGTGCTTGCCGTGCGCCCCCGGCGAGCGACGGGGGTACAGTTCCTGCTCTTCCGGCTCGGGCGGCGACGGGCAGGTGCAGGGGTCGCTCCCGATCCCCGTGCAGCAGGTTCCGCCGCAGCCCCGGCATCCGTAGCTCACTGGGCACGCGCCGGTTCGTGGGCCCGGCACCACGGGACGCCGGGGCAGGCCGAGAAGACGATCCCCTTGCCGAACCTCGGCTTCACGGGGCTGTCGTGCTCGGAGCAGAGCATGACCGGTGGGAAGAAGCCATCCCACTCGTCGCTCTCCGGGTCGAAGCCGTCGAGCACTGCGTTGACCATCTCCAGGATCGCCTTACCGGCGTCACTGTCAGCGCTCAGGTCCTTCTTGGCCATCGCCCTGCGCCAGCCCGCCACGGCCTCCCTCATGGCCGCCTCGGCGATCCTGCGCTGGTACTCCAGGATGCTGTCGTGACAGAACAGCTCCCGGATCACCGCGTTCATCTCTCGGGGGTCGGCGAACGAGCCCGGAGTCCGGACCCTCGCCTCTCCCCAGCCGTCGGTGTTCAGCGGCTCACCCATCACCCTTCCCCTCTCCTGGTCTACAGCGCCGACTTGGCGACCCGGATCATGCGGTCGAACGCCTCGGGGGTGATGAGTCTGGCCGTCGTCCACAGTGCCGGGTGACCGGCCATCGCCTCGGTGATGACCTGCCGGGTGACCGGCACGGACTCGCCGGTCAGGTAATCCCGGAGGTCGATCCCGCCGATGTAGGTGTCGTACAGGTCGGCCCGGCGTACGAACTCGTCGATCGTGTCCTTGTCGATCCTGCGGATCCCGGTCGCACCGGTCAGGTAGACCACGGCCTGCTGCTCCGGGGTCATGTCGGTGAGCGGGATCGTCCCGCCCTTGTTCGTTTCGAAGTACGCCTGCATCTCCCTCTTCTCCCTTCCTCTGCCCGACGGCAGTACGGCAGGTGCACGGACCGGAGTCCGTGCACCACCGAGCTGAAGCCGGATCAGCTACCGCAGACCGCTGCGGTCACTTGCCCTGTGCCTTCCAGTAGGCGTTCTCGGCGGCGTGGATCTGGTCACCGAACGCCTTGCCGACGGCCCACGCCTCGTCGCGGCGACCGTTGAAGAAGTGGTCGGCCACCTGAGAGGCGATGTGCACCGTGGCGACCGTGAGCGAGGACCAGTTGAAGCCCCAGAAGGCGCCGCCCTGGTACGGCAGCAGCTTCTCGTTCGTGGTGTAGCCGAGCGAGCAGAACGTGGTGGCGAACTGCTCGCACTGGTCGCGGTCGTCCACCTGGTAGAAGGGGCGGGTCGTGATCTTCTTGCCCCAGATCGAGCCGTTGTTGATGTGCAGGGTCTGGCGCTTGCTGGTGCGGTCCTCCATCGGGACCGGGAAGTCGGCCCCCTCCGGGTAGAACGTGACCAGCCCGCTCAGCTCCGGCTCGATGGACATCGCCAGGATCCAGCCGCCCTTACGGGCGCGGGGCTTCTTGCTCTGCGGCATCTCCGCGTACGGCCACGCCGACGTCTTCCGGACTCCCTTGAGCGGGGTCGTGATGCGTGCACCCATCGTGATCTTCTCCTTGTTCCCGGTCCCGTGCGTTGCGGCAGTCGTCACCCCAGCGGCCCGCCAGGCGGCCTGAAAGGGTGGTCGTGCGGCTCCCGGCGTTCAGCCAGGAGGTCAGCCAGGATGCCTCGAACTCGTCGGCGAGGCGTACAGCCCGGTCCTCGTCCGGTTCGCGGCGGTGGGATCCTCGTCCCCGTACCGGTCCATCTCGGTTCGGAACTCCGACGACATCGCCTGCTGCTCGATCAGGCTCAGGTCGTTCCAGTCCGGTCTTCGCCCAGCTCGGGTGATGGATTCTCGCCACAGCGCATCGAACTCCTTCGCCCTGTCGGCGGAGTTCACGACTGCGGGTGCGGCTTGGAACCGTCCTTGCGCTTCTCCAGCGGGCGGGTGTGCTTGATGTCGTCGCTGCTGCCCATCTCGTGCCTCCTCGGCGGTTTGCTGCGGTTGGTGGGATCCCTTTCGGGCATCCTCTCCTCGTTCACGGGCGCTGCACCAGCATGAGCGAGACGAACATGTCGGCCGTCACGTTGGGGACCAGCTCGCCGTCGTCGGCCAGCACCTCCCAACCGCCCTTGGTGCCGACCTCTGTGATCCGGCCCCGGTAGAAGGTGCCGCTCTCCTCGCGGACCGCGACCCTCACGATCCGGTCCGAGTAGTCGTTGGCAGCCGCCCAGACGGCTGAGACGATCCCCTGGTTGACGGGGGAGCGGAACTCCTCGAACTGCTCCAGGGTGGCGGCGGCCTGCTTCAACTCGGTGGCCAGTCGGCCGATGTGGGTCTGTGCCATCAGTCCTTCTCCTGTTCCGTCTTCTCTTCCGGCTCGATCCGGAACGGATCGGCCTCTGTGCCGCAGGTGCATGCCCCCGGTGGGCAGTAGCACCCCTCTTCCCACCAGCGGCGCTGTTCCGTCACGACGCCTTCTTGTGCCGGACGATCAGGCAGTTCCACTGGTCCGGCCCGTCCTCGTCGTTGCGGCTCACGTCGTACCTGATCTTCAGGTTCCGCTCGTAGTCCGTGAGCACCTTCTGCGTGTACTTCAGCAGGCCCTCGGCGTTCGTCCCGAACCCGAAGCGGGCCATCGTGTGGTAGCCGGGCTCGAACTCGACGACCACCCAGTCCGTCGGCCGCAGCCCCTCACCCAGGGCCCGATGTACCGTGAACCCGGCCGTCACGCCAGTCGGTCCCCGGCTGACGCGCTCGGAGCGATTGAATCGCTCTCCCAGGAACCGGCTGACGGCTGCTGCGGACGGGGCGCTCATACCTGGTACCCCCGCATCTCCGGAAAGGCGGCCAGGACGATGTCCATGAGCCAGCCCCGGGCCGTCTTCGCCTCGTCGGTGCTCAGGCCCTCGGACCAGGTGCCCAGGTTGGTGCCCCAGTACATCAGCTCATCCTTGTAGATGCGGACGATCTCCTGCTGAGTCAGGGAGTCCGGGAGGCTGGCCGGTCGCTCGTTCCAGTCGACGTCGGTCTCGTTGCGCAGGAAGTTCTCACCGAGTCCGTCGACCAGCTCGTGAGCTTCAAGCTGGAGCGGAACCGACACCTCGATCCATGCCGACGGCCGCTCTCTGGGGGTCCCCTTCGCGTAGATCCCCTTGTGTACCCTGATGTCCCTGCCCACCCGTCTTCTCCTTCTTCAGACCGCGTTGCGCATGCGGTACTTGTTGTCCCGGTTCGGTTCCTCGCCGGGCTCCAGAATCCACAGGGCCTGGATGAACACCCGGCCCCCGCTGTACAGGTCGAGCCGCAGACCGTAGCGGATACCCCGGTCCCGGGTCGTGCTGTACCGGACGATCTCGCCGATGTGCTCACCGAGGTTCTGGCCGATCCAGCAGGCGATGGATGCCTCGACGTCGGCGCAGACGAGCCGGTCGGGAGCGGCAGCCACGGCCGACGGGTAGGCGGCAGGGTTTCCGGTACCGGCCATCAGTCCGTCCTCCTGTGTGGCCACCTGCCAGGCGATGCGGGCGCCGTGCTGGCCCGTGACGATGAAGCCGTGCTCCACACCGGAACCGGGCTTGCCCTCGGCTGGTTTCACCGAGGCGCCTTCGATCTTCAACTCCCGGAGCGCATCCGGGAATTCGCTGGCCTTCACGCTTCTCCCTTTCCTTGACCTAGGCCATCGTACAGCGAAGGGGCCCGCCGTCAAGCGGGCCCCTCGGTATCCGGCCAGGCTCGGCCGGATCAGTCCTTCTCTTCCCCGGTCAGCGAGTCGATCAGGAAGTCGGCGGCGAAGATCTTCTCCCGGGTGATGCGGACCTGGCCGGTCAGCTTCGCCTCGACCTCGTCCTCGCCCTGCGCCATCTCGTAGCTGGTCGAGCTGTACTCGATCTCGACCGCCAGCCCCGGAGCCAGGTTGATCCAGCTCCGGTCCTTGCCGCCGACCTCGTCGGCGTCGTCACCCCACCTCACTTGCACTCCCCGAGGTGGTTGAGGTGCCTCGGGCAGCGGCTCCCGGACTCGGTGCGGCCCTCGCAGTACCGGTCCGGGTCCTCCGGGAGGTCGTCCGAGGTGATGTGCAGCACCTTCGTGGCGCTGAGGATCTGCTGGTACTCCAGCGGGGGCGTGGTGTGGTTCATGCGGCGCTGCTCGCACTGCTCGTGCGCCCGCTCCCGGACCGACCGCGCGAACGTGTCGGCCATCCGGGAATCGGCGCCCTCCGCCATGAGGGCGCCCGCGACGGCCGCCATCAGGGCCTCCGTGCTGTGCACCCGGTATCCCGGATCACCCTGCTTGACCCGGACCGTCCAGCTCCAGTGGTGCGTCACTTCTCGTCCTCCCACCAGGCCAGCAGGTCGCTGCCGTCCTTCAGCTCCGTGATGACCCGGTCGGGGTAGCTGCCGCCCTCCGAGAGGCAGTGTGCCACGCCCTCAGCGAGCGCGGCTGAGCGCTCCAGGCCGATCCCCTCACTGCCGACCAGGATGCCCATCAGGTAGGCCACCAGCGGTGCCTCGCTCGTCGCCCGGAAGGCGGGGCCGAGGTCCCCGGCCTTCACGAAGTACGCCCGGTTCGGAACCCGGCGCCCGCGCTCCCGCCAGACCAGCATCTCGCCGATGCTGGCCAGCTTCACCGACTGCACCTCGTCGGAGGGCAGGGCGTCGGCCCGGCGCAGCACCTCGTCCGCCTTCTCCTGCACGGAGACCGGCTCGTTGAACCCGGCGGCCAGCAGGACGCCGATGATGAGGCCCTTCACCTCCTCCGTGTTCCCGCTCAGCACCCGGCCGTTGTTCACCGTCAGTCCGTACCTCATGCCTTGACCTCCTCGGCCAGCAGCCAGCGGCCCGGTGTGGGCAGCGTCGTCCGATAGGAACCCCGCATGAGGGCGTCGGTGACCTTGCTGCGGATGATCGCCAGTTCGTCCCGGTCGGCGACCCCGTGCCGCTCGAAGACCGTCATGATCTGATCGACGGTCACGGCCAGCCCCTCGGTCTCCCGGCCCGGGTGCAGCAGGTCGGCGGGCACGGGGTCGTCCGGCTTCGGCGCGTCCGGGTTCCCGGCCTGCGCACCGAGCGGGGGCGGGTCCTGGAGCACCCAGAATCTGTACTTCATGATCTTTTCTCCTCCGTTCCGATGGTCCACCGAGGGGCACGGACCACAGTCCGTGCTCCCCGGAAGCCGACCGGCTCAGATCTTGCAGGTGTAGACCGTGTTCGACTCCAGGGTCGTCGGCCGCAGGGCCTCGACCTCCATCTCCGGGCCGTCGTCACCGTCGGTCACGACGATCGTGCAGCGGATCAGCTCCCGGCTGCCCGGCAGCAGGATGTAGAGGTCGTTGAACATCTCCCGCAGGGGGACGCCGTCCTCCCGCATGGCCCGCGCCCACGCCTTCACGGCGTCCAGGTAGACGATCCCGTGGAAGCCGTCGTTCTGCGTGAAGTGGAACACCGGCTCTCGGGTGGGCGCCTGCATGTGCAGGCCGTTCCCGCAGGTGACGTTGGGGATGTCGATCAGCTCGGCCACTTACTTCTCCTCTTCCGGGTGGGACTCTCGGGCCCACGGCCTGCCCCAGTTGTCCAGCAGGTACGTGAGCGTGTCCCGCAGCTCGGTCATCCTCCCCTTCGTGAGAGGCAGGTCGAGCGACCCGCCTTCCAACTCACGCGGCTGCGGGTTCATGCGGGGGTCCGTGAAGTTGAGGGTGTCCAGACCGTCGGACCGCCACATGTCGAAGTAGTACGACTTCGTCCAGCCGAGGTACGTCCACTTCAGGTCCAGCTCACCCGGCTCGGGCCGCTTCCCGACCTCCTCGGGCCTCTTGCCGAAGGCGCTCACTCGTCCACGCCCCTGATCCGGTACACGACCTGGCCCTTGACGACGATCTCGGCGCCGCCGCCCGTACCGGTCAGCCTGCGCACGTGGCAGTGCTGGGGGAACGGCATCTTCTCGGTCTTCACCTGGATGAAGTCCCACGCCTCCTCGACCCGGAGGTCGCCCTGCTCGATGTCGTACAGCGTCGAGCCGATGTAGTCCGGGTGCGCGAGTGCCATCGCCCCGGACTTCACGATCACGAAGATCACTGGCACCTCGTCCGGGTCGACCCACACCGTCGGGTGCAGGACGTTCGTGCCGTCGCGGTCGGTGATGCGGATGCCTGCCATGCTCAGATCCTCCCCGGCCGGATGGCCAGCTTGTCGTGCTCGGTGAACGCGGCCTCGGCCTCGCTCCAGAACAGGCCCCGACGGCTGTCGATGCGCAGCCACCGGCCGTCGAGCGAGGTGGCCCGCATCAGATGGACGTTGTAGGCGTCCGGGTCGCCGTTGCGCTCGGGGCTGGTGTCGTACGTGATGACGAAGGCGAAGTAGCCCGGCGTCTTCGCCAGAACCAGGTTCGGCTGCCACCCCAGGAAGCTGCCCTTGATCACGGGCATCCCTTCCACCCGGGTCGGCGCCTCCTTGACGCGCAGCTTGTCCTCGTTGCCCATGTCCTACTCCCCGTCCCATCCGAAGGTCACCGACGACCAGTCCACGCCGCCGAAGTGGAAGCTGCCGGTCTGGAGTTCGTTGTTCTCCCAGGCCGACTTGATCCAGTCCCGGATCGCTTCCTTCAGGCTCTCCTGGCACTTGGCCGGATCCGCCTCGCAGTCGTGGTCCGGGTCCAGGACGCAGCCGCCCTCTTCCCAGCCCTCCATGCCGCTCGGGACCTTGCCGGTGCGGTCCATCTCACCCTCGACCGCCTGCCAGATCCCCTCCCATGAGGGGGTGCTGAACTCGTGACTGTTCTCCAGCTTGTGGTCGACGCCGTACTGCTCGACCTTGACGTGGTGACCCATCAGTCCGTCTCCTCCAGGTACACGTAGACCGTGGACTCCATGACCCCGTCCGTCACGGTCTGCCCGACGTGGGCGACCTTCCAGGTCCCGCTGTGGAAGCCGCTGCTCATGTTGAGCATCGACCCGAGCTGCGGAACGTGCCCCGAAGAGATCGACTCCTGAGCCAAGGCCCTGCCGCCTCTCCCGATCGGGAAGCACAGCACCAGCGTGAACATCCCCTTCTCCCTTCCGTTTCCACCGGGCTGACCCGGACTCCAGGGGGCCCTCGGCGAGGGCCCCGCAGGGCTCGTTCAGAACGGCGCCGTGATGCGCGGGATGGCGAGGTCGCTGTCCCGCTCCGTGTCGACGATGACTCCGAAGCCGCGCAGGGCCCGGACCGATTCGATGGCCAGTTCCTTCACCTGCGCGTCGGTTACGTCCTCCCGGTCGATGCGACCCTGCGGCAGGTCGCCCCAGTCCACACCCCGGATGAAGCGCTCGGCGCTCACCAGGTCCGTGAGGTCCCGGTCGACGGGCACCACCCGGACGATGACGAACTGCCAGTCCCCGCCGTCGAACGCGGCCAGGTCTTCCTCGCTGTACCCCTCCAGCAGGACCGGGCTGGCCACCCCGTCCCGCTTCAGCTCGACCTTGAAGTCCATGTTCCGGACGCCCCACCGGGCACCCGGAACCGTCCACCAGTCCAGCAAGTCGCTCACGTGATCAGCTCCCCCTCTTCTCGAAGTCCTCCAGACGGCAGCCGACGAAGAAGAACTCCATCTCGCCGCTTCCGTCCCCGGGGTCACCGGGGACCATGCTGAAGTCCAGGATGTGTGCCGTCTGTGCGCTCTCGGCGGCCACCGCCGCCAGGAAGCGGGCGTACAGACGCCAGGTCCCGATGATCGTGAACCAGGTGCCGGAGTCGTTCTTTCCGCGCACCTCCCGCAGGGTTCCGGGCCCGTTCTCCCCGGGCTTGCCCTTCATCGCTTTCGCGAGGCAGTCCCGGATGAAGTCCCGGCTGGACTCCCACGGCATGGCTCAGCTCCCGAAGATGAACGTGCCGGACTCGCCCGCCGGGACCGGCATCACGACGAAGTGCAGACCGATCGTCGGGGTCATGCCATCGTCGGCGTACGAGCCCCAGTCGAAGCGCTCGACGCCGCCCGCCCGGTCGAGCGCGTCGTACAGGCGCCCCAGCTCCCCGTTGCGGCCGGACTTCAGGTCGTCCTCGGCGTACTCCTTCAGCGCCTCGCCGACGGTGGCCCCGGAGCCCAGGTAGCTCCCCTCCAGGAAGTCCATGATCTGGTCGGCCGGGATGTCCTCGAACTCGTCTGGCTTGCTCTCGATCAGGGTCGCAGCGGCGAGCACCACCCACTTGCCGTAGCGCTGAATCGCCTCGACGACGTGCCCGGCGGCCTGTCCCGAGCTGTACCGCTTCGCCTCGTGGTCCGTCACCACGCCTGCGGCGATGTCCTTGAAGTTCTCCATCGGTGCCCCTCTCACTCTCCGTTGAGCCCGGCGATGCGGGCCTGTTCCTGCATGTCCCGGAAGACCTCGTCGGCCTCCAGGCTGTTGTGCCGCAGCTTCATCTCCTCGACGGAGTCCCGCAGCACGGCCGCCTTCACGGCCCCGGGGACCGGAAGGTCCAGCTCCCGGGTGTGCAGCCGCAGGATTTCGGCGGCCGTCGCTTCGACGTCGGCCAGCTTCCCGCCGTTCTGCATGTACGCGAGGACGTTGACCGCGTAGCCGATCGCACTCTCCCGGTCGTCCGCCATCAGACCTTCGCCCTCTCGGCCCGCCGGTCGACCGAGGCCCAGTAGGCGGCGATCTCCGTCTTCATGCTCTGGTCGAAGTCCACCTTGCTGCGCTTGCTCCAGTTCGACCGGGCGCCGGGCATCAGCTCCAGCCAGTCCTCCCGGTGGAAGATCCGGGGCGTGCCGTCACCGTTGCGCCACACGGTGCTCACGTACGCCTGCATGAGGTCGGCCCGGCGCACCCATTCGTCGAGCGTGTCCCGGTTGAGGTTCGGGATGCCGATCCCCATCTCGCTCAGCACCTCGAACGCGCACTGCACGGGACTCAGCTTCTCGATGCCGGTCTTCGGGGTGCCGTCCGGGCTCAGGAAGGTGTAGCGAACGGTCATGCGGTCTTCTCCAATCCGTTACTGACGGAATCGTCAGGGCGGTCCCGTGCCGCCAACCGGGAGCCCTTCCCAGGGGCCCGGTTTCATCCGTGTCAGACGGTCCAGTCCAGGCCCTCGAAGAGGGCGGTGATGGCGTCCTGGGCGTGCTCGGGGACGTGCGTGTCACCGAACACTGGGTAGTCCACGACCGGGATCACGGCGAGGATCCGAGAGGCGTCGTCCCGGGCCGTGACGAAGGCCCGGCGGCGGCCGTTCAACTCCTCGTGCGCCGCCTTGACCGCCCGCTCCAGGGCGTGCGGGCCGGAGTACGGCGCCGACGTCCCGTAGGTGGACTCGGGGAGCGGGTCGACGACCGTGGAGTGGACGATGTAGTGCGTGGTCTTCGGGGTCAGCTCAGACATCCGTGTCCTCGGCTTCCTGGTGGTCGTGCGGGTAGTCCGTCGGGAGCGGGGCGTCGTTGGCGATCAGCTTCGGCGGGTGGACGTAGGACAGGCGGGCGCTGTCGTCGTAGTACGACTCGACCCGCATCGCCCGGTCGTACTCGTCCGGACGCTCCGGGTGGTTGGGCTTGTCCAGCTCCAGGTCGGCGTCCGTGATGCCCATCGCGCGCCGGAGGTCGGCGTTGTAGGCGTTGCGGTACTCGACCGCCCGGCCGTGCCCGATCTCGTCGTTCGGGAACCGGTAGACCGTGTGCTCCATGTCGTAGGCACCGGCCACGACCTCGACGAACTCGGCGGTACGGCGGTACTCGTCCATCTCCATGACGTCTCTCCTCCCGGGCCCCAATCCCCTTGGGGCCCTCGAATCTTACTGACCTAGGCCGTGAAGTTCCAGTTCTTCAGGACTGTTTACCGAAGACGCCGCCCCACGGACCGTGCATCTCGTGCTGTTCCCGCTCGACCTCGCCGCCGAACCCTTCCCAGATTTCCAGGAAGCTCTTGATCCAGAACTCCGGACGACCGGATTCGGCGGCCATCCGCCGCTCCGTCTCGTTGTCGGCCTGCGACCCCTTGGGGAGGTCCAGGACGTCATCCAGTGTCCGGTCCAGCAGGTCCAGCAGTACGTGAACCTCGTGAACTGTCAGGCCGAGACGTTCGGCCAGCCGCTGTTCGATGATCTCCTGCCGGGTCCCGGCGACCGTCTCGCCGGGACCGCAGGTGCAGCTCAGCTCAGCCATCCCGGCGCACCACCGTGCAGCCGCAAGGGGCGGCCGTGGGGTTCGGGCAGACCTGCCGGTCGGTCTCGGGCAGGTTCCACGCGCCGGAGGCCGCCGTCCAGCCCATCTCGTAGACCGTCCCGGAATCGTGCACCCGGTAGACGTTGTTCGGGTGGAAGCGTCCGGCCGTGGCGTGCACGTAGATCTCGGAGTCGCCCTCGTGTCCCAGCAGGGCGTTCCGGATCAGATCCGGCTCGGCCTCGCTCAGCCACTCCAGCCGACCGGCGGGCGTCTTGCGTCCCTCGGTCAGCTCCTCGTACAGCTTCTGCACCCGGTCCTCGTTGCCGTGGACGTCGATCCAGGCCCGGATGCCCAGCTCCCGGTCCTCGGGGAAGACGAACGAGCTGACCATCTCCAGCAGCTCGTTGTCTCCGTACTCGAAGTCGTCCCCCTCGGCGATCCCCCGGAGGAAGTCGGCCAGCTCGGGCTCTCCCCAGATCCAATGGATGATCTTCATTGTGGTCGTGTGCATCTTCTCCCTCTCCTTCAGCCGTTCCTGCGGCTCTTCTCGACTTCCTTGATGGCCTTGTCCCGAAGCGGCTTGATCGCCGCTTCGATCTGCTCGGCCGTCGGCTCGTCCCCGATCGCCAGGCCGTTCTCCTTCCAGGCCACGGCCCTGCCCAGGTGCTGGATGTTCCGCTCGTGAGCGCCGTCGCTGTCACCCCAGCAGTATGCGTACCAGCACTGACGCTTCAGCTCGGACTTGGCCGTGCGCAGGGTCTTCACGACCGAGCCTCGCTGCCTCCCGTCCTTGCCCATCTCGTCCCGCAGAGGCGACCCGCCGGGCTGCGTGATCGCGTTCAGCGCGGCCTTGGCCTTCTTCTCGGCCCGGCGCCTGGTCTCTTCCTCCCTGGCCTGTGCCCGCTCGATCTCCTCGGGAGTCAGCATCACCGACTTGGGCACCGTCACCGCCTCGCCCTTGTCCCGCCGGGCGACCGGTGCGTCCGGGTAGCAGATGGTGCAGGCCCGCTCTCCGGCGGCCTCGACGATCTCGACCATGCTCTTCCCGGAGTAGTCGATCATCCAGGAGAACCGGGTCGGGAACTCTCCCCGGTTGCACGACGAGCAGTTCATCGAGCTGTGCACATGGCCGTCGGTGACCAGGTAGGCCCGGGACCATCCGCCCCGGCGGCCGAACTCGTTCTCCAGCTTGGCCAGTACGGTGTCGTCCAGCTCGGCGACGGCACCCTTCGCCCGGTTCACCGAGTCGATCGCCTTGCGGCCCCGCTCGCTCCCGGCCGCCTTCTCCTGCACTTCGGTGTGGCTCAGGCGCCAGGTTTGGGCGCTGATCCGGCGGTCACCGACGGCGTAGTGCACGTCGTTCCAGGCGGCGTACACGTCCATGGTCAGCTCGTAGCGCCGGTCCCAGGCGGCGGCGAACAGCTCATCCACCTGAGCCGGGGTCATGCTCCGGAGCTGCTGCGGGGTGGCCAGCTCGGCATCCTTGATCGTCTTCACGCTTCCCTCTCCTTCCGTCCGATGTGCACTGGACGCCGGGAACCCGCAGGCTCCCGGCGTCCCGAACGCACCGGCTCAGTCGTTCACGGCCGACCGGCCATCCCAGTCCAGGTACTTGTTCACGAAGTTCACCCAGTCCATGACCTTCGCCTGGGCATCGGCCGTCGCGTACTCGATCTCCTCGATCAGCGTTCGCCCGTTACCGGCGTAGCCGATGTCCGAGCCGACCCACTCGTACGTGATGTCGTCCGAGTCGTCCGACTCGTAGATGCCGTCCTCGATCCGACCGTTGCGGCGGTAGGTGTACTCGGCCTGGAGGTCCACCGTTCCCGGCTTGAATGAACACGCCAGATGCTCCGGCGGCAGCCAGCAGATGCAGCGAGTCCCACTCCCCGGGTTCGGGTCGTGGCCCTCCTGCCATCCGTTCTTGCACACCCAGCCCTCGGGCTCGGTGTGCGTGCACTCCGGGTCGGACTCCTGAAGGTCCATGTACGGCTTGGCCGTCGCGTAGATCGTGACCTCGAACCGGGCCTCGGGGCAGGCTTCACTGCGGAACCGGGCGGAAACCGCCCGCCCCACCTGAATGTCCCCGCCGACGTCCCCGGCGTCCTCGATGATCGTGCCGTCGAGCACCCACTGCACTGCTGCTGCCATGCTCTTCTCCTTTTCCGTGATTCGGGTCAGTCCTTGGGGCCGCGCGGGTGCGGGACCTTTCCGAAGGGGGTGGCCGGTCTCCCGGCCGCCCCGAGCGGCGCCGTCGGCCCGCTACTTCCTGTCGGCGTCCATCGCCGCCGCGTTCTCCGGGGTGACTGCGATGGCCTCCGGCGGGGGCTGGTCGGCCGGGACCGGAACGTTGATCATGTCCGGCATCTCGGGCTTCTCCTGCGTCATGCTCTTCTCCCTCTTCCGGGTGCAGTTCTCTGTCATCGGGATCGTGCTGCCGTTCGACTGGTCAGCCGTTCAGCCTGCGAAGGATCTCCTCGGCCTCCCGGCCCGCCTTCTCCCACTCGTCACCGCTCATCACGATCACCTCCTTTCCACTCACACCGCTCACGAGCGGCACCCCCGGGCGACCGGCCGGAGCCGGTTACCCTAGGGCGCCTCCCGCTCAGAGGTTCGCACCGCACAGGTGGCACGCCTTGCCGTCGCCGTGGGCACCCCGGCCGTGGCCGATCCCGAACGGGCTTACCGCCCGCACCAGCCGGTCCTCCCGGACGCCGTTCAGCGGATGGTTGCCGACGCTGTACAGCCCGTACGCCACCGAGGTCTTGCCGTCCACGGTCAGGGCGTCGTAGCCCCGCACGTACCCGCTCAGGAAGGGCAGGCTGTAGGCGGCCTCGGGGTTCGACGTGATGTCGATCCGGACGAAGTCGCCGTCCTGGTACTTGAGTTCCCCGCCTTCGGGGAGCGTCCACCCGTCAGCCATCCCGGCCCTCCCTGATCTGGTCGAGCGCCTTGCGGACCGTCCCGGAATCCAGGCAGGCGCCGGTCAGTTGCACGTAGGCCCACATCCACGGGTCCCGGGCGGGGTCGATGACCCCCTCCATCAGGCGCCGTTCCACGTAGGCGCGTACGACCGTGATGTCCCCCCATCCGGGGATCGTACTGGCCGCCGCCATGCCGTCGATCAACGGCTGCGCGTAATCCCGGAAGAGTGTCGAGCCGGTCCGCCAGTCGGCACCGATCATGCGCCGGGCCTCCGGCGGGGAGAACCCAGGATGGCTGTTCAGCCGGTCGTACACTTCGTCCCCGATGTAGCGGGCTCCCGTCCGCCCTTCAGTTGCCATGGCCCTGCCAGTCTCCTGTCATGTACAGCGGGGCCGTCTGCATCTGCGACAGCTCGAACCCCTTGATCTCCGGCGATGTGTTGAGCAGCGCCCACTCGGCCAGCTCGGTCAGCAGCGTCGGCTCACCCTGCGAGCGCACCGTCAGCACAGCGCCCCGGGTTTGCCACAGAAACGGGGCGATCTCCCGCCCGGCGGCCTGCCGGGTTCGATCCCGGAGGTCTTGCAGGTCCGTCTCCACCGTCGCCGGATGCAGCGAGATCCGCAGTGTCCAGACGATGACCCGGCGGTCTGTCGCGCGCCTCACGCCTGCACCTCCTTCCGGTACGGCTCGAACGCCTCCCGGGCGGACTCCTCGGCGTACTCGCGCCCGATGTACCCCCAGCACGAGTCGACGTGCTCCCACTCGCGGGTCTCGTCGTCCAGCTCCGGGTCGTCGCGGTCCTCGGCGTCCCGGGGGGTGCGGGTCACATCCTTCTCGACGATGTGCCCGTACACCTCACCCTCGGCCCACTGCTGATACTCGTTCTGCTCCACCTCGATGAGCTGGGCGGCCGACAGCGCCGTCTCGGCCAGCTTCCCCGGCATCACGTACCACAGGGACCAGGCGCCGTCGTGCGGCCGGTGCTCGACGACGGTGGCGCCGTGGAAGATCTTGGCCCACCGGGTGAAGACCGGGACCGCGTCCACGTAGCGGTCCTCGATCCGCTCCCACCCCTCGGCCAGCGGCCCGCCGTCCTTGTCGACGTCGATGTACCGCTGACCCTTCGGCGTGATCACGTTCGTCAGGTTGCAGTCCTGCTCGGTGCGGGGGTTGTAGTCCTGCGAGTCCTGCTGAACAACCACACGCACCCGGTACCGGCCCGCCGTCTCCAGCACGTCCATCTCGGTCATCCCGTTCTCCTTCTCCGTTCCGGCATCGCCCGATCAGCGACACTCCCGGGCCCCCGGCATCGGCCGGGAACCCTAGGGCGTCTCCGCTCAGTTGAAGGGCGTCAGCTCCAGTCGCCCGTTCTCCACGACCAGGGGGCGCATCGGCTCCCGGTCGGCCTCGGGGTTGTGCCCCCGGTCCTCGCACTCGCAGCCCTCGCCGTGCGTGAGGAAGTCGCCGCACCCGTAGCACCAGATGCAGGACGACGGGTCGTCCAGCGGCTTGACCGTGATCCGGACCGGCTCACCTTCGACCTCGACCACGAACCGGTCCCCGGCGAACACCTCGTCCCGGAGGATGCCGAGACCGAGGTTCAGGATGCGCTCCCGGCACTCGTCGAACCCGCAGCACTCGTACAGCGTGTGCGTGGAGCCGTTCGAGTAGATCTCGATCTGCACCTCTTCGCCGTTCCCGGTCTGCCGGGTCAGCTTCACGCCGTCCCGTCCGACCGGCACGGCGTCGTGCGGGTGCCGTCCCCGGCTCCCGTCCGGGTGCACGTGAACGACCTCGCCGCCCATGTCGTGCTCGACCGTGGCCAGTTCACCGTCCCCGATCTCGACCCGGTCTCCGTGGTCGAACATCTGGATCCCGCGCAGCACCTGAGCCATGTCACTTCTCCTCTTCCGTCACGTCCCACGTGAGCAGGAACGTTGCGAACCGGGGGTTATCCGGTCCCTCGTACCGAGCGTTCTCCTTGTTCGCCCATCCGGTGCGCTCCACGGCGGCCGGTGCGTCCCGGAAGGACCACACCCCGTCGTACTCGCTCCCGCCCACGTCGTTGACCGTGGGCTTGGTCCAGATGGTGTACTCCGTGGCCGAACTGCACACGAAGGCGTAGGCCCCGGCGTCCGGGGTCCCGGTGCTCTCGTCGGCGGGGCGGATCTGCCGGGTAACCCGGTACAGCGTGTCCCCGGCGCGCTTGTCGCCCGCCACGGCCGCATCCCGGCTCTCGTACACGAACGGGCCGACCATGTCGCCGTCCCGCCCCTGTGACAGGTGGACCAGACCCCAGGCCATCCCGGGGTTCGGGGCCCACGTGTACCGGATCAGTTCCCCTTGCATCCCGCCGCTCCCGTCAGTAGCTGTAGCCCTCGATGGTGGCCCGCTCGTACGCGCCGCCGTCCGACCTGGTCCACGAGGACAGCTCGTCGGCGACGTACTCCGAGGCGTCGTTGAAGTTCTTCGGGAACCCCTCGCCGTCCAGGTCGCCGTTCGTGCTGATCACCGCGACGCTGCCGTTGTTGCCGCTCTCGTCGGTGAAGTCCCGGCCCTTCTCGGCCGCCGCCTTGATCTCGTCGGCGTGCTCGTCCCAGAAGTCGCGCCGGATGACCTCGATGTACTCCGTGTCGACGGTCCACACGGCCGCCCACGACTCCGTCAGGGCAACGCCGATCTCGTTCTCACCGTCGGTGACGTACGTCCCCATGTTCTTCTCCCTCTCCGATTCAACTCACCGTCCGACACGGCACGTCAGCGGCCGATCCCGGAGGACCGGCCGCTCCCGAACCCGTCGGCCTAGGCCAGACTAGCGGCACCGTGCACGGGCCGCCACCCGGACGTCAGTTCCGTCCGGACTCGTACCACCCGAGCACGTTCCGGCTCCCGTCGTCCTGCTGCGTCTGGCTCCAGACGATCGACACGGCGCCGATCTCCCGGCCGCTCGAACCGTCGGAGAGCTGCGCCCGCAGCGGGCCGCCGCGCACGGTCATCCCGGCGCTCACGCACGGGGCCAGCTCCGAGGCGATGCGGAGCTGCGTGATGGGCTCCGCCCGGACCTCCCAGTCCTCGTTCAGCTTGTCGTACGACACCGCCGGGTACTTGTTGCTTCCGTCCGCCATGCTCATCCCTTCCGTCCGAACGTGAGGGTGAGGGAGTTGTCGACTCCCTTGCCGTAGCGCTTCGGCGAAACCCGCAGAAAGCGCAGCTTGTTGCCGTCCACCAGGAACTCGTGGGCGTACTGCGGACCGATCTCCGGCTCCCCGGTGACCGGCCAGTCGCACCGCTTGGTGACCCGCCCCTTCCGGTCGGTCATCGAGATCCCGGTGTCGTCCTTCCGGGTGACGACCAAGTCGTCACGGAACTCGTTCGCCCCGTGGCCGAACCAGTTGACCGACTGCCCCGTCTCGACGGTCGCGGCCAGCTCCCGCACCGTGGCCATGTCGCTCGGCAGGACCGTCCCGTGGCTGCGGCCGAACAGGCGGAAGTCGCGGTTCGTGCACCCGGCGAGGAAGTTGGGACGGAAGAACTCCGCTCCCGTGAATCGCCCCTCTTCCGGCGTGACGTCCCAGTTCGGGCCCGGCGTGCAGTCCTCCCACGGCGCCAGGAACGACGTCCCGTCGGCCCGCTCGATCTCGTACGTACCGGCCCACTGGTGACCGTCCAGGTAGCGCACCCGGGCTACCCCGTAGACCGTCTCCGCGTCCGTGTCGACGACGATCCGCAGGCCCGTCAGGTTGAGGTTCACGCCTTGTCTCCCTTCAGCACGTCGCGCTCGGCGACGTGGGCGTACGTGATGGCCGGGGGCTTGGCGTTGAAGTGCCGGAACAGGTGGTCGTTCGACCGGGCGATGTACGCGTTCAGCGCCCGCTGCTCGTCGAAGGTGTACGTCCCGTTGCTCACCTCGCCGTACGGGTCGACGGTGTAGACCACGTACTCCCGCTTGTGGTCGGTCCACGCCAGGACCGTGCCGATCCGACGCTCCCCGCCGCCCGCACCGTTCGCGTACTGCACGGCCAGCACGATGGAGCCGACGCCGACGATGTCACCGCACTTGACCGTGCGGTATCCGCGCTGCGAGTCGAGCACGGCGATCAGCTCGTCCCGCTCTTCGCCGCTCAGCACTACGTGCTCGGTCTGCGTCCACGACGGGTGGCCCTCGTCGGGCACGGTCGCCTTGCCGATGCGCAGCACGGCGTTCCCGGCGTTCGACTGCTCCACCGAACCGATCACGCTCGGGTTCGGCGCGTACTCCGACGGCCCCAGGGCCAGCCCCAGGATCCTCTTCAGCTTCTTGATCACGTCTTCGTCCCTTCCGTCCGTCATGTCCCACCGTGGGACACAGGCGCGCACGAGCCCCCTCCCGTGCGCCCCTGAATCACGCGGTGATCACAGGTGGTCCGGGATCTCGATCCCGTGCTCTTCGAGCAGCGCCCGCAGACCGGCGACCTCGGTCCGGTGGTTCTGCTCCCGGCGGGCGGCGTTGTCCCGGGCGTACGACTCGGCCACCAGCACGGCCACCTCGGGGTCGCAGTCGGCCAGGTCACCGGCCGTCAGGCCGACCTCCCGCTCGTACCCCGGGTTCTCCTCCCGGTACTGCATGTCCCGCATGTCGTCATACGATCCGTGCATCTCGTCACCTCACCACTTGTTCGAGTCGAACCAGTACAGCGTTCCGCCCGCCGACGTCTCCGCGCAGACCTCGCCGTCGTTGATCGCGTTGTCGGCGTACCACTTCTCGAAGTCGTCCGCCGTAGGCGTGCCGCCCACGAAGGCGAGGGTGGTCCCCGTCTCCTCGGCGTGCTCTTCGGCGAGGGTCCGCCAGTCGCTCACGGTCTCGCCCCGGTAGGAGTTCAGGACGTCGATCAGCCGCTCCGCGCTGAACTCGTCCTCGTCGTTCTCCGTCAGGGCCACGAACGCCGCCTCGATGCGCTCCGAGTCCCGCTCCACCTTGTCGTGGTCGATGACCTGGTCACAGAGCCACTGTGCGAGCGGTCCGTGCTGCTCCCCGGCGTCGATGCTGTCCCATTCGGCGATCTCCGCCGCTTCCAGGGCGTTGTCCCACTCGTCCCTGCTGTACCGAACGTCACTCATGTCCTGTTCCTTTCCGTCCGTGGTCCACGGTGGGGCACCCGGTCTCCCGGATGCCCGCCCGAAGCGCGCGGATGGTCAGCGCTGGACGCACGACCCGTCGCAGTGGACCGTCTCCCCGATGCCCGCACCGGAGGTCAGCACGTCGTCCGTGTCGGCGTGACCCTCGCACGGGTTGTGATCGGCGCACCGCTTGACCAGGGTGATGTTCCCGGCCGCGTCCGTGTCGACCTCGCACCCGTTGCCCTCGGCGGAGCACTCCATCCAGTCCCGCATGACGATGTACTCGCCCATGTCGACGTTGAGCACCCAGCCGTCGGGAAGCTGCTCACCCAGGTACTCGATCGCCTTGTCGGTGATGCCGCCCTGGCCCGTCATGGCCTCCAGCTTGTCCAGCTCGGCGCCCGACGTGCCGGAGTCGGACTCTCCCGACGCGCGGTACCGGTCGACGACCGCCGTGTCCTCGGCGTCCAGCTCCATCCCGTGGTGCGTGGCGATGTCGACGATGCGGTACGAGTTCGTCCAGCCCTGCGCCCCGTCCAGCCAGCACCCGGTCTCGACCTGGTTGCCGTTCTCCAGCGTGATGATCTCCGTCATGCCCTTCTCCTCTTCCGTCGTGATCCTGCGAGCCGGTCTTACGCGTCGCCCTCGGCGGCGTTGATCAGTTCCTGGGCGCGGTCCCCGCCCCGCATCCCCCACTCGTGGTAGTCGATGCGCTCCCGGGCCGTCGCTCCGTAGCGGGAGTACGCCACCTGCACGGCCAGCAGGAACTCGCCGTCGTCCCCGTCGGGCTCGATGCCCATCAGGCGCAGGTACCGCATCGCGGCGGCCGTGTAGAACGCGCACGCCTGCCGGGCTCCCTGCGGTCCGTACCACACCCGGCCGTCCCGGGCGTCGGCGTACGACGTCCCGTGCTCCGGGTGCGAGCCGACCGGCCCCAGCTTGAACATGCCACCCGTGATCTTCTCGACCCGGGCCGCGACCTCCGCAACGAACGCCGCCGTGAACTTGATTCGTGCAGCTTCCACCGTTTCCATCCTTTCCGTCCGGTTCATGACCATTCGACCGATCAGGAACACACTGGAAGACTCGGAACCGGGCCCCAACCCGGCCCCGAATCCTCCCGAATGCCTCAGATCACCCGGCCTTGCCGTCTCTGATCTTGCGCAGTCCCGCCCACAGGTACCGCAGGCCCATGCAGGCCAGCCCGCACCCGAAGTACAGGACGAACACGAGACCGAAGATCATGCACCCGCCACCGTGAAGACGTACGTCTCCGGGGTGTCCCGGCTCCACAGCAGCCGCGCGCCGTCCGGCAGCAGCTTCCCGGCGACGATCTCCGCCGCCTCCCGGCCCTCCGTGATCCGGTCGCCGTCCTTGATCGGGGACGGAAGCCAGATGTGCGCTCCCGTCTGCCGGTCCGTGGCACCGAGGCCCATCGTCGGCGACCCGTTCGCCGTGTGCTGCTTGCCCCGTACGACGATCTCCCGGGGCCCGTTTCCGCTGCTCATGCGTCCCTCTCCCTTGCCTGATCCGATCACGAACAACCACACCGCGCGTACGCGGATACCGCCTTGCTGCACCCCGGGCACTGCTCCCATCCGCCCCGGGTCGGCCGTTGCATCTCCATCACCAGGTCAGCGCCCGAATCCGGGCACCCGCACCCGGCCGTGGGGTGCTTGACCTGAAAGCAGCTCCCGCATACCGGCCGGGGCGCCACCACCAGAGGCGTACGAACCGCCGTGGTCCGGCTCCGTGGCGCCGGAGCCGGAACCGTACCGGACGGCAGGATGCGCAAGCCGTCCTTGACCAGCCGGACCACTTCGCCGTCGGCCGCCTCCCACGGGAGCCGGACCACGACCCCGCGCTTGCCTCCCGGGTTGACTAGCCACTCCTCATGAGGCGTGTCCAGCGGCCGGGGAACCGGCTCCGTGGCCTTGCGCAGGAACACCCGCATGTAGCCGGTCTCGTCCGCGTCCGGCCACTCCCGGACCGGCCGATGCGCTCCGTACCGGGACGGCTCGTCTCCCAGGAACCAGGTCCGCCCGGCTCCCAGTTGGTTGCGTTCGAGCAGACAGCGGCCCGCTTGCTCCCGTGACGGCAGACGCTCGACTTCCAGACCGGACGTCGGGGTGCGTGCCGTCGGGACATAGATCGCGTACAGCACTCCCGGTCAGCCCTCCTGTGGCTCACGGTGCAGGACCACCCATCCGACCGCCTCCCGCTCCCGCTGCTCCCCGCTCTCGTCCGTGCAGATCACACACGGGTCCGACAGCTTGCACGTGGGCGATTCGTTGGGGCAGACCTCCGAGTCGACCTCGACCATGCACGCCACCCAGTAGCCGGGTGTCGACAGGATGTGCTCCGCCAGGCTCCCGCCGATGAACTCCGACACGTGCATGACCGGGTTGTCCTTGTGGTTCCCGTACTGGCCGGTCCATCCCGTCTCGGCCGTCCATCCGGCCCGCTCCAGGTCGGCGATCAGCGCGGCGTCGTGCTCGGCGAGGATCTGCCCGTCGTCATCCGTGTCCATGTTGATCTCCGGGGCGTGTACGCCCCGGACGTCGTCGTGCACGAGACCGCCCGCGTCCACCCTGATCACGTGATCCATCGACATCAGAGCGTCAAGGGTGTCCGACTTGGAACGGGAACCCTCCTTGATCCAGCTCCCGCCCAGGTTGCGCACCCCGTTGTCCCATGCCGACACGTACCGCTGACCAGCCATGACTTTTTCTCCCTTCCGTCCGGACCATCCGGCACCACGGACCCGCACGGAGTCGCCCCCGTGCAGGCCCGAAGCACTGCGCTCCGTCACCGTTCCCGCAGGTCGCATCCGTGCGCGTAGTAGAACCGCGTCCCCAGGATCGTGATCGTCTGACCTTCGTCAGTGATCACGTTCTCCCCCAGCTCTTCGAGCCGGTCCAGGACCCGCTCCAGCTCCCCGTACGTCTCCCGGATCTGCACCCGCGCCGGGTCGGCCGCCAGTTCGTCACGCTCCCGCTGGAGCCGGGCGATCTGTGCGTCTATCGCCTTCAGCTTGTCGCCGCTCACGTGCGCCCCTCCCTCACATCCACACCGGCACGATCCGGTGCCCCTGGTTGGCGTCCAGGAACGCCATCCGTTCGGCCCGGCTGCTCATCCCCTCCGCGTCCGTCGGCCGGTTCAGGGTCATGCGCAGCCGGGACAGCGTGGTCCCTTCCAGAACCGGCGCGTCCCACGTCCACAGGGTGACCAGCCGGACCGTCTCGCTCGCTTCCGCCTCCCGGCTCTGCGAAACCTCGCAGAACGAGCCCGGGATCATGTAGTGCTCGCCGATGCACACGCGCGGCTCGTCCTCGACCGCCTTGCGCAACAGGTCTTGCATGTGACCGAGGTGATTCGACAGGCCGATGTACCCTTGCCAGTCCGGATCGGTCCCGTCACCCGTCTCGGGGGACAGGAACAGGTCGGCCGCACCCGCACGTCCCGCCGTCCACAGCCACCGCTTCCCGGCCGGGAGCCGGTACAGGTACGTGTGCTTCATACCGGCGTCCTCTCGTCCATGCCCGGCTCCCGTACGCTCTCCGTGACCCGCGCCAGGAACGCGGCACTGGCCGCCGGAAAGTCGTCCGTCGCCATCGTGGCCCGGATCTCCCCGTCGTCCTTGACCACCCATACGCCGTAGCGTGGGCGGCCGTTCTCTCCCGTGCGCAGGGTCAGCAGCACACCCGCGAACCCGTAGCCACCGTGGAACACCTTGAACACGTGATGCACGTCAGCCCGCGCATCCGCGATCTCGTCCCCCGGCTGCATGTGCACGCGCACCGATTCCGTCGTCGTCGCCCTCATGCTTTCCTCTCCCTTCCGTGGACCGTCACCACACGGACGGATGCGGGACCGTGACCCCGCGCCCGCCCGAACAGCGGCGCTCCGTCAGACCGTCGGCCGGTTGGCCGTGATCAGGTCGAACAGCGGGTGCGGCTCCCACGTGCGGGAACCGTCACGCCCGCGTCCCGGGTACGTCGGCCGCTCACCCTTGCACTCCCGCAGCGTGCGGCGCAGGGTCGCAATGCCGACGCCCGTGTACGCCCGGATCAGGGCCAGGTCGATCTCCGTCTCCAGCATGAGGCGGCGCGCGGCCTCCCGGTTCCCGCTCTGCCGGGCCGACTCGGCGCACTCGTCGTTCGTGACCGTGAACAGGGCCAGGTCGTACTCCCAGTACCGCACGGAGTCGTCCACGAGCATCGCGTCCATGTCGCCCCCGCGCTTCACTGCGCGCAGGATCCGGGACCGCTCGGTGATCAGGGCCAGGAACTTCTCCCGGTCCATGCCGTCCTCCCACAGGTCCGACCACGTCGGCCGGATCCCGCGCACGTCGGCCCCGTTCGCGTACGAGTGCGCCATGTGCGCCATGTGACGCCACATGGTCACCGCGTCGGCCGACTCGTCGCTCAGGTAGCCGGGCTGTCCCGGACCGGGGCGCCCGTCGTGCTTCCGGCGGGTGTTGCTGAGCAGTTGGGCCAGCAACTCGTGGAACTTGGCAACCGTACGACCCATGATGTTCTCCCTTCCGGCCGGGCCCGCATGGGCCCGGCGTCCGTCCATGACTTCCGTGTGTTGCTACGCGGCGAGACCCATCCGGTACGGGTCCGGCGACCACTCCCGCGTCTGCCCGTCGTGGTGCTCGTACGTCACCGTGACGTCGTGGAACACCAGCTTCCCGTCCTCCGTCGCGTACGTGGTCCGGATCTCCAGTTGGGTACCGGAGTTCAGGTTGTTGCGCAGCCTCCCCGCGATCAGGTCGGCCACCTGTTCGTCCGTGGCGTACCGCAGGGGCACGTACTCACCCGTGATGCACTCCCTGCACCCGCAGTCCCACGGGTCAACGGCGATCAACTTCATGATCAGATCCCGTTGCTCTCGCGCTTCGGACCCGTGTTGACCAGCCCGATCATCTTCCGGCACGCCTGGCACGTCACGCCCGTGAGCGCCGTCCCCGACGACCAGACCGACATGCGGTTCCCGAGGTTCCGGGACGCGGGGCACAGACCCGCCGGAGGCTGGCCGGGCACCATGTTGAGCAGCGCGTGACCTTGCGTGTCCCTCCCGGGCACCTTGCCGTACTCCTGCGTGCGGAACGTGGCGATCCCGGTGATCAAGATCCCGTCCGCGTTCGGGAAGTGGCGCCCGCCGTCCGTGTCGTACAGGAACTGTTCCGGCTTAACCCGCCCGTCACGGCTCCCCGGCGTCCAGCCGTCCAGGTCGGCGATCACGAACCCGCCCGCCGTCTGGATCAGCGAACCCCGCGCGATGTCGTCGATCTTCTGTCGCGTCGTGTCCATGATCAGCCCTCCGTCCCGATCGCCGCCGCCTTGACCGCGTCGAACCGGTCCGCCGGGATGCTGAGCCACTTGGACTCGCCCCCGTCCGACCGCACCTTGATCCGGAACGTGTCGCCGTACTCACCCGTCCCGGTCGGCCGCGCGCTCTCGAACTCCGCCGCGTGATACCGCTGCGTGTCGTCCATGCCGTTCTCCCTTCCGTCCGGTCGTGCACTGGAATGCCGGGCCCCCTCCCGGCACTCCCGAACGCGACCGCGTCAGACGGGACGCTCGACACAGAGCAGATCGAACCTGTGCAGGTACGTCGACTCCTCCGTGCCGTCGTCGTTCTTGAACGTGACCGTGATCGTCCCCGGGTCCGCGTCGCCGCCGGTCCTCTCGACCTTGACGATCTCCCGCATCTGGTCACGGCTCCCGTACGCGCGCCACGTGTCCGTGGGCGGGTGCATGTACCCGGCCCGCGTCCGCTCGATCCGGGGCCGGATGTTGTCCGCGTCCATCCCGCGCAGCCCGATGATCTTCTCGAACTCCCGCGCGTGCTCACCCGCCCGTGCGAGCGCTTCCCCGGGCTTCAGGTAGTCGTACGTCGCCATGCTCTTCCCTCTTTCCGTCGTCCGGTCGTGCACTGGAATGCCGGGCCCCCTCCCGGCACTCCCGAACGCGGCCGTGCGCCCGTGTGTCAGTCCTGCGGCGTCTCGCGGTACGTGCTGAACGACGCGACCGCCGTGCGGATCTTGTTCATTCCGGTCACGGTCGTCTGCGACTCGGCGTCGAAACCGAGCGTCCCGCGCGCCGGGATCGTCCACGTGTCGTCAGCGTTGCGCCAGGCGATCGGCGTCTCGTAGCTGAACACCACGTAGGTGGATCGGGCCGCTTCCGCGTGCCACTCCCGCGCGAGTCGGCCGACCTCCGACGGACGGGATCCCGCCGACCCCGGGCGCCCGCTCAGGTGGCCGGACGTCTCGAACGGCTTGCCCTCCTTCAGGACCGCCGCGTACGCCTCCCACCGCGCGTCACGGAGCACCTTGCCGTCGCGCCACGTCGTGACCTTCGCGTTCAGCTTGACCGTCTCACCCATGATCTTCTCCCTCTCCGTATTCCCGTTCGGCCTAGGCCGCTGCCCGATCATAGACCGGCTGGAGCGCCCGGAGGACCCGGGCGCTCCCGTCCGCCTACATCGTGACCCGTTCGTTACTTCCGGGGCAGCTTGCTGATCTTCTCCAGCATCTCCGACACGTCCCCGTCGGCGCCCTCCGCCACCGTCGTGCGCTCCGGGTACGACTGAGCCTCCGTGTCGAACGTCCAGCCGTACGGGTCCGTCTCGTCCTCCCGGATCGCGCCGAACTCCGAGGTGACCGGGCTCCCGTCCTCCATCTTCGACGACACCGACACCCCGCGCCCGTTCGGCATCCACAGCCGGACCACGGCGCACGGCTCCGCGTTCCCGTTCACCCACGACAGCGGGCCCTCGACCGTGGCGCCGTAGCGCAGGGACATGCGGGCCGCGAGGTTCGTCAGCTCCCGCCGCATGTGGTCCTTGAACGTCGTCCCGTCCGCCACGACGTCCACCGTCGAGTGAACCGCGTCGTACCCCTCGAACACCAGCCACGCCCGCGCGACCGCCACGGCCGCCGCCCTGTCCGCCGCCTCGAACTCCCGCAGCACGTAGCGCCCGGCGTCCGAACCGCTCCGGCACGCCGTGACCTTGATTCCGAACGTTGCCATCGTGCAACTCCCTTCCGTCGTCTCATCCCGGATAAGCGGGCCGGAACGCACGGGGATCCCGTGCGCTCCCGTCCACCGGTCCCGGACCGTGTCAGAAACAGGCGTCCCCGCTCGGCGCCACCAGCGTGCGGAACCGCTTGTGCCCGTACTTGCTCACCTCGTACAGGACCGTCGAGTTGTCCGCGTAGCGGATCTCTCCCGTCGGGCTGACGTCCGTGTCCGGGCGCCACTCCGGCTCGACCTCCCGCAGGTACGTGAAGATCTCCCGGTACCGCTTCGCAGCGCGCTGCATGGCGGTCAGATGCTCCGGGGTGAACCGCCACCGGCAGAACGTGTCGATCATGCCGTACGTGCTCCGTCCCGGTTCGCCCAGCCACTTGTCATCGAACCGGGTCGGGTACGGAACCCCTCCCGTGTGGTGTGCCAGCATCCGGGCGTCCAGCGCCCAGCGCAGCATCCCGGCGCCCGTGAGGAACGTCCGCCGCTCCTCCGGCACGTGGCGCATCGTCCCGTCCGCCTGCCTCACGTCGTATCCGGGCCTGATGATCTCGTACACGTCCCGTCTCCCTTCCGTCGTGTCCATCCCCGACAGGGTGGCGTCAGCGCCCGGGATCTCTCCCGGGCGCTCCCGTCATCCGGCCGGAATCCGTCCTTAGCTTCCGGACGTTCCCGCCGTTCCGGCTACTTCTTGATCTTGACCCCGAGCTGCTGGCAGTCCAGCACGCCGACCGTCCCGGCGACCGACAGCACGAACCGGTAGTTCGTGTACCGGTCGTACGCGATGTCGTTCAGGCCGTCGATGATGCCCGCGCGGGTGTGGCCGGTCGCGGTCGCGTCCTTGCAGAACGCGCGGCGCTGCGACGCGGGGATCACCTTGTGCGTGTCGACGTCCCGGAACCACAGGTTCACGCCGTCGAGGACCGTCCCGCGCTTCAGGCACAGCCGGTTGTACGCGGGCATGCCCCGGTAGCCGGTCTCGCAGATGGACCGGACCGCCGCCGCCCGCGTCCCGTGCTGCGGGGCCGCGTCGGCAACGCCACTCGGCGCCATCAGCAGCGCGACGATCGCGGCGAGGAGAACGGCGACGCGGTTCGTGTTCTGACCCATGATGATCTTCTCTCTTCCCGAAGCAATGGGCCCGGCGTTCCGGGCCCGCAGTGCCGGGCGGCACTCCCGGCGGACCGGATCCCGTGGACCCGGTCCGCCTAGGGCGTCTCCCCGACGTCACAGCTTGTCGATCATGTCCCGGTACTCCGCCGCACGCTCCGGCGGCACCCGCTTGCCGAGTACTTCCGACTCCAGCAGGCCGCGCGCCGTCTCGTGGAACGTCTGGCGGGACAGGGAGGCCAGGCGCGGGCGCGGGCGTCCGTCGTGGTCGCGCGTGGTCACGTGGTCGGGCTTGAGGACCGTGAAGGTGTAGACCCTCCCGTCGGTCATCTCCGCCACGCCCCGCGCGATGCAGTTCGGATCGCCCGGCATCATGTCGAACGTGATCTCCCGCGCCACCGTGTGGCCGCTCACGTCCTCCCCGCGCCCGTACTGGTAACCGTTCGGCCCGTACGGCGCAGAACCGTCCCACCACACCCCGCGCGTCATGGATTCCTGCATGATCCCGTTTCTCCCTTCCCGTTCTTCCTGTCTGGCCTAGGTCACCGGATGTTAGCGCATCCGGGCAACGCGCTGGAACGTCCCCGACTCCACGGCCAGACGCAGCCACGCCAGACGGACCGATTCCATGTCACCGCGCGGGCCGGTCGCGTACTCGTCGCCGTCCGCCGTGATCACCACGCCCCGGTAGCTGGGCACGGCCCCGGCCGCGTCCCGGAACCCGTCGCGCTCCACGGCCACGGCCACGGCGCGCACCCGACGCGGCCCCGGGACCTTGACCGACTCCGGCAGGTTGACGCGCATCCCGGCCACCAGGATCAGCGGGCCGTCAACCTTGCGCGTCGGGGTCCCGCCGATGAACTGGACCGCTCCCGCACCCGCGTTCATCCCGACCCCGGGGAAGTCCTCCCGGACGTCGTCCCCCAGCTTTTCCAGCGTGACAGCACCCATGATCGTTTCCTCTCTCTTCCCGTGTCTCGTCCCTCACTCCCGGACGATTCGGCCGGAACCCCGCCGGGGCGGAGTCCGACCGGACCGCACGGCCGTGATCAGCGGCAGAGCGCTTCCGTCGTGCCGTCGTTCTTGACCTCCCACCAGCAGTCACCGGAGGGGAGTTCCGACAGGCTCACGGTCACACGGTTCGGGTCATCCTCCCGCTTGATCAGCGACCCGTCTTCCATGACCGTGATCCCGTACGGGTTGGCGTTCAGCTCCCGCAGCGCCGTGTCACACGCGGCCGGACCGTTCCCGCATTCCGTCCACGCCTGCCACGCCAGGTAGCCACCCTCGATGATCAGGTCACGCTCCCGGTTGTCCGTGTCCGAGACTCCGGCCGGGGGTGCGGGGGACTCCGCCGCGTCCGCGTCGCTCCCGCCGAACAGTCCCAGGGTCCACCCCATGATCAGCAGGACGATCACGCACGCCGCGCCCACGAGCCCGTACACGATGCGCTCCGGCAGGGTGAGCGTCCCGCTCCCGTCGGTCGGCATGGCCGCCCACGGCTCACGTGAGGGCATGGGAGGGACCTCCCGGGACTTCCGCGCGGGGGCGCCGTACTCGGCCGGGAGCGGGGCGCCCCGCCGGTACTGCGGGTCACTCGCGGTCCCCTTCGCGTCCCGGATCAGTTCGCCGACCACTCCCGCGAACCGGTCCGCCGCCGGACCCTCCGACCGCGCGCCCCGGTAGGCCGCCGCCGCCGCGCCGAACGCCTCCCAGAACATCGCGGTCTGGTCCTCCCGCAGTCCCTCGAACTCCGGGGTCACGCGCTCCCGCGCTCCCTCGATTTCCTGCGCAACCGTGATCGTGCTCATGTCCCGTGTTCCCCTTCCCGACGGGCCCCGGGGATCTCCCGGGGCCCGTGATCCTGCCGAGTGTGGTTACTTGCCAGCCTTGCGCGCGACCCCGTCCAGAGCCTTGCGCGCGGTCGCGCGGGTGATCTCCCCCGCCTTCCACCCCGCCGGGCGCCGCTCACCCTTCGGGGCGAACTCCGGGCGCGGCTCGTGCGAGACGACACCCGCGCACGTCCCCTCAGCGAACGATCCGACCGAAGCGGCCTTACGTCCCGCCTTGCGCTCCGCCGTGGACGCGATCTCGCCCCGCGCGATGGCAGCCGCGCGCTCCGCCTCCCGCTTCGCCTTGCGCTCCCGCAGGATGGTTCCGACGATCGTCGAGTGACGACGACGCCATCCGCGCGACTTGCCCTTGTGCGCGATCTCCGGGAGTTCCCCGCACGCCACGCACTCACGGCCGGTCACTTCCGGGTCAATCCCGGGCCGCACGGTCGCGGGAAGCTGTCCCGTTCCCGCCTTGCCGATCCATCCGCCGGGCTGCACGGGCGCCATGTTCTGTGAACCGGTGTTCGCCGCGCCGTCCACCGAACCGTGCCCCCGGGACAGTGCCAGCCGCGCACCCTTGCGCACCGTGGCGCCCGTGTCCGCCCCGCCCTTGAACTCCCGCGCGTCCGCGCCCCGCTCTTCGATCTCCGCCGCGCGCCGCTTGTCAGCGGAGGCAGGGTCACCGGGCACGCTCCCGTGTTCCACGATCTCAATCGACTTGGACGACAGGCCCTTACCGGCCGGAGTGGCGACGCCGCCCACGTTGTGCTTGCCGATCTTGTCGACGTCCGCGCCCGCGCCCGTGGCCTCCCGCACTTCCACGCCGTTGTGCTTGCGCATGCCGCCCTCACGGCTCACCGCGATCACCCGGGCGCACTCCGGGCACTTGCCGGAGTGCTTGCCGTTGTAGTCGTCGGGGACGCTCACCGTGTGGTCATCCCGCATGACGCGCGTCCCGGGTGCCGGAGCCGAACCGGTCCCCTCGCACTTGATCTTGGAAACCTTCGGGCCGGATTCCTTGCCTCCCGCACCCCCGGGCAGGAGCGGAATGTACGTCGTGCACTCCGGGCACTTCCCGTGCGTCCGCTCCGGGTTGACCGTGGAAACCTCACCCTTGAACGTGCAGACCAGAATTTCGGCCGCACTCCCGGAAACCGTCCCGCTTGCCAGGCTCACCGTTCCGGGCGCGGGCAGTGCCGCAATCTCCGCCGGAACCGCGCCGCCGTTCGCGTAGTAGCGTTCTACGGCCTCCCGCATCTCAGCGTGCGTCAGACCGGTCACGCCGACCGTTTCGCCGTCCGCCGCCGCCGGGGCAACCGTGGCGGAGTCCTCCCGCTTAGCGGCCTCCCGCGCCTCCCGCTGGTCTGCGAGCCGCTTACGCTCCCGCGCCACGGCCGCGCCCCGCTTGCTCTGGACAATCGCGCCCTTGACGTCCGCCGGAGTGAGTTCCCGCACGGCCGGAGCGGAGTCCTCCCGCGTGTCCGTCCCGTTCACCTCCGCCGCGCTGAACAGTTCCGCCATGTCGTCCGCGCCGAACTCCCACGCGTGACGCTCACCGCGCGCCGATTCGAGCGCAGCGCTCCCGTCCGCCGTGGCCAGCCACTCGACACACTTCGGGCACCGCTTGTCACCCTGGAATTTCTCGGAAGCCTTTTCCGCCGGGATGCTCCCGCCGCATGCCCGGATCACCCGGGCGCCGCTCCCGCCTACCGGGTCACCCTGGCAACCGGCCGGAATGAACACCGCGTGTCCCGCGCCCCGCTCACCCTGCCCGTACATCCGGGCGAAACCGTCGCACGAAACCGCCAGAACCTTGCCCGTAACGTTCATGATCTTCCCGCTTTCCGTTGTCCGTGCGCCCGCTTTCCGGGGCGCATCTGCCGACAGTTCACGCCTTACGCGACGTGAACAGAACTCCCGCATTCCCGTTTGCCAGGGCCCCGACCCAATCGGCCGTTTCGCTGTAACCCCCGGGGAGGGGGCGCCACTGAATCTCGCGCCCCCGGCGGTACGTGATCCCGCTTTCCGAGATCGTCACCGTTCCGCCATTGTCAAGCCTGATCACCATTGCCGGAATCCTTCCCGAACCTCCATGCGGAGGGAAGAACAGACAGGGTTCACCCGTACTGAGTTGCCCGGTTCTAGACCGTTGCCCAATCGGACGTGAGTTGTGTTGTCTGTTCGTGCTCACCGCACGGTGAGTGTGGAACATCCCGGGGGAAACGGCGCCGCATCGGAGCGCGTCCCGTAATCCGTGGCGGATTCGGCGCGTCGCAACGTGTCGCGTCCGAATCCCCCGGGGGACGGGAGCGCTAAGCGTCTCCCGTCCGTCGCGGGCAGGGGTTCCGACACCCCTGGTATCCCGCCGTACCGTGCAACGTCACCCGACGGTTTCCCGTCCGTCGAGAGTTGCTGATCATCCATGCCGTACCCGCATGGTGCGTTTGACTGATAGGCCGACTCCCGCAAACCGGTCACCCGGGGAGTGTCCCGGGGCGATTCTGGCACTCCGCACGGGCATTGATCCCGCACCACACGTGCCTTACGTGATTGGGCCGGGGGTTATCGCGCTTGCGTTGTCCGGACCGGCTAACTTCCGCCTCCCGGCGGTAGTGCTTCGCTGCCTACGCTTTCCACGGTATTCCCGTTCCCCCGTGCGCTCAGGTTGCGCCTGTAAGGGGACCGACTAGGGACCGGTATTCACGTGCGGGTCCAGACAGACAACGCAAGGGTTTGGGTCGCTCGCCCCGTTGTGGCCTATCAGGGGGCCCCTTTTCCGGCTAGGGGGCCCGTACCGTTTGCGCCGCTCCCACACTCCCGGGTGCGCCCGGGGATCGTGTGCGGGAGGGCTCCGAAAATCACAAGGAACCGCATTCGAGTGCATCCCGCGCCATTACGGCTAGCGCGCTCCGCTCCCGTCCGCCGCATCGCGGGGAATCGTGCCTCCCGCTTTCCCGCCCGACGGCACCCGGTTGCCCGGCGCGTCAGTGCTTCGGATGCGCGCTCCCCGGTCACCCCCCGCGCTAAGCGGAGGAACACCCGGGGGCGTGTTGCCCGGGGATGGGACCCGGGCGGTCGTGCTGTGCGCCCCGCGCCGCGTCCCGCCGGAGCGGGCGCCGCGTCGTGGCGACAGGCCAAACACCACCACACTCATGGCTGCCATTGCAGGTGTGGGGTTGCTGACGGCATGTCATGTGATCAAGAAACGTGCAGGTCAGAGCGCTACCGCACTTCAGGACCAGGAACGTGTGACGCAGATCACAATGGGCTCTGACCTGCGGAAACGACGAGTTCAAGATTTTTCTCGAAAAAGGTTCTCGCAACTCTTGCACCTGCGGAAACGTCAGACACGAATCTGTTTGTGCAGGTCAGAGGCATGGAGATCGTACCGGACTTCACGACACGAAACGGACATGTACGACAGATGGGTCAAGAATTTGCGGTGAGCAAACGGATGAGCAAATCGGTAGGTGTAGCAAGCATCGATAAAAATGTGACGCAGGTCACATGTACAAACTCGGACATAGCTACGCGAGACAGGCAGGGACGGGGAGGGTTTCGGGTGCGAGGAAGGTGACCCAACCTGTGTGCATAGCTCCCACATGTCCGGTTCATACACGTACGCGCACGTCAGCGCTGCGACCTGCGATGTATATACAGAGAGTGAGAAGCAAGTGAGGGTCAACCACTCTTAGTTACTTATGTGAGCGGGATCGCTCCGCTTTCTCGCGCTCGAAACCGGTACAGCGAACTGTCGAAACCGCAGGTCACAGCGTTGTCCCGAATGTCGGAGTTTGCAGTGATCATGCTGCTGACCTGCGGAAACTCGGAATGCTCCCGGAGTGCAGCACGTCTAGCGCGCTCCCACATTGCAGGAACATGTGTGTAGGTATGTCTGATTTGAGAGGGAAGGGAAGGGTGTGGGAAGAATGCGAAGCTGAGGGGGAGTGAGCTGCACAGATGAGCACGTGAGTACACATGTGAGCAGTGAGCGGGAGCGCAGGGGTGCGAGCGCACGCGCGTGCATGCGCGTGCGCTCGGGTGCGGGTGCGCGGACGCGTCGCGCGTGGCGCGCGTGTGCCTGCCCGCCCGGGTGCCTGTGAGCGCGCATGCTGCGCCCCGGTACGGGGTGCCATGGGGGGGCGCGTGAGCGGGTGATCACTCGGTATGCAGGGTGCGCATGATCATGCGTTTATCTGTGCGGGTGAGCGCACGTGAGCGGGAGCGGGAACGCGCGGGAATTCAGGGGGAATGCGGGAGCACTCGGAACGGGAATGCGCGGGTATCTCGATATCGGTATTTCGCATTCACGTCTGTACTGCTCACACCTATTACACACATACACATGAACCTATGCAGTGCAAGGAAAGCGGGAGGTGAGAGAAAAGGAAAGCGAGGGGAAACGGGAAGCGCATTCGGAATCGGTATAGCTGCTATCTCTCGCCACTCACACAGGGAATGCGGGGAGAAATGCAACAGATGGAATGCAGGGGGAGTGCGCAGCAATGGGAGGGATGGAATGCAGGGGGATCAACAGCTAGCTAATGCAGGGATACCCAGGCTCTATCCACCAGCTCTGCATCTCACGTCAACGCACACATACATGCACAATGAATGCACATGGATATGCAAGGGAATGCGAGCGGGAGTGCGAGCGGTGCAGGTGGGAGAAAACCTGCGGGAAATTCGCGGGAAATTCTGTCGGGATTTACTCACGTTAGAAAACCAAATGCGGAATTTAATTTGAATTTGGGTCCCAGGTTAGGACCATGCATCCATCCCCGCACTTTTCGCTTCAGCCGTTTTGTACCTTCTCCGTGCGATCCCTCAGAGCCGCGAGCACCTCTTGTGCCGAGAGTTCGCTCCGCAGTTCCTTGCTCTTCAGCCACTGCCGGTGTGTGAAGATCACGCATTCCATCGAGCAGAACGGATCCCCGGAGAGCTTCCAGCACACGGGCCCTTCTCCCGTTGCATCGTCGTCCGGCGGGATCTCGTCGCCACAGCGGGGGCACTGCGCGGAATCAGTAGGAGTAGTCATCGCAGATTCCCAGCTTTGTCAGGATCCAGTGAAGCGGTGAACGGATGCGAAGGCACCGGGGGCACACCAGTGCGTTCCCGATCCACGCCTTCGTGCGCGCCTTCACCGGCACTCGTTCAGCGCGTAGGGAAGCATCGCGGTCGCCTCCGGCTGGGAGTAGCCCGCCGCCTCGATCGCCGCCAGCATGAGCCGGTAGTCCGGGGAAGAACTCGCGGTCGCACTTCCGCCGATCTCACCCTCACCGGGAAGGGGTCCGGCGGCTGCCGCGCAGACGGCCGCCTGCTCGTCCCAGGTCATGTCGTTCCAGCGCTCGGAGACCTTCTTCAGGTCCGCCGAGGCCGTCGATGAGGGCTCGGGGGTGTCCGAATCCCCGCCGGAACAGGCGGTGAGCGCCGCCAGGAGCACGGGAACGACCAGCAGGGACCTCTTCATGGGGTGCTCCTTGGGGAAAACCATCCGGGATACCCGGAATCCTAAGTCCTGAGCCCGGAAAAATCTCGCTGCACACCCCCCTATGGGCCGAACTCCAGTTCGATTACAGGTTCCCCTTGGGAACGTCACCCCGGGTAGGGGATGGTGGGTGCATGGACGTCACCGACATCAACGAGTTCAGGAAGAAGAGTGCTGCGAGTCAAGGGGGTTACGACGGTGCCGTGTGCCGCTTCTGCGGTGAGGCGTGGTTCCAGCTCAACGGGGATCCGGTCGGCCTGGTGTGCATCTCGGAGGACGGCTCGATCACGGGATACGCCGGATACCTGTACTGCTCCTCGTGCGGGAGGCCCCATCGGTGATCCGATGTGCTACCCGCGTAGAGTTCCTTCCGTGCAGAGTTAGTTACTCTCACCCGTAATTATCTCTGCTAAGAGCCTTCGCAGTGTTCGGAGGTCTCCAGGGGAGAGGGCCCCGTGCCCATGAAGCCGATGCCTGCGCCGGAGGTGTAGACGACATCGATGTCCGAGCCTTCGCGTCCCGGTAAGGCCAGCTTCACCCGGTCCGCCTCGACGGCCGCGAAGCGCAGCTCCTCGCGGTGGGTGTCCAGGAAACCGCCCCAGATGTACAGGCCACGGTTCTTGCTGGAGTCGATGAACGCCGTCACGCCGACGGTCTCGCCGTCCAGGGTGAGCACCGCAGGACCCACGTAGAAATCCATCGCCATAGGGTGATCATGCAGCACGGAAGCGGTCCCCGTCCTGCTTGTGGAGACCGCTTCCCGGTGCGCTTCGGACCAGAGGCACCTTTTCGGTTGTCTCCGGTTCCTGCCCCCTCACACCCAGGACAGTCCTCTGGTCCTGTCCGTCGCCCCGAACGGGGGTTCTCCGTGGCCGGTGACAGTCAGCGGCCCGTCGGCGGGATCGCCCTCGCTGATCGTCACGTAGGTCTCGGGTCCGCCGATCGTCAGGAAGGCGTGATCCGAATGGAGGATCAGGCCCTGGTCACGGGTGGAGATCACGTGCAGCACGCCGCCCCAGTAGCAGATGCCCTCGCCCTGATAGGAGGCGAGCTGCACGACGCCGTCGACCGTCTTGCCCTCGACCACCACGAAGGCGGGACCCTCGTACCGGTCGAGAATCACTTCAGCTCCGGAGGAACGGCGCGCAGACCGGAGATCCGCAGGACCGGGGATTCCTCGTTCGTGCGGCGCGGGGAGAAGGAGTGCGGCTCCTCGGTGTTGAAGGTGAGGAAGCGGTTGTTGAACCGGGCCTCCATCACCAGCTCCGCCCCGGCCGTCGAGCGCATCGTCAGGAAGCCGCCCCAGAATCCCTCCACCGCCACGAGGTGGGCCTTCGCGTTCAGCAGCGCGTCACCGGCCACCACGAGGACTTCACCGTCGTACGTCCTCACAGATCCCCCAGGGTTTCCTTGCGGTAGCGGGCGCGCTCGTGGGCCCGGATCGTCTTCTCGCTGAGCAGGGAGGAGACGATGCCGGAGGCCATGCCGATCAGGCAGGCCAGCAGCAGGAGCAGCCAGGGACTCACACCTTCCTCCAGCTCGGGATCCAGGCGCCGTCCTCGGTTACCTCGTAGTCCCCGAACAAGGCGGGGGCCTCGGACTTCATGATCTCGCCGACCCGGTTGAAGACCAGGCGGATCTCCTCCTCGGCCTGCGGGGAGGTGCGCAGCTCGATCACGTGCCTCAGTGTGCGCAGGTTCGCCGTCCAGACCAGGCCCGTGGCCACACCCTGCGGGGAGAACCGGCGCATGAAGGAGGTCTTGAGCTTCTTCTCGTGGAAGGAAGTGCCTTCCTCGTCGAGCCCGAAGTGCTCGGTCATCCAGCCCTGGAACTCCTCCATGTCCTTCAGGAGCTTGTTCCCCCGCTCGCGCAGCTCGTCGTCGCCGTCGGTCCAGGCGGGCCACCAGAACGGGAAGTCGTCCAGACGCACGAACCGCAAGGACTCCTGGGAGATCCCCACGCCCACCCGGTGGCGCACGTGGTCATGGGTGAAGACGCGGCTGACGTTGTGGAACACGAACGTGAAGCTGGCGTGCTCCAGGACGGAGCCGTGCATGCTGGCCAGCACGTTCTTCAGGTAGCCCGGCTGGTCCTCGCGGACCCGGGTGACGTTCGGGTTCAGGCCCGGTTCCCAGCTCCGGTAGCAGATGCGCCCGGCGAACTCGACGAGGTCTTCCGCGTCGAACGTCTCGCCCCGGTCGATCCTCTCCAGCCAACGCGTGCCGCCGACGTCCTCCAGGTAGGCCGCGATCTCCTCGTAATCCAGGGAGGGCCTGTTGATCAGGTACACCTGGGGCTTGACCTCGTGCACTTCTTCCCCTTCTCCGCCCGGCTTCCTGCCGGGCCTGTCCGTTCAGCGGCGTGAGGATCCATCCTCGCACCTTCCTGCGTATTTCCGCAGATTACTCCTGAGTTTTCAGCCCCCATGCCAGCACATTCGTGAGCCCTGGCGTCTGGGCCACCGGGTCGTGCGGCCAGTCGCGGAGGTCGGCACCCTCCAGCTCGGGCCAGGGGGCGCCGCGCTCGATCAGGTGCTGGAGCAGAACATGGAACGGCGCGGTCGCCGGGAGCTGGTGGCGCAGGCCCACATGGGTCAGGCCGTGCCGGATCAGCAGGCCGGGCAGCGGGGCCGAGGAGGGCAGGTTCATGCGGTCGCAGAGCGCTTCCGAAACCGCCTGGTACGGGCCGCGCGGCAGGTTGCGGGCCGGATAGTCGTCGGGGGCCTCGACGAGCAGCACGCCGCCGGGCTTCAGCCACCTCACCAGGTTCGACAGGATGTTCCCCGCGAACGAGGGCAGCCAGCGGGCGTGCACCAGACCGAACCGGCGCGGCGGAAAGACCATCGGATCCTCCGGACCGGCGACACGGACCTCGATGCCCTCCTCGCGGGCGCCGTTGAAGGGATCGGCAAAGGGGTCGCGGTCAGTCAGGACGGTCCGGCCGTAGAGACTGAGGGCCCGCGCGGCTCCGGGCGCCCCGAAGGTCAGGAAGGGGCCCTCGGGGGCGAAGTACTCCATCAGTTCGTCCAGGACGGGAAAGGCAGCGTCGTCCAGGGCGGCCGAGAGCAGGCGTGAGTCGAAGAGCTTCATGTCCTGCACGTACCCGTCAGGTGTTGTCACTGGGCGTCCCTGTGGTTTCGTCGAGAATCACGATGTCGGCCGACGGGCCCCTGAAGTACGGCGGCTTCGGGCGCCCCTTCACCGCACTGGAGAACGGGAAGACCCTCGACTGCGTCCACCAGACGCCCGTCACGGAGTCCATGTGGCGCCAGCCCGGGTGCGGGCCGGGCTTCAGGTCGCAGGTCCAGTGGGTCACCTGGTCGCCGCAGAGGTGCGGGGTCTGGGCCAGCGTGGAGGTCGCCTGGCGCAGGCACTCGATGTACTGCTCCAGCATGGCCGCCTGGATGGCGCGGGCCAGGATCTGCTCGGGGCGCTTCTTGCGCTTGGTCACGAGACGTCGGCTTCCTCGTCGGTGGTCAGCCGCTCCATGCCCCAGACGCCGTCCTTCAGGAAGACGCGGAACCGGCCCGGCCTGCCCTCCGGGGGACCCGGCATGCCCATCAGGGCCAGGTGCAGTTCGCAGTCCATCAGGGCATCGTCGATGCGCTCGCGCAGCGGATGACGGATGGTGAACCCGGCGCCGCTGAAGTGCACCACATGGTCGGTCTGGTCGTCCTGGAGGATCCGGTGCGCCGAGTGCGGGTCGGGGCAGTCGTCACCCATGCAGATGATGCGGTTGACCGCCCGCATCTCCTCCGCGTAGAGCGTCTGGTTGCCGCAGGTGGGGCAGTGCCCTTCGAGCAGGATCACGTCTCGTCCTTTCCGTAGTAGCCGAACTCGTAGATCTTGTTCACGATCCGGGCCGCCAGATCTCCGACCAGGTAGGCCAGGATCTCCTCCCGGCTCATATCCTCGTGGGCCGAGCCGTCCTTCAGGCAGTCCTGGTTGTAGATGCTCATCGCCGCGTGCACCACCTCGTGGCTGACCACGCTGGTACCGAGGGCGCCGTCGTACATCCGGATGTGGGCCGCCATGGGACTGCGCTTCTCGCTGCCGTCGGCGCCGATGTGCAGGACGTCGATGGTATGGGTCACGCCGTGGGCCAGGTAGTACTCGTCCTCGCGGATGTATCCCTCGCGCTGGCTGTGCTTCAGGGCGGCGTCACGCATCGATCCGGCGTCCGAGTAGATGGAGACCCGCACGAACCGGCGGCTGCCGGAATGGCGGGTGCTCACCCGGAACGACTTCTCCAGGGCCACGAAGTTCTCCTTTCCCCGGATGGATTCTACCGGCGGAAGGGGGTGCGTAGACTGCCGTCATGATCTGCACTTTCATCCCTCCGCACATGTCGAAGAAAGTCGCCGAGACCGACAAGTCTTTCAACGCCGGGATCAAGGTCGACACCACCCTGCGGGCCGACCGGCTCACCGCCGTCGCCCCCTCCGGTCCGATCCGCGTCTACACCGCCTCCAACAAGGTGGCCATCCCCGGCTCGCTCGTCCAGGGCGGTGACGACGAAGCGGCCGAGCGGGTCAAGGGCAACGCCTACCTGATCAGTCAGCTCCTGGGTACCGACGAATTCCCCGACGGAGTCGTGCACTACGGCCGGGAGTACGCCAACGCCTTCTTCAACGGCAACTACCTCGTCTTCGGCGAGGGCGACGGAGCCGTGTTCGGCGACTTCACCAAGGCGCTCGACATCATGGCCCACGAGTTCGGCCACGCCCTCGTGTCGCTCGGCCCGGGTCTCATCTACTCCGGCGAGTCCGGCGCCCTGAACGAGCACCTGGCCGACGTCTTCGGCGCCTGCGTCCAGCAGTGGGTGAAGCAGGACCAGCACGACTGGCGCATCGGTGAGGAGATCCTGGTCGACGGCCACTCGGCGGTCCGGCACATGCTGAACCCGGGCACCGCGTACGACAACGACGTGCTGGGCCGGGACCCGCAGCCGGGCCACATGGACCAGTACAAGAAGATCCGGGCCGACAACGGCGGCGTGCACATCAACTCCGGCATCCCCAACCGGGCCTTCGCCCTGCTCTGCGAGAAGACCGGAGAGCCGAGCTGGGGACGGCCGCTGGCGATGTGGCGCCGCGCGATGGAAGACCTCGGGCCGCGCTCGACCTTCAAGCAGCTCGCGCTGGCCACCTGGACGCACTCCGGCGGCCTGAACCCTGCGGTGCGCGAGGCATGGGCCGAGGTCGGCATCTCGATCTGACCGGTTCGGTTTCCCGGAGCCGGACCGAACAACTTCCGTTGGCGCGTGGAACGGCGCGGCAACAGAATGGGGCGTTGCGTTGCAGTGGTGGAGCTGGGTGCTGACGGCTGTGGGCGTCTTCGGCCTGTAGCTGGCGGGCAGGAAGAGCCCCTGGGGATGGGCGGTGGGCCTGGCGGCTCAGGGGCTCTGGCTCGCGTACGCCATCAGTACGAGGCAATACGGTTTCCTCGTCTCGGCGGGTTGCTACGGCTGGGTGTATCTCACGAACTTCCGTGCGTGGCGCAGGCCCGTTTCTCCTGAATCCGGGGAAGCCCGTGATGGTCTGGATTCATGGCAGAAACCCGAGAGATCATCGTCGTGATGGACGTGGACCGGGAGGCGGTCCGGTTGTGGTTCGAGAAGATCCAGAGCCAGGCCCGGCACCCGCAGTACCAGGGCGGAATCCGGATCATCGGGCCCGTCGAGGTCGAGGAGTAGCGCGCTGGCCTGCGCGTTTATCAGACGTTCAGGAGATGAGGGCATGGCACACGATTCGCTCGCCCAGGTGATGGTGGACTACGCCGCGCAGGGCATGACGCTCGCGCAGATCGCCGCCCGGACCGGGATGGAGATTGAGGCCGTCCACGAGCGGATGAACGCGTACCTCGAAGACCAGGCGACGAGCATGTCCATCGTGCAGATGCGCATGCTCCAGCTCGCCCGGCTGGAAAGGATCCTCGGCGCCCTGTGGCAGCAGGTGATGGACGGAGACCTCCTTACCCAGGGCCGCAACGCGAAGAACCTGATCGAGACGGTCCGCGAGATCACCGAGCTGATGGACCTGAAGAAGGACCGGCTGCGCGACGAGCAGATCCGGCTCACCCAGGCGCAGACCCAGCTCGTCACCACGGCGATCGAAGCCCTTCGGGTCGGCATGCTGGAGAAGGTCGTCGAGCTGCTGCCCGAGGAGTCCCGGGAAGCCGTTGAGCAGATGTGGGGCGAGGTCTTCCCTGCCATGGCCGCCGATGCCATCGCCCGAAACTCGGCCGCGATCGTCAAGGTGGGCGGCAACAGCACGACCGGACCCATCGAACTGGAGCCGGTGATGGAGGAGTTCGACTGATGCCCCTCGATGCGTACGTGGAGCGCTGGGCGCAGAACCCTGACGGCGGCGGCGTATTCACCGGTCAGCGCGACCTGATCCTCGCCCACGACCAGGACTGCGGGTCGCTGAAGAGCGCCTGGCTGCCGCGCCGGAAAGGGGTCTCCTGCCCGAGCGACCTGATGGAGTGCGAGACCTGCGGAATCACGTTCTTCTGGGAGGGGCTGACCGGCCTCTTCGACGACTGCCCGGAGTCGTTCTGGTACTTCTGCCGCTGCTGCGCCGAGAAGATCGTCCAGTGTCCATGCGGTGGCGACTGCATCCGTGATCCGAATGGACAAACTCTGTCGCCTGCTGTTGACTAAGTTGCATGAAGCAGATAGTCAAGGCATTCGCCTCGCGGGGACATGGCTCATGGATCGCCAGCACGCAGGGGCTTCCCGACAACAAGCAGGCGCTCTCGACCGGGAAGACCTGGAAGCAGGCCAAGCAGCTTCTTCAGCGGGCGACCGAGATGACCTTGAGGGCCCCATCTGACTCGGTCGTCATCGACCTGAAACTGGAGGACCCCAACCTCCAGAAGCTGGTGGATGAGGTTCATCAGCGCAGGACGGCCCTGCGGGAAGCCGAGTTTCACTACGGAGCGGCCATGGGTCTGGCTGCGCGCACCCTCACGAAGACGATGACGGTCCGGGATGTTGCGGCGATGCTGGGCTGCTCCCCTCAGCACGTGGCGAAGCTGGCGCAGAAGCCCTCGTCCTGACACGGCGGCGCGGCAGGGGCTCGCCCGACTCCATCCGCCTCTTGAGGGCGAGCCCGAAGTTCTGCCACAGCTCCCAGCACTTGCAGAACTGGTTGTGGCCCTGTCGGTAGTGCCGGGACTTCAGTCGCATCTGCTTGCGATAGCGCTTGTTCATCGCGCCCCTCACGTCCTTCCTGGGTGGAGCTGTACCATCTTCTCGTGACGACCATCGGCGAAATCATCTATGACGAGCTGCCCGCTTTCATGGAGCGGACCGGCAAGAAAACTCTCCGAATCCTTGAAGTCGGCGTTCTGCGGAATCTGGACGACGACCACCTGAAGGGTGACGGGCATTCGACCCTCGCCTTCGCCCGCCTCCTGAAGGAACACCCGGGAAGCGCGTACGTCGGCATCGATCTGGAGCCGCACGAGGCACGGCGTGCCGTGGACTCGGAGGGCCTGGGCCACTTCTGCGACTTCTACGCCGGGGACTCCGTGGCCACCATGGAAGAGCTGAAGATCGACGGCGAGAAGTTCGACGTGATCTACCTCGACGCCGACAACGACGGCGCGGCCACCATGCGGGAGTACCTGCTGGCGCTCGACCTCGTCACCAGTCCGGGCCTGATCATGGGTGACGACATGAACACCGACCACCGTGAGGTCCGCAAGGGCCGGGTGCTCATCCCCTACCTGCGGGAGTCCGGCGCCGACTTCAAGCTCCGCAAGCGGCATACCCCGTGGGACACCCGCGACATCCTCGTCCAGGAGATCTCGTGAGCAAGGACATCGCTTCCGTCGGCCGCGCCGTGCACTACACCTCGCTGGGGTCCGCACCGCAGGACGGCGTCCAGCAGTACCCCTCGAAGTGCCGGGCAGCCACCATCACCGAGGTCGTCGATCTGGCAGCGGGCATCGTGCACCTCACGGTCATGAACCCGGAGGACTTTCAGTTCGCGAAGGACGTCGCCTTCGACGTCGAGCGACTGGCCCTGAACGGGGAGGCAACCCCGGGCACCTGGCACTGGCCGGAAAAGCCGGTGGCCCCGCTCGTGAGCGGGGCCGGACCGAAGGAGCTGTGATGTGGACGATGACGCGCTGGCGGTGCACCTGCGGGCGGCATCACGCGCCCTGGTGGAGAACCGTCCAGGCGCCGTCGTGCACGGCCGTGAAGCCGTGGGTGAAGCGGCCGGAGACTCAGAAGGCCACGTAGAGAATCCGGACCCCGTCACCGGTCCGCTCGAAGTCCAGCTCCACCCCGCAGGGCAGCTCGACCATGAGCACGTTCATCGACCGGTGGACGGCCGAGGCCGGAACCGAGTCGGCGAACATCACCGGGATCTCGGACTCGATCCGGCCACGGATCGCAGGGTCGGAATCCTCCACGGCTCGCCACGCGGCGGCCATCCAGGAGATCCGCACGGCTCAGTCGAACATGGACGGGATCTGGGTGTACTTCACCGGGATCCAGCCCTTGTAAAGGGTGCCGTAGCCGGACTGAGTGACGGTGTTGCCGTCCTGGGACTTGGTGAGCTGGCGCACGAGGATGAGCGTGCCGTCGCCGTTCTTGCCGTGCTTCTTCTTGCCCAGGTACTCGAACCCGTTCGCCGGGTAGAAGCCGGAGCCGGTCTTGTTGCCGCCCTCGTCGCGGAAGTCGACACCGACCGCCGGGGTGACGAAAGAGGTGATGCCGGTGGACTTGCCCTGCTCGCCCTTGATCTCGCCGGTCACGTCGCCGCAGCCGTAGGCGGTCTTCACCTGGCCGGGCTTGCAGGAGTCGGCGGCGGCGGTGCCAGCGAAGGCGAGAGAGCCGGTCAGGGCGACGGCGGCGGCACCGGCCGCGATGGTCTTCTTGTTCATGCTCTCGGGGTTTCTCTCCGAAGTGGGGGCTTGCTGTATCCATCAGACCACATGACCTAGGCCAAATTCAAGTTCCACGAAAGCGAGAAGTCATGGATATCGCCCCGGTCAGCACGATCACGATTCCCCGAACCTGCGGAGACGTGCCCTGCGGGCAGTGTGAGCCCTGCCGCAGGAGGGCGATGCTGAACATGGCATCGTACGCACTGCGGTCGGAAACGGAAGAAGGCGGCCCGAAGGCCGCCCTCTCTGAACTGCTCGAAGCTCTCGGACTGCGTGGCTAGCAGCGCGTTCCTTCCTCGGAGAGGGACCGGTTCAGGATCTCCTCGACCTCCAGGCGATCCAGATCACTGAATGCCGGGGCCCGAAGGATGACCTTCTCGCACCCCTCACGGCTGGTCCATCCCGTGCGCATGAGGGCAGCGAGACCCGTCAGGGCCTCGGCGATGTCGGTGGCGGTGGACTCCTTGCGGCGCAGCACGCCCATCACCCGGCGCGCGTACGCCTGGGCGTGGCCGTGACGGACCGATCCGCGCGGGCAGACGTCATGCGTGACGGTCCAGCCGGATGCGTGCGACCCCTGGACGTTACCCTCTCCGGCTGGCACCCGTCCCTGGCAGACGCCACATGGTTTCGGGTACATATTCCTCATGTTTTTGAGGATGACACACCGTGCCGCAAAAGGAAAGTCCGATTGGGGGCGGGAAGTTCAGGGAACTCGCTACTCTTCGCGCACTCGCGCTTCCACGGCTGCGGCGGCCGAGTTCCATGCCTGCTTCAGCCGTTCGTTCTGCTCTTCCCAGGTAGGCATCTTCGCACCCGAGAACGTGGTCCAGCCGACGCTCTCTCCGTACGCCTCGTATGCCACACGTCCCAGTTCAGCGGCCACCCTTGCCTCCTCATGAGGAAGGGACCCGGCCGATTGGCCGGGTCCCCGTGAGTCTCAGCCCCAGGAAGTGGAGTCCGCGCTGCCCAGTGCTGCGCGGGTGGGGCATCACAAGGTTACCGAAAATGTTCCCCGGTGAGGAATGCTGTACGCGTCGCAGCAGAAAGGAACGGCATGTCCTCACACGAAGAGCGGATCGCCGCCGAGGCGGAGGCATACTTCCGCAATCAGGCGCGGCAGGCCGGATGGGTCAACGATCCCGTGGGGTGGGCCAGGGATGTTCTCGGCGTCCATCTGTGGAGCAAGCAGCAGGAAATCTGCTCCTCCCTCATCCGGAACAAGCGCACGGTGGTCGCCTCCTGTCACGGCACCGGCAAGGCGCTCGGGCTGGACGAGCTGGTCCACACCCCGTCGGGCCCCGTGAGGATGGGGGAGATCACCGAGGGCATGAAGGTGCTCGGGTCCGACGGTTCGCCGGTCGAGGTGGTGGCCGTCACGGGCGAGCACAAGGCCGAGAGTTACGTCGTCCGTCTGGAGAGGGGCGGCGCTCACGAGGAGATCGTCGCCTCGGCCGATCACCTCTGGCCGGTGCTCGACCTTCAGGGTCTCGCCGACATCCAGCTCAAGTCCGACCGGGCGGGCGTGCCGGTGGAGACCGGGCTGTGGATGCACAAGGCGAAGACCATGACCACCAAGCAGATCGCCAAGCTGCGGCCCGGCATGGTCGTCGTCCCCGGCCGTTCTCCGGAGATCCTTCCCCGGGGTCTGACGTGGTCGGCAGACGAGGCGATGCAGACCCTGCTCGCCGAACGCGGCGGACTTGACCCTCACGGGCGTACCGCGCTGCTCTGGAAGACGCGCCAGGGCGAGCCGGAGGAGATCTCCTCGGTACGGGCCAGGATGCGCGAGGCGGGCATTCAGACGATCTACCGGCGCGAGCGGCAGTACGGCATCACCATGCGGCACCTGGCCCTGATGGGATCTCACGCTCCGACGCTTCTGCCGGATGCCAATCAGCGGGCCATCGCCCTGTCGCATCTCCTGCTGACCCAGGGGTCCTGGGGTGACGACGGCTGGCGGATCACGTCCGTAAAGCCGGTCGGCGAGCGGGACGTGCAGTGCATCCAGGTGGACTCGCCCGACCATCTCTACCTCTGCGGTGAGCGCGGGATCCCCACCCACAACTCGATGATCGCTTCTGTGCTCGCGTGCTGGTGGGTGTCGACGAAGCCGCCGGGCCAGGCGATCGTCGTCTCGACGGCGCCGACCTATGCCCAAGTCAACAAGATCCTCTGGGAGGAGATCCGCAAGCACCACTCGAACGCCTCGCGCGGCGAATACCCGATGCCGGGCCGCGTGACCCAGGCGGATGAGTGGAAGCTGGGTGACGGTCAGGTCGTCGGCTTCGGCCGGAAGCCCGCAAAGGGCGATAGGCACTCTTTTCACGGTATTCACCGAAGGTACGTTTTGGCCCTTTTGGACGAAGCGTGCGGTATCCCCGAGGAGATCTGGACCGGCGTCGAGGCCATCACCACGAACATCGGCTGCCGGATCCTGGCCATCGGAAACCCCGACGACCGGAACACCGACTTCGGCAAGAACTTCATGGAGCAGAAGACCGCGCACCTGTGGAACCGGATCTCGATCCCGGCGTCGAGCACACCGAACTTCACGGGCGAGCCGGTGCCGAAGCTGCTGAACGAAGTCCTCGTCTCGCGCGACTGGGTGCAGGAGCGCCTGGATGACTGGGGCGAGAAGGACCCGCGCTACATCGCGAAGGTGCTGGCCAAGTTCCCCGAGCAGAGCATGTCGTCGCTGTTCGCCCCCTCACTGGTGGCCGACGCGGTCGACGAGCCCCCGGCTCCGTCGCTGTACTCGGTGCTGCGCCTGGGTGTCGACGTCGCGCGCTTCGGCTCCGACAAGACGGTGGTCGCCTCATACTCCGGCGTGACCGCTCAGATCGAGGAGTCCTGGTCCGGGACCGACACGGTGTCCTCGGCCCACAAGGTTCTCCAGATCGCCGAGCGCCTGAAGGAGGAGCGCAAGGCGCCCTGGGTGGAGATCCGGGTCGACGCCGTCGGTCTGGGTGCCGGTGTCGTCGACACCCTGAACGCCCGAGCGATGCTGCTGCCGGACCCCTGGTTCACGGTCTACGAGATGCACGGATCGGCCGCGCCCCCGGTGAATGTCGGCGGCTCGGTCTACGGCTTCTACAACGCGAGGGCGTACTGGTTCGAGCAGGTCCGACAGAAGATGCGCAACGGATCGGTGAAGTTCATCGACCCTGACGAACTGATCACCGACGACCTGAAGATGGTCTTCTACTCGATCAAGAACGGGCGCCTGCTCATCGCCTCCAAGGAGGACATGCGCAAGGAGTACGGCAAGTCCCCCGACTACGCCGACGCCATCGCCTACGCGGTCGCCCCGGTGGCCGAGGGTCTTCAGCAGGGAGACGTGCTGACCGAGACGGCCGAGAACATGGCCGGTGCGCTGGTCGAGGAGAACGAGTACTTCGCCGAGGAGATGATCTCGCCCTACTGACGGAACCCTCAAAGTGAGCTGTAGTTCCAGGAGCACCGTGTGCACGGAACTCAAGGAGGACAAGTGGACATCCAGACCTGCCCGCGCCGGATGCGGGAGATGGGCCCCTGGGAGAGGTCGAGCGGCCAGGACGAGTGGCGCGACGAGCCCCGCCGGGACGGCGAGGCGGTGCCGTACTGCTCGTTCTGCGGATCTCTGCACCCGGGCAAGTTCCTGGAACTGATCGCCGAGGGGTGGGGGGTGGGGCCGACCGACAAGAACTACAAGGCGTACCTGCACCCGCCGCGCGGCAAGGACGGCGAACAGTCCCACGAGGTCCGGGCGAAGTTCTACTACCAGCACCTGTCGGGCGCCCAGCAGCAGCAGTTCATCGACCTCTACAACCGCCAGGTCATGCAGATCTCCTACCCGGGACACTTCTACGTGCTGCCGTTCTTCATGGGGATCGCACCGGAGGATCCGGTACCCGGCAACGGATCGGTGTGATGTACGACCACGCCGAAGCAGCCCGCCGCAGGATCATCGCCAGGTCTCGGGATGCCGGACCTGTGGGCAGGAAGTACGTGGAACTCGCGAACCTCCTTATGACTGGCCCGGATTCACCACTCAGGACCAGCGCCCTGAAGAAGCTGGCCGACTCCTGCGACAATGCAATCGCCCTGGTGGAAAAGGTCCGCCAATCCCCGGGAAACCCCTCCGCCAGACGCAGGTCGCCAGGTCAATCGAGCAGTTAAGGTGATCGCATGCAGATGCCGAAGCCCCTCGAAGAGATGTCTCACACGGAAATCACGACCTTCGTGAGCAACCTCGAAGCGCGCAACGAGGAGCTGATGGGTCTGGTCTCCGACGAGATGCGGGAGGCCGGTGAATTCGGCCGGGCCCAGCTCGCCCTCGAAGACATCGGATGGCGCCCGCTGATGGGACTCTCCGACAGCGCGAACTCCTTCACGCTCGACTCCCTGCATCACGCGAGCGAGCTGTGCCGGGCCGTGGCCACCGTGAACCCGCTCGTCGGCCGTGGCCTGCGCGTGCGCACCGGGTACGTCTGGGGGTCCGGTGTCTCCGTCGTGCCGAAGGAGTTCATCCAGGGACCGGGACGGCCCAGGACGGTGAACCTGGAGCCCGAGCTTCCCGAGGGGATCAACGAGGTACTGACCGGCACGCTCGCCCAGCTCGAACTGGAGCGGACTTCCGGCACCGACGGCAACCTCTTCTTCCTCGTGGACCGCCGGACCAAGGAAGTCTTGCGCGTGCCGTTCGAGGAGATCACGGAAGGCGTCAGTCAGCGCGGCAACCGGGAACGCCTGCTGTACATCCGGCGCACCTGGAACGACTGGGATCTGGAGCTGGACTTCGAGGCCAACATCGAGCTGAATCCGATCACCGCCCCGAAGGCGGCAGCGCGCGGGCGCACCTGGATGAAGGCCGACCGGGACAGCCCGTCAGGGGGATCCACCCGGGCCGGGTTCTCCTTCCGCGACGTCTGGTACCCGACACCCGCTGGAATCCGGGCGCTCGGCCGCAACCGGGGTGCCGCGCAGATCGCGGGCGACAAGGTGGACCACACGAAGGTGCTCGTCCACGTTCCCTTCAACCGGCTCACCGGGTGGCGCTGGGGAATCCCCGACGTGCTGCCCGCCGTCTGGTGGACGAAGGCATACAAGGAATACCTGGAGAACTGCGCCACGCTCACCAAGGCGTACGCCAGGTTCGCCTGGAAGGTGACATCGGACCGGTCGCGATCCGTCCGCCGTACCGCCGCTGCGATGGCCCAGGCTCCGCGAACCGACCCTTCCACCGGTCAGCCGCTGAACGTCGGCGCCTCGGCCGTACTGGGGGCGGGTCAGGATCTGTCGGCCGTCGGCGGCAATACAAAGGTGGACTTCGACGCCGGTCGCCCGCTGGCCGCGATGATCGCAGCCGCTCTCGACGTTCCCCTTCCGGCCCTTCTGGAGGATCCCTCGATCGCGAACAACGCGGCGGCCACCTCTCTGGACACCTCCACGATTCTCGTGATGCAGGCCCGGCAGAAGGTCATGGACGACATGTTCCGCGAGATCTTCAAGACGCTGGGCCTGAAGGTCCGCCTCCGGTGGCCCGAGATCTCCGAGGAGCCGGTTCACCGTCGGCTCCAGGCGCTCGACATGGCGATCCGCCTCGGCCTCTTCTCGGCCGACGAGGCGCGGGCCATGGTTGTCGATGCGTGGGGCGACAAGTGGGAGGACTTCGGCCGCGAGGCGCCCGATGTTGAGGAACTTCCCTACGTCGCTGGCGGAGGCGGCCAGGGTGAACCTCCGAAGACGGAGGACTCTAATTCCTCGGAAACCCCCGGTAATTCCGAAGAAACTGGAACCTCCGGTACGGGAGGCCCCGGTGCTCCAGCACCCCTGAAGGCAGGAAATTCCCGTTCAACCGACGCCCCGAAGCAGCCTGAACCGATGTCCTACGCGGACCACGAACTGCGAGACGAATCAACTTCATAGCATCCTGCCGAGACTTTTGGCCTCGGATGCTATTACGCTGTGCTCGTCGATGATCAGTGAGGGGGCTCATGTCCACGGAAACCCTGCGGGAAACCGCGATCCTCTCCGAGGACGCCCAGTCGCCGGAGAAGGGCATCTGGCGTGCACTCCTCATCGCTGCCGACGTGCAGGGCTCCAGTGGGTACTACCCCGCCGAAGTGCTGAAGCGGGATGGCGCTCGCGCCTTTCCCGCCGGGACTCACATCTACTTCGACCACCCTTCCGAGTCGGAAGAGATGGACCTCCCCGAACGCAGCGTTCTGAAAATCGCCGGGTACCTTCTCGACGACGCGACCTTCGAAGAGACACCAGAAGGACGCGGGCTCTTCTCCCGAATCCAGTTCACGGAGAAGGCCAAGCCGATCGCCAAGGAGCTGCACAGCGTGATCGGTCTCTCGATCCGTGCAGCAGGCCAGATCGAGGAGACCGCTGGGCAGCGTATTGTGCGCAGCATTCAGCAAGGTCTCTCTGTTGACCTCGTCACCCGCGCTGGAGCGGGAGGAAGGCTCGTCACCATGACCGAGTCGGCCACGCCGGAGTCCCCTCCGGCCGAGCAGACCGCGAGCACCGCCGCCCCGGCCGCGAGTGCAGCGATTCCGTCCACCATCGGAACCGGCACCCTCCTCAGCGAGGTCGCCGCCCTCAAGGACACCCTCTCCGACCGCGTCGAGCAGCTTTCGGTCGACGTCGCGCGCATGGCTTCGCAGCTCCAGGAGTCGCGCCGCGAGGCCGAGAAGCAGATGCGGGAGAGCGTCAAGCTCCAGGAGACGATCACGTACCTGCGTGACCGCGCCGAGACCGCCGACAAGGCGCTCAAGGAGAGCAAGACGACCGGTGACGTCCTCACCGAACTGCTGGAGGCGAAGCTGCCGCTTCCCTCCATGATCCGCATCGCGCAGTCCTACCGTCCGGACCAGGACCTGCACGAGTCGATCACCCACGAGCGCGAGTACCTGAAGCAGCTCCGACGGGAGACCGAGCGCGGCGCGCTCAGCGAGGGCCGCGAGCCGTCGGGCCTCGGCCTGACCGAGTCCTCGACGTCCTTCTCCTCCACGGGCGACAGCGATCTCGCCGAGATCCGGAGCCTGCTGGGCGGAGGTGCCTACTGATGGCCACGAACGAGATCTTCAAGTACGCGGACTGGATCTCCCTTCCGCTGCCGCTCCGGGGCAGTGACCCGGCGGTCAACGACGACCCCACGATCAACGGCGACCCGGTCAAGATCGGTTCGATCGTCGGCTTCGCGCAGGAGGTCGGCGGCAAGCCGGTTTCCTACACGACCGGCATGACCACGGTCTCCGTCGCGCGCAACACCGCGAACTCGCTGGAGCCCGGCTGGGCCTCCATCGCCCTCACGGGCGCCTTCGCCTTCCCGGTCACCGGCTGGGACGCGGAGGAGATGGGTTCCGGTACGCCGGTCGGCATCAACGTCGCCGCCGGTTCGACGCGCGCCACCCTCGTCGCGAACTCCGAGGCCGACGGGTGGTTCGGCGTCATCGTCGGCCAGACCACGGCCGGAGTTCCGATCGTCCGAGTCGTCCAGCCCACGCCGGGCGACGCCAACGCAGTGGCCGACAAGCTGGCCACCGGTTCCTGAGAGGAGGAATCTGAGACATGAGCGCGATCACCTTCCTCGACGGAATCAAGGCGACCACGAACCCCGAGTTCGAGCGCATCGCCGAGGCCCACAACAAGCGTCGGGTCGCCATCCGCGAGTCTGCGGACTCCCGTCTGCTGAAGCTCAACAAGGCCGTCGAGTTCCTGCGCCTCAAGCGTGAGGCGGAGTTCGGCTCGCCGGTCGCGATGGGCCGTCTGCGCGAGGCCGTCTCCAGCGGTGACTTCCCGCTGCTGTTCCAGTCGATCTCGCAGGCCAGCATGCTCGGCCAGTACGCGGATCTGCCCCAGCAGTGGCCGACTTTCTCGGTGCGCACCACGGTTCCGGACTTCCGTCCGGCCCGCATGGTCCGCTGGGACACCGTGGCCGGTCAGTCGCAGACGACCGACTACAACGGCGGCGCCGAGCGCCACGTCCGGGCGCTGCCGCGCATCCCGGAACTGACGGAGTACCCGACCTTCAACCTCACCACCGAGGGGACGGACTACTTCGTCAACAAGTACGGCGCCCGTTTCCCCTTCTCGTGGGAAGCGTTCATGAACGACGAGCTGCGCGTTCTCCAGCAGCTCCCCACCGAGATGGCACGGTGGGCGCGCGACACCGAGGACGTGCTGACGACCGGTGTTCTGGCCACGGCGACGGGCCCGAACGCGGACTTCTTCAACACGACCGAGGACTTCGGCGGTCAGGCCCCGGCGGGCAACTACGTGCCGGGCAACCCGCCGCTGACGCTCGACGCGCTGGAGCACGCGATCAACTACATCGGGATGCGGCAGGTCAACGGCCGCCAGGTCCGGGTGCAGAACTTCGTGCTCCTCGTTCCGCCGTCCCTCGCGCTCACGGCGCAGGAGATCGCCCAGGGAACCACGTACCTCCGGGTGCGCCAGCTTCCCGACGGCACGGAGATGCGCCAGAACGTCTCCTCGCCGGTCGCGGGCCGCTTCACGGTGGTGGAGTCCCCGTGGCTGCCGCTCATCGACACCTCGGCGAACGCCTCGACGACCTGGTACCTGGTTCCGGCCGGTGGCCAGACGGAGCGCGGCCCGGCCATCGTGACCGCGTTCCTGCGCGGGCACGAGACCCCCGAGGTCCGCGTGATGGGCGACACGGGCCGTGCGCTCGGCGGCGGCGAGATCAACGCCTTCGAGGGCTCGTTCTCCCACGACGACATCCAGTACCGGGTCCGCTCGATCATCGGCGCTGCCGGTATCGACGCCTCGGCGGTGGCGGTCTCGCTGGGCACGGGCGAGGAGGCGGCGCTGTCCATGGCCTCCATCGGCGGCGGCTCGGTCTCGGGTCCCTCGGGTTCCTGAACCGGTGAAGCCGGGCGGCGGGTGACCCGGGATTGATCCCGACCGCCCCTGCCCGGTCTCCGTTCCTGCCGGGCAGCAAGAGGGTCCCCCATGTGCGACTGGGGGGCCCTCTTCGCGTGCAATTGCACGATGAGAGCCAGTAGGAACTGGCGTAAAGCCCCCCACCTCGGGTATCTTATGGGTGTGGCGAGGACTCACCCTCCCCGCCCAAGAAGGAACCGTCCTTGTGCGAGTCCCCAGGACTCCGTCACGGCCACGTTTCTTCTCCTTTCCGAAGAGCCCCCGCCGCAAGGTGGGGGCTTCCGGATTTTCTGGGCAGTTTTCCAGGTGTTCGCCCTCAATGCCGTACGCTCCTCCTGAGAGACAAGGAGCGACCGTGGCAACACCCGACGAGACGCGGGATCTCAGGATCGCAGCTCTCCGGGAAGCGGCGGGCACCTTCGCCACCACCCTGCCGGAGCCGGGTGAGTACACCGACTCGGCTACAGCGGTGATGCTGGAGAGGGCGAACCGCTTCTACGGCTGGCTCGTTGGCGTAACCCGGCTCATCCTCAGAGTCGGCCCAGCGGTCGGCGAAGACTCCGACGTGACCTGGCCGAAGCACACCGCCGAAGAGGGAGAAACCGTGCAGATCAACACTGGCGAGAAGTTCAGCGTTGCGATCGACACCCGGGACGCGGCGGGCTACCCGACCGACGCCACCGTGGAGTGGTCCATCGCCGACGAGACCGTGGCGACCGTCGTCCTCGACGCAGGCGACGACCAGAAGGGCTGGGTCATCTCCGGCGCCCCGGGCAGCACCGTACTGACGGTACGCGTCACCGACGTCGAGCCCGCCCTGGAGGCGACCCTGGCCGTGGACGTGGTTCCCGCCGGGACCGCGACCGTCCAGATCAACGCCGGTCCGGCCGTGCCGGAGCAGGACCCGCAGCCCGATCCGCTGGCGCTCACCGTCACCGAGGACACCTCCGACACCTCGCGCATGACGGTCACCGTCACCGTCGACAACAAGGGCGAGGGCTCGGTCTCCGTGGATCCGGGCGACGGCAGCGGCGTCCTGGCCAACCCGGGCGACGGCACGCCGGTCACCCACGCCTACGCGGCGCCGGGCGACTACACCCTCGTGGTCACCGACGACGACAACGCCACCCGTGGTGGCAGCCAGGTCGTGACGGTTCCGTTCACCGCCTGACCCGGAAGACACCGAAGGCCCGGTTCCCCCGAGGGGCCGGGCCTTCGGCCTGCTCACGCGCAGATGCAGGAGGATCCCAGATCCTGCGCCGGGAAGCGGCACCGTCCGGGTACGTGCGGCTCGTGCTTGCACAGGGGGCACATGTCGGGGATCAGCGCCTTGGCCCCGGTGACAACACGCCGTTCGGCCAGGCCCTGGTCGGGATCGAACTCCGGCTCGGGCGATCCGGCCAGGTTCTCCATGCCCTCGATGTGGTCACCGCGCTCCAGGCGGGCCTGGGTCAGATACGTGAAGAGGTCCAGCGCCTCTTCCCAGGCGTCCTTCAGGGCGTCGCGCCCGTTGTCGGTCTCCAGGACCCGGCCGTACTTCTTCTTGCCGTAGGCCCGGCGCTCCTGAATCGCCAGAATCATGATCTCCTGCACCGGCAGCTTGCCCGGCTTGGGGGCGGGCTGATCCCTCTCGGGATCTCTCACGTCACCCACGAAGTTCCTCCTCGAACGACACCTGCACATTGAAGTTGCGGTGGCCCAGCAGCAGGGCCAGCAGATCGGTGATGCCGTCCTTGGCCTCCGTCCTGCTGTGACCTTCTGCGGTTGCCGCACCGAAGTGCGGCGGGTTGTCCACGGAGACGACCCACTTCTTGCCTTGCTCGTTCCAGCGCCCTTGCGCCGTAAAGCTCTCCACGTCTTCCTTTCTCAGGGACGGCTCCAGCCGCCCCACCTCTCTGAAAGCTCTTTCGCCGTACGCCACCGCAGGCAGCGCATCAGCCTCCTCCATGCGGAACGCGGTCCGCGAGTCCGGGGTGCGGCATGCTCACCCATCAGCCGCCGCCCTGTCGCGCCCCTGCCGGTTCACGTCACGCCGGGCCAGCTCCCTTTTGCTCTCCGGCCAGCGGAACACCGCCCACCACAACTCGGTCAGCCGGTCCAGCGCCGGTTCACGTCCGGGCGGGGTTCGGCGGGAGACCCAGACGGGCACGAAGCTCACGATTCTCCTCCTCCAGGTACTGCATCCGCAGCTCCTCATCGGCCGCCGACCCTTCGCGCACGTACGCGTAGTGCTCGCCGAAGTGGCCGCCGTCCGGACCTACCGGCTCAGCGCACTCGAACGTGCGGCCCGCCTCCGTCCAGGTGTGGCCGCAAAGGACGCGACGGCACCGATTGTCCACCAGCTCCTCGCCCGACGTCAGGAACAGTTCCAGCTTGTCGGCCACGTGACCTCTGACGATGTCGCCCTCGGCGTCCTTGCGGAGGGTCTGGACGTAGATGCTGAGCAGCCGCCGGGCCGTCTGCCACTGCTGGCTCCGGTGCGACACCAGAACGGCGTGCTGACGGAGGTCTTCCAGGTTCTCCTCGTGCATGTACGCCTCGCAGGCGAGACCCTTGTCGGCGCACTTCAGCAGCTCTTCCAGCCGGGTCATCCGAGCCTGCGGATTCAGCTCCAGAAGCCGGTGCCACCACTGGCCGGGCGTGAGGTGCACTCCCTCGGCGGGCTCGCTGCGATCCTCTCCGGAGCGCAGTTGCTCGATCTGCTTCGTCAGATCCTGCACGGTGTTCAGGTCTTCCAGCATCACGCCTCTTCTCCGTATTCGGGATCGCGCAGACGCGAGATGATCTGCTGCCATTCCCGATCGATCTCCATGCGCTCTTCGCGCGTGATCGGCCTGGGTCGCCGATACCTGTACCGGGTACAGACTGCTTCGTCGTGCAGGTAGCCGGTCTCGTCGAACTGGAGGCAGCAGGGATTCAGGGGATCCTGCTCAATCCCCTTCTTTGCCCGAGCCCACCACTCGATCTCGGCCTCGCGACGATCCGCCTTGCCCTTCTGCCGCCAGCCGCTCCAGAGCAGGAAGGTCGCGAGGTACAGCGTGATGATGGAGAGGGGCCACAGGCCAGCCACCATGAACAGAACGCCCACGACGACGCAGCCGAGCGACGCGGAGAAATCCCGGAGCGCGTTCTTCTGGTGACTGGCCATGGCTCACTTCCTTCAGCTCGGCGGGAGTGCCTTCGGTGCGCCGGGGCAGGTGACGGCCGTGCCGTCCATGGAGATGCGCTCGGTGAGCGGCACGTCGATGGGGCTTCGGCCGCAGCAGGGCATCAGCCCGGATCCGTCGGGCGGGCAGGCGTGGACGATCGTGTCCTCCTCGCCTATCACGAGCACGCTCAGCCGCTCGAACTCCGTCGACAGGACCGCGAGGGCGCGGCCCACCGATTCCATCGCGGCACGTATGTCCGTGAGGTCGACCGCCAGCTTCTCCAGGCGGGCGGCGGTGTCCTCCTCGGGCTGCTCGTCCTTCTCCTCGGGCTCGGTCTCCGGCAGGGGCACGCTGATCGTGTCCTCGTCGCCGACCGTCTTGTCCTCGCTCACAATTCTTCCTCCTCGCCACGGCGCCGCAGCTCGTTCACGTGGCTGCCGTCGTACCTGACCTTGTCCAGACCGGCCACTCCGAGCGAAGTGACCATTTGGTCCACCTCGTGCAGCGCCGCTGCCGCGAGCTGCGGGTTCTCGAACTGGCCGGTCTTCTGCACGCGCTCGTACTCGTCGATCAGCAGGGCGCTGGCCACACGGAGCTGGCGCAGGCTGATCTCCAGCGCACGGGCACGCTCGTCACTCATCGTCTTCCTCTCCGGATTCCGGGATCCGGTAGCCCTTGCGGCCGAGCTGGAAGGCGAGACGACCTACCGCTTCACTGTCTGCGGGCTCGCCTTCGGCCCACTCGGCGACGATCTTCAGAACCTCTCGGGCCGCCTTGTCGGTGGGCAGGAACCGCACCCAGTCGATCTTCTGGCCGTTGTGGTCCTTCAGGGACTCCAGCGAGACCCCGTCGTAGAACCGGCCCTGCATGTTGGCCACGGGTACGAACCACGGGCCGTTGCCCGGGTCGTAGAAGGCCATCGTGCGGCCGTCGTCGGAGAGCCGGAATTCCCACCCGGTGCGAGACGGGATGATCATCCGTTCAGCCCCCAGTCCGCGCGCCTTACCCGGATGAGCCAGCGCTTTACGGCCTCCCTGTTGGGCCGCTCCGCCAGCGGACTGTGGGCCCGGTCGAACCGGATCTCGGCCATACGCATGTACTTCTCACCCCGCGCCGGATCCTGCGCGATGGCCTGCCCCAGCTCGAAGACGCGCTCCGGGGTGATCTCGCTGGCACTGCTGCGCAGGTCGACGACCAGTTCGCCGTTGGTGTACAGGCGGTAGCCCTGCTCAACCAGACGCACCAGGTGCCTGGCGTGCTTTTCCGTGCGCTTGCGGGTGTCGGCGGAAAACGATCCGTCGCCCCGGTCCTTCAGCCGGGTGAACTGGCTGGTCGCGTATCCCAGGTAGGCGTCGCGGACCCGGGCCTTTGAGAGGAAGTCGACTCGCAGGTTCAGCAGCTCGGCCCCCAGGTCCGAGACCTCCTCATACCGGTCCAGCCACAGCAGCTCGGAGACCGAGGGGTTGCCGTTCAGGCAGAGCACAGCGAACTTCTTCGCCTCGTGGAAGGTGGTGTCGGGATCCTTGGTGACCACCGATTCCTTCACGTCGTTCAGCCCGAGAACTCCACTCGTCGGCGCCGCGAAAACCCCCATGTAGTCCACGTCGGAACCGTCGTGGTTCAGCCCATAGGCCGTGGAGCCCACGACGCCCTTCAGGAGCACATTCACTTCCTTCTCCCTTCCGGTTTCTCTCAGTAGGTGCAGCCACACTGGGTGCCGTACGCGTCGATCACTCCATGGCTTCCTTGTGGAGGCTGTAGGCGACGGGCTTACCGACGCCATACCTCTCCTTGATCTGCTCGATCGAGAGGTTGCCATCGCGGATCTCCTGCACTCGCGCAGCGCGCGACCTTGGGGCGGGCTCGATAAAGCCGGAACCGTCAGGGGGAGCCGGGAAGCCCATCTGCTCCAGGGTCCAGCCCAGGTCGCCCGTGTCGTACCCGGCTCCGTTGTTCACGTCGGTGATCCACTTCCAGACCGCCTTCACCAGGTCGTCGCGCTCGGTCTCGGCCTTCATCCGCGCCTGGTGCGGAGTCAGCTTCCCGGGCTCGTCGCGCTGGACAGTGACGATGTAGCGCTCGCGCGGCTCCTCAGCCAGCTTGACGCCCATCTCCACTTTCGAGCCGACCTTCGGCAGGAGGTCCATGGCGGTCTCCGAGTAGTTCGGCCCGTCCTGGACCAGCCCACGGCAGACGCCCACCCAGATCGCCACGAAGTCCCGTGCAGGCTCCAGGTCCATCGACGCGCCGTTGCGGAAATCGGCGGCCTTGATCTTTATCTGGGCGACCTGCTCGGCCAGCCACTGCTCCGTCGCCGCGTCCTGGAGGAGATCCGAGACGACCTTCTCCGCCTGGTCCAGGTTCAGGTGCCGGGCGCTCTTCGGGGACGCCTGCTTCAGCAGCCCCATGAACTCCTCGGCAAGATACTCCATCGCCTCGCTCACTCCGCCACCTTCTCCAGTCTGATCATCGAATCGATTCCGACCCTCACGCGGAAATCGTGCGCGCAGGGGCCGAATCTCCTCCGCCACACCCATCAGCTGTCCAGGTCCGCGATGATCCGGAATCCGATCGCGTTGACCGGCGGGATCTCGGCCTGCCGCAGGAAGCGCTGAATCTGACCGCGCCACACCGCCATCTGCTCCTCGGTGAAGTCGGCCACGTCGACCGGCTTGGGCTCCAGGGGCTCTGCGCTCTCGCAGTACGTGGTAATGAACAGCTCCTGGTTGCCGTAGCTGCCTGCCTCCAGGTAGCCGAGGTCGGCGCCGGTCTCCGCGTTGTACTCGCGCAGCGCGCCCTTTTCCTCCAGGAGTTCCTTGAAGTGGCTTCCGACCTTCACGCAGAAGGCCAGGTAACCCCTCGCGTACTGCCTCACGAAATCCACTCCTCTTGACGGGGTGCGATGTTCAGGACTTGGGCGCTCATGCAGGGCCAGGAGACACGTCGGCCCATGCGGTACATCTCGTCAGACCCGGTGTCCTGGTTGCGAACCTTGACCCACTTCCAGTCGACACACCGGGCGCAGACCATCCGGCTCACGTTGGTCCGGTTCGCCCCGTACTCGTCGACCGGCCGGTGGCCGAAGTCGTCGTCGGAGACGAGCTGGACCGCGATCTCCTGGAATCGCGGGTAGCAGACGGCGCAGGGCTCCAGGTCGCGGATCGCCGCCTGGTCGATCGAAATCGCCTCGGCGGCCGGAGGCTTCTCCCCGGCGCAGCCGCAGTACGGGTCGCCGCACCGGCACGCGAAGATCATGTGGCCAGCCCCACGGGCCGGGCACTCCGGATCCTCATGGAAGCGCCGGGCCCTGCGGGACACGTAGACCGTGTTCGATCCCTCCGTGAGGGACATCAGCGCGACGGCGAGCTTCATTTCTCGTCACCCTTCGCGGCCTCGTTCGCCAGCTTCTCCTGGTGGGCCTTCTCGGCGTCGATGTCGGCCTTCAGGTCCAGACGCTCGTAGGTCATCCAGCGGCCGGTGTCCTTCTGCCACTCGTAGACCGTCACGCGAACGACCCGGCTGGAGCCCTCGCGGATCAGCTCGCGCTCACCGTTGATGCCCGCGTAGCAGGTCGGCTTCGAGCGGAACTTCTTTTCCGGCAGGGGCGCCGCCGCCGTGAACGGCACGTACTTCCAGGTGTAGGTCGGCCTCTTCGTCGCCACGTTCCTTCTCCTCTCCGGTTCCGCCCGTCAGGCGGGCGGCTCTTCCCTCATCCGCGCCAGCAGTTCATCCATCGAGCTGACCGGCGGGGTACGGCCGTCCCCGAAGGTGACGACCCTCCATGCTCTGTACTGGTCGAGGGCCCACTGACCCGGGTCAACCCCGTCCGGCGGGCCTTCTGCGTCCGTGCACATGCGCTTCCTCCCTTCCACCCGGCGAGCCGGGCCGCATGGAGAATAGCGCACTGTTCGAACGGAACTTGCTTGTGAAACAGGAATGTTCGATATGCAGGTGTCCGGTTACTGCGAGTTCGCCACCGATGCGACCGAAACCGGCTTCTCGCCGGACCCGACGTGAGGGGCGAAGAGCTTCACGAGGACCGGCATCTTCGGTTCGTTGCGGTGCATGGCCGCCCGGGTGTCCAGGAGACCGGCCCCGCGCAGTGCGGCGATCTGCTTGATGATCGTGGTGGCCCCGGCGTTGCGCCCGGCGATACCCGGGTGAAGCCGCATCAGCCCTTCCAGCGTCACCGGGAAGTACTCGTCCACGGCGTCGGCCTCACGGGAGGCGGCGTCGAGAATCGCGTAGAGCCGGAAGGCGCCGTGCGGAAGGTTCGGGGTCAGGGCTGCCGCAAGGACGCGGTCGGTCGGCTGCATGTGCTTCTCCTTTCCGAGAGCCACAGTACACCCTTTTCCAGAGCCGAGCGCAAGGGTTAGCGAGAAGAACGAATCCAGCCAGGCACGTTCAGCAGAGCCTGCTTGATTCGGGCCAACACCGAGGCCGGGTCTTCGCGCAGCTCCAGGAGGCGGAGGTGCAACTGAACCTTCGACCACTGGGGTCCGATGATCTCGATCAGTCCCTCTTCTTGCAGCTCACGTAGCGCATCCCGGAAAGCGGTCTCGCCGGGTTGCTTTCCCCGTACACCTGGAATCAGCTCCTTCAGCACGGGCACGGAAACGGCAGTGGTCCGCTCGCGGCTGGACTTGCCGTCCAGCAAGAGGACCATCGCGGCGTACACCCGAAACGAGTTGTGGGTGAGGTTGCGGTTCACGAGGGCAGCGCAGATGCGTCCTTCGACAGGGTTCACGTTCTCCTCCTTTACCGAGAACTCTATCAGATTTCCGTGGACCTCACGTCCTCCTCCACCACGAAGCCGCCTGCGCCCGCCTGACGGCCTCAGCCACCCACCGACCGCCGCAGGGCCGCAGCGACCCCTACGCGCGCCCTGGAGCGGCGCTCAGCCCCCTCCTGGCCCGCACCCTGCCGACCGCCTCAGCCACCAGATCTTTTTGGAGCGAAGCGAGTCCTCCGTCCTCCGCCGCCAGGCCGGGCGCCAGCCCGGATGGCGGGCCCTTGCCTACAGGTACAGACAGGAGAGAGGAGGATGTTTCTGTTCTTAAAGAGTGGGTGGTTCCGCAGGTCAGGGCGCAAGTAGGGGTTCAATACTCTCTTTTTTCCGGACGACTGGCAGCCAAAGTTAATCACCATGAATAGGTATGAATCGGACAGCACATACCCCTCCCTACCCATCCTAGGTCAAGGCTCAATGTTGACATCGGAAGCCCTGATCGCACTGCGCGACATGCTCGTCCTGACCTGCACATATGACAGCATGCGGGTGCCTGCCCCCTGGCAGATTCGGGTTACCCCTCAGCTTCCAAGTCTGATTCGGTCCCCGAACCACCGAGAACCGCAGGTCAGATGAGCCATACCCATGGAGGGTATTAATTCGGACTTATTGGTAATAAACCCATCAATTCGGGCTGCTCTTGTCGGCGCCATGTCAAGTCGAGGGTGCAGCCCGCCCGTCAAACTGGGGCATCGTGGGAGAATCTTCGTACCTTCGAAGGGCATGAACAACGGGCTGACCACCGGCATCGCACCCCGTACGATCAGGGACAACAGACCCGGGAGGCAGGCATGGCAGCCGTTGGAACGACCGCTTCGCAGGACGTGTACCCCGTCGACTTCGGCTCCGTGATCGGACAGATCCGGGCGCTCATTCCCGACGTCGAGCAGGTCGACTACTCGGACTCGGGGATCGCCGAGTACATGTTCAGCGACGCGCACCTGCGGGGGCTGTACACGATCGCCATCGGCGAGGGGTCGGCGCGGATCTACCGGGCGGCGGCTTCGGCGCTCCGGGCGCTGGCCGTCTCCGAAGGTCTGATCCAGAAGGTCATCCGTACGGAAGACCTTCAGACCGATGGCGCGAAGCTGGCGGGCGCCCTGCTCGCCGGGGCGAAGCAGCTCGAAGACCGGGCGGATGCGGCCGACGAGGACTCCGAGATCATGATGATCGTCGACTTCCAGCCGGTGCCGCAGGACGGTTTCCCCTACAGCCTGCACGGTTTCCCCCAGGGGTGGACCGCAGGGATCGGCGGTCCTACCTTCGCGCGCTGGCTGTGACAAGGGGATCCAGGGATACGGGTGAAGATTCCCCGAACTTAGATCCTACTGGTGCGTAGCCGGGTAGTTTCCGTGGATCCAGCTTCTGGGAGAGCAGGGACCATGGAAAAGAAGGACTACGAGCCGCCGATCATCGTCACTGAGGGAGGTGGAAAGATCACCATCTCCTACGACCAGACCGAAGTCTCCATTCCTGAGAACGGCCCGGTACCCAGTGGGACCCCGCCTCTCGCCTGTCGCATCTTCAACGCGCTGAAGTGCGATCTTCCGGGGCGTCTGCGTGCAGAATAGGCCCCATGGCCTCACTCAACAGGCGCAGCGCCCTGGATCCCCGCTGGCAACTGCACCAGCGGTCGGTTCCTCGCGGCCACATGAACGCGGCGGTGGAAATCTTCCGCAGGCCGTCGCAGGGTGGCGAGTACGGCTTCGACCCTATCTCCGGCGGCCTGACGATTCCCGATGGGCAGGGCGGAGAGAAGTTCCCTGAGCTGATCCTGCTGTACCGGGGTCCGGGTCGTATCGCGAACAACAAGGACTGGCGAGCCCGGGTCAGGACCCAGCGCGGCGACATGGGTACGGACCACGCGATCCGCGTCCAGGTGCCGATCCGGACGTGCCCCCCGGTCCATGCCAACGACCTGGTGCGCGCCATCGAACCGGACCCGAACGATCCGGAACTCGGTCATCTGGTCCTCGGAGATCCGGAACTGGTCCATTACCTTTTCCACGTACGCAACCCGCTCATGTCCTCGAACGCATGGCTGAGGAATGTCCTCTGTGACGTGGACGCGGCGCATCCGCAGACGCTGCCGCCCCCTTTCACCATGGAGGTCACCACCTTGAGCAACGGGGTGATGGGTCCTTGACCAGGGGAGAGGTAGCCACGTGGGCCTGAAGATTGCGCTGCTCAGCCGGGACAATGGCGTGGGTCTGTCGCTGGATACCGCTCTGCTCACCGAGCTTTTCGAGTCGGCTGGGCATGAGGTCGAATTCCATGACTGGCAGGCCAAGGAGATGCCCAGGACGGACGTCGCCTTTCACCTGGAGCTGGTCAGCCGGAATCTCGCTCAGTTCGCCGACAAGAACATCGCGATCCTGAATCTGGAATGGTACCCACGAGAGTGGATGAAGTACCTTCCGGCGTTCGACCAGATCTGGGCGAAAAGCCATTACGCCCTGCGGTTCTGTCGCAACCGGGGAGGCAAGAACGTCCAGCTCACAGGTTTTCTGGGAACGGATCTCCACGATCCCGACGTGAAGCGCGAGCTGAAGTGCATGCACCTGCGCGGCAGGTCCGGCATGAAGGGCACCGAGCAGGTGATCGGGGCCTGGCAGAAGGACTCCACGCTGCCCCCACTCACGATCATCTCGAAGGACGAGGTGCATGTCCCCGCCGGGCTGGAGGACCGCATCACGATCGTCCTGTCACCCTCCGACGAGGAGCGCAACCGGCTGATGAACGAGGCGCAGATCCACGTCTGCCCTTCCATCGCCGAGGGGTGGGGCCACTACATCACCGAGGCCATGTCGGTGGGGGCGATCGTGGTGACGACCGACGCGTCCCCGATGAACGAGCACATCAGGCCGGAGTGGGGTTACCTCGTTGGGGTGACCAGCACGCGCAACCACCACCAGGCGATCCTCACGTACACCTCCCCGACGCTGATCGCCGAGGCGGTCCGGAGGGCCGCCGCTCTCGCGCCGGAGCGCCGCGAGCAGATCGGGAACGCGGCACGCGCCCGCTTCCTGAAGCGCAATGCAGAGTTCAGGGAAATCGCACTGAGGTTGGTGGAACGGTGAAGCACACGGTCCTGGTTCCGGCGTGGCGCAGGCCCGACATGCTGCACGCCTGCCTCACCAGGCTGGCCAAGGCGGCGGCCGGATACGACGTTCGAGTGGTGGTCACGCTCGACCGGAAAGGGACTCTCGAATGCCGCCAGGTGGCCGAATCCTTTTCCACGTCGTTCTCTGAGATATTCCTGCGCGTGATGCACCATCACCAGTTCCACGGGAATTCCTACAACGTGCTGTCGGGCCTCAAGGATGCCCTGTCCATCGAGGCCGATCTGATTCACGTGGTCGAGGACGACATCATGGTCTCGCTCGGCTACTTCGCGTACCACGAGGCCGCGCACGCGGCTGCCCCCGACGCCTTTTCGGTGAGCGCGTGCCGGAACCAGAACCTGACAGGCGAGCCCCCGGCGGCGGCGTACCGGCATCCGTCATACCAGTCCCTCGGCGTCTCCTTCCGCCCGGCAGTGGCGCGCAAGGCGGTCGAGCACAACAAGCCGGTCTACTACGGCGACATGGTCGGATACTGCCGCCGGACCTTCCCCGGCAGTCAGATCCCGCCGGGGCACGCCGAGCAGGACGGGTTGTTCAACCGCATCCGGGAGCGTGAACGCGGCGTGACGGTATACCCCGCGCAGCCCCGGGCTTTCCATGCCGGGTTCTACGGGTACAACCGGACCGGCCGGAAACTCTCGGGCTCGATCGAGCGCCGGTCGGAGAAGATCCTCTCGATGACCTCGGAAGAGATGAACGCGATGGCGGGCCTGATGAAGGACCATGAGGTCATCGACCTGGATGAAAATCTGCCGGTTGACGAGGTGGGAGAGGCCCTGTAATGGCGTATATCGGTATAAAATACAACTACAGGTTCGGCGGTGCGCAGCGGTACTACGGCGGCGGCTCGCCCAGCGGCGCCTTCGACATCGGGCTCTCCGCGTTCGTCATCGACCACCTGAACAAGTCGAGGCAGAAGCTCGTCCTGGAGATGTCGAACGCCCGGCGCCGGGGTGAGGGCCTGGTGCGCGCGAAGTCGCGTGTGGACACCGGCCGGATGAAGTCCTCGGTCACCGGTACCGGCGACTTCGGTACGGACATCCTGAAGATCTCCTTCGGGTGGGAGTCCATGAACCCGTACTATGCCCCGTTCCAGGAGTTCGGTACCCGCAACGGCATCACGCCGATGATGGCTGTGCTCGACGCCTTCAACCAGGTGACGACGGAACTCCAGGCGCGGCTCAGGTGACTCTGGATCCACGCCCTGAAGGGGGTGAACGATGACTTCCCTGCTGGACTGGCAGCTCGCCATCTACAACCGGCTCGACACCGGGCTGCCGAACACGCCCGTTTTCCTGGAAGGTGTTCCTGAGAGCACTGACGTCATCAAGGACCCATCGGGCTTCTACAAGCCGAGCGTCATCCTCTGGTTCGGCCAGGCATTCGACATCTCCGGATTCGGGGGTCGCCTCTCCATCGCCGACCTCTGCGGAATTTCCGGAGAGGACAAGGGCGTCACGAAGAAGGCCGGGTTCATCGTCGAATCCGTTGCGCCGTCCGGCCTTTCGCTGCTTCAGCTCGCTCAGGCGTGCCGGGATCTGCTGGTCGGATACACGCCCGCAGACCAGGGTGAGATCAGTGAAGCCGGATCGGGAACGGTGCGCGATCCGTACCCGGTTGGTGTCGGCGACACGCTGCGTTTCTACCTGGCGATCGGGTTCCAGGGCGTCGTGAATGTCGGCCAGCACACCGGAACCGGTTCGTGAAGAATCCGCTTCGGGCGCCCAGCGTCCCAGGCAGGGGCTTTCGCGGTTAGACTCCGGTCAGGCACGATCATGCCTTCCGGCCGGAGGTACGAATGGCAGCAGTGAAGAGCCTCCCCCCGTCGCTCACCATCTGGTGGGTCGACGAATCGGACCAGACGTCCGAGGGGTACGAGGGCACGTACGGCGAGGGTTTCGCGGACATCGACCACCCGACCGCCGCAGAGATCAACGCGGGTCTGAACATCTCGTGCGCACTGACCACCGACATCACGCTCGGCTGGACGGACCGCGACACGGACGACACGCGTGGCCTCTGTGACGACTCGAACGTGGCGACCCCGACCGCGAAGAACTACGAAGGCCAGCTCAACGTCTTCCTGGACCGCGACCCGAACAAGCTCGACCCGTCGATCTACAACGACGTGATGCGCCTGTTCAAGAAGCCCCTCCGTTCGGGGTTCCTGGTCCAGCGGATCTCGAAGCACCCCGTTCGTGACCCGAACGCGGTGGACGACGACTGGGTCACGGTCTTCAAGTTCCTCTCCGGTGACCCCAACGTCATCAACGACGCGACCGCCCCCCTTCAGCTTCAGCCGACCATGTACGCCCAGGGCCAGTCCTCGGACGGCCTTGTGCAGGTCGGCAGCACCGCGAGCTGACAACCCGTACGACCGAAGGAACGGACATGGCGCAGGATATTGCGGAGCCGGGCAACCCGGAGCCCGGCCCCGACAACTTCAGCTTCGAGGACTACCTGGAGGGGAACTCCACGTTCCCCGTGTTCGAGCACACCGCCTTCCTGGACCAGCGCAGCGGCTCCGAACTCGGCGGCGTACTCGAAGAGCTGGAAGGTCTGGTCGAAAGCCTGGAGCGCGTCGAGAAGGACATCCGCAAGCGCACCGAGACCTCTGCGAACTCCTTCGTGGACTCGGTGCTGGATGCCCTTCAGGAGGAGCGCGCCGAGCTGGAGGAGAAGATCGACAAGCTCTCCGAGCGGGTCGAGGAACTGAAGGCGAAGATCGTGAAGTCGGGCATCACGCTCGTCTTCCAGGTCAAGACGCCGGAGGAACTGGGGGCGGTCACCCGTGAGGCGACCCGCCAGTTCCACAAGGAGAACCCGCATTACAAGGACGCGAGCGAGAACGACCTCGACTACATCACGGCCCGCAGCCGTTACACGCTGACCGCGCAGATCTCGCACTTCTGCACGGAGATCAAGCTGCCCGACGGCCGCGTGGTTCCGCCGCCGAACCGCAGCGGAGCCGACCTGCTCCTGAAGAAGCTCATCGCCTCCGAGACGATGCGTCTGATGGAGTCCGTGGGCACCGGCCTGTCGGCCTCGCGCGACTGGGCCGACAAGCTCGATGCCGGGTTTCCTGGCGGAAGCTCTCACCTGGAAGAAGTCGGCATGGGTGCGACCGCTGTTGAAGACGGCAAGATCGTGGTCCGTGCCCCCGCTGACCATGCTGACGGGGCAGCCCTCTGAGTGGTCCGACGAGCGCAACCGCAAGCTGGCCATGGCCCTGACGATCCTGGAGGAGGAGACGTGCAAGTCCTGCGGCACTCCTGCCTGGATCGGCATGTCGACGAACAACGAGATCGTCTTCGACCTGAAGGGCGCCGTCTGCTACGGCTGCGCGGAGATCGAGAAGGACCGCGAGGACAGCGAGAAGCGGCGCGGGAAGATCCGTCAGAAGGGGGAGACCCGTTACGTCTCTGCACGTAACGTATGGGGCGCGGATACTCCGCTCCCCTCCCGGGCGCACTCCTACCAGCACGACATGCCGGACGGCGACTGAAGCGGAGGTCTAGGTGGCAACGAGCTTCGATGCAACAGCTCGAATCTCCCTGGACATCCGCTCCTTTGCCCAGGGCGCCCAGGCCGTCACGAAGTCCGGCGGCCAGATGGAGAAGGTCTTCTCCAACCTGAACTCCGTCCTGAGCAAGGTCGCTCTCGTGGAGAGCGGCCTTGCCGCCAAGCTCCGCACCTCGCTCAGCGTTTACAACTCGATCACCTCGGCAACGAAGAACTACGCCTCCGCCGTTCAGGCCCTCCAGAAGAACGAGGCAAACAGCGCCAACGGTGCGAAGCTGATGACGCAGGCGTTCCAGCAGCTCCGCTCGGCGCTCGCCTCGGTTCAGGGCCTGAGCGAGAAGGAGTACGCACGCCTGTCTCGCACGGTCACCCTGTACGAGAAGCTGGCGAACGTCATCCGCACCCTGGCGTCGGCGCAGAAGAACATGTCGTCGATCACCCAGAACGCGATCCAGGCGGAGCAGAAGGAAGCCCAGGCCAAGCAGAAGGCGGCCGAGGTCGCCCAGCGGCTCGCGCTCGAAGAGCAGAAGCTGGCGATCCAGCGGGAGAAGCTGGCTCAGTCGGCGCAGCGCATCGCCCTCCAGGAGCAGGCGCTGGCCGCCGCCCGCGCCCGGACCGCTCAGGCGACCCAGAGCGCCCACCAGTCGACGGTCTCCTACTCGGGCTCCACGTTCGCTCTGCGCAACACCGTCGGCGAGCTGGAGGGCGCCTTCCAGTCGCTGTTCAACGTCCTGTCGAAGGTGCCCACGGCGCTCGCCGGGGCGGCCATCTCGCAGGAGGCGGCGTTCGCCCAGGTGGCCCGTGTCGTCGGCGAGGCGGAGGCTGCCTCGGTCGGCCTGCTTGCGAGGTTCCAGGAGATTGCCCAGCAGGCGCCGATCTCCTTCGAGGAAGTGGCCCGTATCGGTCAGCTCGGTGCCGCGATCGGTATCTCGGAGCAGAACCTCGGTGACTTCACCGACACCATCGTGAAGTTCTCGCTGACCACGGGCGTGGCGGCCGACGAGGCGACACTGCTCCTCGGCCGTATCGCGCAGATGCAGGACGTGCCGATCTCCGAGATCGACCAGCTCGGCTCCGCGATTCTCGCTCTCGGTACCGCATCGGCCGCCACCGACCAGGAGATCCTGCGCGTCAACGCCTCGATCGCCACCGTGTCGAACCTGTTCGGCCTCACTGCTCAGCAGACGGCCGGTCTCTCCGCCGCCCTGGCCACCCTCCAGGTCCGGCCCGAGCTGTCGCGCGGCGCCCTGACCCGTGTGTTCAACGAGCTGTCCACGGCCGTCTCCGACGGTGGCACCGAGCTGAGCAAGCTGGCCAAGATCATGGGCTTGACCGACGACGAAGTCTCGAAGCTCTACAACAACCCGGCCACCCGAGGCGACTTCCTGCTGGCTTTTATTCAGGGCCTGAGCCGGGCGGCCGGAGCGGGCGGTGACGTCCAGGGCGTGCTGCGTGAACTGGGTGTCAACGCGGTCCGCGACATCGACGTGTTCTCCCGTTTGGCCAACAACGCCGACATCGTCAGTGAGTCTTTCGACCGGGCGAACCAAGAGTTCGCCAAGGGCACCGAACTGAACCGGCAGTCGAAGGGCATCTACGAGACCACGGCCGCCGAACTCCAGAACCTCTCCGACGCCTTCCAGACGTTGCTGGCTTCTCTCGGTGGCCCGCTGGCCACGGCCATCGGTTCCGTCGCGGGCAGCCTGGCCAACGTCATCGGCTTCTTTGCGCACCTCGGCCCGGTCGTGCCGATCGTCGGCACCCTCGGCGCCCTGGCGGTCACGGCCGCAGCCGGATGGGCCCTCTATCAGGTAGCCCTGTCCAAGACGATCCAGTCCCTGATCGCGGCCCGCGAACTCCAGGAGCGCCTGAAGGTCAGCACGCTGAGCGCCCGCGTCGCGCTGGACATCTACCGCAACGGCTTCCAGGGCACGACGGCCGCGCAGGCGGCGGCGGCCAACTCCCAGCGCCAGCTCACGGTGAGCACGGAGGCCCTGTCAACGGCGCTGGCCGCGTCCTCGACGACCATCCGGGGCTACTCGCTGGCGGCGGCGCAGTCGGCGACCGGCCTGAACGCGATGAGCACCGCGAGCCTCAACGCGGTGCGCGGTCAGGACGCCCTGTTCGCTTCGACGCTGGCCACGCAGACCTCCATGCGCCAGCTCAGCGCCCAGGCCACGGCTTCCGCGCTGGCGATGGCCAACGTCTCGAACGTCAACCGCAACCTGGCTCTGACGCAGGCGCAGATCTCGAACTCCTCGCGGGTCTTCGCCGGTCAGACGGCTATCGCTGCGACGGCGGTCGCCGGGCTGAACACGACGGAGGCCCGAGCCGTTCCGACGACGAACCTGATGTCGGCCTCGATGCGCAACGCGGCGGCGGCCGGTGCACAGATGGGCGCCGGTATGGGAACGGCGGCTGCGGCGAGCACCGCTGCGGCGGGTGCCTTCACCCGGGCGACCACCGGCATCACGGCTTCCGGCCTGGCGGCCCGAGCGGCGGCGTTCGCCTTCGGCCCCTGGGGTATCGCCATCGCCACGGCGGGCGTCCTGCTGGGCCCGCTCATTGGCAAGATGTTCGACTTCCGCTCGGAGTCCGAGAAGATCGCCGACGCGGCATTCGAAGCGAGCGGCGGTACGCAGGCTCTGGCCAACGCGATCAAGGCCGACACCGATGCGGCGGTCCTCGCGGCCGGTGGCGTCAGGCAGTACAACGCGGCCATCAAGGACGGCTCGAAGAGCGCCCTGGAGGCCATCGGTGTCTACCGCACGGTCACCACCACGAAGGGCGACCTGGCGGATGCCGACGTGCGCTCGGCCGAGGCGGCGCGCACCGAGGCCAAGGAGCGGCTGCGGGCGATCGAGGCCACCAAGGGCTCGAAGGAGGCCCTGGAGGAGCAGGCCAAGGGGCACGGCACCGGAGCCCAGGCGGCGCAGCGTTACCTTCGCGAGATCGCGAAGGAAGAAGGCGTCATCAGCAAGACGACCGAGGCGCTGGGCGAGAACACGGCGGCCATCGGCGAGAACACCAAGCAGTGGCTGCTCGACACCGCGCAGGCGGCGGTGGAGACCTCGAAGCTGGCTGATGGAAGCGACCTGAGTCGCCGTTCCCTGGAACAGCTCGGCGAGGCAGGCGTCAACGTCGGCGACCTGCTGGAGACCTCTCTCTCCGATCCCGACAAGGCGCTCAAGCAGCTCGACGCGGCGATCAAGGAGGTCGGCAAGACGGCCGACAACTACGCGCCGTCGGGATCCGGCAAGCTCGGTGAGCAGATTAACAACGAGGCGGCTGCGGCCATCCGCCTGAAGGGCTTCCTGGAGGCTCTGCGTACGACGATCGCCGCCGAGGACAGCGCTTCGACGAAGCTCTCGATCACGAAGGGTCTGCTGGCCGACGCGCTCGACGAGACGGGCACCTCGGCCAGCTCGGCGAGCGGCAAGATCAAGCTGACGAAGTCGGCCCTGGAAGACCTGGACACCACGGGCGAAGAGGCGCAGCAGGCGATCGATCAGCTCACGACCTCGTTCGAGAAGTTCGGCACTCCGCTCGACGCCTTCAAGTCGGCAGCCGAGTCGGCATTCGGCAAGGCCGAGGACGCGATCGACAAGTTCTCGCTGAAGACCAAGGGTGGCCTGGACGCGTACATCAAGGAACTGGAGAAGATCGCCAAGGCGCAGCGTGACTGGTCCGCGAACCTGATCAAGATCTCCGCGACCCTCGGCCCGGAGGTCGCCGAGCAGTTCCGCAAGATGGGCCCCGAGGCCGCGCCCGCCGTCGCCGAACTGGCCAACCTCTCGGTGAAGGAGCTGGAGAAGCTGGGCCCGCGCCTGGCCGAGATCGGCGGCGACGCCACCAGCGACCTCGCGGCGGCCATCATCCAGAACTCCGGGAAGATCGAGAACGCCACCCTTCGGACCAGGACGCTCATCGCCGATGTCTTCGGCAACCTGATCGACAAAGCGAAGACCAGCGAGGACTTCGCTGACGTATCGAATCAGTACGCCGACCTGGTGGCCAAGCTCGGCAAGCTCAAGGGTGTGAAGATCGACATCTCGGCCGACGACGCCAAGGCGTTCAAGTCGCTCAACGACCTGAGCCTGTACATCGATCTCGTCGGCAAGAAGAAGGTCAAGCCCGAGATCGCCATCGACATCATCAAGGCGCAGGGTGACATCACCAAGCTCCAGGAGCTGCTGAAGAACACGAACCTGAACAAGGAGGGCAAGGCCACCCTCAACACCCTGCTCTTCCAGGCCCAGATTACCCAGCTCACCACGTTCGTGGACGGACTGGAGGCCGAAGGAAAGCTCGACGCCAAGGGCAAGGGCAAGCTGAGCGACGAGGAGTACCGGGCGAAGGTGCTCGCGCTGACCGAGTTCCTGGCATCCTCGGAGGGGCAGGGCTTGCTCAACCCGAAGGGCAAGGCCCAGCTCGACGACAAGGCGTACCGGGCCCAGATGACGGCGCTCGCCCAGCTCATCCTGGGCAAGGAGGCGGCTGGTGAGTTCGACGTCAACGGCGACGGCAAGCTCGACGACGACGAGTTCAAGGCCCTACTGGAAGCGCTGAAGCGCGCGGTCGCCGACGCGAACAAGGGCAAGCTGAACCCGAAGGGCACCGTCACGCTGGCCGGTGTCAGCAACTTCAACCGGCAGCTCGGCGGAATCGTCCAGGCCGCATACACGGCCGGTGGCCGGATCACCAACGCGCTGACCAGGTCGGCTACCGTTTCGGTGGGCTACTACTACTACCAGAAGAACTCCCCGCCGAAGAGCTACGCGGCAGCCAACGGTGGCTGGATCAACGGACCTGGCGGTCCGAAGTCCGACGTGATTCCGGCGATGCTCTCGAACGGCGAATTCGTCGTGAACGCGGCGTCGGCCAAGCGCTTCGGCGCCCTGCTGGAGATCATCAACCGGTCGGGCGGCCGGGGCTTCGGCGGTGTCGCCAAGCGTCTGCTGGACTCCGGGGTGACGGGCGGCTCGAAGCAGGTGCGGGCCCGGCAGGGCGGCGCCGGGACGACGATGCTCGGCAGCAGCAGCGCGGTGCAGCAGGTGCCGCCGGAGAGCGTGTCGGTGTTCACCGCCCGGCTGGCGATGCCGTCGCAGGGCCCGACGAACGTCTTCAACATCAACAACCAGTACCCGCAGGCGGAGCCCACGTCGACTACGATCAACAGGTCGCTGGCCTACGCAGCGACGATCAGCGGGGTGTGAGCGGTGGCGACGGCATACAAGATCAACGGATACACCATCGGCGGCAAGGCCATCACCTCCGGCATGTATCTCCTGGAGGGCACCGAGTACGCACCGGCCCTGGCGCCGCGCCGTGCCGTCATCGAGGTGCCGAACACGCACTACGCGATTCCCCAGTGGGACGATCCGCTGTCGCAGATCACCGTCTCCCTGAAGATCCGTATCGTCGACCTCACGCCCGAGGCTCTGGCCTCGCGCTGGAACACCCTGATGGGCCTGCTCGGGATGGGCACGAACCAGCCCATCACCCTCACCCGGGTCCGGGGGACGATCGAGGAGACGGCCGACGCCCAGCTCGTCTCGATGAACACCCCGGACTTCTCCTGCCCGAGCGACCGGGCGGATGCGACGATCATCTTCAACGTCCCGGGCGGGGCCTGGCGCGGCGCCGAGACGACGGCCACGTTCTTCAACAGCTCCTCGAACACCCTGGCCAACGCGCTCGCTTCGACGGTGCCGATCGCCGACGCCCTTCTGCTGCTGAAGGGCCCGGCCACCTCTCTCACGGTCACCGACAACACCTCGACCACCACGGTCTTCTGGGGTGACGGCTCCTCGTCGGTCAGCTCGGCGCAGTGGCTGCTGATCGACCCCCGCTACATGCGGGCCCGCCTTCAGCCCTCGGAAGTCTGGACTTTCACCACAGGAACGAACGTCACGGGCGCCCTGGAGTTCCGTGGAAACGGGCCCCTGACTTTCACGTCGCGCGGCTCCGGTTCTTTCGGGAACAGGACCGGTACATTCACCGTTACAACTGCTGGCGGAAACAACGGAGTGCAAGTGCGATCCAGGTACGCGGTGGTGTGACATATGGCGCTGGTTAATACGCTGGTCGTTCGCTTCCGGGCGTACGCCGCGAACGGTGCGGCGATCGGCATCCTTCCGCATCCGCTTTCCTGGGAAGCGGGCATCCCGCTCAACGACATGCCCTCGCTGACGATGACCTATCCGGACGGCTCGGATGCGGCGAACCTGCTGAAGTCGCCCTGTGAAGTAGCGCTTGAGCTGCGCGATCCCAGCACCGGAACCTTCACCGAGCACCCGGGGTGCCGGTTCATGAACGTCCGCCGGTCTTTCGACCTGGCGGCCCGGCCGCGCATCCTCTCCTTCACGATGCCGTCGTACGGATGGCAGCTCAAGAAGGTCCGCTGGATGGACGCGGACAACCCGCGCCTGAACAAGGACGGGCAGATCGCCTACAAGACGGCCGTCTCCCCGGCACTTCCCGTCAAGGACATCATCGACTACGCCAAGAACCGTGGAAACATTCCCGGCCTGACGTACGACTTCACGGGAAGTGTCGACTCCGCAGGCACCGCCTGGGGCGTCACGATGAAGGGCAACTTCGACTACGGCCAGGACGCCTGGTCGATGATCGACGCCCTTTCCCGGCAGGGCTTCTTCGACTGGCGGATGAACAAGCGCGTCCTCCAGATGTACAAGGCCGACACGACGCTGCGCCGCCAGCTCGACACCGACACGGGCGTGCACGTCCACAGCATGGTCGGTACCACCGAGGAGCCGGTCGAACGCACTTGGGAAGACCTCGCTGGATTCATCGTGGCCGTCGGTGACCAGCAGCTCATCTCCGGCTTGGTCGAGGCGCCGGACTCCGTCGAGTACCCCTGGGGCAAGTGGGACGAATCGATCTCCGCCTCGGGCGTCACCGACGTCCAGACCCTCGCCCAGATTACCGACAACCTGCTGCTCACGAAGTACAAGAGCCGCACCCAGTACACGAAGAAGTTCGTCTGGACCGAGGGCGCCCCGGTGCCCCTCGTGGACTACCGGCCGGGCGACTTCATCCGGGCCATGAGCGACGCGACTTCGGGCGCCCAGAAGGCGTCGATGCGCGTCTACCAGATCACCCTCTCCGGGACGGATCCGTACGGCGTCGGCGTGGCGCTCACCCTCAACGACCGGTTCACCGACCGTGCCCTCCAGACGGAGCGCTGGGTATCCCGCGTATCGGGCGCAGGCGGCCCCACAGGCGGCGGAGGAACGGGCGCTGGCACGAAGCCGCAGAAGCCCGCCCCGATCGACTCCACGCCTCCCAAGGCGCCGATCCTGAACTCGGTTACCAATGAGCCCTACTTCTCCGAGCTGGGTGACCCGGTCTCGATGGCCGACGTGGCATTCCAGGTGGCCACCAAGGACGTCGAGAACCGCACGATCGACATCCTGCGGTACAACGTGGCCGCGCGCCGGTCGGACTTCAACTGGCAGCAGGCGTTCACCGTCCAGGTGACGCAGCCCGATTCGCCGTCCACCGGTCAGGTCATCCACGCCAAGGTGCCTCTGCTGGACTCGGGCTACAGCTACGAGTTCCGGGTTCAGGCGATCCGCGACTCGGGCTACGCCTCGGACTGGTCGAACGCCATCACGCAGACAATGGGCTACCCGACCACTGCCCCCGAGATTCCGTCGGCACCGATTCTGTCGACGAAGCTCAGCACGGTGAAGGCCGAGTGGGACGGAAAAGACGAGGACGGCAACGCCTATCCGCCGGAGTTTCGCGAGGTGCAGGTCGAAGCCTCGACGGACAACTCCACCTGGTATCACGTCGGGGACATCTTCTCCGGCGGTGCCGGACTCATCATGAGCGGCAAGGGCGGCCTGCCGACCTGGGACGTCGGCGATACCGTCTACGTGCGCTTCAAGGCGATGAACAGCGCCTCGGTCATCTCGGCGGTCTCCGCCGTCAGCTCGATTGTCGTGCTCGGCGTCAGCGGCCCGGACATCGCCGCGAACACGATCACGGCCAACAACATCGCCACCGGCACCCTGACCGCCGAGCAGATCAAGGCGCACAGCCTCACGGTCGAGAACCTGGCCGTCGGCAACCCGGCCAACCTGGTCGTCGACCCGACATTCTCCTCCGCACCGCTGAACACCGCACGCCTGGCGCAGGCGACGGGGTCTTCCGGCAGCGGTGTCGCCTGGACCATCACGGCGGCCGGTGCCGTCAGGATTGACAACAACTCGGGCGCGAACAACTTCAACCGGTTCGGCTTCACCAACAACACGCTGGTGAACTATCCGCTCCAGATGTTCCCGGGTCCGAGCCTGAGCAGCAACGAGCTGGCGATCCCCTTCACGCGGCCCGGCAACACGGACGGCGTTTCGACGGGAAGCATCAAGTGCCGGTTCGTCGTCACCGCGACCGGCATCCCGGCCAGCCCGGGGGCCGCGACGATCAACGTGGCCATGCTGTCGCGCCAGTTCCAGAGCAGTGGTGCGCCCATCTCCACCTCCGGCACCATCCGGTCGGACTTCACCATCTCGGCGAACGGCACGTACACCGTCGAGTCGACCACCGGGTGGAACCCGGCGGCCGGAACCGTCAGCTACATCCCTTACCTGTATGTAAAGTTCGAGAACACGGTGGATCCGGCGGTGGCGCTGGAGTTCACGCAGATCGAGATCTGGCAGGAGCAGTCGGTCTTCATCGGCGACGGCCTGATCAAGACTCCGCTGCTCGCAGCCAACGCGGTGACCACCGACATCCTGTACGCCGATGCCATCACGGCCAAGCACTCGATCCACTCCGCGTACTACGAGATGACCAGCCAGTCAGGTGGCGCCGTCATCAAGATCACCGAGAACGCGAACTTCAACGGCCAGTCCGGTATCCGGTGGGACGGCCTGACCAACTACGGGCCCCGCATCTTCCAGGCCGACGCCTCCGGTACAGGCGGTTGGGACCCGCGTGGTTTCGTCATCACGGGTCCGGAGCAGACAGTGAACTCCTCCGGCCGCGTCGATATGCAGTTCGCGTACGGAGTCGGCAACTCGAAGATCTCCCGTCAATACGGTTCGGAGACAATCTCCGTTCAGGGCATTTACTGGGACTCCTCGGTAGCCCGTTTCCGCATTGGCGGCATGTTCAACACAGGCCACTTCCAGAACGACATGTTCCGCATGGACCGCGTTGGCTTCCAAAATGGTACATACTCGTACGGATCGGTGACCACACGTCGGTACTACCCGATCCTCTGCCCCAACGGTGGATCCAGTCCAGTGACCAGCTCCGTCTACCAGTTCCCTAGTGGAACCGAGGGTGGGTTCCAGTACGTTTCCAGCTCGGGAGTGAGCGAAGTATTCTTCATCTGCATGTGCGGAACTCCGTGAGGAACGATGGCTGAAATCGACGTGATCCGGCACGTAATCCGGCCGCACCAGCCCGCGAGGGGCGAGGAGTACGACCCGACGCAGGACATGCTGATCGTTGTCCACAGGAACCCCAACGATCCGGACGACCCGGTCGAGTTCGGCCACCACATCCGGATGAGCGTGGTCGCCTACCGCAAGGAGATGTGGGGGCTGGGGGACTACGCCAGCACCATCGACATGGAGCTGAGGGATCTGGAGCGGTACTACGCCCGGGAGTCCGACGACGAGGACTACGGGGTCCATCCGCTGGCCACCATCACGGAGCACTACTTCGACGCCCCACCGGTCCGCATGAAGTCCTTCGGTCCGGACTACGTGATGGACCGAGTCGAATCCCAGCTCACCGCCCTGCCGGGAACCACGGACGGTGCGGTGAAGATGTGCCTGGACACGGTGCTGTCGGGAATCGAGGACGTGAAGGGGTGCCTGGCGTCGGACCAGCAGCAGACCTTCCCCTGCAAGGGGATGACCGGACTGTCGACCGACACGGTGAGCGCCCGGGGCGACACGATGATGCGCATGGAGGAGCAGACTCAGCGCTTGACGCTGGTCCCCTCGGCTCCACTCGACGAGGTGCGCCAGCTCCTGACCGACCGGGAGAGCGAGCTGGAGACCGCTCGGACCGGGTTCGTGGATCACGCTCTGATGACCAGCAACGTGCCGGAGATCATGCGTAAGCGGGTGGTGGCCGCCGCCGTCAGGCGCGGCATTCTGGAGGAGAACACGTGGATGTAGGAACGGTGTCCTCAGAGGATGTGCTGGGTTCGTACGAACGCCAGCTCACCGAGGCTCACAGGAAGATCGCCATGCTGGAGGCCGCACTGGAGCGCGAGCGCCGGGCCGCCTCGCAGGCTCGTATCGCCAGTCAGCAGTCCGATCAGGCCGATCCGCAGGAGATGCCGTGACCGACCTTCAGATCCCGCCGGATGGTGTGATCGCGAAGCTCCCCTTCGAAATCCCCCAGCCGGGCGACTTCCCCACCATCGGCGGGGTGCGCGTCTACTTCACCTTCGGGCAGGACAACCCCAGCCCGTTCCAGCCCAGGCTCCTGCTGGACGGCGTGAACTACACGCTCACCGAGAGCGCCACCGGGCCGATGAGCCGGACCTTCATCGCGCAGCTTCCCGCCCCGATGGATGCCCCACGGCAGGCCGAGGTCTGGGTGAACGAAGGCATCTCGCTGGAGCCTGGCTGCACCATCACGGCATACGCCTGGGGCGCTCAGACCGAGTCCGGCACGGGCGCCCTGAATCCGGACGAAGGCGGAGAGCCCAGCACGATGACCGAGACCATCGAACTGGGCACCGTCACAGTGCTGACGTGGCCCGAGTGGAACCGCCTCACGGGCGCGAACGAGGGACTGGAAGGCTCGTAGCCCGGCCGCCCCTCGGGTAGGCGACGCGGCAGACGGGCAGGTACCTCAGTCGTGTCAGGAACGACACGGCGTGGCGCAGGGAGTCCCTGACGTGGCGCTGGGCGTGCTCGTGGCCCATATGGAGGCCCAGCGCCTCCAGCACCTCGTCGGGGACCATGTGCTTGGCCTCCACGGGCTCCTGCGCATGCACGGCCTCGAACAGCTTCCGCTCGAAGGCGAGCTGTTCCACCGATCCGATGACACGCAGGGCCGTGGTGTCCTTCTGGGCCGCGTTGTTGCGCAGGTGGAAGTTCTCGTACAGGAGCTGGTGCCTTCCGGGGAACCGCTGGCTCCATTCGACGAGCTTCATCGACGGCATAGCGGAGTCCTGCTCCAGCCGTGGGTCGTAGGGAACCGTGGCCCAGTCGACCAGCTCGAACTCGCGTGGCCGGATGTGAAGCAGGCTCATCCCGGTCTGGCCTCCGGGGTCCATGTTGTTGAGGAAGTACCCCTGCGCCGCGATCTCCGGACCCATCTGAACATCCCTTCTCTTTCCGATAATTGGTGCCTAATGAGCGAAAAGTCCTGGCGGTACGTGCACGCGTGGCCGGTTCCCCCCACCGACACGGAAGGCAACCGGCACGAGGTGCAGTACCAGGAGAACGCCGAGACCCGGCAGGTGCGGTACGTGCACCTGCCGAGCTGCTGGTGCCGGGCTACGCCGCCTTCTCGTAGCAGCCGATCCATGCCCGCGACGACGGGCTCGCCCCGCACGTGATCGGGACGGTCTCGAAGAAGGTCGTCAGCGCCTTCATGGCCTTCGCCGAGATCTCCTCGACGCGCTCCTCGGGGACCTCCAGCACGATCTCGTCATGGATCACGAGAACCAGCATCTCCAGCACCTCGCGGTCCATCCGCAGCAGCCCGTCGCAGAGCAGGTCCCGAGTCGTCGACTGGCCGACCTGGGCGGGCGCCTGCGTGTACTCCTGGCCCGGGATGACCCGCAGCGGGCGCCCCCACTTGCTGGGCACGAGGCCGGTCTGCTCGGCCTTCCGACGGATCCGGTTGCGCCAGCGGCACAGGACCGGGAAGGCGCGCTTCATCCCGTTGTCGAACTTCCTGGTGGTCTCCAGCGGCAGCCCGGTGTGGGCCGAGGCGCCCTTCGGGCCCTGGCCGTAGTTCCAGGCGTGGGTGATGGCCTTCGCCTTGCCGCGCGCCTCGTCGTCTCGGCTGCCGAAGACGCGGAACGCGACCTCGCGGTGCATGTCCATGCCGGGCCGGGCGAGCTTCATGTACTCCGGGTCCTGGCACCATCCGGCCACGGCTCGGGCGTCGACCTGGTCGAGGTCGATGGCGATGAAGACGTGCCCCCGCTTCGCCTTGAACATCTTGCGCTGGAGCAGCGCCGCGCCGCGCTTACCGATGTTCGTCACCGAGGGCTTGATGTGGGCCCAGCGGCCGGACGCCTGGATGTCGCCGATCTGCGGGTGCACGCGGCCGTCGGGGCAGACGTTCTCCAGCACCTCTTCGGCCTTGGCGCTCGCTGAGCCGACCATGATGGCCGCTTCGCACAGCTCCAGCACCTCGGGGTTGTCGGCGTACTTCCGGCTCAGACCCGGGATGGACTCCTGGCCGCGCAGCCAGGCATCCTTGCCGAGGGCATCTTTCGAGAGGGCGAGCTTGCCGCCGTTCAGGGTGTACGGCACGTCCTCGTCGCGGACTCCGGCCCGGCGCAGCGCCCGCTCGAAGGCGTCACGCCCTTCGGTCGTGGTGAGCGGCGAGGCGCCGATCGTCTTGCTGCGCCACTTCCAGCCCATGCGCAGGTCGGGGCACGGCCGCAGGAACAGCGACTCGTACAGCGAGCGCACCCGCTTGCCGTGCTTGGTGGTGCGCGGGATCCGCACCTCGACGCGCTCCTGCCAGCGGACCTCGGAGTGCGGCAGCGGCACTCCGGCCTTCTCGTGCAGCAGCTCGTACGCCTTGCTGCGCTGCTGCTCGGCCAGCTTGATCTGCCGGTGGACCTCGTCCATGTCGACGCCGAGACCCTTGAGGTACATGCCGTTCTGGATCGCCGAGATCAGCATCTCGCGCTTGACCACGGGAATCAGGTTCCGGCGGTATGCCCGGCGCCCCATCTCGCGGTACACGTCACGCCCGGCAATGAGGTCGCCCCGCAGGTAGTCCCAGTACTCGGCCAGTTTCTGCGGGATCTTGTCGTAGCCGCCGTACTGCGCGGCCATGCGCGGCAGGTGGTCGGTCTTCCCCTCGAAGCCGTAGCGCTCGGCCACGTCGTTGAGCCGGTAGCTGATCCGCAGATCAGACGGGGTCAGGCCGCGCCGCGCGAGCGCCTTGAAGTTGAGCTTCACGCCGGGCCGCAGCTTCGGGTACGGCGGGTTGATGGTGCGCTCGCCCACGAGGGTGTCGACAGCCTTCTCGGCCAGCTCGTGGTAGTTCGCGCCGCAGTGCACGGCCAGGGCCACGAGGTCAAACCCCAATATATTATGCCCGAATATTATGCTCGCTTCTTTGAGTACGTTTATCAATTCCTGCGGATCCGTAGATACTTGCGGTTCACCGTCATCTACTACCCAACCCACGAGTCTGACGAATGGACCTTCGTATCCACCACGAAACAACAATTCAGCACTTGCCGTCTCGATGTCGAATCCAACTACGCCAGCCATTTCTCCATCTCCTTTCCGGATTCACTGAATCGAGATGATTAGGGTAGATGTACCCTAATGAGATTCTGGATGAATCCTTCATGCGATCCATCGAAATACTCTTTGCCTTTAACTGGGTTGACTCCTCCGGTGCGAAGAGATTTAATTACTGCCTGCTCCGTTGCGTAAGCAACTCCAGCAGGGAGTCCCCGACGGAGCACCAGGACTTCGGTGAAGCCTGCTGCGGCGTGGACACCTAGGCGAGGTCGTGGATTCAGACTGGTGATTCCGAATTTCACCCAATTCCGCTCAGGGTTGCGCACCAAGTAGAAGATGTCTTGATTCGTCCAGGTGCACTTTAGGCAAATACCTTGCCCGTTTCGAACATTCGCGGGCATCGGCGAACACGCGTGTCCCTCTGAGCAGGTGACCCTATGCGGCTTCTGGCTTCCCAGCCACGCTTCCTCAAGAAGGGTGGCTCCGATTGCCTTCAGATGCTCCTTGAATGACGTCTCTGCGTCTATGGATTTCTGGAAACGCTTCGTCCATATTTTATTTGTCTGGCCGCACTTCTCACACAATCCGTTACCTATGTTTACGCTCTGCGGTCTCGGATAAGTTTCATGCCCCTCTGGGCAGAGTACTCGATGAGGTTGCTTCGACCCCTTCCAGGTTTCTTCGAGGACAATTCCGCCAAGTTCGCCGACACGCTTCCTAAAAGAAGCCTCAGCGGCAAACGACGCTTCATCGCGCGTGGATCCTTGACCGGTAACGCGGTCACCACAAAGTCTGCACATGCCATACCCTTTGAGGATATTACACGGCCTTACCTGAGTTGAATGTCCAGCCGGGCATAGCACTTCATGGGGTTCACGAAGTCCCGCCCATTCTCCAGAAAATGTTCCGCCCAATTCCTCAATTTTGGATCTAAAGTTTCGTTCGGCTTCAATCGATTTAGCAGTCCTTGCCATCTCTTCCCCTCTCCGTCAGGCTGTTCCCGTGGTTGCCGGGAGGAGGTACTTGTCCTCCCAGGCGTAGAGCAGGCTGTAGTACCTGCCGCCGAGGTGCCGGGCGCGATGTGGCCTAGGCAGCTCGGGGATGCACAAATGGTAGCAGTCCTCACCGTTTCTAGGGACGGGCGTCGCCGTGAAGATGTTCTCCTTCAAGAGCATTTCCGGGAACAGGTCGCGGACCCACTCCTGGCCGTAGACGTACGGCGCCAGCTCCACGTCCCGCTGACTCGCCATGCCCTGCCAGAACATCTGGTCCTCGCGCGAGCGCACCGACAGCGTGTCCAGGTCCGGGCCGACCGGCGTGAACTGCACCCCGCGCGACGGCTCCAGCAGGACCACTTTCGGGACGCCCGTGAGCCGGGACGCCATCGCCTCGGGTACGCCCTTGTCGCGGACGATGTCGGCGGCGAACAGGCGGAAAGCTGTATCCCCGCGTGTCGCCGCCTCCAGGGCCAGGTGCACCACCCGCATGTCACAGGACCCGAGCACTCGCGTGGCCTGCATACCATCGGGCCGGACCATCCACTTCTGGCAGGTCGTCGAGGGCAGCTCGGTCATCTCCTCGAAGAAGGAGGAGCTGAAGAGCATCAGCGGGCTGAGCAGGGTCACCGCCGCCAGCCGACGCCGCCTGCTCCACCTGCGGCGGTTTACGTGGGCCCACCAGGTGAAGGAGAGGATCTGACCCCTCTCCACCGGGCTGTACACGTGGAGCAGATCGACGTCGGCCGGGTTGGTGTTGTACGGGCTGCGGAAGACGGTCCGGTTGGGGGCGTCCATGACGCGCTCCACGGCCCTCACGAGGTGCGGAAAGCGGTGCAGTGAGGGAACGAGCGTCCTGGCCCGGGAGACGCGCTCCTGGGGCGTTCCGTAGCGGTCCCCGGGCGGCCTCCCCGGCGGGCGCCCGGTCGGCTTTCGGGCCACGCTTCCTCCGGGTCAGCTCCGTGCGATCGGTACGTACCGCACCCTTCCGCGTTCCATCGTCTTGTGAATCAGGCCCGCCTTGGCGAGCACATGCAGGTCCGATTCGATGTCCCTCTCCTGGATCTTAGAGCGGAACCGTGAATAGATGTCCTGCTCCGTGACGCCCTCCTTCCGCGCCTGGATCGCGGTGAGGATTTCGTTCTGCCGGGCCGCCCATTCCGAGTGGAGAATCTTGCCCGCGACGCGCGCCGTCGAGCGGTACCACTCCTCGGTCAGGTGCATGGCCTTGAGCAGGTGCGGCATCCGTACGATCTTCTCGCGCTCGGACATCGCGATGAGGACGGCCATCTTCATCATCGAGTCGCCCATGCGCGAGGTCGTGGGCAGCAGCACTTCGGCCAGTTCGTGCTTGTCGGCCGCCGCATACAGCTCCCACTTGGCCTTCTGGAGACGCCGCCAGGTCGGGTCGTCGAAGGGGATCATCACCGTGTCGCCCGGCTTGGTCTCCTCCATCCAGAAGGCCCGCGCGGCGAACATGTCGTTGAGCAGTCCCTGGCGCATCACGTCGTCGGCCGGGGTCTGACCGTCGAACTGCTCGGTGAACATGCCCTCTTCGGTCATCGGCGGCGGGTCGGCCTCTGCGATGAGGAATCGGGCCAGGTGGCCGGACTGGTAGTCGCCGATCGTCAGGTGTTCGGTGACCTGCTGGAGCGTGCCGCACAGGAACATCAGGAAGTTCGTACGGATGACCGATAGATCGCGGTCTTCGTGCTCCTTCAGGTTGCCCACGCGCAGGGCGATCCGGACGCGGCCGGTGAACAGCTCCGTCATGTGTTCACGCACACCCGCCAGGTACCGCTTCGCGGCCTGCTCGTACAGCAGACCGTGCGCCTCGTCCCGGTAGAACACCGAGGAGCGGCCATTGCGGTCGGGGAGGATGACGCTCAGGGCTTCCGAGGTCACATCGGAACCCAGCAGGTACGGGAAGGTGTCGTTGGACAGCTCGTCCAGGAAGTCGACCCACATCATCATCGCGGTCGTCTTCCGGGCCCGGGTGGTCGGGCCGAGGATGAAGAACCAGAGCGTGAGGTTGGTGTCGAACTTCGTGGGGCACTTGCCGAACTCGCCCAGCACAGTGGACAGGACCGTCGCGGCGCCCGCCCGGTGGTAGCAGGACGGTGCGTCGGTGCGCGTCTCGGCCCACTGCTGGTACCGGTCGACGAAGGTGTCCATCGGAACCTTGTCGCGCTCCTCGGGCAGGAGGATGGACACGGCCTCGGCGAAGTCGGCGAGCTTCTTCTCCGGGTTCTCTTCGCTCTCGTCTGCCTCCTTGCGGAAGCCGATGTCGGAGAAGCTGTTGCGCTTGGGCTGGTTGTCGGGGTGGTCGTACGCCTTGCAGAGCTGCTGCCACAGCTCCTCTTCCGGCCGCCCGTCGATCTTGTACTTGTTGCACTTCGCCGACCACGCGATGTGCATGGCCGTGATGCGGGAGACGTTCAGCCGGGACAGCAGGCTGAGCAGCTTCCACAGGGTCTTCGACCGGTCCTGGTCCGGCTTCAGGTCGGCCGCGTACAGGTCGTGGACCTCGGGGCTGGAGCGGAACACCTCGGCCGACTCGCGGATCGACTGCTGGGAGAAGTACCAGTCGCTCTTCGGCGGCATGTCGCTGGCGACGCTCGGCCGGTCCTGAGTGCTGTAGGGCGGATAGACGCTGGCCAGCGCCTTCATCGTGTACGTGGCGCCCATCTTCGGCTGGGGTACCTGCCAGCGCGGGCGGCCGTGCCGGGAGTACTTGTTGTTCGCGGTGCCCGGCACGCGCAGAAGCTGGCCAGCATCCCAACCGCTGGGGTCGCAGCCGTCGCGGGTGTGCTCGGAGGCGATGGCCCGGGAGATGTCGATGAGCTGCTGCGGATCGTCGGTCTCGGTGACCCAGTACAGGTGATGGCGCCCCTCGGACGTCTCGACCGCCATCGTCGGTTCGACCTTCAAGCGATCCAGGGGCAGCGTGTCGGCGTCGGCGTAGGCGGCCCACTGGTGGGCGATGTTGCCGCCCTTGCGGCTGCTCCGGGTGCGGAACAGGGCGGGCACTGTGTAGACGTCCTTGTCGCTGCTGCCCAGGCAGAAGGCAACGAGGTCATCCCGCTGCGAGGGCCACGCGAAGAAGGTGGTCTGCGTCGGGCCCGTCTTTTCATCCGGGTCGTACACGCCGCCCGGGAACAGTGAGATCGCGACGAAGCCCAGATCCTTTCCGTCGTCGTTGTTCTTCGGAAAGAGGGTGTCGAAGAAGACGAAGCTCACCCGCGCCCCTCCCTTTCTCGTGCGACTTTCCGGACGCAGAACGGGCGGGACCCCGGAAGGCCCCGCCCGTCATGAACCGGGCGGATAACCGATCGTATCCGCACAGCTCATCTTGCTGCGATCAGAGGTTCTTGGCGCCCGCGAACTCGTCGAGGCCGCCGCCCTCGCCGTCCTCGTCCTTGGCCACCTCGGTCCACTGCGTGCCCAGCCAGACGGCGGTGACCGTCTTGCCGGTGCGCAGGAGGACGTCCACGAACACGCCCGGCGTCTTGTCCTGCGCGATGGCGCCGACCGTGCCCCAGGTGATCTCGCCGGAGACCGTCTCGCCGTTGCGCATCTCGACCTCGACCTTGCGCTCCGGCACCGGCAGGAACTTGGTCTTCAGGTAGTCGGTGGTCTGCGCGTAGTCCTCCATCAGCGGCGCGGAGTTCTCACCCCGGTCGGCGATGGCGTAGACCCGGTCGTCGACCTTGACCAGCAGCTTCTCGTTGCCCTCCCAGACCTGGCCGGAGCCGTCGTTGAGGATGTAGCCGCTGCCGTCCTGCGGGGAGAAGACGGTGACCGGGGCGCCGGTCTCGGTGTCGACCAGCACGTTGATCGGCTGGTTGTTGCCGTCGAGGCGCGGGCGACTCTTGGTCTTCGTGGACAGCGTGATGCACGCCATCACGATCTTGCCCTCGATCCGCTTGGCGATCTCCGGCATCGTCTTGAGGCTGACCTTTTCGCCGGGCTGCGTGGCGTTGGCGGCGACGCGCAGGGTGCGGCCGTCCTCGTTCTTGTAGCCCTTGCGGCCGGAGCGCTGCTCCTTGAAGAAGGCCGTCTTGATCGTGAGCGCGGGGCTCTCGATCTCGTACGGGTACCGGCGCTGGCCGAACTCCGGCGCGACGTGGTTGGCCTCGCAGATGAAGTACGGCAGCTCCATCTCGGTGACGACCTCGGTGGCGCCGGTCTGAAGGGCGGCCTCGACCTGGTCGAACGGCACGTAGACGCGCTTCTTGCCGTCCTCGCCGACCTTCACCGCGACGCAGACCTTGGAGGAGAGGCGCGGGGTGTGCTTCTCCTTGAACTCGGCCACCGAGATCCGGATCGGGACCCACATCTTGTCCTTGAGGCCCACGTCGAGCGGGTTGACGTAGGTGTTGCCCGCCTCGTAGACGCGCACCTCCTCGTCGGACTCCTCCTCCTCCAGCTCCATCTCGGCGCCCGCGAAGAGGTCGTCCAGCTCGGCGTCCAGGTCGACACCCGCGAGGACGTCGCCCTCGGCCGGGGCCGCGTCGTTCACGTCGGCACCCTCGGGCTGGTTGAACGGGTCGAACTCGGTGTTGTCGCTCATGGTGTTCTTGTCCTTGTCCTTGTGGTCCGCGTCAGGCACGGAGGGAGTTGACGATGGATTCCAGGTGGAGGCTCAGCGGCGCCGAGGCGTCGCCATGGCTCACCACCTCGTCTCCCTTGCCCGCTTCGCGCGCCGCCTCCTGGACGGCGTAGATGCGGGAGATCTTGTCGTCGGTGGACAGGCTGTCGTCCCCGACAGTGCGCTCGGCCCAGTCGGCGAGCTGCTGCGGCGAGCCCTTCTCGGCCGCCTTGCGGGCGGCGTCGAGCATGGCCTTCTGCTTCCGGCTGCCGCCCTTGGTGACGTCGATGACCTCACCGTTGATCGGCACGCCCTCCTCGGTCACCTCGGCCCCCAGCTCTTCGGGGGTGTAGGCGGCGGAGGCCATGGCCAGGTGGTCGTGGTCGTCCTCGGAGAGGGACAGGCCCATCTCGCCGAGGATGTTCTTGACGCCGAGGATCACGTCGATCGCACCGTCTCGCACCACACCCGACTTGGCCCGGCTCTTCAGCATCTCGGGGCCGTAGTTCTGCCAGGTGCTCTTCGAGTTGAGGCCGATCTGGTTGGCTCGCGCCATCGACCACACCGACTCGAACCGGACCAGCTTGGCCAGATCGAAGTTCGTGGTGGCGACGGACTCGCGCAGCTCGTCGAAGTTGTACTGCCCGTGCAGAGCGGCGAGCTGCTTGCGCAGGGCCGCGATCTCCTCGGGAGACGCCTTCTCGTCGAACTCGGCAAGGGCTCGGAGGTCTTCGATCCTCTCCAGGATCTGCCCGCGCTGCATCTTGTACAGGCGGTCCATGTCTTCCAGCCGGGCCAGCTTCTGGCGCCGCTCCTCCTCGCGCATCTTCTGGAAGCGCTGGAGGTCTTCGTCGGACGTCTTGCGCACCAGCACGGCGGTCGCCTTCACGGCGTTGCCCTCGATGTGCACGGTGTGCCCGGCGGCGACGGCGAGCGCCTGCATCAGGTGGGCGCTCATGCCCGCCTTCAGGCGGCCCTTGCCGTCGGGGAAGACGAAGATGTGCTGGAAGGAGGACATCGGGTCGATGCCCAGGGCGGCACCGAAGCGCATCATGTACTCGGCGGAGGCTGCATCACCTGCGATGTGCTCCGGCATCAGCTTCGACTTCGACAGCCGCGCTGCTTCGGCGGGATCCACCTCGCCGGTCGTACGACGGACAAGCTCAGTCATGCGTGCCTCGTTTTCAGTGCTTGTTCTTGTGTCGTTTTTGGTTCGCGTGGCGTCGTGTTCTTGTGTCTCCACTCTACCACTATTTAGCCGCGCAGCCTAGGCCGAATCGAGCAGGGGAAGCACTCGGGGTGCGGAGCCAGCTCGTTGATCTTGCCCGTGCGCACGAGAGATGCCAGGTGAGCGGCCCGATTGATGACGCCCTGGGCCACGTCGGGCCGGTAGGCGCACGAGGCCACCCAGATGTCACTCACGTTGTTCGAGTCCCGGGGGATGAACGCGAGGACAGCGTAGTCCGCTTCCCGCCCCATCGCCCGCAGTCCGTACAGGTACAGCATCGTCTGGCCCATGTACTCCGACGGCACGCCGCCCGAGTGTTCCTCGGACCGGGACATCAGCATGACCATGCGACCCAGGTCCGCCTCAGTGAGCAGGCCACCCCGGTCCATCGCCTTGAGCTTGGTCAGCTCCTCGCGTTCCGGGGCGGTGAGCCCGTGGACGTAGGCACCGGGACCGGCCTGCGTCTGGTACTTCTTCAGCTTCTTCAGGTCGGTCGTGTTGTGCGTGACGACCATCCCCTTCGTGCACAGGTACGTACTGTCGGGGGAATCTACCTTTATGCACTGCGTCGGAACGGTCTCGATGGGTTCCACCGACTGAATCAGTCGCTGGCCGCCCCGAACTTCCGAGGTCACGTTCACGCGGTCCGCTTTCACGGAGGACAGGAATGGATTGAGCCCCCCCACAGGGGTGAAGGAAACCATGTAGGCGGTCACCTCCCTTCCGAATCCCCTACGCCGTACGACGTTGAACGCGGCCCGCTGCCCCAGGCCGACCAGCAGTTCGTACACCGACTCGGCCAAGGCCCGATCGGTGACTTCGAAAACGGCCTTGCGGCGCGTCTTGTTCCAGGTTCCATCGGTGTCCATGAGACCTCGCAGCAGGTCGAGACGCTGCTGTCGCGAGGCGCGAAGGTAGGCGGCTGGAACGAACTTCCGGTCGGCCACACCACACTCCTTGAGGAGTCCGATCAGGCCGCGCACGGTGCGTGTTGGTGAACCCTTTTCGGCCGTACCGGCATCGGCCGGTCCGACGTCGAATCCACGCTCCTGGATGTGCTGGAACATCTCGTCGTCAGGCTTGCTGATGCGGCCCGTGCCCACCGACCCGTCACCGAGCCAGCAGCCGAGGACGTACGGGTCGACCGGGAGCTGTACGTTGGTCAGTTCCAGTGGCTGGGCGTTGACGATCCGGTATCGGCTCTGGCCGTTGCCGAGCTTGAGGGTGTTTCTGATCTCTTCGGTGCTGAGCACCTTAGAGACCGCACGGTTTCCGCTACCGGAAACGACAGCCCACAGATGCTCGTTGTCGGCTACCACCGTCTGACCGTCGTCGAAGGTGATGAGATAGCAGGGACGGTGGTGGATTTCCGACTTGCCGAGCACCTTGCACGGCTTGCCGTCAGACCCGATGAGCAGGTCACCCGTCTGCACGTCACCCATGGTCGTCCATCCGGTCGGCGTCGGGAGGGGAGTGTCCAGCGCTAGCCCCTTCCAGTCGACCAGGGTCTTCTTGCGCGGCAGGAAGACGTCCACGTGACCGCGCACCAGGCCGATGCCCGGAATCTGGGCCACGTCCACGGTGATCTCCTGCTCGGCGTGGGCGTACACGGCGGGCAGATCGCGCTCCAGCTTCTCGTGCACCGCAGTGCCGAGCCACGCCTTCAGGCTGAACCCCCGTTCGGTGTGGGAGCCCATGCCCAGCGAGGCGGCGATCTTCCGCGCCACGCAGAGGTCGCACTTGTCGGCGAGGTCGCTCGGCCCGGGGGCCCGTTGCTTGTCGCGCGCCGAGGGTCGGGTGATGGTGGCCACCGCGATTCCCTCGACGAAAGTGCGAATATTTTCCTGGTCTTCTGCTGTCATGTCGCAACCCTACACTGGGGCACTGACACTGGCGGCCAGCTCTCGGCCGGGTGTCATCAGCTCGTCCCACCGGCCGTCGGCCCGCGCCTCCTTGTAGAGCTTCAGCCTGGCCAGCGATTCGGCCGACCCTGCGTACCGGGTGATGCGCACCGGCTTCTCGTGCCAGAGGTGGTAGAGCGGCGCCCGGCCGCGCCAAGGGGGACCGTAGATGCCGTTCAGGCCCAGCGCCCACGCCTCGTCCTCCTGCCCCCACCCGACGAAGCCGGGGTCCAGCGGGCAGTTCAGGTAGACCTCCCGCCGCAGCACTGTGACGCCGCCGCCCTCGAAGCCCTTGTAGGGCCGCTGATCGAGCCAGCGGAGCTGCCCAGTGAAGGAGCCGGGGTTCGCCCCTTCGAAGATGTGGTTGGTGGCCACCTGGCCCATCCGGTACACCTTCAGGTGCGGGACCGCCCAGGCGGCCCCCTGTCGTACGGCGCGAACCGCCTGCTTCAGACCCGGAGTGATCGAGTCGGCATCCGCCACGATCACGATCGGTTCGGTGCAGGAAGCCAGGGCGGTGGCCACGGCCTTCGCCTTGCACCACGGCTGCTCGCTGAACCCGACCTGGATCCTGGGACTTTCCAGCTCGCTGGCGTACCAGGACTTCACGTGCTCCAGCGCCTGCTTGCGCCACGGCGTTTCGTTCCCGTAAGGGATCAGGACGGCGATGTCGTTCATGGCCGTATCCTGGCACGGAAACGGGCCACCGCTCAGGGGACGGCGGGGCCCGTTTCCTGCATCCGGAGGATCAGCCCTCGAAGCTGAAGTCCTCGTCGTCGTCGCCGGAGGGACGGGAGGCCAGGTACTTCGCCTTGTCCTCGTCGGTCGCCCGGCGGACGGTCAGCGTCGGCCCGTTGTCCTTGAGGCACGCGTCCAGCTTGTCGGGCTCGTGCTCGAAGAGCTTGCGCGCCATGGTGGCGTCGGGCTTCGGCAGGAGGATCCGCTTGTAGTCCTCGGCCGAGAGGTTGCGCTTGGCGGTGGGGGCGTCGAACTTCGTGCCCGAGGTGTAGACCAGGGCCACGCCGTCCTGGATGTCGATGCCCAGGTTGCCGCCCCGGCGGTACTTCGCGACGGCCTTGGCGCGCTCGACCAGGTCGGCGGCCTCCTTCTTGATGCGCTCCTGCTCCAGGATGAACACGGCCAGCGCCGCGTCGTCGAGGTTGTCGATGTCGTCGGGGTTCATGCCGCTCCAGTTGTTCTCCGGCGCCTTGACGGCGTGGGGGTGGTCCTCCGGGAGGGCCGCCAGCGGCACGTAGCCGTTGTCCTGCGGCTGGCCGTCGGAGGCCAGGTACTCCGAGTGGATGAGCGAGGCGCGCACGGTGCGGCGGCGACCCAGGCTGCCGTCGTTGACCGTGGCGATGTTCGCCTCGCGGCTGTCCTTGTCGAGTACGGCAACGACCTTCTTCGTGCGAACGTTGAAGTAGAGCTGGTTGTCGACGATGCTGTCCAGGCTCACGTTTTTCCCCTTCCGAAGCCCCGCGTTCCGGGGCTTGTGAGTACTACTCTACCAGAGATCTGCGAGATTTTCGCAAGTCTCCGTTTCCAGAATCGAGGATCAGGAGCTTTCCTCGCTTTCGGGCACCTCGATGCTGAAGGAAACCCTCCACCCCAGAATCCGCAGCGCCGCCTGGATCGTCGAGATCGGGTGATCCGCGATGTGCCGGGCGAGACTGTCGGCCGAGGGGTTGTCGGGCTCCTCCGTGTTCAGTTCGAACGTACGCCACGCCTCTGACATCGCCCGCTGGGCACCGTGCTGCTCGGACTCCTCCAGGGCGTCGGCGTAGTGCAGGTACGAGGCGTTCAGGGCGGCCGTCAGGCGCCGCTTGGCCTCGCCCTCGGTCATGTTCCCGGGCAGCCCGGGGAAGGCCGCGTCATAGGCGGCTTCGAGTGCGCTCGGGACCGCCACGGCTCGCATGCCGACCGGGACGACTGCGGCCAGCGGGCGGCCACCATCCGTCAGGTAGAAGATCTCGCCCTTCTCGTGTGCCCGCCTGGCCAGCTCCTCGGTACGGTCGCAGCATCCGCGCACCGGTACGTCCTGTTCCTGCTTCATGGTCTTCCCCTCTCCTACAGCCCGGCGGCCCACGCCGCGAGCGCCTTGAAATCCCCGTCGAGCAGCCCGGTCCTCGGGCTGACGTAGTGCAGCAGGGCGGAGCCCTGGTGGTTGACGGCGACGTGCTCGCGGTCGCCGTCGTGGATCTCGTCGTCGATCCAGGCGAAGGGCCGCCCGTCGGTCCACGCGACGATGTACGGCGTCTTCCAGAAGACGCCGTCGGTGCGGCCGGACTTCTCCGGGTGCGAATCGTTGGCCCAGAAGTCCACATACTCCAGCTCGGGGAGCCCGATCAGCGGGCCGATCCACTCGTTGGCCTCGGGACCCCACATGCTGGCCCACACCAGCTCGAAGTGCTCGGTCAGCTTCAGCAGTTCGACGCCGTGCGACTCGTTGAGCCAGACCCGCAACGGCTTGCCGTAGACGGCAGTCCAGTGCTCACCGTCCTGGGCCGTCGGGTTCAGACGGTGCGTGCTGTACCCCTCGGGGCGGCGGTGCGGCTTTGCGGCGTGCGGATTCAGCGGCCCGTCCACGTCGATCAGCAGCAGCGGCTTGGTCATCTCTTCTCCAGTCCGGGCGGACGGGCCCCGCCTCAGCGGGGCCCGGGAACGCCACCTTCTTGTATGACGCGCCAGCGGCGCGAATCTCACTGCGGCGGCTGGATACCCAGCCGCTCTCAGTCCTCCAGGCGCTCGACGCCAGAGGCCACCCGTACGGCCCTGGAATGGGTCAGCAGGAAGTCGTGGACCTCCTTGTCCCAGCGGGCGTCGTAGAGGGCGTGGTGTGCCCTCTCGGCGTACTTCTCGGGCAGCCGCAGGCCGTTGGGGAGGTGGTCGTCCTGGACGCCCGCCAGCATTTCCAGGGAGGCCAGGTCGAGGAACGGGTGCTTCGGCACCGAGGGCGGCATCACGCCGAACCAGTCGTTGTCGAAGAGGTTGTGGATCCGCTGCATGTCCTGGGTGCAGTGATCCGCGACGAAGCCGATCCGGTACTTGTACTTCTGCTTGTCGGTGAGGCCGTCGAAGTAGGAGCCGACCGCCGACTGGATGGCCGTGTAGGGCACCACGTACGGGCTGCTGCGGTCGAGCGAGCCGTCGGCCCGCAGCGGCAGCTTGGACCAGATGTGGTCGCGCCGGAACGGGTCGGAGCAGAAGTCCTCGCGGTCCGCGTCGGCGTTTACCAGGTACAGCCAGTCGTGGTCGGCCTGGAGGGCGGTGGAGACGAGTCCGCCGGGCGTGTGGTTGTCGGGGGTGAACTCGGAGTCGCCATAGACGAACTCGAAGCCGGGATAGGTGGCCTTCATCTTCTCGCTTTCCGCTATCGGTTGATCTTGCCGCCGCAGAACATGCAGCTCGGGTCGGTGTTGTCGATCGTGATCTCGAAGACGCAGCGCTCGATCGGGGACTCCGGGCAGATGTGGTGGGAGTCCAGGAGGGTCGCTTCGGGACATCCGAGAAGGACTGCCAGCTCGTCGAGGAAGTCGCGTTCGATCTGGCCGCGCTGCCGGGAGAGAGCGAAGATCTGCTCGTTGATCCGGCCGATCTCCGCTCTCTTGCCCAGCAGTGACACCAGGGACTTGCCTTGCCACTCGGATCTCACGTGGCGCTCGGGTCCTGCACGTAGGAACGGGCCGCCGCGAGGACGTCCCTGCCGTATCCCAGGCCGATTTCCGTGGTGGGGCACCCGTCCGGGTAGTCGCCCCCGTCGTGGTTCTCCAGGTGCGGGTTCATGCCGATCATCCACGCGCGGGCGATGTCGACCCCCTCCGCCTTGCGCAGGATCTGGAACACCTCATACCCGGTGCGCAGCTTGGCCTCGTCCTCGACGTTCGGGGGCGCAACCAGCCAGCGCTTCAGCGGCGCCGCACCCGGCATGCCGCACATCTCACCGAGCAGGGACGGCCCCAGCCAGTCGGTCAGGGACCGGATCACCTCGTGGATCTCCGGGACATTCTCCTGCGTCATCTCTCTCCTCATGGAACGACGTTCTGCTGGTTCTCCTCCAGCCAGGCCGCCATGACGGCGGCCCGACGGTGCGCCCGGCTGGGCTTCGGGCTCACCCAGGGCATCCCGGGCCGGTTGCGCCCGGGACAGTGCACGGTCTGGTCGCCGCGCCGGTAGGCGTGGCCGACGTGGTTGAACGGCTGCCACAGGTGACAGGCGATGCGCGGTGTCGGCTGGCCCATCACTCCTCCTCGTCGCGCTCGACGACGATGTGCCGCCGGATGGTGCCGGTAGTGCGCACCATCGTGTGGTTGTCGCTGACGACCTTCCAGCCGAAGCTCACGCCCTGGCCGTGGCTCTTGCCGAGGCATGAGCAGGTGCACTCCCGGCTCCGGGCGTTCCGGCACCGGGTGTCGCACCGCTCGGTCTGGCGGAAGTCCATGTAGACGTCGACCTTGCCGTACCGCTGGGCGAGCGCCTGGACGAGCGGACCGAAGTGATCGCGTGCGATCTCCCAGCGCTTCGTCTCGCCGTTCCAGTCAGGCCGGATCCGGCTGCCGAGCACGCTCTTGAACCAGGCCCGGTTCGTCTTGGCGAAGGGCATCTTGATGACCAGGCGCCCCTCGACGGGACGCCACAGGGCCGGGGTTTCGTGCTTCACGAGTTCCACCCTTCGGCCAGCACCACGTAGGCGCCGGGGATCGGCTCGCCGAGCGTGCCGCGCTTCTTGCTGGAGAGGTGCACGGCCCGCGCATTCCAGTCGCACCGGTAGGCCCGTTGGAGACCGTCGCTGCCAGCTTCCTGGGCCACCCGCCGGGCGAACGCCTCGCCCCGCAGAACCGACCGGTGCCGCTTCTTGTCGCACGGGCAGTACGTGGGACGGGTGAAGTGGGACCCCTTGTCGAGCCCCATCTCGCCCTCGGCAAGGAAGCCGAGGAATGCCGCCTCGTCGCACTCGATCCACTCGGTGATCCCCCGAGGAAGCGCGTACCTCTTCAGCTCCAGCCGCCCGTCGTCCGTGAAACGGGCGGTGACCAGAGACTCGTCCATCCCGAAGGGGTTCCGGTGCCGCCCGTGGGCGAACTCCTGGAAGGTCTTCTTCAGGTAGCCGGTCTCGACGTTCCAGCCGAACTGGCGGAATCCTTCGAGGGACTCCGCCAGTTCGGCCTTCAGCCAGTCGCGGTCACTTCCCGAGGGCATGGCCGCCGACCGGCGCCGGGTAGTTGTCGATCCACTTCAGGCCGCCACGGTCCAGGTGCTCCTGGGCCCGGGTGACCGCCACGTAGTGGATCATGGCCTCGTGCCGGTCGATGACCCCCGGCTCCATCTCCTGCGTGAGCGGGTTCTCGAACGGCTCCGGCTCGAAGAAGTCGTCGCCGATCTGGACCCTCTTCCACTCCAGACCCTTGATCGAGTGGCACGTGGTGACCGCGACGTCGTGCGGCTCGTTGTACCGGGCCATGCGGTTGCACGCGGCGATCAGGTCGCTGATGCCGTACACGTTGATCAGCTTCACGATCGCCTTGAGGTGGCCGCCGCCGGGCTCCTTGGTGTACTCAACCAGCTCGGCCCAGTTGTCGAAGGCGCTCAGCTCCAGGCTCCGCGCCTTCTTGCCCGCCATCAGGTCGCGAGCCGCGTAGGCGATGTCCAGGATCTGCTTGGTGCCCTTGACCATGGCGACCCGCTTGCCCGCCTTCAGGTAGCTGATCGCGTAGGTCATGGCGCCCGCGTTGGTCCGGGTGAGGACGACGTTCGGGTCCTCCATGTCGTCCTCGGTCACCAGGTCGGAGATCGAGGAGAGGCCCTTGATCGTGACACCGGTCTCGGTGTGGGGCAGGTGCTTCATCGCCTCCTCGGCGACACCGTCACCGAAGCGGAAGGACTGCGTGAGGTACAGGCGCGGGGCGTCGTACTTCATGATCTGGTCGGAGGCGCCACGCCAGGCGTACAGGGACTGCGCCGGGTCGCCGATGAGGATGCCCTGGGCGTGCTTCTGGTTCGCCAGGAACTTCATCGTGGCGTCGTTGCTGTCCTGCGCCTCGTCGATGAGGACGATGCCGTAGCCGTAGTCCTTGCCGCTCTCGGCGACCAGCTTGAAGGCGTGGTTCATCGTGAAGCGGAGCTGCGAGTTCGGCATGATCGACTGCTTCCACAGGGCCCACGCGAGCCTTGCAATGAAGGAGCGGGCCGCCGCCATGGCCGCCTCGCCGGGACCGGCGATCGGAATGTACACGTCCTTCTCGGTGATCTGGACGTGGTCCGAGTTGCAGAACCGCTCGATCGTGTCGGAGGCGAGCCGGGCCTGGGTGAACCCGTCGAGGACCAGCTTGTCGCCGAAGTCCTTCGGGGTCAGGTCCAGCTTCTTGGCGACCTCCTTGGCGGGAACCGCCGGGGCGTCGATCGCCATGCGGTCCTTGTGCGTGTTGGCGTACGCGCGCCAGGCGAGCTGGCTGGTGGTCCGGACGTCGAACCAGGTGACGCCCGCCCGCTTGAACTTCGCCTCCGCTTCCTTCCGCGCCTGCGTGTTGTAGACCAAGTAGAGGCCCTTGAGGCCCTGGTTGACCAGCGTGGACCGCATCGCCACCGCGATGCCGAGCGCCGTGGCGCTCTTGCCCGAACCGGCCGGGGCCACGAGGGAGAAGTTCTCACCCTTCAGGGCGAGGTCGATCGCGGCCTGCTGTTCGTCCGTGAACTTCACGCCTTCTCCGTTTCCGTTTCTGCATCTCCTGGGCCCGGAACGAAATCGCCGGGCCACATCTCGAAGAACTCGGCGAGTTGATCGAGTTCCTTCGCATCCCACGTACCCGCCTGGATCTTCCTCGGCAGGTACGCTTCAGAGACTCCGAGGTGCGTTGCCAGCGCCTTCAGTTTCTCCGAGTACACCCTGCGGACCGTGCTGCCAGCCAGTCGATCTCGGTCCTCGCTGACCATAATGGCCAGCAGATTCTCGACGGTCCGGCTGATGGTCGCGCCTGTGCTGAGCATTCGGTACCTCCTCGTGAACTGGTCACTCAAAGATACCGGCGTTTTCCCTACTTCTGCGATTCTATCACCAGAAGGGGTCAACTTCCAAGCAGGGAACCGAGATACGACCCCAGAGTCATCGCCGAACCGTTGATCACCACGGGGTAGTTCGAGAGACCGGCGTCCTCGGCTTCATTCAGGAGCCGTTCCTTGTGCGCCTTGACCTTGGCGACGGACGCCTCGGCCACGATCGCGTCGACCCGGTCCTTCTTCTTGCGCTCGATGAGCTGCCGGGCTTCCTGCTGCTTCGGCGAGGCGGGACGGCCGACCATCTGGAGGACGCGACCCTCCGGCTCCGGTTCGGCGACCGGTCCCTCCGGGGGCGGCGCGTCCTGCACCGGCCGGATGTCCTCGACGACGACTTGCCGGACCGGCTCGGGATCAGGAACCGGCTCGGGCATGGGGGGCGGTGCGTCTTCGGCGACGGGCACCGTGAGGGCGAAGGCCGCCTCCTTGCCGTTGCGGATGAACGCCTCGACGACCTCGGCCACGGCGACGTAATCGGCCGGGCTCGGCTGCATCGGAGCCATGAGCGTGGCCGCAGCCTGAGCGGCGGCAGCACGGATTTCCTGGTCGTTCACTTCTTCTCCCTTCCAGGCCCCGCTACTTCCAGCGGGGCCACTCCTGGTAGATCGCGAGATGGCCCAGGGTGAACAGGACCGAGAAGATGGCTGCCGCCACAACGGCGAACGTCAGCTCCTTCACGGCCTGCCTGAGAAATGCCTTCACTGCTGGTACATCCGCTTCACGTCGCGGATGTCATCCAACCGGTAGCGGATTCCCTGGGCGGTCCGGACCGGCTGAATCAGGTTCTGGGCCAGGATCCGCCGGGCTCGGCGCTCCTTCACGCCCATGCGCGCGGCGGCCTCGGTGATGTCGACCAGGGGATCCGAGGAGATGCTGTTCGTCATGGCGATCACTCTGCCACGTTTTCCGACTCCGCGCCCAGGAGGGAATCGAGTCCCTTCAGGGTCAGAATCCTCACCACATCGACGTCGTACGGAACGCCCATGGCCTGCTTGGCCTTGGCGAGTCGCTTCTTCTCGCTCTCCGTCCACCGTACGACGGTGCGCTGTTCGCGCTTTTCCGGCCCCTGCTCGGACTTCTTCCGCCCGGCCATCAGGTGTAGTCGATTCCGGAGACGGCCCGGCTGCCGGGACCGGAGGCCGTGGCGTCACCGGTGTTCTTCACGGTGATCTTCTGGCCACGGCGCGACGGCGGCCCGGAGTATCCGGTGACCGCCGTACCGCCGTCGACCTCGGTGGCGCTGCCGGTGTTCTCGACCGTCAGGACCCCTCGGTCGCCGAAGCGCCCGACATGCCGCATGACGCTCCAGAGTCCGTCTATGACTCCCATGAACTTCCCTTCCGTTCGGGTGAGTTCAGTCTATGGCAGCCATGCCGGGTGCGTCAATCCGCGTCGCGGTACTGCTGGCCGGGAGAGGACATGAGGGCGAAGACGACGGCCACCCCGGCTATCGCCAGATGCACCAGGTCGAACGTCAGGAAGGCGGTGACGGCGCTCAGCCCCGCCACGATCCACATGCCGATGTACAGGCGGTAGTCGTGGATCTTGTGCTCGACCACCTCCTGCGCCACGTACGGCGACTCCTGCTGGATGCGGGTCGTCAGCTCGTAGTCCATCTCCCGGGCGCGGACGATCGCCTCCGGGCCGTACGGAGCGGTCTCCTCGGGCGGCATCGGCGCCATGCGCTCCTGCTGGCCGGGCACCACGCGGGGCCGGAAGTCCGCCGTGGGCAGCTCATCCTGGGCGCGCGTGTACGCCAGAGTCCGGCGCGTTGTCGTGCCGTAGACCTCGTCCTTCTCGTACGTCACCGGAATCGCATCACCTTTCCCTCCACTTCCGTCTTCAATTGTGCGACAGATACGGGCCATTCGCCAAGAGCAGAAAAGCCCGGCCAGAGGCCGGGCTTCCCTACATGCTGAGCAGAACCAGCAGAGCGTTCGAGGCCATCGCCACCCCGATCGCGGGTCCCTTCTCTGCGGCCGATCCGGAGGAGACGGTGCCGCCCAGGAGTCGGATGTTCCACCAGCGCTTGCCCTGGATGGTCAGCGGCCAGAAGGCCGGGACCCCGGCCGTCGTGCATCCGTCGGCCACCACGTGACTCGCGTATCCGCCGGTCACGGCCAGGGCCATCAGCCAGGGATCCAGGTAGATCACCGATCCGACGGCCGCGACGGCGGCGGCCAGGACGACCAGGCCGATCGTCTTCCGGTACAGCGGCCAGAGCATGAACACCCCGAGCGCCGCCACGGCCCCGCAGGCGATGGGCGAGACCATCGTCAGGATGTAAGCCAGGGCTCCCACGGCCACCGAGACGAGCAGAGTATGCGTCAGGGTCCGGTGGTAGGGGTCCTGGCCGCGAGCCTTCCGGAAGGTCAGGTAGCTCCTGTCGCGGCCGAGCGCCGTGTTCTTCACGACCGCTTTGCACAGGCTGTGGACAGCCTTGTGGACAGGCTTGCCGAGGGCCTTCGTGGCGCAGGCGTTGGGGTGGTCAAGGTCCGGCATCAGGGCGAAGCCAGCCGAGACCGCCGCCATGACCGCGCCCTGGATGATGCTGGCGTGCTGGGTGAGCACGAGGCCGACCGGCGCCGAGGCGCCGATCGCCGCGTGCACGGTCCCCCTCACTGGATGATCCGGGCACTGATGACGTTCGGGCTCTTGGTGACCGTCGAGGCGAAGGTCTGCGCCGAGATCCACTCGTCACCGCCGTAGGACGCCTGCCAGGTGAAGTCACCCAGGGACTGCGGGCTGTCGAGGATCGTGTCGTCGTCGGCCGGGCCACGGCCCACATCGACCTTCACCCGGTCGAGCTGCATCGTGTCGCCCGGCAGCGGCAGGGACAGCATGTCGGGCCACGCGACCTCGACTGCGACCTTGCGCCTGCGGCTCGTCGCCTTCAGCAGTTCGACCTCCAGCAGGACGACGCCCGCCCTCTTGTTGCGGTTGCCCATCTCTCTTCTTCTCCTTTCCGTGCACGACCGGGGCGGCCGGTTCCTCCGGCCGCCCCGCTGCTTCCTGTGATCAGCTCCCGAGGAAGGACTGCTTGGCCATCTGCTCGGGGTCGCCCTTGGCGATACCGTCGACCAGCGCCTCCTCGATCTTCTCGTCGCTCATGCCCTGCTCCTTCAGCTCGGCGCAGGCGACGAACGAGCGGGCCGCGTCCATCGGGATCTGGAGATCCACGGAGACGACGGTGGCTGCGTCCTGGCCCGCCCCCTTCGCCTTCTTCACGGCCTCGGTGACGATCGGCAGCAGCGACTTGGAGAACGACTTCACGCAGGCCAGGGCCCACGCCTTACGCTCCTTCAGGGCCTCCAGGGTGATCTTCAGGAACTCGACCTGGGCGCCCTTGTCGTCGCCCGCGTTGCGCAGCGTGCAGCCGACATACGTGACGAGGAACTGGGTGGCCGCGTCGCGCTCGATCTTCAGGTCGGCCACGACCTCGTCGATCAGCTTGGGCGGGATGTCCTGCGACACCACGCTGTACTCGTCCTCGACGCTGACCTTGATGACCGGCTTGCTCATGTCGACCTTGGTCTTCTTCATGCTCTTCTCCTGTTTCCTACTCGGACGGAGGGCCGTACTTGTCGGTCCACTCCGCGATCAGTTCCTCGTGCCGCTCTTCGTCCCGGAGCTTCATCAAGGCGTAGTCGCCGAAGCCCTTGCCGGTGCCGTTGTCCCTGCGGATTTCGACATAGACCCGCAGGCGCTTGTCCCCCTCCGCGTACTCCGCCTTGACGACCTTGTCCAGGGCGGAGTTTTCGTCGGGCGCTTCGACGGTGACCTCGTCGTGCTCCAGATCCTTGATCTTCATCTTGTTGCCCAGCAGGGGCATCCTTCGGCGCATCACGCGCACGGTGTATTTGGCCATCAGGCAACCCTCGTAGCTCCGAAGTAATCAGACATGTAGTGCACGTCGTTGACGCGGATTTTCGTGCCGGTGCGCGGCGCGTGAAGCATCTTGCCATCGCCGATGTAGATGCCCACATGGTGAATGGATCTCCAGTTCCCCTTCTGGCCGAAGAACACCAGATCGCCCGGCTTCAGTTCGCCCCAGGAGGGGTGGTTGTTCGTAGTCCTGTACTGGTCGTTGGCCACGCGAGGGATCTGGATGCCCGCCTTCGCGTATGCCGCCTGGGTGAGGCCGGAGCAGTCGAACCGCCCACCCTGCGCAGCCGTGCCTTCGCCGCCCCAGAGATAGGGGACTCCGATCTTCGTGCGGGCGTACGCGATGGCCGTGGCCGCCGCGTTGCCGGACCTGGAGCTGGACACCTTCGAGTCCTGCTCCTGTCGCTTCGCCTCCTTGGCCCGCTGCTCCGGCGAGTACCAGTTGATCTTCTCGATCTCGGGGTTGGGGTTCGCCGTGGCGTTCGAGATCGGGGCCGCGTTCAAGGCGGCGCAGGACGACGTGACGGGCACGAGCAGCGCCACGGAGGCGACCGCCAGGGCCGCTCGCTGGGTCCGGTTCACTGCTCGTACTTCCTCGTCTTCTGCTCGATCATCTTCACGTAGGTGTAGGTCTCGCACTTGGCGAAGGAGCACGGCGGGACGCCGTTGTACTCCTTCACCCGGAAGCCGCCCGCGTTGTATCCGGCGAGCATGTTCTTCCAGGTGGGGCCGGGTATGTCCTTCAACCCTTTCGCCAGCTTGCAGTCCAGGGACGCGGCGGACGGAATGGCGTCATCGGGGTCGTACTTGTTCCGCTTGCCGTCACCGTCCGCATCGATTCCCTCAGTGGCCCACGTGCTGTCGATGAACTGGGCCATCCCCTTGGCCGAGGCCGGGGAGTCCTGGCGGCCGTCGATGACCTCGGGCTTGAACCCCATGCTTTCCTGGTCGAGCTGGGCCGCCAGGAGGGCCGGGGTGAGCGTCGGGCAGAGGTTGCCCCACTTGTTGATCAGGTCTTCCCAGCGCTTCTTCGGCACCGATCCGGGCTTGATCGGGGCAGAGGTGCCCGTGAACTTGTAGTCCGCGTCGGCCTTCTGCTTCGGGGGTGCCACGACGGACGAGGCAGACGGGACAGCCGGAATGAAACCGGTGACGGCCTGAACCGCACCCACCGCGAAAAAGATGCCGACGAATGCTCCGCCTGCTCTGCGCATCACGTTCCTCCCTTCTCCGGGCTCCACTCTAACATTGACCTAGGCCAGTCAACAAGCCAAACCTGTACTGGAGTTGAAACACAGAACGGCCGGACCCCGAAGAGTCCGGCCGTTCGAACCGCCCACCTCAGTGGAACGGGCTCTGCATGAGCTGCGGGATCCAGTTGCCGATCTGGAGCGTGATCTCGGCCCAGGTGCCGCCGCCGAGCGGGAAGAAGAACCCGCAGATGGCGCCGTACATCAGATCCTGCTTGTCGTCGTCCTTGTTCCGCATCGCGAGGAACCCGAGGAAGAGGCAGATGCCACCGGCTCCGATGTCGGACAGGATCGGCCAGTCGGCCAGCGCCATGACGAGCCCCTGGAACCACCCGACCATGTCGACGACGAATCCACCGGTCGAGCTGACGATCGACGTCATGGCCCACATTCCCACGAGGAATGTCATTGCGGACCGCCAGTCGAACCCTTCGCTCGGGCCTCCGTGGACCTTCGTCATCATGCGGCTGGTCGGCTGCTCCACAGCCTTCGTCATCAGGGCCTTGGTCAGACCTCCCCAGAGGAACATCTGCTGGCCCTTCTTGTTCCCCTTGATGCAGAGGAACGAGAGCACCAGCAGGATGATTCCGAAGCCCGCCATCGTGGTGTGACCCACCCACGAGTTCTCCGGAACGTTGATCTGCTGCTGCTGCGTGATCGCCAGAATCACTTTTCCCTCACCTTCCCTGTGGGGCCGCCCTCCAGCGACCCCACAGATTCACCGGCCGGGACCGGCGGGCTTCAGTATCGGAAGCCCGTCGAGGTCGTCGTCCTTCTGGAACACGACTCGTCCCCTTTCCAAGCGGCTCGTTCGTCCGCTTCGTACCTTCGGCCGGATGCGAACCGACTTCCGGCCGGGACGAACCCGGCTGGGCTGCCACACGGCAGCGAAGGCCCTCGTGCATCACCAGGCGGCGCCCGGTGCGTAGAGCAGGATCCCCGTGACGATCGACGCCAGCGGGATCATGAGCACGGCGTGGAAGATGCCCGGCCCCATGCTCTGGGACTTCTCGCGCTCTTCCTCCGACATGGCCGACCGCTCACGGTTGAGCCGTTCGATCCGATCGAAGGCCCACATGGTCGCGTAGAACGCCATGCAGAACAGACCGGCGACCCAGAACTGCCACACCTGGAGGGTCCACGGCGAGCCGAAGATCGCCGTCACCTCGTCGGGGTACGCGACCCCCACGAAGAGGAGGACCGGAATCAGCCAGGCAGAATGCGTCAGCCACCTGATGCTGAAGGCGACCATCCGCCCCCGGTACGTGCTCTGGGCCAGGTATCCGGCGACCTGATTCCGGATGAACATCAGGATCATGGGGGTGAGCCCCATGATCGCCGCCCAGATCAGGCTGCCGAACCGGTCCGACTCGTACGCCATGCCGATCGTGTCCCTGAACCACCTGCCAGGGCCGTTCAGGATTCCCCATTCCGTGGTCGAGGTGCCGAAGCGGATTCGCTCGTACAGAGCGGTCAGAATCTGCGGTCCGACAGCCCACGACATCACCGAGGAGATCATGAACGAAGTGACGTACGGCCGGGTCTTTCCGTTGGCCGGGTCCAGTCCGTTCTTGATGGCGGCGGCTGCCGCCTGAACGGGCTTCATCACTTCGGCCGCGAGCTTCTTCTCCTCTGCGACCTTTTCCTTGACAGGGGCCAGGATCTTCTCGGCCTCCTGGCGTACCTTTTCCTTCTTCTCTTCCGCCTTGCCCTGACTCTCGGTCCACCGGGTGGTGGCCGAACCGAGCTTCCCCTTCAGCTTCTTGAGGTCGCCCTTCAGGGTTCGTGGCGGCTTCCGCTTCTGGCCCTTGAGGTGCACGGTGGGGGCCTTCGTCGGCTTCGGCGGAATGGCTGCCTTCGTCGCCACGTTTCTCCTTCCGTGTTACGGCTTTCCATCGGAAGCGAGTCCGATGTTGGCCTCTACGGTTGCCTCCAACCGAGCGATATCCTGGTTGGCAGCGAAGTCAGAAAGCTGCCCCAGAGAAGCCTCCGGCACGTGCTGATCCTGCTGCACAACCGGCTCCTGAACCTCCCCGTTACCTTCCATGTCGCCCTCTCTTCGGTCCCTGCTGGCGTTGTGGAGTCCAGCATGACACAATACGGCCTAGGCCACAAGCGCAGACGAGGAGAAAGAGTGAGCGAGCAGATTCCCAAGTACCGTGCCATTGCGGCACATTACCGATTCAGGGTCACGTCCGGGGAGCTGGAGCCCGGTACCCCGCTGGAGTCTCGCCGGAAGCTCGCGAAGATCCACAAGACCTCGCGAGTCACCATCGACAAGGTGGTGGAACTGCTGACGGCCGAGGGGATCCTGGAGCCGTCGGACGGCAATCGGCCTCCGATCGTCGCCGACATCTCGCGTCGCACCGCGACCGTTCAGGACCGCGTCGGCAACGCCGCCGTCAGCGGTCGGGCGCTGGGGGCGAAGGAGACTTCCCGGATCCTGCGAGTGGAGGAAGTTCCCTGCCCCTCCGACATTGCCCCTCTCCTGGGGGTGCGGCCCGGTGACAAGGTGATCCTGCGGGAACGCCTGAACCTGGTCGAGGACAAGCCGGTGGCCACGGGTCACTCGTACTACCCGCCGGAGGTCACCAACCTGACGCCGGAGCTGCGGACCCCGCAGTCCATCCCCTCGGGTTCGCGCGAATTGGCGGCCGAACGGATGGGGTCGCGCCAGAAGGATCTGATTCCGGTGATCACGTCGCGCCTGGCGACGGACCGAGAGAGGGAACTACTGGAGCTGAAGGGTGCGTACGTGGTCGTCACGCAGACGGCACGCCGGATCCTCCTGGCCAACGGCAAGGTCGTCGAGGTCGCAGTGAAGATCTGCGAGGGCAACCGGCCGGTCTCGTTCCACGTGCCCCTGTGAGGAACCCATGCGGATGTGCAGAGCCCCCGTCGCAACGGTGCGACGGGGGCTTTCGCGTTCTCAGGGCTCGACCAGTTTGAAGGCGTCCTCGCCCCGGGCCAGCTCCTCCTTCATGGACTCGTAGTCCTCGTGACGGCACTGCGGGTACAGCCAGATCAGATGCGCCCGCATGTCGTCGTTCCAGCCTCGTTCGGTCTCGTCGTCGACCTTCACGCATTCGGCCGGGTTCACTCCGTACAGCCAGGTGAGCGCACCGAAGCCGATCCAGTGCCGCTGGCCGTCGTTGACGGACGTGATCCAGCCCGGGACGATGGCGTACTTCTTGCCCGCCAGCCCGCGCGGGAAGAGCGGACAGTCGCTTGGCTCGGGCTCGGGCTGACGGGTTTCCTGCGCCAGTCGGTGAGCCAGGGATCCCTTCACTCCGGCTGGTTTGAACGGAGTGCGCCGCTTCGCCTTCAGGCGTTGGTCGTCCGGGGCCCAATCTTCGGGAACCGGCTTCCAGTCCTTGTCGGCTTTCCTCTTCTCGGGGTCCCACAGCGATGCCCCTCCGGCCTTCACCCAGCTCCGCACGTCGGCAAGATAGGTGGCGGAGAAAATCAACCCGCGCCTGTACTTGTCCATGGCAGAGAACCGGGTGTCGAGAACCATCCAGGACCCGAACTCCGGCTTTCCTTCATCGGCGTCGGAGTAGTACGCCTCGACGACGATGTGGTCATGGCCGTGCACCCGGTACTTCTTGTCGTACCGGCCGTTCGACGGGAGCCGGTGCAGCAAGGGTTCAGCCACTGGCCGCCACCACGTTCCCGCTGAGGTCCACGAGAGCCACCTGGCCGGGGGCCTTCTTTACCGCGAACTCCACGGTTCCGGTTGCCGTCTCGCCGGGCTCGATCCTGCGGGACCCCGGGGCCAGCGTCCCCTCCCCGATCACGGCCGGGCGCCCGTCGCCCTTCACCATCGACGACATGACGACCACGGTCTCGTCGGTGTTGTTCACGACCGTCACCTTCACGACCGCTCCGACGTCGCCCGAGCCGTTGGGCACCGCAGTGAGAACCACCGTCTTCGGCGCTTCGGGAGTGGGTGCACTGGAAGCCTCGGCGCGGTCCTGGGCGCCCTCAGAGGGGCCACCCCCGGCCGCAGGGAGGAAGCCTTCCCGGGACGCCGAGGAGGAGCCCGTAGGGCTGTCTGCCGGGCTGTCGCCGCCGTGAGGCATGACGGTGAAAACCAGGACCCCCACGGCAGCGGCTCCAGCGGCTCCGAGAAGCAGGCTCCTGCGCCGGTCCGGCTTCTGCGCCTGCGGCTCTTCCTCCTGAGTCGGAGGAGCGGGCGGTGGCGGAGGAGGTGCGACGGGTTCGGGTTCCGGATCCCATCCGATCGCGGGTTCAACCCGGTCCGGCTCGCCTTCCTGTCGCGGTGCTGACGTGTTCCACCAGTCGGTCATTCCCCGCCTCCTTTCCTTACCTTCCGGGCCACGTTCATCCCCACGCCCGTTGCCGCCCCTGCGATCACGGCCCCGGTTGCGGGGACTCCGATCGCCGAGAACGTGGCGGTGTCCAGTGCGGCGCCCAGCAGGGCGGCCGTGGTCACGCTGTCGTCGACATCCTCGACCGCCTTGGCGATGGCCCAGGTGACGACCTTCTCCATCATGAGACGGGCCGAAGCGGCAGGGTCGCGCTGTAGGCGACCAGGTACTCGTAGCGCCACATGGAGTGCTCGCCGTCGTCGGTTCCCGTCTCGACGATGGTGGCCTCCTGGATGCGATACGCCATGCCGAGCCGGTCCCGGTACAGGGCTCCCGGCGGAAGCATCGGAATCGTCGGGTGCTCGCGCCCACCCTTCGGCGAGATGGTGATGAGCGCGTGCCGGATTTCGCTCTCCGGGTCGTCGTCCATCATCGGCTGGATCACAACGTAATTGGCGGACCCGGTTCCTCCGGATGCCTCGATTCGCCACGCCATGTCATTCTCCTCTCCTACTTCAACACAACCAGAATACAGGCAAGTTGGGGAAAACAGGAAGCCCCCGCCCGAAGGCGGGGGCCACTGCGGTGCGGGCGTGTCAGCCCTGGTTCATCCAGCTCGCGAGACCGTTCTCGACGAACCACTCCAGCGGGAAGGCGGTGGTCGCCTCGGTCACCCGGGGGGCGCCCGTCTGGTTGGCCTTCGCGAAGGCGGCCTTGGTGATGCCGCCCTCGGCCGCGTCGGCGGCGTAATAGCGCGCCGCCAGGTTCACCTTCCGGCGCTCGGCGTCGGTCAGGTTCAGGCCCTCCAGGCTGATGCCCTCCGCGTCGTCCTCCCCCTCGAAGGAGACACCGCCCTTGGCGAGCTGCGGCCGGGGGCTGGAGACGACCTGGCCCTGCACCAGGTTGAAGCCGAGGGGCGACCGCAGGCGGATGTCCTGCTCGGCGTCCATGCGCTCCATGGTGATCTCGGTCTGGGTGCGCATCGTCTCGATCTGGAGCTGGGCGTTCAGCCGCTGGCGCATCGCCTTGAGCTGGTTGGCGCCCTCCAGCTCGGCCTTCTCCGCCTCGAACTTCGCGTCGCGCTCCAGCTTCTCGCGCTCGATCTGGGCCTGGACCCTCTCGCGCTCGATCGCCGCCCTGCGACGCTCCTCGGCCAGGGCCGCCTCGTGCTCGCGGTTCTTCAGGATCATGTCGGCCTCGTGCTGCTCGGCGGTCGCCTCGGCGTCGGCCCGCGTGAGGCGGGACTTCCGCTTCTTCGCCGCCATCTGGGCCTTCTCCTCGTCCGTCAGGTCCGTCGGGTCCTTCAGGCCGTTCAGCGCCATCGTCCACGTGAGCTTCGTGAAGACCGGGAGCACCGCCGCGAAGGCCGCCGCACCGCCGCCGATCGTCGTTCCGTGGTAGCCGAGCAGGGCCGCGACGAACAGGGCCTCGACCCACCCGATGACCGGGAGGAAGTCGAAGGGCTTCTTCCGCCTGGGCAGCTTGCCCATCAGCTTCTGACCCTGGTACTGGGCCACCATCGTCGCGCTCCAGACGACGTCCATCGTCGCGGCGGCCGAGAGGGAGATCAGGCTGAGCCCGCCCAGCTTGTCGATGGTGAGCGCGTCGACCTTGTACAGGTCGATGAAGGACCAGGTGCTCCAGGCGAGGGAGCCGATCGAGAGGATGCTCGCCATCAGAACCAGAACGGAGAAACGCTTCGGTCCGTCCTCGTCGGTGTCGACCTTCGCGACCTTCTCGGTGTTTTCCGTCGTGTCCATGTCTGGGTTTCTCCCTTTCCGAAAACCCCCCGGTTTCTGAAACCTCGCTTGGGGGCGTTACGCATGACTGTGCCAGCGTGGCCTAGGCCGTGTCAAGCGAACCTGGGCCGGATCCCGGAAGTAGTCCGTTCTGTCCGAATTCACTGGGATTCGAGAACGATGCCACGAACTGCCGCCCCACCATGTCCCCATTCGTCCGATTCGAGTGGAGAAGGACCACCCTTCGTTCGGCCTCTTCCGGAGGGGCGGCAGCTCTTCCGCGCTTCAGGAAGAACGGGATCCACGGAAGAGGCCACGAAGGAAGCCCTTCCGCTCGCTGCGATGCCGTCCGGAAGGGGCGGGAACCTCGCCGGAAACCTGGTGACCAGCACCATCGGGATCGTCTGCCTCGATTCGTCCGGTTTCGTCTTCCAGAACCCACTCGGAAGGCGGTTCGATCGCGGTCATGTTCAGCACGTAGACGTTCGCCCCGCGAAGCCCGGTGGAAGAGAAGCCCGGCTCCGTACGCAGCAGTCCGTTCCGGGTGAGTTCGGCCCTGGCCCGCACCAGGGCGCCCTGGGTCAGTCCGCTGTCCTTGAGGAGGGCGGATGTCGCCACCTGGGCCCGCCCGATTTCGTTCACGTGCTTCAGTAGGGCATCCAGCAGCTTTCCTGCCTCGTGGCCCAGTGCGCTTCGGTCGTAGGCGTTCTCGCTCATGCCGTCACCTTTCCAGTGGTCCGTGTCGGGCATCAGCGTACGGCGAAGGGCCGCCAGAACATCGTCTGGCGGCCCTTCAGGTAGGCCATCTCTGGTGGCCTGGTCACCCAGCCCAGGGGTCGTCGTTCAGGTCGCTCAGCCAGCGGCCCACCGTGGAGGCGTCCACGCCGAGGACACGGGCGCCTTCGGCGCGGCTCAGGTGCCCCTGCTGAATCTCTCCGTGCAGCCACGCGATGACGGCCGAGCGGGCTTCCTCCTTCTCCTCGGGCGTGAAGCCGGACTTCGGCGCCTGGGAGGCGTGGTACGTGAGCACGACCATCGGGTGACGGCCGACCGGAACCTGGGGCGTCTCGCGCCCCGCTTCTGCGGCCTCCTGGAGAACGGGAACCAGCTCGGGTGCCGCCTCTTCCTGGACGGGCTCCACGTCCGCCCCTGCGACCTCCGCTGCGGGCTCGATGTCGGGCGCCACCACCCACCAGTCCTCGTGCTCCGGATCGCTGCTGGCCGGGTAGGGCCCGGCCTGGGCGAACTGGACCTGCAACTCCCCCTGCAAGGGTTGCCGCACGATCTCCTTCTCCAGGCTGACCTGCACGGATTCCCTTGCATCGGGGGCCTCGTGCAAGGCCGTCTGCACGGAGGTCCGCAAGGGGGTGGTGGGAGCGTCCGGGATCAGTCCGTGATCACTCTCGGTGACACCCGAAACGTCCACGTTCGTCCACCCCGAAGTGGCCTGCTGCATGGGTTCCTGCATGTCGGGCACAGGCTCCTTGATCAGCGAGTATGCCGGTTCTTTGGCGGCCTCCTGCGAGGTCTCGGTCCGGAAGTCGTCGGCGATCGAGGCGACGGCCTCGAACGACTGGCCCGACTTGTCCTGGTCTGCGACATCCGAAGTGGCCTGCTGCATGACCTGCGGCAACACCGTCGTAGGTGCCTCCGAGGCAGTTACGACACGGGTTTCCGCCTCGGACGAGATGGCCTGCTGCACCGGCTCCTGCAAATCCGACTGTTCGAATCGAGCAGTTTCGACCGAATCTTCCGAATCGTCCCCACCGTCTTCGGCTTCTTCGCCGGAATCCGAGTCTTCGACCTGCGGGTTTTCGAGGATCTGGGTGGGGCTCTCCGGCGAGGGGTCGACGAGCGTCTCCTTCTCGCCATCCTCACTTTCCGTGTCCCCTTCCGTCTCGCCGTTCTCGGTGGCCCACGGCTCCTCGCGGCCCAGCTTCCGCTCGCGCGCGGAGAACACGGCCAGCCCGATCACGGTGAGGAGGATGGCCGCTCCCAGCGCCTGCGGAACGCTCGTCGAGTGGCCGCCCCTCTCCGGGCCCCCGGTCGCCGCACTCAGGACCACCCACACCGGGATGAGCACGATGAACGCCCGGCCGCCCTTGGCCCACACCGAGCGGTGCTCGCCGTTCTCGTCCAGCTCCAGGACCCAGTTCTTGCTTCCGTGCAGCCCCCTGCGGAACATCCTGCCCAGCCCCTTGGAGCCGTTCTGGACCTCCATCGACTGCCTGATTCCCGCCGCTTGCGGGACCTTCACGCGGATCGCCATGACCTCCTCATCTCCTCTCCGAGTGGCCCGCCGGAGCCGTTCCGGCGGGCCGTTTCCACTGCTTCTCGCAGGCCACTTTTTCAGCGTTCCTGGACCCACTTCTTGGGGTCGTTGTGCTCCTCCCAGGAGGGGACCACGATGCGGTCCCCGTACCTGGTGTACCCGATGTGCGTACCCGGCGGGATGAGCCGGTTGCCCGCCGACAGGCCGCCACAGGAGAGGCAGGGATCGCCCTCCAGGCGGCCGTGTTCGCAGCGGTGCAGGTCGAGCAGGAGCTTGGCCAGACGGCTCGTCTCGACCTCCTGCGGGGTCGGCCGGTCAGCCATGAACGGCTTCCGTGGTCCGCTCCGAAACGGGCGAATCGGTGCGAACTCCCTTGAATTCCGTGCAGGCGCAGGTCCCCCGCCCCTGGGCCAGCTTGTGACGGCACGCCGTCTTGGTACCCCGGACGTGCGTACCGGTGTGCTCGTGCCGGGGGTGGCCGCAGCCACTGGGACCCGTGCACAGCTCCTTGTCGTAGAGGCTCATCGCTCCTCCTCGTTCCTGCTGGTCAGCGCTTCTGCGCCATCTCGTTCAGCGTTGCCGACAGCTTCGCATTCAGATCCAGCGCCTGCTCGTACGTCAGCTCGGCGAAGATGCCCGGGTCGTCGGACTCCTCTATCTGCTTCTCCGACAGGGGTACGTGCATCCGGGTGCCGAACCCCGTCTCCACGGGGCCGAGGCCACCGATCCTCACGTAGCTGCCCGGGGTCCAGCTCTCGCGGACCTGGAGCCGGGCACCCTTGTCGGCCTCGCTCAGGTTCTTCAGGGCCTTGATCTCGCTCACGCCTTCTCCTCGTCCGACCAGGTGTTTCCCTGGTAGTCCTTGTGCTCCGTGGCCGGGTGGTGCCCCTTGGGCTCCTCGCACTGCCACGGATTCACGGGGTGCTCGCCGTCGCACTTCTCGACGTTGCCGTGCTCGGCCATGGCCTCACGGATGATCGAGTCCTCGTCGAGGCCACCGACCCCATAGCCCTCGGGGTCCCAGCTCTCGGCCTTGAGCGCCTTGATGAGGGCGGAGACCAGCTCGGTGCCGGAGATCTCGCCCTCCTCGCGCTGTTCGATGGCCTCGGACACCGTCTCGAAGATCCGGGTTCCGCCGGTCCAGCTCACGCTTTACTCCCTTCCGAAGGTTCTTACGAGGGTTCGCCCTGGAATCCAAGGCGAACCCTCATCGTCATACCGTCTCTACGCGGGTGACGTGGGTGTAGACAGCCTGGTAGATCTCACGGACGTCCTCGGCGTCCACGTCGTCGAGTTCCACCAGGACGGTGTGGTGCTCGCCCGTCACGTCGGTGCACGGCAGGCCGTTCACCGGGCACGGGCCGGTCTTCTTGTCGCGTGGGTTGTGCTCCGGGTTCTTCGGGAGCTTGACCGTGACCAGGTACTTCGCCATCAGCCGTTGATCCTTCCGAGGTAGACCTTCCGGCCGCCGTACTTGTACTCGGAGACGGGGGCGACGACGACCTTGTACCCCCGGTAGGAGCCGGAGTTGGCGTTCAGGATCTTGTCGCCGCCGACATAGATGCCCACGTGCTTGATGTTCGAGGATGAGGTGCCGAAGAAGACCAGGTCGCCCTTCGCACGCTTGCTCCAGGAGAGCTTCGAGGACTTGTTGTACTGGCCCTGAGCGGTGCGCGGGAGCGTCTTGCCGTTCTTCTTGTACGAGTAGTACGTGAGGCCCGAGCAGTCGAAGGCGTTCGGACCGGCGGCGCCGCCCTTGTAGGGGTCCCCCTTCTGGGCGGTGGCCGTACTCAGGGCCTTCGTGCGTATCGGGGTCGCCGCACTGGAGCTGGGGGCCACGGTCAGCACCAGCCCTCCCGCGAGCGCGGTGGACAGGGCGACGGTCGTGAGCTTCTGCATGGTGCGATCTCCTTGGATTCCGAGGTTCTTCCGGATGTTCGGGCTGGAATTCGAGCCGAACTACCAGCTCATTCCTTCGGGGCTGAAGTAGACGGGGATGCCTGCCGCTCGCGCCTTGTCCACGCAGTCAGCGGTGCCATGCGTGGGGTGCTCGCCGGGCAGGCACCAGGGGGCGTTCTTGCGGCAGGGGAGCGCCCAGGCCATCAGGGCGTCCATACCGGCGTCGACCATCTCCTGGTTGCGCAGGAAGCCAGCCTGGTTGCCGTGGCGCCCCCAGTCGGCCGGGTGCGGGTCCTCAAGGACCAGGTGGTCCGGGAGCCGGGCCGTCCAGTCGCTGACGTGCCGGTCGACCCCCCGCTTGGCCTTGCCGTTTCTCACGAGCAGCCGCTTGCGGTGCCGCAGCATCTGCGTGAGCGGGATCCATACGGACGACCTGGTGGCCCAGTCCCTGGACCCGGCCACCCCCAGAACGAATCGGGGGTTGGCGCTCAACCATGCTGCCAGTTCGGCATCTTGGGCGTTCACGTGCCTCCTCTCGAACGGCCTAGGCCGATCCTACCCGATGGCCTACTTCTCAGGTAGGCCACTTCATGAGGAGGTTTGTCCAGATTCGTGGCGATTCCTGCTCTGTACGAATCACTGCGAACTCCTGCGAATCGGGCATACCGGACCACTTTTTATGGATCTCCGACACGCTACAGCAGGGCAGAACTGGTCAATCTGGACAGTCCGAATCACCCTATTCGCCTGATTCGTCGACTACCGTTCGGTAACTTTTCTTCCGAGATTCGGGCGCCTTCCGGGCCTGTTCTTGTTACTTCTCGGTAGCTTCTCTTCGGGTTCGGGCCGAAGGAAAGTTACTGAACGGTAGGCGGATGACACGCGAAAGGCCCGCCGGTCTCCCAGCGGGCCTCGTTCAGCCGTACGCGATCCAGTCGGGGATTACTGTCGGCTGGATGACGGACTCCTCCACCATGAACCCGAAGTCGTCACGGCGGATCCTGCCGTCCTCGGTGCGCATGAACCGGTCGATGTGGACACCTTCCTCGTCCCGCCAGATCTCGGGCCACAACGGCACGTCCGTCGGGTCCACCCCGCACGAGGCGAGCATGGCGAGTACGTCAGCTCTCCGCTTCTCCAGGAGGGCGCGAGCCGCATCGGAGATCCAGGCCCGGTATCGCGTTCTCAGATCGTTCCTCATCCGCTCCCTTTCATGCCGAAGAGGGGCACGGCATCGAGCCGTGCCCCTCCAGGGTTTCTCAGTTGAACTGCACTTCGGTTCCGTCGGGCCACATGAAGCGGGCCTTCTCCTTGCGTACGCCGTCCTTGTCGGCGACGACGCGCCAGATGTCACCGGCCCACTCGCCGTCGACCACCATCACGCCCTGAACCGTTCTGCCGATCTCGGCCATCTCGGCGACCAGCTTCTTCACGTCCTTCTCCAGGTCGCGGCAGTCGAAGGACTCGCGCCACGGGATGGCTGCGTTCGACGTGAAGATGGTGGAGATGCCGGTGTCGGTCTCCTCTTCGGAACGTTCCACGCTCAGGACCACACTCGGGTCGTCGCGGGAGTCCGGCTTGTTGTCCAGGTAGAACCGGCTGTCCTTGATCTCCGACCACGGAAGCGGCGGATCGATCGTGAACACCCCGCTCACCGATCCGGTGTAGTTCAACGCCTTCCCCTCTCCCTCAGAAACAGGAACACGCGAGCGGCCACCCCGGAACCAGCCAGGGTGGCCACCCACTCGATCGCGTACGACATCAGCCTTTGGTGCACAGCGGGAAGAGCTTGCTCTTCTTCCCGGCCGGGATCTTGGCCTTCAGGCAGTTGTCGTAGTCGACCTTCCGCACGTCCTGCTCGTACAGGTTGCCGTCGTCGGCCAGGACGAAGATCTCGTACTCCGTCTCGCAGCCCTTCGGCTTGAACTTGTACTTCAGCTTGGGGAGCTTCTTGCTCTTCAGCTTCTCCGGCTTCTCCGGCTTCTTCTTCAGCTTGACGCCCTTGTTCTTGACCGACGGCGTGGGCGAAGGGCTGGAGCTGCGCTGCGTCGTTCCGGAGCCGGTCGACGGCGCCTTGGAGGGGGGGGCCGAAGCAGCATTCGACGGCGCCTTGGACGTGGTGGTGCCGGAAGCCCGGTTCTGCTGCTGCCGGTTGTTCGTGGTGGTGGTGTTGTTGGAGCTGGAGCTGCTGCTGTCCGAGTTGGACGAGCTGCCGGAGTTCTTGCTGCTGCTCTTGCTGCCGCCACCCTTGCCGGTCACGAACGCAACGGCGTCCATGGACAGCTCGTTGGGGCAGTCGTAGTCGACCTGCTGTCCCTGCACGAGGCCGGAAACCTTGTAGTCGTAGGTCTCCGTACCACACGCGGAGACGGCCAGGATGATGCCAGCGGCCCCAGATGCGATCTTCACGGTCTTCTTGTTCACGGTCAATCCCCTTTCCTGGAAACAGTATTGCAGGAAAGTGGGAAGTTGTCGAGTCGCTTCTTCGTAGATCCGTGCGAAGCTATCCCTGTCACACGGAAGGAGGAACCCGTGTCTGCACCGATGAGCGCAGCCAGGTTTCTGGCCGCTCTGAAGGCCGAAGGTGTCGACGTCGTCGAGGTCGGCGACTGGGAGCACCACAACCGCAACAGCAAGGGTGCATGGGGTCCCGTGCACGGCGTGATGATCCACCACACCGTGACCAGCGGCACCCAGAACACCGTCAACATCGTCAAGAACGGGTACTCGGGACTGCCCGGCCCGCTCTGTCACGGCATGATCGCCAAGAGCGGCAAGGTCTACCTGGTTGGCTACGGCCGTGCCAACCACGCGGGCCTGGGCGACGACGACGTGCTGCGCGCCGTCATCAACGAGACCGACGCACCGGCCGACAACGAGGCCAACACCGACGGCAACAGGGCCTTCTACGGCTTCGAGTGCGAGAACAAGGGCGACGGCAAGGACCCCTGGCCCGCAGCCCAGCTCGAAGCCATCGAGCGTGTCTCCGCAGCCATCTGCCGGGCGCACGGCTGGGGCCCCCTGTCGGTCATCGGCCACCTGGAGTGGCAGCCGGGCAAGGTGGACCCGCGCGGGTTCACGATGGACTCGATGCGCAGCCGCATCAGGGCCCGCCTGGCGGTCAACCCGAGCAAGCCGACCCCGCCGCCCTCGACGGGCACCACCTACACGGTGAAGCCCGGTGACACCCTGAGCGGCATCGCGAAGGCCCTCGGCGTGACGGTCGATGCCCTCTTCCAGGCGAACCGGGACAGGATCAAGGACAAGGACGAGATCTTCCCCGGTCAGGAGCTGGTCGTCCCGAAGGGGTCCGGGCTGCCGAAGCCGGTCAAGCCGAAGGTGGACCTGTCGCAGCTCGTCGCGGCTGCCCGCTCGAACCCGAAGGCTTCCGGCCAGCCGGTCACCTACGCGGGCGTCAAGACGGTCGAGGCCGCCCTGGTGGACGAAGGGCTCCTGTCCAAGACGTACTCGGACGGGCACTACGGAACCACCACCGTGAGCGCATACGCCGCCTGGCAGAGGCGCTGCGGGTACACCGGAAGTGACGCCGATGGCATCCCCGGAAAGTCGAGTCTCACTAGGCTCGGCGACAAGCACGGTTTCACTGTCGTCGCGTGACCACGAAAGGTGGCCAAATGCGTATCTTCGGTCGTGAGCCGGTGTACATCCTGGCTTTCGTCGCCGTCGCCCTGAAGCTGGGGTCGGCGTACGGGCTGGATGTCTCCGATGAAATGCAGGGCGCCATCATGGCGTTCCTGAGCCTGGTGGTCGCGCTCGTCGAGGCGGTCGTCCTGAAGACCGGTGCCGTCGGCGCCGCCGTGATCAACCTGGCACAGGGTGCCCTGGCCCTCTTCCTCGCCTTCGGGCTGGACATGAGCGCAGAGCAGCAGGCCCTGTGGATGCTGATCGTCGAGAGTGCGGTCGCGCTGTGGCTGCGTGAGAAGGTCACGGCACCGGTCGTCTCCGTACCGATCGAACAGAAGGCGCCCGCCGCCCTCAGCCGGGCGGCCTGATGGCCACGGCGATCCGGCGGCTGTACAAGAGGCTGGGTCGCCGTGGCACCGCACTCGTACTCCTGGGCCTGGGCAAGGTGTGCTTCGGCCTGGGGTACGCCCTCGATCCGGGCCCGAGCCCGGCAGGTCTGGGGCTCCTCGACAGGCATGGCGGCGTTCAGTGCTGGTCGTCGGTCTGGATCATCTGCGGCGCCATCACCTTCGGGTGTGCCTGGCTCCGCATCGGGAGGGATTGGCTCGGTTTCTTCACCGCGCTGACCCCTCCCCTGGTGTGGGGTTCCACGTTCCTCTGGAGTGCGGTCTCCGGCGAATATCCCAGAGGGTTCGCCCTCGCCGTGTGGTACGCGATAAGCCACATCGGCATCATCCTGTGGGCTGCGGCGGTACCCGAGTACTCCGTGCCCCGCCAGACCCTCCAGAAGGAGCGAAGATGAGCGAAAACTGGGGGGCTGTCCTGCCCGTCGTCGGGGCCGTCCTGGGAGCAGTCGCGCTCCTCGGTTCTGGCCTTTTTGCCGCCCGCGCAACCAAGGCGGCAGCCAAGATGACCGCCGAGGCCCAGCGGGCGACCGCCCTGGCCAACGCGGAACCGGCTCAGCGGCAGCAGGATCTGGCGACGTTCCGGGAGATCCGGGACGGCCTCGAACGGAAGCTGGAGCGGCACGAGGGGCGCATCGACAGCCTCACGTCGCTGGTCCGGGCGTTCTCCTGGTACGTCTCGGAGCTGACCGGACAGATGCGCTCGCACGGCATCGAGCCCCCGGCTCCGCCGGAGAGGATCGTCGAGTACAACCGCAACGGAACCTGACGAAGGGCCCGGCCGGGGGAGGTCGGGCCCTTCTGAGTTCAGCGCCTGCGCAGGGCTCCGCCGTTCACGATGGAGCCACGGGGGAGACCTGACTCGCCCGGCTTGCCGTCGTTCATGCGGAGGTACCCCTTCACACCGGAGCCGCCCGACGCGGTGCTCCCCGGGACGGTCCGCCGATCGCCCCAGGGCAAGTCGGGGAACTCGGTCCGGGCCTTGGCCAGGCGCCCGCTGACCGTCTGCGGGGAGCAGTCGAACGCGATGGAGAGGTCAAGCTGGGATTCCCCGGCCAGCCATCGTTCCGCGAGCACGCGGTTGTCGATGTCCGGCCTCTTCACTCGTCCGTCCACTGCACCCCCTTTGCCCACCCCGCCTTGTGCTCCCTGAGTTCGGTGGTCAGGGACGGGTTCACAATTCTCAGGATCTCGTAGATGTCCGAGGCGTGCAGGTGCGGCCACATCATCTGCCGGGCTTCTCGGTACTTGCCCTCCAGGCGCTCTCGGGTGGCTCCGTCGAGGTGCTTGAGGCGGTCAGGCAGGGAATTGTGGGCGTTGTCGCTGGTCTTCACCAGCATGGCCGCGTAGCCGCCCGCGATGACCCGCTCGATCTGCTCGCGCTTTGTCGAGCCCGGCACCTTCGTGACTGCGTCGATGATCTCCAGGGAGATCTCGGTGACGCCTGCCGCTCGCAGTGATTCCAGAGTCTCACTGGTGTCCTCGACGACGTCGTGCAGCACTCCGGCAACCCGAATGGGCTCGGAGAAAGACGCGAGACCGGCGGAGACCGCTCGCACATGCTCGATGTACGGCACCCCGTTCTTGTCGAACTGATCCTTGTGTGCCTTGGTCGCGATGATGTCGGCCTCCCAGGTGCGCATTACACATTCTCCTTTTCCGAGTCGTCCCGGTAGATCGATTTCATCCGGGCTCGCTTTTCCAGGTTGTTCACGTAAACCTCGTCGTCGATCGTGCCGACGGACGTGAAACGCCAGCGCTGTACCGGCGATGTCTGACCGGGTCGGTGCAGGCGCCCCTCCGCCTGTTCGTTCATCACGTTGTCCTCGGTGTACGAAACGATCGCCTCGTACCGGCAGACGTCCTTCAGCCAGTCGACGCCCTCCGACAGGGACTGAAGCTGGGCGATCAGCACCCGCCACTGCGTGCCGAAGCCGGATTCAATCTGCTTCCGCTTGGCCGCCGTGGTCTTCATCGTCCAGGCAACGGACTGCGCCCCGAGCGCCTTCTCCGCCATCCGGGCCCAGCGCGCCGAGTGCGTCCACACCAGCAAGGGCTCCTCCGGCGGCAGGTCGGCGAGGAGGTCGATCAGGGCCGTCAGCTTCGGCTGCGGGGCGTTCTCCTCGTAGGACACCTCCAGCTTGTCGACCGCGTAGGACACATGGATCTTGAGCTGGCCCGTCTCCTCGTCGGTCTTCTCCTCCAGCACCTTGAGGTCGTACACCTTGGCGTCCATGCGCAGCTCGAAGTGCTTCTGCGGGGTCACCCAGCTCTTCTTCCGGGTGGTCACCTCATCGGCCCGGAGAGTCCCGAGTGCCGCCTGCCGCAGGCGGGTGCGCTGCTCGACAGGGAGCGGAGCCGCAACGGGCTGCTCGGCCAGCCACGCCAGCGACTGGCTTTCGAAGTCGCGGTACTGCTCAAGCTGCTCCGTGCCGAGCTGGACAAGGATCTCCCGCTCGATGACTGGGGGGAGCTGGTCGACGACCTCTTCCGTGCGGTACCGGACCACGGCCGGGATGTCGCGCCAGACGCCGCCGGGAACAAGCTCGTCCCCGACGGTCTCCACCTCGACCTTCTTGCCCGCCTTGTAGTAGCTCTTGTCGTCCATGTGGAAGTGCCTGCGGGCCCAGTCGCGGAACGCCGGATACCTCTCGGGCCACACCAGGTTGAGCGGCGTCCACAGGCCCTCCGGCTTGTTGCCGCCCGGAGTCGCCGACAGGAGCAGCCAGCGGTCTGCCTTGATGCACTTCAGGACGTGCCGGGGAACACCGTGCCTGTTCACCATCCGGTGTGACTCGTCGAGGATGACGAGATCCCAGGTACCGGTCCTGGTCCACGGCGGGACGGTGCCCTCCTTCATCGCCTTCAGGGCCGCCGCCTTGGTGGCCTTGGGCTCCTTGGCCAGAGCGTTGCGTCCATTGGATGCCCGGCGCCGGATGTCCTCCGGGATGCCGCCGTGCATGGCGTTCCAGCCGATGATGAAGACGCCGGGCGGCTTGGTGCGGGAGGTCAGTGCCGACCAGTTCTCGGTGTCCTTGCGATGCGTGCCGAGCAGCCGGGTGAGGCCCTTCTCGGCGAGCGATGGGAACTGCTCCTCGAAGGTGCGCTGCCACTGGCCGAGGGTGTTGATCGGGGCGACGACGAGAACGCGAGGCATGCGGCCGAGCTTGAGCAGGCGTACCGCCTCGACGCTGGTGACGGTCTTACCGGCACCGAGGCCGGAGGCGTTGATGCCACCTCCGGCCAGGATGCGCCGCGTCTCCTCCTGGTAGGGACGCAGGGTTTTCACGCGCGCTTCTCCAGTTCGTTGACCGGTGCCTGGCCCTTCTGCCGCAGGTGCGCCTTCATGACGGTGGCGGCCACGGACTCGCTCACGTAGGTGTCGTTGGGCACGTCGCCGCTCAGGTCCACCCACGAGTAGCCGTCGTGGCTGTACTCCGCCTCGGGGTCGCGAGGGACGTGGAACGTCCAGCCGACGACGCGCTTCGCCATCGGAAGGCCCGACGTGACGGGGCGGAAACCGCTCGCCCTGGGGTGGACCTTGGTCGCGTCCTCTTCGTGCTTCAGCACGGCTTCTCCTCCTGGTCTGCCGCCCGGCGGCGGGCGACTTCCTTGTAGGCGGCGCGCACCACCGCGTCGCCCCAGTCTTCCCTGATCGTTCGGATCGCCTGGTTCAGGCGGTCGCGCAGCTCGATGACCGCTTCCAGGTTCAGGTGCGGGTCGGGGCTGCCGTGATCACCCTTCTCGAAGTAGAGCCGCAGGTGCGGGTTCTCGGCGGCCGACGAGTCCTGAACGGTGAGCTTGCCGCCGTCACGCATGACGACCTTGCTGCCGCCGTACATCCGCAGGCCCCGGCCTCCGCCCATGTCGGAGGGTTCCTTCAGAGGCATGCGAACACCGCCGCAGACTCGGCGTCACCCGCGAGGCCGAGGTCGCCCGCCATGTCGGCGAGGTCGTACGGCCACATCTTGTTGGTGTACGTGATGACGACCGTGTCCCCGTCACGCTGGACGGAGTTCTTTCCGCGCCGCTCGGCGGGAACCTCCTCAGCCCTTCTCACGACCTCCTTGGCCGATTCCTCGTCCAGGCACACCAGCCGGACTTCCGGCAGCTTCTCACCCTCCATGGGCCTGCATCCTTTCCGCGTCGCGCAGCTTCCAGCTCAGGAACGCCACGGCCCCCTGCCGGGCGACCGCGTCCTCCATCGTGTGCGAGCTTTCACCCTCGGCTTCAGCCAGGAGTTCTCGTATGACCCTGATGCGTTCCGGGTCGCTTTCCGTTTCGGCCATGGCGTTCCTTTCTCGCTGAGCGCCCAGCCTATTTCTAGCCGATCTGACTCAGCATCCCTGCGGTGCCCTTAACCGCGTCAAGAGCAACCTGACCGGTGTTCGTTCCTGCGATGAGAAGCCCGAAAACCAGCACCAGAACTGCCGTGACTTGCACACTGCCCGAGCTGCGCGGCTCCGACGAAGGGCGGAGGCGGAAGAACAGGACGATCGCGAGAAGTACCGCCAGGTCGATGTGGATGTTCATGGCCCCTCCTCGGGGCTACCGGCTCAGGACCGCCCTCACCCAGGAGGGCGAGAAGCAGTGGGACGGATGGTTGAACCCGATGCCGCAGCAGGTGCACAGCCGCAACCCGATGAACCAGTGCGAAACCTGCGGGGGCCGGGTGTCGGCCGACTCACAGTGATCCGCTTCGACCTGCCCGCAGTTCGGGAAGAGGCAGTGGACTTCACCACGGAAGACGTGGTCCACGATCAGCTTCAGTGCCACCTGCGCCGCACCTCCTCGATCAGCGGGAAAGTCTCGGGCGAGGTCATCATCTGGTGCGCATGAGCCACGCAACGTTCCAGGCTCTCGATCTTGTTTCCCTTGGACACAGCCAGGACGAACGGGGCCGCAAGTCCGCAGGGACCGAGCACCTTGTCGCCGAAGGCTTCGGTGAGTGCCGCCTTGCAGGTGCCGCCACGGTTGGACGTGGTGGCCACCCACTCGGTGACGAACTTCGGTATGGGGCGCACCTCGACCGCCGGGATTTCCAGGTGATCGCCCCACGTGTCGACGTGAACCTCGGAGGTGTTCGGCTCCAGGTAGGACGCCTTCCAGTAACGGCCCTCATCCTGGAAGACGACGGACCACAGGGAGCCGTACTCCTGATGCTCAACGAACTCGCGATGCACGACGAGCTTGCTCATCCCCTCGACGGCGATGTGGTGACGTTCCAGCCACTCGACCGGGAAGATGCGGACGTTCGGCTTCATCCCTTGCGCTCCGGCATCGCGTTCGACACGGCGATGGCGGCACGGTTCATGGTGCGCCGGACCGGGCCGACCTTCATGCCGCCGATGCCCATCGTGGCGATGACACCGGCAGCCGCGACACCGGCCTCGGGGGATCCCGTGACCGCCGCCGCTGTGGCGCCGAGCACCCCGGCGACCGTGATGGACGTGACGTCGTGAACCACCAGGTGGTCGTCCACGTCCTCGATCGGCTTCACTTCTCCTGCTCCCTTCCGTTGGCGATTTTCTCGATCGCCCGATTCAGCCAGTCGGTGTTCACGTACACCACGTAGAACGCGGCCAGGTAGGCGGTGAAGATCCACGGCCCGACCGGTTCCCCGAGCGGGATGGCGACACCGAATGCGATGCCGACCGACAGGACCATCGCCACCGCGATGTAGCGCAGCTCGTGGGCCTTCATCGCCGCACCCACGCCCTCTGTGAGGTGCTGAGCAGCACCATCCAGCAGGCGAAGACCCACACCAGCGCCATGAAGAATCCAGTCTCCTCATTGATCCAGAGGGCGGGGCCCATCACGGCGGCCATCTTGAGCAGGTGCGCCATCACGTTCCCTCGGAGTCGAAGAGGGCACCCTGGTCCTGGTGACCGCCGGGCGGCTGCCCTCCGTTGTCGATGAGGGCCCAGTGCGCCGCAGGGTCGCTCAGTCCGAGCCGGTGTGCCAGCCACTCACGCAGCAGCGGGAGCTGGTCGCCGGTCCAGGCCGAGTTCTCCTGGCGGGGCCGGTCGCCGTAGCGCACGGAGGCTGCGGGCATGGGGAAGGCCGCCGTCGGCCGGTCGACCCAGTTGGTGACGGTCGACTTGCTGACGCCGAGGTGCTTCCCCACGTAGGTGGTGTCGTAGAAGGTCTGCACGTGCTTCCCCTTTCGGCCTAGGCCAGCTTAGCACAGACGTGGGCCGGTTGACCTCAACCTCGTTGGAATTCCTCGGCGTTGAGCAGGCTGCGATCGAGCAGTTCGGCCACCTGGCGCAGCGTCTCGGTGGAGTACCGGTCCAGGCCGTCTTTCCCGTGGCCGACGATCCGGGCTTCGATCCCCAGATCGCGCAGACGGGACTTCACGCTCGCCCGGATCTGCTCATTGGCTACCTCGGTCAGCGTCTTGAAGTACTGGTGGTAGGCGCCCTGCTGGGCAGACCGGTCCTCCTTGCTGAAGGGGACCGGCTTGAAACCGTAGGCCGACTCGATGAAGATCCGCTTCGTGCCAATGCTCGTGACGGCCAGCTCGCGCTGACTGTTTCCGTCGAACACGACAACCTTGCTTCCGACCGTCAGAACCTCTCCGCCGGTCTCGAACGAATTCGCCATTCGTCTCTCCTGCCTTTCCTCAACTTATCCAATCTTAGCGGAAGTTGAGGGGCATGGAAACACGAAGGCCCCCTCCGGCGGGGAGGGGGCCTTGTGCCCTACGTCACTGCATCCACGGCCTTCTGGTTGTGAGCTTCCAGACTCTTCCCATGGGAAGAGTCTAACTTACTGCATCCACGGCCACGGGGAGTTACGCCCCTGCTCCATCAGGTCGATCAGGGAGAACGACGCATCCGACAGGCCGCCGAAGCAGTTTCGGTTCGTGCCGCCGGTCTCCAGGATCGAGGCCGAGTAGCCCGCCATGTTCCACAGGTAGACCGGGACCGTCTTCGGGATCAGGTCGTCGATCTTCGTCTCGGGCATCCCCCCGTTGCGGCCCATGTTCGACGGCAGCATGCCCGGCTGGGACTGCTCGTCGGTCACGATGACCACGCGGGTGTAGTCGGCCGTGAAGTTGTCCTTCACGGCACGCGGGATGTCCGTACCACTGATCGGCTCGCCGAAGCTCTCGACCACCTTCAGGACGCTGGCGCCGCGCGGGACGTTGACCCGGCGCGACCCCGGGGCGTTGCGGTCCCAGCCGTTCCACGACCAGCCGGTGCTGCCACCGAACTCGACCAGCGTCGCGTCCTGCGCCTTCACCGCCAGGCACGCCCCGAAGAGCGCAGCCTGGTCGGCCAGGGTGATGTCCCCCTTGTGCGGGGTGGACCCCTGGTACCCCGGGAACATGCTCGGCGAGCGGTCCACGAGGATGAGCGTCTTGCCGCGCAGGGCCGGGACCAGCTCCAGCGAAGCAGTCAGGCCACGTTCCAGGGTGTTCCCCCAGCGCAGCGACGGGGCCGCGCGGTAGGCCGACAGGAAGCGGTACGGGAAGAGCCGGGCCTTCCGCACCCGCTCACCGTCCGAGAGCACCTTGGCCACGATGTCGGCCGACGCGTCGGAGATGCCCTCCTCGTCGAAGTTGCGCAGGTTCTTGATCAGCGCGCCCGGCGCCATGGTCGGGATCATCGCCTCCCACAGCAGCTTCTTCTCGATCTTGCCACCCAGCTCGGACAGGACGTCCTCCCAGGTGAGACCGGCGTCCTTGAGCACCTGCGGCGCGATGAGGCCCGAGCCGTAGATGTACTCCGCCGACGCCTTCTTCGGGACGCTGGCCGCCACCTGCCGCCACTCACGCTGGTTGCGCGTCATCGACAGGCTCGGCGTGATCGCGCCGCCGTGGCCGTGGCGCCGGTCGAGGATCAGCCGGAACAGGTCCGACTGCCACTGGGCGCTCGGCACCGGGTGGACGATGTCGATCACGTCGGCGAAGCGGATGCCGCGCTTCGGCGAGTCCCACTTGCCGTACGCGTACTCGGTGTACAGGCGGCTGACGGCCCGCGCCACGCCTCGCTTGACGGCCTTGTAGCGCTTCGGCCACGCCTTGCCCACGATCATGAACCAGTACGCCAGGAACTCGCCCGGCTCGTCGGCACGCTGGAGCACGCCGTCGACCATGTCCTCGACACCGTCGTAGCGGTGCGCGTCGCAGAGCGCCTTGGCTGTCTCGGCCGCGCCGAGGACGGAGGCGGCGCGCATGTAGCCGTCCTGCCGCAGCCACGGGAGCATGCTGGTGACGTGCCCCTGCTCCAGGAGGGCCACCTGCTGGAGCAGGTCGACGTACCGCTCGTTGCGGTCCTTGGCGCGCTCGTAGAACGCGTCCTTGCCGACGAGGTTGGAGACCGAGAGCAGGTAGAGGTCCGACAGCGGGCTGCGGGTGAAGCCGCTCGCGCCCTCGAACGTCTTGGTCGTGCCCTCCGTCGCCACCTTCGAGGTGATGCGCGGCTTCGTCGTCGGCTTGTTGAACGTTGCCATGACCCTTCTTCCCTTTCCATGAAAATGCGAAAACCCCCTGTCCCGGGTGGGAGCAGGGGGCGCATCTCGATGTATGTGTGGGGTGCCCGGCCAACAGATAGGCCCCGGTGGTTCTTTCGAACCTTCCTCGACCGACGCTCTGCCAATTGAGCTACCCACGAGAAGCCTCGCAGGTCAGGACTCGAACCTGAAACATTCGGTTCCACTGTGAAGTAACCGTTGCCAAGACGCTCCGGGCACCTCACCCACACATCGAGTAACAGAAGATCCAGAGGAGTCACCGGCCAACAATGCGAGCCCCGGTGTCTGCCAGTTATGCCAGGTGTCGGCAGCGACGGGATTCGAACCCACCCTCAGTTTCTTTTTCCAGAAGAAGTAACCGTTGCTCAAAACGCTCCGGTAACCCTTCTGGATCTTCTGTTATGCGCCCCGGCCAACAAGATGGCGCCCGGTGTGCTCTCCGCATGATGAAGTAACCGTTCGCACTAACGCTCCGGGGTGCAGATAAAACATTACGGGATCCTGCGAGGGGATCGCAAGTCTTTTAGTACTCCTGCGGGGCGAGGATCCACGAGGCCCGCTCCTGTGTGGGCTCCATCCACAGAGCCCGCAGCGCGCCGTGCAGGTAGCCGTCGTCCGGGAAGTCCACCCCGGGGATGTGGAGGTTGGGGTTCCACTCGAAGTTCGGCGTGATGCAGACCGGGGACCAGTCGTCGGCCCGGTACACCGAGCCCGCCAGCGCGAGGCCGTAGAACTGCGTGTTGGAGTGGCCGAACGTGATGATCTCCATCGAGCACCGCGCCTTCATCAGGGCCTCGGCGTTCTCGCGGGTGATCTCCTCCTCGGGCACCTCGTTGGCCAGCAGGACGGCCCGGCGCATGTGGTACTCGTACCCCTCGCCGTCCTCGTCGGCCTCCATGTCGGCCTCGGCTTCCGTGAGCCAGTCCGGCTCGAACTCGTCGGCGTTCTTGATGGCCCAGTCGCCGTCGCTCGGCACTCCCAGGCTGTACCCGTAGAACAGAACCGCCATCGACATGTCGACTTATCTCCTGTACGACAGAGGGGGCCCGGCTGGGCCCCCTCGGGAACGTGCTGGTCAGGCGCTGATGTCCTCGCCGTTCTGCGACTTCTGCTCGGCCTGGCGCGACTGCACGGCCATCTCGCCCACCGTGCCCCCGTACTGGCCGGAGATCGTGCGGTACGCCTCGGCGGTGTGCCGCACGTCGTCGGTCTCCAGGCCGGGGTGTGCCGCCTGGACGATCTTCTCGCTGGGTCGCTGTGCCACTTCGCGTTCTCCCCTCGGGTCAGCGCTTCTTGACGGGCCGGGCCCACTGCTCCGGCGGAGCGCCGCTCATCTTGGCCTGCGGGCGCTCGGGAACCTGCGTGCGCGCGAGCTGACTGGAGCCGTAGTTGCCGATGGAGTGGGCCTGCGTTGCGCTGGGGCCCGAGTCCACCTGGTCCGATGCAGCATCCAGGGCGTCGGCGTCAGACATATGCACCTTCCTGCCAGGCGAGCAGAACCTGCTGCTCGCGGTACTCGTCCAGTTCCTCTCGCGAGAGGAACGTGATTCCGTCCTCGCGGATGACGACCGGCGCCTCCGCCTTCTTCTCCTCACCGTTCACGTGTGCACGACGGGATTCGAACCCGTGGGCCACCCGGAGATTCCCAGCTCCAGCCAGCCGCCTGCCTCCACCCCTGGGAGAGATTCAGCAGGCCCCTTTAGGCCACTCAGGCACATGCACCGCCGGACCCGTTAGTCCGGCCCAGGTTCCGCTTTCAGGAGTTCTACGCGGAACCGTCCGATTCATCTTCCACTCCAACCGGAGAGCCCATGACGGGATTTGAACCCGCGTCTCCATCCGCTGGCATGATCCAGTAGGACGATGTGCTTGGCCGCTGCACCACATGGGCGCTCGGTGTCCTGCCGATCACCGAGCGGGCGGATCTCGTGGCGCCGGGGCCACCCGGCGGTGCCTCCTCTACGAAACCCTCTTTGGCGTGCACCCCGCCGCCGACTTTCTCAGCCGAAAGCGGGGGTAAAGCGGACCTGTAATTCAGGTCCAGTTGGCAGGGAGAGATTTGAACTCTCGACCTCGGGATTATCGGTCCCGCGCTCTAACCATCTGAGCTACCCGCCAGTGATCCATCCGGAAGCGTGTCGGACCGCCTCCGGTGGATCGGTGCGCCGAGCCGGGCCGTAACCGGCTCGGAGCGTTTCGCTCGGGTGTCGGATTCCCGAACTAAGTGAAACTCTACCGGGTGTTGCTGGCCTAGGTCAACCGATCCAGGTCAGACCGCGAGCCGGAAGTTCTCGCCATCCGCAACGATCAGGCCCTCACGGGTGAACGATCGCAGGAAACGGCTGGCCTGCGTCGCCCCGCAGCCCGTGTGGGTCGCCAGGAGAGCCGGGGTCCAGACGGCCTGCGGCTGGCTCCGCAGCGCCCGCAGCGCGACATCCCGGGGGTACTTGCCACGGCCGTGGTCCGGGTGCGCCAGAAGGGCCACCATCTCGTCCGTGACGGTCCAGGTGCGCACGAGGTTGGGGCCGTGCACATTGAGGTAGCCGTGCCCACGGAAGCGGGGTCCGCGCGGAAGGAAGTGCGGTTCCACTCCGGCGCCCGGACCGAGCACGGTGTCGGTGTTCTGCGGGGTGTTGACGCGAAGGCAGAATGAGAAGTCGAAGTTCGTGCGGATGCCCGAGGTGATGCCCCGGTCGTCGCCCGAGCGGAGCGGGTTCTGAGTCATCCACATGATGATGATCTCGCGCGAGCGGCCCTGGCTGGACAGCTCGGTGAGCTTCTGCATCACGGACTTGTCGGGGCCTTCGAGGAAGGCGTACTCCTCGTCACCCCTCGGCGCCTTGCCGCGCCGCTTGTCCTCGTCGAGCACAGCCTGGAGAACGGAGTAGCCCTCGTCGATCGGGATGAGCCTGCGCGGGCCGAGCTTCAAGTCCCACTTGGAGATCCCGAGCTTGGCCATCTGGGTGGCGCGGTCCTCCATCCGGGCGTGCTCACGTTCGATCATCTCGATGATCTCTTCGTGGGTCACGGCGCAGGTGCAGATGCCGCGCCAGACCGTGGCCTCCTCGCCCTTGCCGTCGATGAAGCCACCCAGCTCCTCGTCGGGATGGACGACCGCACGAGCCATGAGGGCGCGCGTGGACCAGCTCTTGCCGGAACCGGAGGCGCCGCCGACCAGCAGGCGCTCGTTACGCGGAACATCAACCTCCTCGCCCGTGACCGTGTCCAGCCCGAGCGTGGTGATGTCGGGGTGCCAGAACATGTCCAGCTCGTCGGTGATGTACCGGGTGCGCACCGCAAACAGCACGCGGGAGGACCGGCCGCCGGGGGACAGGTCGCTCAGGTGCTCGTCGAGCACGTCGAGCATGGCGCGTATGGCCTGGTGCTTGGCACGCAGCTCCTTGAGCATGTCGCGCCCGTCGAGCTTGAGGACGGCGACGACGCCGGACTCGGTCAGCTTCGCGGAGTCCAGGTTCACGCCGCGCAGACCACGCGCCTTCGCCTGCGGGTTCCAGTACTCGGGCGTGAGCAGGTCCAGCAGGCGCAGTTCCTCCTCAGTCGCTACCAGCACCGGGCACCTCCATGACCGCGTCGAGCGCCGGGTCCAGGCCGAGGGGGAAGATCATGCCTTCCGCCTGGTCGACGACGATGAAGATGCGCAGCGGCGCCATGAGCGAGCACACCTGACCGGCCTCCTCCAGGGAGATCTTCCGGGTGAGCGGCCAGACGGCGATCATCGTGCCCGCCTTGGGCATGCCGAGCTGGATCACCGCATCCATGGGCGTGAGGGCCAGGGCGCACTGACCGTCGAACGGGTTGTACGTCAGCGTCCTGACCTCGCGCCGCACGGGAACGGCGTAGTAGAGACCCATTGTTTCCTTCTTCCTCTCCTTCAACGACGAAGGCCGGACCTGGTTGGTCGCCAGGTCCGGCCTTCTCGGGATGTGCCGCTCGGTCAGGCCGAGGCGACGGGGTTGCCGTAGCCGTAGCTGACGGAGGTGGTGGAATCGGCGCCGTCCGCGTCGGCCGAGGCGTCGTCGCCCTCGTCCTCGTCGGTGTCGACGGAGCGGTTCTCCAGGGCGGCGACGTACTCGCTGGCCTGCTCCTCGGTGACGTCGGCCTGGAGCACGAGGGCCGGGACGGGGTCCACGCCCTTCTCGGTGGCCTTGTCGACGATCGGCTTGATGACGTTGACCAGAACGGAGTCGCGCAGGTTTACGGCCCACGCCTCGTCGCGCTCGGCGGCCTCGGCCAGCTCCGCGTCGGCGGCGGCGACGGCCTGCTCGTCCTTGTAGGTGCTCTTCAGGTTGGTCGCGGCGGCCTCGAAGACGAGCTTCGCGTAGACGGCGATGTCGGCTTCGGCGGCGCCCGGGAACTTCTTGGCTGCGGTCCGGAAGACGGAGCGCACTGCGGTGGTCAGGGACACGTTCTGATCCTCTCCGATGTCCTGCTTCGTTCTGCGAACTTTACTGTGCGTGCTCGCTGTTCGTCGGTAACAGCGTATCACGATTTGGCCTGAGCCACTACTTCTGGGACGGGCCCTTCGCCTGCTTGCGGATCGTCGTGTCCTCCGGACGCGCCGAGTTGGCGAAGTCGTTCCAGCGGGGCGAGATGCTGACCTTCACGGCCTTGCGGGCGGCGACGCGCACGCGCTCCCCGTTGTGCGGGTTCCGGGCCATCCGCTCCTTCTTCTCCACCAGCGCGAAGCTGCCGAAGTTCGTGATGGAAACGGTGTAGCCCTGGGCCACGGTACGGGCGCAGATGTCGAAGACGTTTTCGACAGCCTCCTGGGCGACGGATCGAGCCAGACCCATCCGGTCGGCCAGCGCCTCTGCGAGGAGCATCTTGTTCAGGTTGCCGGGCTTCTGCTCGACGTTTGCCACGTTGGGCTCCTTTCCTCAACTGTACCTATCGTAGCACTCTTTGAGATTCAAGTTGGCTAAAAGGGTGCGGTTGGCCAGAGAGTGTCCGTTGCTGGGGAGAACAAGGGTACGACGGGAAGCCGTTCATGTTTCTATCAACGGGGGAAACAATCCGGCCACGACGAAGGGGACCCGGTTCCTACCGGGTCCCCTTCGAGGTTCCGTGTACTCGACTCAGCCGAGCGGCGGAAGGTTGCGCTGGTGCGCGTGAGCGCGATCGATGGACTCCTGACTGCGCGGCTGCGCGAGAGCGCGGCGCATGCCCTCCATCGGGTCCTCCGCGACCGGCGGAGGGGTGCTGCGGCGGGAGGTCTTCTCCCTGGCCGCCTGGGATGCGGACTTCTTGCCCGCGTACTTCGTTGCGGCGAGGCGCTGGTCACGGCTCGGCATCAGTTCTCCTTCTCCTCGGAAATGACCAGCGGCATCCGCGCCGCCAGCCAGACCTTCTCGTCCGACGTCATCTCGCGGAACGGCTGGGTCGCGAAGTAGACGACGGCGTGCTTCAGGTGCGCGATCTCCTCGCGCTTGGCCAGCAGGGGGGCGATCACGTACAACGACCCGAGGGCGACGTACATGTTCACGCCCTTGACCTCGACGTAAGCGCGCTCCACGACCGGAGGCACGGGACCGATCGGGTAGGTGGTGTACTCCGCCCCGCAGGCGTGCCCCTTCGTCTCCGCCTCGACCCGTCCGTCCTCGTTCGGGTGATGCAGGAAGACGCCGAGCAGGTCGGGATCCGAGGGAACACCGATGGAGATCTCGACGTCGACCACCTCGAACCCGGGGGTCACCGGGCGGCGCCCATGTTGTCGTGGTCGAGGACCACGGCCTCCTCCACGCGGCTGCCGATCAGGACGGCGAGCACCCCGGCGACCGAGAGCAGGATCCAGCTCTTCAGTTTCTTCACGTTCCTCTCCGTTTTCCTGTCACGTTTCCCTGTCGGATCGAACTTGAAAAAGAACCCCTGACGCACACGGACTCGGAGCGTCGTGCGCCTCCGAGTCCGTGTGGTGTGCTCCGTGTGCGATCAGCCCTGGTTTCCGCCGAGGCCGTGGCCGCAGCCCGATCCGTTCTTGGCTCCGCACTGGGGGCAGGGGTTGGGGTTCATGTCAGGCCGTCACCCCCTCGGCCTGCTTCAGCTTCTCCAGCACCTCGTGGGCCCAGGAGTTCTTCGACCGGGCCGCCTGGTTGAGACGGCTCCTCAAGCGCCGGATCATGGTGGAGTCGTTGTAGCTGTACTCCGTCGCCACGTCCTTCACCATGGAGGTGAAGTTCTGGGCGGCCTCGGGGGAGAGTCCCTTGGTGAGAGCCTGCGCCGCCTTGTCGAATCCGCTCTTCGTGGAACGCTTCTTGTTGTTTCGGCCGTTGCTCACGCTTCAGTCCCCTTTCCGAGACCGCCCTGTCCGGCGGTGAGTCATACTCTTCCAGAGGTGGCCCAGGCCGTCAAGTCCGGGTAATGAAGGTACACTTGACCTGCGTAGACAAGGAGGTGAGATGAGGAGAGCAGCGCTCGGCGCCCAGCGGAAGGCGAAGCAGGGGCAGCGGCCCGATGTGCTGGCGCCGTTCCTGGACCTGCCGGAAGCGGGCAAGCGGCTGTCGTTCACGCAGGTGCCCGACTGGGTGATGCTCTGCGACCGGGTGAATCCGACGGCGTTCCGGCTGTGGTGCGTCCTGCGCTCGATGCAGTTCGAGAACGGGCCGGGCATACCGCCGCTGACTCTCGACGAGGTCTGCTGGCTGCTGCCGGGCATCAACAAGAAGCCGACGTCGAGGACCCGGGCCAGGGAGGCGCTGGACTGCCTGCTGGCCGAGGGTCTACTGAAGGACGTCACGGCGGAAGGGGCCTCGAAGGCGGCCCCCAGGCTCTATCTGGCGATGGACGAGCCGCAGGGACCGATGGGCTGGAGCAGTGCCCGGCGCAAGCTCAGGCGCTACACGAAGCTCTGGCGCAAGGCCGAGTGAAACAGCAGACGGCCGCCTCCACGGGGGAAGAGGACGGCCGTCTGCTGTACACGGTAGAGCTGAATCAGGGTTGATCGCCCGCGAATCCAGGAAGCTCTGGACTTCCTCAAGAGTGGGGACAGCCGTTTCCGGGTTGGGAAAGATGCCAGTATGGACTTCAAGAACCCGTTCAAGAAGCGGCCGGAAAAGAAGGCGGACTCGGCCTCCGCCCCCACCGCGAAGCGCACCACCCCGGCCCCGGCGAGCCGTCCCGCCCCGGCGCCGTACCGGCCCGAGCCGGACCCGGTGTCGTACGCGACCCTCTACGCGCCGCCGCCCTCCAGCCGGTCCGACGACTGCGGCACCTCTTCCGGCTCGCACTCGTCGGGCGGCGGGTCGCACCACTCGTACGACTCGGGCAGCTCGCACAGCAGCAGCCACAGCAGCTACGACTCGGGGTCCTCGCACTCCTCCAGCTCGTACGACTCGGGCTCGTCGGGCTGCGACAGCGGCGGGGGATTCTGAGAGGATGTCCCCCGAGCAGGGCCCACCTGGGAGCGTCGGTATCCCGGGTGGGCCCTGACTCATACGACCCCGACGAGCGCCAGGATCAGGACGATCAGCAGGATCGCCACGAGCAGGGTGATCAGTCCATTGGTCGTCATGGTGTCCTCCTCACGAGGGCACCTACCCCGGATGGCCCGGCCTACGAGAGGGCCGCCCAGCGGGAGCCGGTGTTCTGCGACCCCGAGCTGAGCGTGATGCTCGACGGGAGCGCCGTCTGGCCGGTGCCGGAAGTGAGGAACCGGGAGGTCGCGGTGGTGAGACCGGCGTTCATCGCGCTGGAGACGCCACCCGAGGCGGCCACCGACGGCTGGGTGCCAGTGCCCACCGACAGGAAGGCGACGTAGTAGTCCCCGACCGCGAGCGTCTGCGCCGCCGTGAGGGCCGCCGTCTTCAGGCCCTGGGAGCCGAAGTTGGTGGTCTGGTCAGCGCTGACGGCGAGCCGGGTCCCGGAGGAGTTGTACAGGCCGACAAAGTTCTGACCGCTGGTCAGGGATGTTCCCGCCGTGGTGACGCCGTACAGGATGTTCGAGACCACGGTCGACCGGTTCACGATCTTGACCTTGGACAGATATACGACGCCCGTGCTCAGCGGGAAGGCGTCGGCGATCGTGGCCGGGTCCTGCGTCCACGTGATCAGGTCGTGGTCGGCCGGAGTGAAGGTCGGGTTGTTGACCACGCTCAGTGGATACTGGAGAAGCCCGGCGGGCATCGCGTTTCCGGTATTGAAAGTGATGATGTCCCGGAAAACGGTGGACGACGACTTCGTGTAGGTGACCGTTCCGCCCGTGTTGTTCTCGATGCGGATCCGCTCGAAAATGTTTGGTGCTGCCGAGGTCGTGTTCAGGTCTTCGATGATCTGAAGCGTGCCGCTCGACTCGACGTTCACCCACTTCGCCTGGAACAGGTTGTTGTAGGAGTTCGAGGCGCAGACGAACATCTTGTTTCCGGCCTGACCGCTGTCTCCGGTGACGTAGTTGCAGTAAAACTCGTTGCTCTCACCGTTGGCGACGTTGATACCGGTCTGGAACTGCTCCAGGTTCAGGCCGTAGAACCGCTGGCTGGCCGTGGGATCGGTTCCTCCGACATAGATGCCCGTGCATCCCGTGGAGTTCGCCCCAGCTTCGAACATGTGCCAGATGTTCTGGTTCATGTTGTTGGCCTGCGAGTCGAAGTAGAGGGCGTATCCGCCCGTTCCGACGATCTCCACGAAGAAGCGCGAGAAGACGCAGTCTCCCGCGTTCTGCACGGTGGAGTTGTTGATGATTTTGATGCCGTTCCGGCAGCCCTCCACCTCGATATTTTCGAAGGTGGAACGCCACGGCATTCCCAGCTCCATGCCCCACGTGGTGTAGGAGGCATTGAAGGCTCCGTTGATGCGGAGGTTCCGGAAGCTGGAGTGCCAGAACGAAATCGTGTTGTTGTCGCCGACGTCGTTCACGCCGATCGACTTGATTCCGATTCCGGATCCGGCGATGAAGATGCAGAACGAATCGAGGTGGACCTGGGCCCAGTCCGAGATGGTGATGGCGACGACGTTCGAGGCCGCGTTCAGGTAGGTCGCCTGCTGGCCGCAGCCGCGCAGGGTCACCGTCTTTGCGTTGTCCTCGTCGATGGTGCCGTTGATCTCCACGGTGGCCGCGACGTTGAAGGTGCCGGGCGAGAGCAGCACCACGCCGCCACCCGTGGCCTGCACCGCATCGATCGCCGCCTGGATCTGCACCTCGTCCGCCGTGCCGTCGCAGACGTAGTCGGCCATCGCCTTGTCGGCGGCCGGGGCGTCCGAAGCGGCCACGTACAGGGCTCCGGCCAGCGCCCGGCTGGTCACCGGGACGTAGCTCCAGGTGCCGCTGATGCGCGTGTACAGCCGCTTGTTGGTCGTGTCGACGCCCATCATGCCGTCGCTGGGCACGAGCGGAGCGAAGGTCGCGTCGGAGATGGCCCCGGCGTTCGTCCGCAGGGCGGGGGTCACATCCCCCTTCGCGCCGCCGCCCATGTTGTCGCGCGCCATCGTGCCGGGGGCGTTGATGTCGAGGGCGGCCACGGCCAGCGTGCCCTTGGTGATGAGCATGTTGCCGAGGATCAGGTTGCTGCCCGAGTCGCCGACGGACTCCTCGCGGATCAGGGAGTGAGCGGCACCGTTCGTCGTGTGGGACGTGAGGGAGTTGCCCGAGATCAGGTTGCCGGTCGCGGCGTACTCCAGGTGGATGCCGGTGTACGCACCGGCCGTGCCGACGGCGCCGATGCCGAAGATGGTGTTCCCCTCGACCACGCAGTTCTGGGCCGCGAGGAAGATGGCGTCACCGGCCACCCCGTCGAAGTTGCATCCGATGATCTTCGTGGCTGCCACATCCTGCACCCGGATGGCCGGTCGGCTGTTTCCGCCGTTGACGAAGTTGCACCCCAGGATCGTCTGCGTTCCGGCCGAGTCGTGGATCATACCCATGACCGCGCCGGATCCGCCGAGGAACTGGAAGTCGCAGGCCACGATGAAGTTCTCGTCGTTCGACGTCATGTAGATCGCGTTGCCCTCCAGGGTGGAGGTGTTCGCGTTGTCGAACAGGCAGTGCGTGACGATGTTGTTGTGGCCGAACGCCGGGCCGGTGATGGCACCGAGGACCAGGCCGGTGCTCTTGCAGGCGGTGAAGTGGATGCGCTGGAACACGCACTCGACGGCGCCGATGGCCCAGATGCCGCCGCTCGGGCCGGTCGTCTGGTTGGTGTGGTTGCCGTCGATGGTGAAGTCGGAGAAGGTCGAGCGCGTCTCGCCTCCGGAGAAGGTGATCGCGTTGTCGTCGACTCCGGCGGCCAGCTTCAGCACGGTTCCCCAGCCCGACCCCACCAGGCCCAGCCCGACCCCGTCCGGCCAGTTGATCGTGGCGCCCAGGTTGAAGGTGCCGTCGAGCAGCCGGATGCGGCCCTTGCCGGGAAAGCCGTCCACCAGATCGACGGCCTGCTGGATCACGAGGTGGTCGTCGGTGCCGGTGCAGATGAAGTCGGCATCATCCTTCGAGGCGGAGTCTGCGGCGGCGACCGTGACTTCCCCCGAGACGGCCCGGCTCCGGGTGAAGGTGCTGGTCGTGCCGATCGCGTAGGTGATGTTCGAGCCGAGCCGGATCTCTCCGTTGTCGCCCGCGTCGAAGATGCCGCCGGTCGCCGCGTGCAGGTAGGCGTTGTCGACCTGCACGAACGGAGTGTCGGTGAAGGATCCGCCGTACTGAGGCGAGTTGGTGGACGCGCCTCCGTCGTCCACGCCGGGGAAGTTCGTCCAGTCGCCGATGATGACCGGGGTGGTCGCGCCGTTGGTGGCCAGGCCCGCGTACCCGCCACCGCCAGTGCCGCCGTTGCGGCCGTCGCGGCGCGTCATCAGGTTCGAGATGACGATCGGCGGCGTGCCGGTGCAGTCCAGGTAGACGCCGTTGAAGCCGTTGCGGTCGGTCGAGCAGCCCGACATCAGCATGCCGCCGGACCCGGCGCCGTTGCCCCAGTCGCCACTCAGATAGAAGCCATGGTTGCCGTTCCACTCGGCCCGGCATCCGAGCATCTGCGAGTTCGCCGCATTCTGGAGCATCCAGCCGTTGGACCAGTTGCCGATGGACTGGCAGTCGATGGCGGTTAGATCGACCATGCGCTCGCCGAAGAACCCGTGGGCGTGGTTGTTGTCGAGCATCACGCGGTGCATGCGCCAGGAGTAAGGAGCGACGCCGCCCTGGAGGCCGCAGTAGATGCCGGAGTTCGGGAAGCGCCGGATTGTGACGTCGCGCAGGGCCACGTTCTGGATGTTTCCCTTGGCCTGGATGCCGTCGACTCCGGCCGCCACGTTCGAGCCGTCGAGCGTGAGGTTCAGGATCCGCTGTTCACCGGAGATGTCCGCATAGCCGCCGTCGGTGGCGTCCAGGAAGCGGATGGCCGCGACACCCGTGAAGGTGGCCAGGGGCTTGATCTGCACGTTCGGCTCGTAGAGGTCGGTGACCGTCATCAGGTCTGAACGCAGGCCCATCAGCGTCTTGCCGGGCGGCACGACGATCGGCTCGTCGGTTGCGTAGGTGCGCGCAGGCAGCACGATGACGCTGCCTGCGGGGGAGGTGCTGAGGATGGTGTTGATGGCAGGGGCGTCGTCCGTGGTTCCGTCGCCGACGACACCGTGATCGACGCCGTTGATCCACAGGGAGTCCTGCGCCATGTAAAGGTCGTCGGCCGTGGCCTGGTCGAGTGCGCCGACGTCGGCCGCACTCAGACTCACGGCGCCGGTCTCGCCGTTCACGGAGGTCACGGGAGCGGTCGGAAGCTGCGCCGAGGGGACCTTGCCCGTGTTGTCGAGGGTGGCGACGCCGTTGTTGGCGCCCTTCTCGTCCGAGTCGATCGCCCCCACGTCGGCCGCGCTCAGGCTGACCGCTCCGGTTTCCCCGTTGACCGAGGTGACCGGAGCGGTGGGGAGCTGGCCGGAAGGGACCTTGCCGTCGAGGCCGAGGGTGGCCACACCGCTGGCGACACCCTTCTCGGTCGTGTCGATCGCGCCGACGTCGGCTGCCGAGAGCGTCACATCCGGGCCGGATTCGCCGTTCACGGTCTCCACGACGGGCTCTCCGGCCGTCGAGGTGTCAGTGATGAGGCCGAGCGCTTCCAGGCCGTCCAGCAGGCTCTGGAGGGCGCCGCCGGTCGTGCGTTCGCCGGAGACCGTCTGCCTTCCGACGGCCGTCGCGCCGAAGAAGCCGAGCAGGTTGTTCAGCCCGTCGATGGTGTGCACCGACGTGTCGTCCGGGTTGGCCCCGAACAGCCACTTGCCGCTCGCGTGAGCGGTGAACTCACCGGACTCCAGACGCAGGTACGTCCACTGCTCACCGAGGAAGTTGACCAGCTCGAAGACCGACACGAACAGATCGGCACCCGAGGCGTCGAGGTCCAGGGATGCGCCGGACTGCCGGAAGCGGTAGCTCTTCGCGTCTTCCTGGCCGATGAGGAAGTCGGAGTTGATCAGTGCCAGCAGGCCGACACCGAGCCGCTTGAGGAAGGTGTCCATCGAGCCGGAGCCCGAGCCCCACTGCATCTCACCGTCGGTGAGCCGACGCCAGAGATCGTTGGTGTTGACCAGCGTCCGGGAGGACTGGGCCACGTCGTCGTCGGCCGCGCGCAGCGAGGAGATGGTGCCGGTGAACTCGGCGCCGGAGAGCTGGGCGTATCCGCTCAGGTCGACAGCGGCACCGCCGCCGGGACCCGAGCCGAACTTGCCCGCCTTGATGAACAGGGCCTGCGCCACGTCGGAGAGATCGGTGGCCGAGCCGGAGGTCGCCAGGAATCCCAGGTTGATGGCGTTGCCGGGGAGTGCCGGGTTCGTCGCGAAGGCTTCCTTGCCCGCAGCGGAGACCGCGTCGTCGAGCGAGGCGTACGTCTGCTGGCCGTACTGAAGGACGTGGACCTCTGAGCCCTCGTTGGTGGGGAACATCCAGAGCTGGTGGACCACATACTCCCCGCCAGGGACGGCCGTCAGGGAACCATTGTTGTCGTAGTTGCCGACGTCCACCACGGTCGACGACAGGACGTGCTCCAGGTCGGAATCCCGCAGGACGTTCGTCCAGGAGGCCGGGGAGGCGCCGACCGTGTTCGTGATGTGCGGGTTGTTGGTTTCGGCGTTGCCGTCGAAGTGGTTCCAGCCCCGGGAGAAGACCTGACCGGCGCCCACGTTGAGCATCAGGTTCGCACCGTTGGGGCTGACGTCGTTGCCCGAGATGCCGAAGGCGCCGATCGCGTCCATCAGGTCGTAGAGCTGGTTGACCGGGTTGCCCGAGATGGTGGGGATGGACTGCGCCAGGAAGATGGACCCGTTGTCCTGCGCGGCCAGGCCGAGGACGATGAACGTCCGTCGGTCTTCGGGGGTGGGCCGGTTCTCCTGCTGGTAGACGTTCAGATCGGCGTCCATCACGAACCAGGTGATGTCCCGGGTTTGGGCGACGCTGTCCAGTTCGACGGTGATGACGCTCGTGCTCTCGACGGGGGTGATCGTCGGAGGGTTGCTGAGGTAGTCGACGATCCGGCCGCTCAGGGGGTTGATGTCGATGGCCAGGGGGTTGCCCGGGTTCACCGAGATGTCGCCACCGGAGGTGATGCCGGTGTCGAGGCCGCCGTCCACGCCGGAGGGACCGGCGGGGCCCACGAGGGAGGCAAGCCACTCTTCCTCAGTTCCGACGAAGCCGTTGTCGACCGCGACCTGGTAGGCGGACTCGCCGTCCTGGCCGTCGGCGCCCGGAGTGCCGGGTGCGCCGGGCGCACCGGGACTGCCGGGCGGTCCGGGGACGGGCACGTAGTCGACGCCGCAGATGTCCACCGAGAGGATGTCGGTGATGTCGAGTGCGCCAGTCCCTTCCGGGAGGGCGAAGACACTCTCTTCCCAGTCACCGCCGACGAACTGCCGCAGGCGCCACATGCGGCCGTCGGCCGGGAGGACTCCAGTCGCATCGGTGCAGACGAGATCTTCCGAGAAGTGGCCGTTCTCGTCGAGCGTGACCTTTCCGCCACCGAGGAGAATCTGATTCCCTTCCTGATCCGTCCAGCGGGCCGGAACAGGTTCGAAAATCACGTAGTTGGATCCGTCGCTTCCGTCATACGGCTCACCATTGACCGGATTGACGTAAGTGCCGGTGACGGTACGTTCGGTCGGCAGCGCCATGGTCAGCCTTTCTCTCGTCTGGGAGCAGAGTAATCAGGAATTACGACGAGCGCCGAAGCGATTGGCTCACGGACCCACGGCGGCCCATGGACCGGCGAAGTCCGTACCCGTATTGATCTCCGGAACAAGCGGTGAAGGAAGCACAGTCCGGCCGGATCCGTTCTTGGCGAAACGCAGGTTGGCAGCCGTCAGGCCGACGTTCGCCACGGCCTCCACGCCAGTCCATCCGGATCCACGAGTCAAGGTGGGGGCGACCGAAGAGTTGAAGAGGAGGCCGACCCAGTAGAACGACCCAGCCGCGAGGGACTGACTGGTGATGGTGGTCGTCTTCAGACCGGCCGAGGAGATGGCCGAGTCGATCCCGGTCGAGGCCATCAGCGCTCCAGCCGAGGAGTAGAGGCCGACCCAGTTCTGCCCGGCCACGGCGCCGGACCCCGTGTTGCTGATCCACCAGTAGATCTTCGTAACGTTGACGGCTGCCGCGATGTTGAGCCGCACCAGATACAGAACGCCGTTGGACATCTCGGTGGAGTTCACGGCGAGTGCCGGGTCGTAGCACCAGGCGGCCAGGCCGTGAGCAGCCGGAAAGTCCTGGCCCAGCGCATGGCCGGTGACGGCGACACTTCCCGTGACCGTGCCGCCGGAGGACGGGAAGGCACCGGTGATCCGGGAATCGTTGCCTGCCGCCACGGTTCCGCTGCCGGTGCCGATATCGGCCACTGCCGCACCCCCGAGCCCCAGGTTGTCCCGGGCGAGCGACGGGTCGAGCAGATCCGAGAGGTTGTTCGCCTTCTCCAGAGAATCCCCGAGACTCGACTCGACGGCAGTCACCCGGCCATCGAGTGCATCTCCATCCGCCTGGGTGAAGGCGCCGATCGACTCGGGGCTGACCGGGTCAGATCCTGCGGAGGCGTGACTGGCAGCATGGGTCGTAGGAGTGCGCGCGTTGGTGGTGGTCGGGTCGTCCGACTTCAGGGCGACGGTCGGCCCGTCTCCGGCGTCGCCGAGCGGCGGCTGTGGACCGACGGGCCCTTCCGCCCCCTCGGGTCCGACCAGGGAGGCAAGCCACTGCGATTCCGTTCCGACGAATCCGTTGTCCACGGCCACGTCGTACGCCGACTCGCCGTCGGCGCCTGTCGCTCCGGCCGGACCGGCGGGTCCTTCCGCTCCGGCGGCTCCGGCCGGGCCGGCCGGTCCTGCGGGACCAGGAGGGCCGGGGGAAGGAACGAAGACGACTCCACCTTCCTCGATCGAGAGGAGGTCGCTGATATCCAGAGGGCCGTCCCCCTCTGGGACGGCGATGTATCCAGTGGTGCTGAAATCTCCGACATGCTGGTGGATTTTCCACAGACGGCCACTCGGGAGAACACCGGGATCGTCGGTGCACACGAGGTCTTTCTGGAAGCTGCCATTCTCGGAGAGATTCACCCGGCCGGTCCCCAGAAGAATCTGGTTTCCGTCCTGGTCGGTCCACACGGACGGATACGGCTCGAAGACCACGTACTGGTTACGCCCGTTTGTGCCGTCGTACGGCTTGCCCGTCACGGGGTTCACGTACGTTCCGGTGACCGTGCGCTGGGTGGGCAGAGCCATTCGGGCCTCCTCGGATGCTGAGAGCAGCGTAGACGGAGGTCAGGCCGGATGGGATCACGGAATGCAGAACACCCCGCCCATCTTCCGGATGAGCGGGGTGTCGGTCAGCCCTCTTCGGGCGTCCAGCGGCGGCCGTAGCGGCGCTTCAGGCCCGTCTTGCGGACCTCGCGCCACGGGTCACGGACCGGGCGGCCGTTGCGCTTGTCCTTGTGAGGTGCGCAGAGACGGCACCCCTTCCACTGGCGATGCGGACTGTGCGCCATCGCGTTCCTTTCCCACTTCAGCCCCGCCTTGGGGCTGAAGTGGGAAAGGCGCGTCAGGAGTCATGCCGGAACTGTACCGGCCGGGCTCACAGCTTGACGAGGAGCTTCGTGTTCTTCTTGAGCTTGCGGTTGTAGCTGCCCGACATCACGAAGACCTTCAGGTCCGGGTTGAACCCGGCCTTCACCGAGAGGGTGCCGTTCGTGCGTCCGTCGGGGCCGAACAGCAGCTCGCGGGCGTCCTCGCCGCCGTAGACCTTCCGGGTCTTCTTGTCGTAGACCAGGACGTCCTTGTTGGACTGGACCGAGACGCGAACCCCCAGCTCGTAGTACGCGGAGCGCGGGCGGTAGGGCTTCTCCGTGTGCTTCTCGACGAAGTCGCGGATCTCCATGCCGTCCTCGGCCGTCTCCACGTCGTAGATCTCGTAGGAGCCCCGGCTGAGCGGCTTCAGCACGGCCTTCACCGTGTTGATGTCGATGTCCTGGCCGACCGCGAAAAGGCTCTTCGTGCCGCGAACGCCCGCCTCGCGCCCCCGCAGGAAGCTCGTGGCCGCCGCCTTGACGGTGCCGATGGCCTCCTCGACGCCCTTCGTGGAGTCGGCATCCCAGGTGGCGATGTTACCCGCCGGGAAGCCGTAGGACTGGGCGGTGCGCTTGGCCAGCGAGCTGGGCACGAGGATCGCGGACGTCCAGTGGTCGGCGAGGCCGCCCATGACGGTCTGGATCCGGCGCAGCCAGCGGTCGAGCTGCTGGCGGTCCTGCACGCCGCCGTACGGGGAGGTGTGCATGTGGCCGCTCTCGGAGCAGCCGGAGGCGTTCTCCTCGCCGTCGGTCCACACGACCTGGAGGAAGGAGTGCTCACCGTACTTCTCGGAGACCTCCGTCTTGAGGTCTTCGAGCGAGAGCACCGACGCCTCGATCAGCGAGGTGGCTCCCCGGTCGACGTGGTAGACGCCCTTCATGGACGGCAGCGCCTTCACGTCCATGTCCCAGACGAGGCACTTCACCTCGTGGTCGAAGGCGTAGAGCGAGATGCGGGTCTCGTGGCCGAGCGCGTCGGACTCCTCCTTGAGGCCCTTCACGAACTCGTCCACGACCCGGATGACGGTCGACTCGTGCTTCTGCATCGAGCCGGACTTGTCGATCACCAGGGCGACGTGGTTGACCTTGTGCTTCTTGAGGACGTCGGTGGTCACGTTCTTCTCCTTGATCCTGTGCGTTTTGTTCTCGTTCTCGTGGCTTGTTCTTGCGTGGTTCCCACTGTAGTGCACGGCACTGACAACGCGATCTGACCTGCACTTTTGCGTTCCAGACGTGTGGCCTTGTGGCAGACTGCCGATCAATGGCAGTCAAGGAGGCGTGCATGAAGATCGGCGTAACGGGATCTCAGGGCTTCATCGGCAGTTGGGCACGTCGAGAGCTTCTGCGACGCGGTCACGAGGTGGTCGTCTTCGACCGCTACCCGCGCACCCCGATGGCCGAAGGGGAGTCCTTCTTCCTCGGCGACATCGAGAACGCGAACTCGGTCACGGAACTGGCCGCTCACGTGGACGGGATCATTCACCTGGCGGCCGTGCTCGGCACCCAGGAGACGATCCAGAATCCCCGCCCGTCGGCCGCGACGAACATCCTGGGCGGTCTCAACGTCTTCGAGGCGGCCGTGCAGTACCACCTTCCGGTGGTCTACGCAGGTGTCGGCAACGCCTGGATGCGCGACCACGCGACCGGCAGCTACACGATCTCGAAGACCTGCGTCGAGGACTACGGCCGCATGTACAACGCCTACCGAGGCGGCCTCGTCTCGGTGGTCCGGCCGGTCAACGCGTACGGCCCGGGGCAGTCCGTCGCGGCGCCGTACGGGCCGTCGAAGGTGCGGAAGGTGCTTCCGGCGTTCGCCTGTCGCGCACTCACCGGTACGAGCATCGAGGTGTACGGCGACGGCACGCAGGTGTCTGATTGTGTCTACGTCGAAGACGTAGCCAAGACGTTCGCAACGGCACTCGAATGGACGGCGACTCACGGGCCGATCGAGAAGCCGGTCGGCTGCGGCCCGAAGGTCTCAGCTACGATCAATGAGATTGCTGAGATGGTGGCTTCGGAAGCGGCTCGCGCCACTGGCAAGAACCCTGTAGGCGTGACCCACCTGCCCATGCGGCCGGGCGAAGTTCCGAACGCTGTCGTCCGAGCCGACACCGAGAGCCTGGGGCTGATCGGCATGGACGCAGATGACTTTCTCCCCCTGGATCAGGGGATCCGTAAGACTGTGGAGTGGTTCGCGGCCGAATGGCTGCCCTTCTGGGAAGTAGCGAATGGAAAAAAGATGCCCGGCATGTGAAAAGGGCAAGCCTCTGGGTGATTTTTACGTCACAAAGAGGGGCACTTCGGAGGAGAAGATTTCGACATACTGCAAACAGTGCACAAGGGAAAGACAGAAAAGCTACGGGGAACGCAGCTCGGAAGAGATAAGTAGGCGACGAACCGCCCGACGAAACACTCCAGAAGGTCTTCGGAAGGAGCGGGATCGAGGGTGGATGCGTCGCTACGGCATGACCTACGAACAGGTGGTTGACCTGCTGGAGCACCAGGGAGGATGTTGTGCATCCTGTGGCGACGAGGTGGAGATCGGCAAGAGTATGCACGTTGATCACTGTCACTCGTCGAACCAGGTTCGCGGCATCCTCTGCTCCGCCTGTAATCTGATGATCGGCCACGCAAAAGACGACCCAGAACGGCTTCGTCTGGCCGCGAAGTATCTGGAAAATTCTCAGAAACCCTGAGAAGGGATGTCGTCGTGGACTATGTGATCGTTCCCCTGTGGCGCCGGGCCGGATTCGCTGCGGCATGCCTGCGACGGCTGGCCCGAGCCATGGACGGAGGGGTGCGCGTCATGCTCTCCGTGGATTGCGGCCACGACGAGGAGACGCTGGCCGTGGCCAAGGAGTTCGAGTACGCGCACCCGGGCCGGGCGGTTCTGAAGGTGCGCGAGATCGACTACCCGAGCGGCAGCTACAACGTCTTCACCGCGATGGGCGAGGCGCTGGACTGGGTGGGCCCCGACGATCTGGTGCACGTCCTGGAAGAGGACATCCTGATCGGCACGGGGTACTTCAGCTTCCACCGGGACACCCACAAGCTGGCGCCGGGCGCCTACTCGGTGAGCGCCTGCGAGAACATCTTCCTCGCCGACGACGTGCGGGTGCCGAACCGGCCGGATGCCGTCTACCTCTCGGGCGCCTTCCAGGTGTGGGGATCCAGCTACCGGCCGGAGAGGATCGGAAAGATCCTCAAGAGGCTCCGGCCGAACTACTTCCCCGAGATGGGCGCCGCCGTGACGGCCGAGTTCGGCGAGGAGAACATGCTGCGCACGGGCCCGTTGTACGACGGTGTGATGGCCAACGACATGGCTCAGCAGGGTCTGCACGTCGCCTTCCCGTTCACGCCCCGGGCCTACCATGCGGGCTTCGAGGGCCTGAGCTACGGCGACATGGCACTCACGGGCCCGGCCGAGGAGCAGGCCGACGCCATCCTTGAAATGTCGGGCGAAGAACTCAAGGCACGTTGCACTCTGCCCGGCGCCCGGTTCCGGCCGGTCGACCTGGACCGGAACCCGGGGCCGGTGAAGCGGGTCACCGCGTTCTGATCAGCCCCAGTACACGCAGAGCACGGGACGGAGCTGGAGCCACACGTCGGGCCCGTTGAACAGGTTCAGCCAGGAGATGACATACCGGATGTCGGGCGGCACAACGGGGGCGACGTGCTTCTGGGCGTGCCCGGCGTTGTCGAACCCCATCGACTTGGCCAGGTGGTCGGCCGCCTTCAGGCGGTCCTCACGCTTGTCGTCATCCTTCTCGGCCGCCTTCAGCAGCCGGTCGAAGAGCCGTTTGGCCGTGGAGTCCAGCTTCCGGCCGTCGCGGCTGTCCATGTACAGACCCTCGAAGGGGTAGATGCCGTACGGCATGGACACCACGCGGGGTTCGATGCCCGGGTGCAGCATCGCCTCCTCCTGCTGGTCGAGGTGGTCGCCGTACCGGCTCCAACCGCTGTAGCCGACCGGCTGGATAAGCAGCAGGTCGCGGAGCCCGGCATCCGAGCGGCAGGTAACCGGCCAGTCGAGCACGCCGTCCTTCTCGCGGGCCGCCTTCACCATTTCGATCGACATCGTCACGTCGAACCAGGCGTCGGACTGCTCCATGTCGTCGTCGCCGCGCCTCTCCGCGTCGCGCAGCGCCTCCAGGTACTCCAGGTACAGCGGAGCGAAGTCCTCCACGTAACGGCTGGCGCCGTCGAGGCTGACGCGCGGATCGGTCAACCGTCCGTGCTCGTCGCGCTCCAGGCCGGTCAGCGCCCAGCCGAGCTTCTTGTGCAGGCGGATGCCCACGGTCTTCTCCTTCACGAGATCGAGCCGCCCGGCTCGGGCCGGGCGGCTGTGCCGGTCAGTAGACCGGCGGTTCCTGCGGGTTGCCCATGTCGATGGCCCGCTCGGGCCCACAGGCGTTGTACAGGGCTGCCACGGCCGGGCCAGCCTCGTCGGCCTCTCCGAGGTAGGCGGCGCCCTGGGGGCGCATCTTCCGGCGCCGGGCCGCGTACAGCTCGGCGGTGAAGGACTCCCCGCCGACGGCCTTCAGGTCGGCGTACGCCTGCTCCAGCTCGGGCAGCGTCTCGCGGGTGATCTCCTCGACGTCGCTGCCGCCCCACATGAAGACGTCCGAGACGTTGGCGTACAGCGTCAGCTTGCCGTCGTCGACCCGCCAGAACAGGTCGCCGTAGCTGTCGGCGTGCGACAGGGAGAAGATCTCCATGACGCGCGTGGCGAACGGGGTCTGGAGGGGCGGCCGGTCCGGGTTGTTGCGGTGCACGATCGCGTGCGCCGCCTGCCGGGCGATGGCCCACATCTCGCCGCCGGAGAGGCGGAACGGCTCACCGCGCCGGGCGGCGGCCGACGAGTTCGGCCCGAGGTGGACGGTGATGCCCTTCAGGGCGGGCTCGATCAGGTCGGTGAGCTGGTCGACGGTGTACGAGTCGTACCCGATCGAGGGGTAGCCGTCGGTGTCGGTGAACACCTTCGACATGTTCACGGTGGGCTCCGGCTTGATGCCGAACTCGCAGCCGCCCCACACCCGGGAGTGCTTGCCCTTGATGCGGCATTCCCGGTGGCATCCGGTGAAGTCGGTGTCGTCCGTCACAGCTTGTCCTCCTGCGATCCACGGGGCGCCGGGCGCGGGTTCTCGGCGGTGGGAACGAAGCGTTCGTCGGGGTCCAGTTCGGCATGGTACGAGACGCCCAGGAGGGCGCCCGTGTGCGAGCGGTACTCGACGTCCTTGCCGGGGCAGCCGGAGCAGATCCGCCGGAAGCCTGTGCCGTTCTCCATGTCGCCGACGGCGTAGACGGTCTCTCCGTCCGGGGTTTCCCGGATCCTGCTGATGCGCTCCAGGGCCATCAGACCAGCACCGCCATGTCGGGGCGGTCGGCGTGGCAGCGGACCAGGCTGCGCCGGACCAGCTCGTCGAGGGCGGCCGTCGGGATCGTCATGGCGACGACCTTCTGCGAAGCGCAGGCGAGAGCCGTGAGGTGGATCAGCGAACGCAGGGCGAGGTCGCTGATCTTCCAGTACGAGGCGGCCATCACCAGGCGGTCGACCGTGGCCGTGGTGCCCTCCTCCGGGTCACTGAACTCGGCCTTGACGATCGCCGTCACGGGAACGCTCATGTCTTTCTTCTCCTTCCGGATGGCCGCTCTCCGTTGTCGGCCACTGGTGAAATCCTCGCAGAAACCCGACGGCCGCAGTGTCCAGGATTGGTCACTGCGGCCGTAACGAGCGTCACACCGAAACGGCGACGGCGGGGTTGTTGAACGTGCGGCCGTTGTCCTCGTAGGTCACCCAGGGCTGGTTGTAGGAGTGCCCCAGGTTCGACCGGCAGCCGTACTTCGCGCTCGGCCGCATCGGCTTGACCCGCAGCTTGATCCGGCAGCCGCAGGACAGGATGGTCAGCACCGGCTCGTTGATGCGGCTCACCGGACCACCTCCAGCTTCAGCACCGGCATGGCCGGGAGCTGGACCACTGACCCCGATGCCACGGCCCTGGCGATCTGGTCGTACACCGGGCGGCCCGGCAGGGCCAGCCAGACGCAGCCGTTGTCACGGGCCGCCCGGCGCCATCCCGGTGACGTCGTGCTCCACGCGGCCTCGAAGTGCATGCCCATGAAGCTGCCGCCGGTTCCCTCCACGGTCAGCATCACGCCGCCGGAGCGGACCTCGCAGTCGCCGACGTCGTCGGCGCCCCATGGAACACCCTTCTCCAGGTCCACCCGGGGCGCTTCGTGGATCTCGAAGACCCGCCCCAGGGCGTCCTCGATGTCTGTGTCATCGGAGGCCATCAGGACGATCGCCGCGCTGCGGCCGTCGTCGTACACCCGCAGCGCGTTCATCGCGTGCGTGTCATTCGTACTCTGCACGTTCATCCTCACGTCGGACTTCTCTCTTTCCGGAAGGGGCCGCCCGCCAGGCGGCCCCCAGTCACTTCTCGTCGCTGGCCGGGCGGTCGAACATCACGCGTCTGCGCCTTCCGTCAGCTCCGGCATCTCGAACCGGGCGAACACGCCGCCCGCCCCCTTGTGGCGCCGCAGAGCGGCGGCTACCTGCCAGCCCCGCTCGGTCAGGCCGAACTTCGCCCACGGCATCAGCAGCCACTCGACGTGACCGGTGAGCAGGTCACGCGGACTCGGGTCGCTGAGCGCGTGGCCGTCGGGACGCAGGTAGGACTGACCGGTCTGGCTGACCTTCGGCATGTCCACCGTCACCAGGCCCGCGTCGACCAGATCCATCAGGGCATCGACCTCGCAGTGGTCGGCGAGGATCACTCCGTGGTCGCCGTGGGCCGGAGGCTTCAGCCGCAGCCCGTACTCGGCGCCGTCCTTGAACGGCCCGAAGCTGATCTGCGCCACCTTGCGGGCCGCGTACAGCATCGGCCAGTGCTTCCGGGAGACCTGGACCTTGTCCCAGTCCAGAAGCCCGTGCCAGTTGACCACGCGCTCGTCCACGTACCCGAGCAGCGACCAGTGGCTCTTGCCCCAGCGCTCCGGCTCGATGCGCTCGCGCTCGGGCCGGTCCTGCCACTGGGGTCCTTCCTTCGCGACGTCCTCCAGATCTCTGGCGAACCTCATGACCCTCTCCTTTCCGGCCGCGCTGTGGGGGAGCGGCCCGGTCCTTCAGGTGAGCTGCGCGTCGACAGCTCGGGCGAGATCCACCAGGTGCCCGAAGATCGAGCACGTGTGGTCTTCGCACGTCTTGCGATTGTGATCCGAGATCAGCTCGGCGTAGTTCTTGTCCATCGCCGCGACCTCGGCGAGAGCGCCGACGATGGCACGCACCGCGTCGGGCCCCAGCAGGGAGGCCATGTCGCCGGTCGCCCCGCCCATTCCATTGACCATGCCGTCGCGGTAGGCCGTCGCGGACGGGTAGCAGGCGTAGTAACGGTCCGTCCGGAGATCGTCCTCGACCCTGTCCACGTGCTCGGCCAGGGCCTCGGAGGCGCGCTTCGCCGCGAGGCCGTTACCGTCCGCGTTGTCCGCGAACTCCGGCTTGTGCCGGTCCCACTCGTGCATCGTGATCTCGGTGTGCATCTCCTCGACCGAGAACGAGCCGCCCTTGAAGGCGTGCACCACCTCGCGGTGCTCGCCGTTGCGGCAGTCGTTGCAGACGATGACGCTGCCCGCGATCACCTCGTAACGACTGAGGTCAGCCATCCTTGCTCCTCTCGGGAAGTGCCACCGTGACCTGATGGAAGGAGTATCCGGGGCCTTCTCCGCCGGGCTTCACCTCGCGGGCCACGTACTCCTTCACGATGAGCCGGATGCCGTCCAGGTCGATCTCGTCGTCGATGACGAACGCGACCGCCGGGTCCTCGTCGGGCACGTAGTGCGCGAGGATCGGCATCCGGTACTCGGTGTCGTCCGGGTACTTGATCGAGTACAGGTACTCGACGACATCACGGGCCGTCTCGGGAACGGCCTCGCCACGGAACCCGAACAGCGGGTACAGCTCCTCGGGGAGCTGGGCCGTGATCCAGCCGACGTTCGGCATCGGGAACCGGCCGGTACCAGCGGCTTCACTCATCGGACTCCTCCGGTGGGACCCAGCCCGTGTGGGCCGAGCAGTTGTGCTTGCATCCCTCACAACCACAGCGGCAGATGTTCGGGTCGGTCTCATAGCCAGGGCACCGGCCTTCGGCGATCTGCGCGGCGGCCTCGGCCCAGTAGCACAGGTCGTGCCAGTCACCCCGGATCACGGCGCGACCGATGGCGGCCTGGTGGGGGCCGGGCACGCCCTGCGCGTCCAGGCGTGCCGCCTCCTTCTGGATCTCGTCGTATACGTGGCAGCAGACCAGCTCGGCGCGGATCCGGTAGGCGACCTCGTCCTGCCTGTGCTTCACCGCTTCGCCTTCTTTCCGCTGTACCACGGAAGCGCCAGGCCGTCGTTCTCCTGTCGCGGAACCAGGTGAAGGTGCAGATGGAAGACGCTCCGCGTGGCTTCCTTGCCCTTCGAGGTGATCACATTCATCGGCCGGTCGGTCCACCGCATCAGCTCGGCCGCGCGCCGGGCCGTGTCGGCGAACGTCTCGGGGTCGGCCGCGAAGTCCTTGACGTGCCGCTTCGGAACGATGAGGCAGTGCCCCTCCGTCACCGGGTTGAGCGGGACGAAGGCGACCGCATCGTGCCAGGTGTCGGGCTCCAGAATCCACTCGACCGGCTCGCGCTTCGCGATGATCTCGCAGAACACGCAGGGCGCCGGAAGGATCTGATCCTCGCAGCCACGGCAGAACACGATCGGCGGCAGCTCGTTGGCGTAGACCGGCTGCTGCCGCAGGGTCACGCCGCGAGCGCACTCCGGGTGGACGTAGGAACCGAGGACGATGTACGCCACCGGCTCGGGCTTCTCGTACATCACCTCACCACCCTCAGCACTCGGCGCCCTTCGCGGCCGGGGTCGTCCCCCTCGGTGACCTGGAAGGAGCAGTTCTCCAGGGCGAGGCGGTACAGCCGGAGCTTGTCGGCCTCACGCTTGGGCGAGCCCTGGTACCGGACCAGGGCCTCGTCGTGGGTCACGGCCTCCGTGGAGAAGATGTCCTCGCGGAACGAGTTGGAGACCACCAGGCTTCCAGCCTTGCGGCCGGTCTCCTGACGGGTGCGCCAGGCAATGTCGCGCTCGGTGGTGCCGAAGGCGATCTCCCTGGTCACGCTGTCGTCGGTGTTGTGCCCGGCGCTCACCAGAATCCCCTTGGCGCGCTGCGCCATGCTGAACTGGAAGGCCATGATCTACACCTCCGCCACGTCGAACGGCAGCTCGGGCGAACCGGTCGGCCGGGCGCCGTCGATGAGCTTCTTCAGCCAGCCGCTCTCGGTACGGGACGGGGCCGTCAGGATCTGCCCCTTCCACTGGCGCTGGGACCGCGTTCCGTCCGCCTTCAGGATCCACCCCTCGGCGTAGACGGCGGGCGAGGTACGCCCGGCGACCTGCCAGGTGCCGGAGACCAGAACGTAGTGGATCTCCGCCTTCGTGAGCAGGATCTTCTTACCGCGCACCGAACTGTCGGGGTGCGGGATCTCCGGGCCGTCGATGAGGTTCACGTACCGGCGCACGATCGACTCGCTGCGGGCGTGCACGAACTTCATCGCGTCACCGCCGAGTCCTGCTGCCCGTCACTCAGCTTGTCCACTTTTTCTCCCTTCCGTGAACACAAGTCTACCACAACGATGTTGATGGCCTACGGCCCGAGCTTCACTCTGGCATATGCCAGAGTTGACCGATCATGGGGACTCCGTGATCGCCGGTTTCTTCGGGCCGTAGACGGCCCGGTACCCGGCGTATTCGGCCTCGGTGATCCGGCCGTTCTCGTGCGCCCACTCCATCATCTCGGCGAGCGCCTGCGTCGAGTCCTTCATCCAACCGTCCCCCTCCTGCGTCGACAGCTCGTACGAAGGAAGACGCCCGGCGAGGTACAGAAGTGAGCCGAGCGTGTCGACCGCGCCGATGAACGACGCCTCCGCCGACAGGACCATCGCGTCGTGCGCCTTCGGATCCGGGATGTCCGGGTTGGCGCGGGCCCCTTCGACCGCGACGCTGTGCTCCCACGCCACCTCGAACGCCTTGTCCAGCGCCTGCTCGAATGTCGCCATGATCTCCTCCAGATTCGTACGCAGAACGCCCCGCCGGGATGGCGGGGCGCTGCGCTAACTCAGGGACGGTACCGCCAGATCGGTCAGCCGAAGTACGGCTGGCCGGTGTGGTACGCGATGACCAGGTTCTCGACCGGCGCGAAGAGCGGCGTCGGCAGGTTGTCGATCGGGTGCCACGTCCAGCCGAGGCACTTCTCCGGCTCCATCAGCTTCGGGTCGCCGGAGACCCAGTGCGACACCATGCCGATGTCGGCGTAGTGCTTGCCCTGGTCCGTGTACTCGCGCAGGTTCGTGATGCAGAGGAACCGGGGGCGGGTGACGTTGATCTCGTCGCCGCACTCCTCCTCCAGCTCGCTCAGGCCGGTCTCCTCGTAGGTCTCGCCGAACTCCTGGTGACCGCCCGGCGTGCCCCACTCGCCCTCACCGTGGGAGCCACGGCGCTGGCCGAGCAGGACGTGCAGCCTGCCCTCGAACTGCCGCACCACCAGCAGGCTGATGCCCACCTTCGGGCGCGGAGCGCTCTCGTCTCGCTTCACGTTCTTCTTCCCCTCCGTCAGGCGAGCCGCATGCCGGGCTCGTCGGGCACCTGGACCATCGCGGTGGCGACCAGGGCGTTCATGACAGCCAGCATCTGGCGGTCCTTGTTGTCGAGCTTGTCCGGGTTCTTCTCAGCCAGCTCGTTCAGGAAGTCGGCGTGCCCCCTGGCCCTGCCCAGGTAGGCACGGGCAAGGTCGCCACGGTCCGGTTCGTCGATGCGTCGCACGGCTCTCCTCAGATCCGGAAGACGGTGGACTTGCGGACGTTGACCGAGTTCGTGGTCGCCGCCTGCTGGGTGGATCCGCCCGGGACGAACGGCACCTGGGCGGCCCGCGACTGGGCGCCGAGCAGGTCCATGAGGAACGTGTTCAGGTCGCAGTGGAGGTGGTTGGTCACGTCGTAGCCCCGGCGGTTGACCGCCAGACCGCCCGTGATCGTCCAGTCCATCGACCCGGAACCGCCGCCGACGAACCCGAAGGTGAGGGCGACCGTGCTCTCGTCGCCGTCCTCGTCGGTGTCGGTGACGCTCAGGATGTACTGCTTGCCGTCGAGCGAGATCGAGGCCGTGACGACCGTGGTCGTCTTGGTGCTGGCGTTGCGCATGCTCCGCAGGCACTCGGCGACCGCCGAGGGCAGGTGCTCCTCGTTCTCCACGATGCGCATCTCGGGCAGCTCGGCCTTCTTGGCGCCCGCCGGGACGAAGTCCTTGCGGCCGTTGTCCGGGTCCTTGTAGATGGAGACGTACATGTCCCATCCTCTGGCCAGAGGCTTGGCCTTGCCGTCGATGAAGAGGTGGGACTTCTCCCAGCGCCACCTCCGGCCGTCGAGGCGGAACTTGATGGTCATCTTCGTCCGCTCGCCCAGGTGGGTGAGCAGGATCTTGCCGTAGCCGTTGCGCTCGACGATGGGCTCGACGCCCGTCTTGTCGAGCAGGAACGCGTACGGCTCGTGGACGACCTCGGGCATGTTGTCGATGCTGAGCGTGGTCAAGCTCTTCTCCGTCCGATTCCGATGTGAGATGGGCCGAAAGCCCCGGGGTGCCGTTGTTCTTGGCCGGAGCGCGGGCGCCCCCGGGGCTCCTCCCTTTCTCCTGAAAACTACTCTACCACAAGGGAGTTGAGGATCTGGGCGGTCAGTCGATGTGGCGGCCGATGTACTCGACCTCGATGACCTTGACCTCTTCGCCCTGTTCTCCGTACGCCCACAGGATGCGCTCGCCGCCGGGGCCGATGCGGATGTACGAGATCCACAGGTCGTCGCGGTTTCCGAAGCGGGGCTCCGGCTTCATCCGGTGCGTATTCAGGCCGGGATGAGCCGGATTGTCGGCCAGCTTCTCCAGCGCGGACTGGATCTGTTTCAACTTGCCCCGGTCGCCGGACTTGCGGATCTTCTTGATCCCCTTCTCGGCGGCCGGGGTGATCTCCAGCGTGAACCTCATGCCGCGTCCCCCCAGATCAGCGCACTCAGGTCGGCCGTGGTGGAAACCCGGCGCCCCCAGTCCCCCGCACTGCGGGACTTGCGGTTGTCCTGTACGGCCTGCGCCGCCTCGATCGCGCCGCGCTGGCCGAACGCCTCCTCCGGCGACAGCACCGGGCGAACGGCGGTCAGTGCGTTCAGGTCCACCTGGGAGATGACCGCCGACGGGATCAGCTTGATTACACCAGCCTCGTCGATCGACACCTGGTAGATCTCCGCGTTTGCAATGCGGCCCAAGACCACTCCACCACGAGAGTCCGGGATGACGATCTTCATGGAAGAGTGGCCGTTGATCTTGATCACTCCTGAGATGCCATCCATGCCAGGCCACTCCGTGGCGATGCGATCAGTGAGCGAGACCAGTTCCTCCGGATCGATCAGGTCGGAACTGACCGTCTCCGACCATCCGCCCTGCGGCATCTGCTCGGCGGTCAGGTGAGGCGGAAGCACTCGCTCCATGCGAAGTTCATGGAGCACGCTACGCTCCACGCCGCGCGCATCGCCCACGGTCGGAAGAACGCGCTCGTACAGTGCGGTCCACCCTTCACGCAGGTGCTGTCCGAGTCGAAGTCCATCGGAACTTCCGGTGATTCCGACCTTCAGGGATCGGAGGGATTCGTTGAAAACGACGTAGACCCGTTCGGCCATGTCATGTCCCCTTTCCGTCAACTCGACTCTATCACAGCTCAGTTGAACTTGGCTGCCATCGCAACAAGTTCAGACGGCCAGCATCTTGCGGTCCGCCGCGTCCATCGTTCCCACGATCTCATCCTCTCCGTCGGGGCACCTTCCCCAACGGAGAGGATATCAGCGGATCTTGATGGCCTGGGCCGAATCAGGAGGGCCAGGGCCACGTGTCGGTTTCACCGCGCACCAGGTACTGCCGGTTCGCGTTCACCGTCACGCCGGGATACGCCGCTTCCATCGACGCCTTCCAGGCGCCCATCGCCGCTTCGGCCGCCGCGTCCTCGTTCTCCGTCACCGCCGAGCCGAAGCCGTTCGTGAGCGGGAAGGTCTGCTCGATGCCGGTGTCCACCGGGTTCTCGGGGTCCGTGTCGTTGAACAGCCACAGCCGGTACGTGACGGCGTAGGCGCCGGTCGGGATCGCCATGATCAACCTCCAGTCGGGGAAACCCGGCCACCCTACTTCTCACGTACGCCTTCAGGCCCCTGCGGCTCGCAGGCGGCCGACTGCGCCCGCCGACCACCCGAGGGGCGCCGCGCCTGCCACCGGCCCGCAGCCGGGCGCCCAGCCACCTTCCTGCCGCACCCGCAGCGCGAGCCCCGCCAGCACCCCGCACCCGGCAGACCACAGAAGCCCAGAGGTCTTTCGAGCGCAGCGAGTCCATCCCTCCTCCGGCGGCGCGGAGCGCCGACGCGCTGAGGACGACGATGAAGGCTTGGCGGAAGACAGGTCAGGTGCGGGCCGGTGGGTGGGGAACCCACTCCGGCATGTGCCTGGCATGGCTGGAGCCAAGCCTGAAGAGGAGGACTTCTAGATACTTCTATAGGGGGTGGAAAATCGACGTTTCCCCAGGTCAGGTGGGCTACCGACTCTGTCATTTTCTGCCAGGGACGTTGACCTCATATGGTCAACCATATGGCCTACTTTGGCAACGAGAGGTCAAGGGTATTTCATGGCAAACTTGGACATCTCTACTAGCGTGAACATGTCATCAATGTGACCCCGCTCTCCCTGTCGCACCCTTCCCATACGCGGATAGAGGGAGTACCTTCTGGTGGACAAGGGGGCGACTTCTAGCTGCACTGCCGAGATCATTCTGCTAGAGTCGCAACTACGGAAAGGAGTGACCGGCATGGGACACGAGGCCAGCGTCATCGACGCGACCCTGATGAACGAGTTCGGGCAGTACGCCCAGACGGCGCCGTTCCCCATCTGGGTGGTGGCGAAGCTCAGCGAGGAGTTCGAGGCCCTGGGCCTGTACGCGCGGATCGCCTCCGCCGCGACGATGGAGGACTCCGACAGGATGCGCGTCACCATCTCGAAGGACTGGGCCGACGCCCTGTTCGGCGAGGACGGCGAGTGGAAGAAGCCGATGCAGTTCCTGCTGGACATCGAGGCGATCACGAAGGTCGCCGTGTACCGCAGCGGCAAGGTCCGGCTTCAGATGGAGGCATACCCGCCCGACATCCGCGACGAGCTGGACGCTTACCGGCGCCCGAACGGCAAGCTGGTGGCAGCCTTCTCCTGAGAAAGGAGAAGGCCCCAGCGTGAACTGGGGCCTCGATCAAGCAAACTGACTGAAAGGTTACAGCGGAAGCCATGTCGGATTCAAGGCACTTCACCGTGGTTGACGACTGGGTGCTGCTGCACCCGGACGTGACGTCCACCGAGTACCGGATCTACTCGATCATCAAGGGCAACCTGAAGCACACCCACGGAGGTGTGCCCGAGACCGGCTTCCGTGCGACCGCCGCCTGGGTCAACGAGATCTCCAACGGCCTCGTGTCGGTGAGCACCGCGCACAAGGCGATGCAGGCCCTGGCCAAGAAGGGCATCCTGCGCAGGCTCAACAACCCGCAGTCCGGCGAGGGTGCTGACTTCGAGTTCGTCGTGGTGCCGCCGGAGGAGTACGCCGGGCCCAAGAGCGTGATGGCCGAGGCCGCCGCGATCAGCAAGAAGAAGAGCCGCAGCGTGGTCTTCGTGACGGTGCCGCTGAACCGCAGGCCCCGCAAGGGTGCCCGCCAGCAGGAAGCACAGGCGCAGGCGATCGTCCTCATGGATGAAGAGGCCGAGGAGCCGGAGCCCGAGTTCGACATGTCGGCTCTGGAGGATTCCGGGCCGACCGGCGCCGAGGCGGAGTTCGCCGTCGAGCTGGAAGAGGTCACCGCTCGGAACACCGAACCCCGGCTGCGCCTGATGTCGGCCGCCTGCGAACGCGTTGCCGCTGCGGTGCGCCCGGCGCTGGAGGCCGGATGGAGCCCGCGCGAACTGGCGCTGCGGATGGCGGCCGAGCTGAACCCCCGGGTCAACGCCCCGGAGCGGCTGCTGATCAGCAAGGCGGGGGACCTCGGCAAGCCGCCGAAGGCGCGCACCGTGATGCCCGAGGCGTCGAAGGAAGAAAGCCAGCTCAACCGGTACGTGCCGCCGAAGCAGTTCCACCAGCGGCCTGGCCTGGACATCAGCCCCGAGGAGCAGGAGAAGATCGACGCGAGGCTGCGTGAGTACCAGGCCCAGCGTGACCGGGCCAACCTGCTGAAGAGCTGAAGAAGCGGACAAGGAGAACAAACGTGGGTGAAGTACGTGCCATTGCGGGTGGGACGATGGTCGACCCGCATGCGGAGACGGCCGTTCTGGGGGAACTGCTCGTCTCCGACGGTCACCCGCTCGACTGCCGTGACGAAGTCACCGACATCCTGCGGGACGCCGGGCCGGAAGTGTTCCACGACCCGCTGAACCGCAAGGTGTACGAGGCGTTCCTGTCCTGCTTCATCGACGGCGGCCACACCGACCCGGTGGCGGTCGTCGGCGCACTGCGACAGGAAGGGGAGCTGACCGCCGAGCTGTTCGATCACGTGCACAGCCTTCCGTCGAAGGCCGGGAACCTCGCGGCCTCGCACGGCGGGGCGCGGAGCCTGCTCGACCTGTACCGGCGGCGCATGCTGCACAAGGTGCTGGTGGAGTCCTCCGGCCGGGTCCAGGCGGGCGGCGGGTCCTACGGCGAGATCGCCGGGGAGGTCTCGGTGGTGGTGTCGGAGGTCATCGACACCTCCACGAAGGTGGAGACCACCTTCTCCGCGTCGCAGGTCTCCGAGGCTGCCCTGGGGCACATCCTCCACGGCCGGACCATGGAGAAGGGCATCCCGATGGGGTTGCACGACATCGACGAGCTGACCGGCGGCATGCGGCCGGGCCAGTTCATCGTTCTCGCGGGCAGGCCGGGCATGGGTAAGACCACCCTCGGCGCGCAGGTCGCGCGGAACGTGGCACACCAGGGGGTCGCCACGGAGATCTTTTCGCTGGAGATGCCAAAGGAGGAGCTTGGCCAGCGCAACGCGTCGGCCGAGACCGGCATCCCCTTCGAGGATATCCGCGACGGCCGGGTGGATGCCGAGGCGATCGAGCGGCTGATCGAGTACGACGCCAGCCAGGCCGACTACCCGATGACGGTCGACGACGACCCGGGCCAGACGCTCGGTGAGATCGCGCTGAAGGTCCGCAAGTCGGCCCGGGAGAAGGGTGCGAAGGTCTTCGTCATCGACTACCTCCAGCTCGTAAAGCCGGACAAGCCGACCGGCAACCCGACGGTGGACGTGGCGATCGTCTCGGAGGGGCTGCGCAGGCTGGCCCGTACGCTCCGGGTCATCATCATCGCCCTGGCCCAGCTCAACCGTGAGTCGGCCGGTCGCGACGACGGCAAGCCGAAGCTGACTGACCTGCGCCAGTCCGGCCAGATCGAGCAGGATGCCAACCTGGTGATCCTCGTACACCTGCCGTTCAAGGTCGACCCGGACACGGCGCGTGGCAAGGAAGCCGACATCATCCTCGCGAAGAACCGAGGGGGCAAGACGGCCGAACGGGTGATGCTGTTCGACGGCGCCCACAGCCGGTTCCTCAACCCGTCCGACATGCTCGCCGGGATCTCGTCGTGATCACGGGGGAGTTCCTGGTCTGCGACGACCTCGGTCCGCTCGGACGGCTGGCCCCGCCCGGCGACCTCTTCGTGATGGAGCCCCGGGACGTCAACCTCGTGATCTCCGAACGCAAGTGGATCAACGGGAAGTATCTGGAGGCCGACGAGAAGGCCGAGAAGTACCGGAAGTGGCTGAAGACGGCACACCTGCGGGGACGGCGTGACGCGATCCGGGAGTGGTTCGACATCTGGACCATCGAGGCCGCGAAGTACGCCGTCTGCGACGGCTGGCTGCTGAGCGTCGTCGGCCTGCTGGAGATGGGCAAGCAGCAGGCGATGAACGTGCCGAAGAACTTCTCCTACAACGGCTTCGGCCCGATCCGCGAGCTGACGAAGAAGGTCGTCGAGGCGACCGACGAGGAGATCATCGGGGGCGCCCGGTTCCGGGCGAAGCTCCGGTAGAAGCGCGAAGGCCAGGCGTCCGGTGTCCACCGGATGGCCTGGCCCCACTTCCTGCCCCTCGTGGGGCGGCATGTAGAGTATGGCAGCCATGGGTGACGGGCGGCAAGCCCCTTTCGAGGGGCTTGCCAGTAGAAGTGGCCCAGGCCATGTAGTAGGCTGTGGGTGAACCAAGTTGATGTTGGTTCACCCCTCGGAAAGGGTGAAGAGATGGTTGTGTCTGTGGGGCCCATCGCTCTGGCGCGGCCCGGATGGGGACTGAAGGAGGGCGCGGTCACGTTGCTCGTGTCGAACGACTCGGGAGGCAGGCCGGACGTCCTCTGCGCGCAGATGCTGCTGAACGCGGCGATCTGTGGAATGAAGGTGCTCGTGCTCCTGCCGGGGCTCCGGTCCGACGACGAGGTGTGGTCCTCGGTCGGCCAGATCCTGGGCGGCGGGGACGGGCGCGTGGCGGCCAGGGAGATGCGCCATCTGCGGCTCGTCATGTACGCCTCCGGCACCGGCCGGGAGCACGTCAACAAGGCTGAGCTGGTGTACGCTCCTGGACTCAGCCCTTCCGAACTCGGCCGCCTCAGCGATGAGACGACGGCCCCGATCCTGACCCTCGCCGACCTCGGAAGCGAGACGGCGAAGCGGCTGTCCAGCGAAGTGATCCGCGTCGGCGGCGACACGATCGTCTACGACGCCGAGGGCTTCGAGGTTCCTGTCGTGTTCGACCCGAGCGGTCCGGTCTACCGGGTGGCAGAATGAGGCCCCCGGCGCTCATCGTGAACGACGGAACCAGTCGCGCGTTCTTGTCTGACGGAATGCCGGGGACGGGAGGGCTCTTCGTGCCGGAAATGCACCGTTTCCCCCTCAAGCAGACGATCGCGCAGGCTCTCGTCGAATATGCCGAGCAGAACCACCCGGTCCTGATGGTCGACGACGGAACCCGGCGCACAGGGGAGATCCTGTACCACGTGGCTCACATGCTCGGACTCAGGACCCCGGACGCCCTCTCCGAGGAGCGGTCTTCCGTTCCCCTCCGGGTCACTGACGACCTGGATGGCGCATGGAGCAGTGCACAGGGTGTCCACGTGGGCGACTTCCAGCATGTCGGAGGGTTCGAGGTGATGTATCACCCGGCATGCGGCGAGCCGGACGATCACGCATGCGACATGGGCGACGCCCACGGGGTTCTCCTGGTGATGGAGTATCCGAACCTGGATTCCCGAACGCTCCTCATGCGTGAACACAATCTCACGCGCGATGCAAGTGGACGACTCGCGCGCAAGAGCTGAAGGAGAAGAAGCGGTGGGCAAGGCTCTTGAAGTGATGATCGCGGCGCTGGACGCCGCCGGATCCAAGCGGTCTCGGGCCGGTGGTGGCCAGGTGTTTCAGTGCCCGGCGCACGACGACAGGAGCCCCAGCCTCAGTGTGAGCGCAGGCACCAAGGGTATGGACGTGGTCTTCAAGTGCCACGCGGGGTGCGAGCGGGACGATATCCTCGCTGCTCTCGGTCTGACCTGGAAGGACATCCTCGGGAAAGGCGACAGCGAGGAGTACCGCAAGCATCGCGCCGACCTCTGGATGCCCTGCCAGGGAGGCAAGGACACGCCCGACAGCGAGCGGTGCCCCGGTCAGAAGAAGGCCGAGTACCAGTACACGGACGAGAACGGGAACCTGCTCTACGCGGTGGCCCGGTGCTCTCACAAGGGGAAGGGCTGCCGTGCCCCGTTCGCCCAGTGGCGCCCCGACTCGACCCGCCCGTACGGCAAGGCGTGGGGCCTTCCGGGTTCGGTCCGGCGGGTGCTCTACAACCTGCCGAGGGTGATCGAGGCGGCGAAGGCCGGGCGCCGGATCTGGCTCATGGAGGGCGAGAAGGACGCCGACCGGATGAGGCGGGACTTCCCCGACGAGGCGGTGACGACCATCGTCTCGGGGGCGGGCAAGTCGAAGTGGCGACTGGAGTACGGCCGCTACTTCAAGGGCGCCTCCGAGGTGATCATCGTGGCCGACTGTGACCGTACCGGCCTGGAGTTCGCCGAAGAGGTGCACAAGCACCTGAGCAACGTGGTGACCAAGGTCAAGGTGGTGTGCTCGCCGCTCATGGCCGATGGCGCCGACTTCTCCGATCACCGTGATCACGGATTCGGTCTCGACGAGTTCGAGATCGTGCCCTTCACGCCGATCAAGAAGCGGCCCGAGATGGTGATCCTGGTCGAGGAGGAACACCGCGAGAAGCCGGTGGTGTTCGGCGGCTTCAGTCAGGAGTCCGTCGAGCGCAGCCTGGTCGGATCGATTCTGCGGTACGGCCACTCCTACGGGATCGCCGAGGTCGACATCCAGACCGACAGCCGCATGAACGTGATCATCAAGGCGGCTGCCCGGCTGGCCCGGCAGGAGAACGTGATCACGCCGGACATGGTGGCCGCCGAGGTCGAGGAGATGGGGGTGAGCACCTTCGAGAAGGTGCTGCCCTACGCCCTCGAACTGGAGGCGGTCGCCTTCGATGACACGACCAAGCCGCTCGTCGCGGCGCGCATCCTGCGGGAGCGCACCATGCGTCGCATGCTGGCGCTCGTCAGCCGGGCCACCGAGTCGGCGGCCCGGGACGAGAAGAGGCCGCTGGACCAGATCCTGGCCGAGGTCGGCCGGACGGCGGAACGGATGAACGAGGAGTACGCCTCGCTGGAACGCGAGTACTGCGAGCCGGTCGGCGACGTGTTCACCGGAGATGTTCTCGAAGAGATCGTCATGGAAGAGATCGAGCAGGAGAAGACGAACGTCACCCCGATGCACCCGAAGAAGCAGGGTGTGACGTACCGGCCGAAGGCGGCCCAGGGAAGCTGACATGGCCCAGGCCATCTGGTAATCTCAACAGAAGGAAACGGAGCCCCGGTTGAGAATCGGGGCTTTCGGAAGGAGACGACGTGGCACGCAAGGGACGTGAGAAGTACTACGAGGATCTGCTGGAGGGGGCAGAGTCCCCGAAGGAGCGGTTCGAAGTTCTGCGCAGCAGGTTGCTGGCGGACGTCAAGCGCCTGCCCGCCGAGCTGCGCGACGGCGCCTACGCCAGCGCGGCCGACGCGCTGAAGGGTGTCATCGAGGCCATCGACGACGCGATCGAGGACATCCGGCCGGTGGGCGTATGAGGATCGACAGCACACGGCTGGACCTGCGCACGATGGCCGACCGGATCAACCGCAAGCCGCTGATCGGCGGACGTCGGCACCTCGGGGTCGGTGGCGACATGGTCATCGTCAGCGAACTCGGTCACCGGGACCGGGCGGGGATCGGCATCGGCATGCCCGGTCCCTGGGTGACCATCCACTGCACCACGCGCGGGTATGACGAGCACATGTCACCCATCGACCGGGACGGCTGGCTGGATGTCGCCGCCCTGACGCCCTGGCGGGAGTACTGGCTGGAGCTGGACGCGATCGGCGGCGTGCGGCTGGAGCGGGCCGACTCGGACGGGAGCAGCTTCCGCTGGTACTGGCCGATCCCCTCCGACTCCTGGAGGCGGATCCAGTGCGGGTGAACACCGGTCGCCTCGACCTGAAGAGCCTCAACGTCGGCGAGCCCTGCACCATCACGACCGGCGGCTCGTCGATCAAGCTGGTACACATCGGTCAGACCATCGAGATGGGCCTGTACCTCACGGGTATCGGCATGCAGCCGCTCGCCGACGACCGCCTGCTGCGGATCGAGCACGTCAAGGGGTTCCCCGTCTACTGGCTGCACCTGAGCAAGCTGGCCCCGAGGCGGCTGTACACGGTCCTCGTGACGAGTCCGCCCCGGATGCACGACGAAGCCATGGACTCCCGCTTCAGTGGGATGCCGGGCTGGCAGATCAGTGACGACACCCCAGGGAACGGGCCGCAGCCGGGCGAGATGGAGTCCGGCGGCCGGAGCTGGAACCTGCTGGGCAAACTACTGGGAAGAAGGGAAGACTGATGGACCGCAGAGAGCTGCTGTTCCAGGACGAGTACTGGGTGGACGGTCCGGGACGGATCCACCGGGTTGCCGACATGGACATCAAGCACGCCCAGAACACCTACCGGTACCTGACCATGGCCGACCGGGCGCTGGCTCACCTCGACCTCCTGATCTCCTCGTCCCCGCTCGGGCCCGGCCCGAGCGGGGACGCTGCGACCGACGCCTACGAGGGCGAGCTGGCCCGGCTGGAGGCGGCACGCAGCAACCCCATCGGTTGGATCAAGGAGCTGCCCCTGCTGGTGGCCCTCCAGGAGCGCGGCTGGGGCAACCCCGAACCGAAGCCGAAGCCGAAGCCCCGGCACCGGGAGCTGCTGGTGGTGCTCAAGGTCAAGATCGGTCACGACGCTGACGCGAACCCGGTCGAGTGGGACATCGAAGAGGCAGTGAAGGCGCTGCCCTACGACATCGAGATCACCGACGTACGGTGATCCGAACAAGGGAAGAGGAAGCGTGACGTACATCGAGAAGGCCAGGGAGATCCTGGTCGCGAAGCTCGCAGGGGCGATGGGGGACGGTCCGCTGATGGACCTGTACCTGCTGCTCGTCTTCACGAAGGGGGCTGACACCACCCTGGAGGATGTGCACGACGCCTGGGCCATCGCGAAGAGCCGCACGAGGCCGGACCATTGGTCGATCATTCCGTTCAGCGAGCTGACCGTCGAGATCCAGGAGCTGGACCGGGAGTTCGTGGAGGCCATCGCGGAGACGGCCAAGGAGCTGGAGGGCCGGGGCCGATGAGACGCAGGCGACTGCTGGCGCTCGGCGCTGCCGGAGTCCTGGTGGCCTCGACCTGCACGGCTGCCACGGCGGCCGGAACGGAGGAGCGACCGGTCACGGCGCGGGCGGTTGCCCCCGCGCGCATCGAACTGCCGCCGCTCGGCCGGATCGAAGGACCGAAGCCCGAGCCCCGGCCGACTTTCACCCCGCCGGTCCGCACGAAGGCTCCGGCGGTGCACCGGCCGACGGTCAAGCCGAAGCCTGTGGTGAAGCCCAAGTCGAAGCCGACCAAGACGGTGAAGAGGAAGGCCGCCGAGGCAGTCACCCGGATCGGTGGGTACGCCTTCTGCGGGTCGGCCGTGGCATCGGCCCAGCGCTGCATCGACCAGGGCAAGCTGACGCTGTACTACCCGGCCGGAGTGAGGACGCTGGCGGGACACAACTACATGGGCTGGTCCTGGATGGACGACCTGCCTGTGGGCCGGAAGGTGGTCATCGGCTCGGGTGCCCTAGCGGGCACGTACCGGGTGTACGGCCACGGCTGGGCGAAGCGGGGCAGTCAGGGCGGCACCTTCCCGTCGGCCGGTCTCGGCGCTTCGGTGGCGCTTCAGACGTGCACGAGCAACGGAACGGGCTTCTCCTTCCTCCGCCGCGCGTGAGGCTCATCACCGAAAACCGCTATGAGATAGCGAAGTTCTGCTGTAGAGTAGTACTCGTAGCCGGGAGGAAGAAGCTCCGTTGAGACAACGGAAGCAGGCGCCTCCCGGCAGGCAAAGGGATATAGCTCAGTTCGGCCAGAGCAGCCGTCTCCAAAGCGGCGTGTCGCAGGTTCAACTCCTGCTATCCCTGCTGGTTCCCCGGGGTTACCCCCCCCCCGTCACCCTGGGGAACCTTCAATCGGAATGTAGCGCAGCTTGTGTAGCGCGCTCGCTTCGGGAGCGAGAGGTCGCGGGTTCAAATCCCGCCATTCCGACTGGACTCCGGAGGTTGCCTTCCTTTAGAAGGCGACGTCCACGGCCTCCGGGGTCCGCAGTTCTCGCGCCGACCGCATTTAGTAGTGGAGGGCAGGGTTGGCATCCTGCACAGGGGAGACCGCCCGCCGGGTTTGCGAGTGGTCGGTAGTAGAAAGGCGGTCTCCCCGCGCCCTTGTAGCTCAGTCGGTAGAGCGCCGTCTTCGTAAGTCGGATGTAGCAGGTTCAATTCCTGTCGAGGGCTCGTGGGTCCCTGTAGCTCAGATGGTCAGAGCACTCCCCTCATAAGGGAAAGGCCACTGGTTCAAGTCCAGTCAGGGATACGAAGGTGCGGCGCGGACTCATAATCCGTAAGCCGTATGCCAGCGGAAGGATCGGGAGGACAGACCCGGCCGGGTGCTAGGCAGACCCCTGGTGGAACGCTGTCCCGGGAAGCCAGGGGTTCCTGTTGGAATCGGGACGAGAAAGAAGGTGCGATCGTGAGCTGTAAGTGCAAAGCTCGGACGTACGAAGGGCACCTGAAGAAGGTGCAGAAGGACGGATACCCCGCCCACGTCTACACGGGCCACTACTGGGGCCCCAAGGACGACAAGCAGAACTGAAGAACGCGCGCCCATAGCTCAGTTGGTAGAGCAGGAGATTCTTAATCTTCGTGTCACAGGTTCAAGTCCTGTTGGGCGTACGTGAGGACTCGGAGGTACGTACTACCCAGAATTGCTCGCCTGGGGGTCCGAGTGGCAGAGAACCGTACCAACCCTTGAGGTGTAGCTCAGTTCGGATAGAGCGCCGTACTACGGATGCGGAAGTCGCAGGTTCAAATCCTGTCACCTCAGCGAGACCCCCTGACGGGTCTATTGGGAGCCCCGCCGTAAGGCGGAGGCCGGGAAAGCGGGGCTCCCCTTTTTCAACTCAACAGCGGCAAGAAGCAATGGTCTCGTGGCTCAGTTCGGCAGAGCACTCGGTTGTCATCCGAGAGGTCGCGGGTTCAAATCCCGTCGGGACCGCTGGCTTCGGAGGCAGATCACATGGAGTTCGCCGTCATTTAGATGACTATCCATGAGGCAGACAGTGAGGCAAAGCGAGTCCTGAGCCAACCTTCTCCGGGAGGCGACGGAGGGTGGACCCCGCCCAGCTCCATCTCAAGGGGTGCCTGGCCCTGTAGCTCAGTTCGCGTAAGAGCGCTCGCCTGAAAAGCGAGAGGTTCGCCGGTTCGAATCCGGCCGGGGCCACTGGCCGGACGGTAAGCTATCGACGCAGCCCCACTGTGGCGGGTGGGACATACATGCGAAGATAGCCCATGCGTGGAAGCATTGCCGTCCGGTTGCCGACAATTTCATAATCGATCGCCCGTAGTTTAACTGGCAAAACTCCGGCCTCTGGAGTCGGCGTTCTTGGTTCAAATCCAGGCGGGCGAGCTGCGTCGGACCGGCACGTTGAGTGGTCCGTAACCAGTCGGTCGCGTGCGACCGGTCCGGCGTGAACAAGTCAATCCCTCGTAGCTCAGTTGGCAGAGCAATGCGAATAACAGGATAGCGCGTGAGAGTTTGCACTAAGTGCGGAAAAAGCAAAAAGCTGTCTGAGTATTACCTCAGTAAGGGAAAGCCTAGATCTCGCTGTAAACCCTGCTTCAATGAAAGCCATGCACCGAATGTGACCGCATGGAGGAGAAGGACCAAGGCGAAACTCGTTGAGGCTCACGGAGGAAAGTGCAAAGACTGCGGTTTGGTTGGTCCGCCGTACGTTTACGAATTTGATCACAGGGATCCCTCTCGGAAATCCTTCAATGTGACGGATTCGAAAACTACCAGATCTTGGGATGCAATTTTTGCAGAGTCCCTGAAGTGTGACCTCCTTTGCGCCAACTGTCACGCAATTCGCACCCATATTCAGAGGTGCGGAGGGTGTAAATACTGTTAATCGACAGGTCACTGGTTCGAGTCCAGTCGGGGGAGCGTGTGCCGACGACACCATGCCCTTCCGTGGTCTGAAAAACCCGGTCGGGCTCACAGTCGGTGGTAAAGGACCGCATTGCGCAGTGCGGTCGCGCGTGCAAGGGAACTCCGAGTCAGAGCCCGGCGAACAGGGCACCCGGAAAGGCCCTGTGGAGACGTCCAGTGCAGGTTCGATCCCTGCCTCGCGCACTCAGGAGCGACCGTGCCTGAACAGCTTGGAGGAGTGATGGACATCGTCACCGGATTCACCTAGGTCCGCGAGATTCGCGGCCCTAGGAGGATGAATTCCGATGGGCAAGACGCCGCATCACACGCCCGGAAAGTTCGACCAGCGCGAGTGGCCTGACGGCTACATGATGTACTGGCGCAAGCGGCCGATCACTCCGGTGCGCGAGCACGAGGTCTACGACCTGCGCTACAGCGCTGCGGAACTCCGCAACGCCGAGAGGCAGGGCCGCAGGCCGCAGCCCCGGAAGGTGAGGCGCACCGCTCGCTGGTGGACCTACACCGGGGCCTGGACTCCCAGCTCCAGCCGGACCTACTGGGCCGGTAAGCACGAGCGTGCCAACCGGCGCTACGTGAAGAGCAAGCTGGAAGCCGGGCGCCGCACGAAGGGCGAACTCGAACGTCGGCTGTACGAGAAGGCCGAGAAGGTTCCTCGCCGGATGTTGTACGACATCTGGTGAAATAGAAAGGCTCCTGTAGCTCAGCGGATAGAGCGCCGGATTCCGGATCCGGATGTCGCAGGTTCAATTCCTGTCAGGAGCACGGCGGTGCCACCGCGTCACGCCGGGCGCGAATGGGTGCGAAAAGGCCAACTTTAGTGATCCGCGTGGCGGCTCTCCTGAAGAAAGATCTCGCACGGTCGAGGCTATACGGCCCCCGCGCTTCTTTATCGGAAGAGGAGAAACGGGAAAACATGGCTGACACCATCACGGTTTCTGAACTGCCCAAGCCCAGCGGCATGTCCCAGGGACACCCCCAGTCGTACGAGATCACCGTCGAACCCGCCGCCCCCGGCGGCTCGTTGCCTCAGCTTCCCTTCCTCCACAAGGAGGACGGGATCACCATCGAGGACGGCACCGGCTACTGGATCACCAGCGCCCGGCAGGTCCCGGTGAAGGGTGTGGGTACGACCCGGTGGAAGTGGGTGTACCGGGCGACGCGCGACACCTCCAACGACCCCGAGCCGTGGGATGACGAGGAGCCGTTCGGCGTCTCGCGCTTCGGGAGGTGAACGGCGTGGCGGAGTACAAGGCAGGGATCATCAAGCATGCCGGTGCCTGGTTCAAGCTGCGCGTCAACGACGAGGGCGACTGGCTGACCGAGTTCGACGGCCGCGACCTGAAGCAGCCCACCCGGGCCAAGCTGCTCGCCGACATCGAACGCGTGATGCGCCTGAAGAAGAAGGCCGTCAACATCCCCTTCACGAAGGTCGAGTCGAAGAACAACGGCTACATCACCCTGAAGCACGGCGTGGTGACCGGCGTCCATGCGGGCACCGGCAATCTGCTCGTCTCCTGGGACGACGGAACCAACGGTCAGCTCGCCGTGGGCTACGGCTCGGAGGTCATGCGGCGCCTGCTTCCCCACGAGGAGGACGAGCTGCGCCGCCTCGTCAAGGAGGCCCACGAGAGCGCGGAGACCCTGCGCGAGTTCAGCCAGCGCCGCCAGGTCTACAAGGGCACGAAGGGCCTGACCGAGCAGGTCGAGGCCGAGCTGAAGAAGGGCGAGAAGTGATGGAGCGCAAGCTGGTTCAGGTCGATAGTTCGATCGAGTTCCGGGACGCCGTGATGACGCTCGACCGGGAGGGCCACAGCGGCAACATCTTCGTGCGCCGCACCGGAACGGACCAGACGTACCGGGTGATCCCCCGGCACACCGACGCCTTCCAGAAGATCACCTTCGCCGATCTCTTCCTGTCGAAGGTGCCGCCGATCTACATGGAGGACTTCGCTCAGGTGCTGGTGGGCCTGGAGTCGACCGGCACCTTCGACGTCTTCACCCGGTAGGGGGTCGCGATGTACGGCGAGTACTACGACGGAAGGCGCAAGCACCGGCCGATCAAGCGGCAGCCGCCGGGCCCCGAGGACATGCCGGACGAGACGACGGCCGCGCGGATCCGTGAGGCGATCGGGCGGTATCCGAAGGCGACGGCTGAGGAGGTCCGGGTCTTCGTGAAGGAGCTGGAGCGCGGCCCCGAGTTCGACGTGAAGGCCACCCGCGCGGTCATGCACTTCGGATAGTAGTCAACTCGGCTACAGTTCGGTACAGTTGAAGAATCGCAACCCACGGAACCCCCGGTCTGGCGATCGGGGGTTCCGTCATCGGACGAGGAGAGAAGCGATGGGCACGTACGACGGCGGGCAGGCGCCCGTGGACAGCTCGACCTGGAAGCAGGCGACCAGCGGCAAGGGTGGCGAGGTGCACCCGGCCCCGGCGCCGATGGTGCGCGACGAGAGCACCGGCACCATGAAGCGAGCCGTCACCCCGGACCCGTACGCGAACGGCGGCAACGGCCACACCCTGCGCAACTTCGGCCACGGCGGTGGCCAGTGACGACGAAGATCGAGAGCGAGTACGACGTCGCCACGGTCCTCGGGTCGCTCGACATCGCCCGCTGGGGTGAGGTGCGTGAGGCCATCCGCAAGGGCGGCACCGGCTACGCGTTCGGGCCCGACCTGGACTTCGGCGAGGCGCCGGAGGGCGGTGACAGCGAGGCCGAGTACATCTTCAACGAGGCCACCGAGATCGCCGGGACGAACCGGCTCATGCGCCAGGCCGCGCGCAGCCTGCACGGCAACCTGGACGAAGCCCTGCGCCGGATCAGGTCGGCCCAGCGCAACATCCAGGAGTTGCGCGACCTCGGCGACATCGAGTTCCTGGAGGGCAACGGTGACGTCGAGCAGTTCCTGAAGGACGCTGCCCGTGCACTGCGCGCCGCCCAGGAGATGAAGCCCACCGACGAGACGGGGGAGATGAAGTGACCGGATCCGGCTGGGACAGCCACGGCCACGTCAGCGACCGGGGCCGTTCGGGGACGGCATGCCGGAACCGGAAGCAGCACTTCGAGCGCTGGGTGGTCACGGTCAGGAACGCGAACTACTCCGCCTTCAACGGCTACCACCGCACGCCCAGTGACTACTCCGAGATCCGGTGCACGGCCTGCCCGACGCGCTGGCACTCGAAGGCGGCCTACGTGGACCAGCTTCCCGACGAGAAGTGAACACGCCACGGGGCTGGAAAACAGGGTAGATTTCCTCCGGCAAGACAGCAGAGAGACCGGAGAGAAACATGCCTGCTGGCACCGTGAAGTGGTTCAACGCCGAGAAGGGCTTCGGCTTCATCGAGCAGGACGGCGGCGGCCCCGACGTCTTCGTGCACTACTCGCAGATCAACGCCCAGGGCTACCGTCAGCTCGAAGAGGGCCAGCGGGTGGTGTTCGAGACCCAGCAGGGCAAGAAGGGGATCGAGGCGCAGGGCGTCACGGTCACTTCGTGAGAGCAGCGGAGCGCCCCGACTGGGACGCCTGGGCACTTGGCATCGCCAAGGCTGTGTCCCTCCGGGGAGACTGCACCAGGCGCCAGGTCGGGGCCATTCTGCTTGATCAGGGGCACCGGGTCATCGGCTGCGGCTACAACGGCGGCCCGGCTGGTGGCGAGAGCTGTCTGGCCGGTGAGTGCCCGCGTGGCAGGCACTACGAGATCTCGCAGTGCCCCGGGGAGCCGCATCCACCGGACTGCAAGTGCCGGGTGTTCACCGGCCGCTGCGCCTGCGGTGAAATGTGGCCCTGCGCCTGGTCGGTCGCGCCGGGCAGCTCGTACGACACGGGCCCCGGCATGTGCATCGCGGTGCACGCCGAGATGAACGCCCTGCTGGACGTCTCGGATCGCAGCCGCCTGCTCGGCGCCACGATGTACATCACCGAGCAGCCCTGTGCCGGGTGCCTGAAGATCTTGAAGAACACCGAGATCAAGACGTTCGTCTGGCCAGGCGGCCGGATCGGCTGAGTGACGGGCCTCTCCTTGACGGAGGGGCCCGTTCCCGTATCCCCGGTGGCCTGGGCCATGTTAGAATCGAAGGACCAACTAGCCTTACCGGCAAGGAACTTCGGAGAGGGAAGAACATGGGACAGGTTGCCCCGTACCACCTGCTCGGCGACGCCGCCCAACCAGCCCTGATCCTGCTGGCCGGACCGGACTACACCCGGATCCGCGAGATCGTCGCGAAGGCGGGGATCGCCTTCGACATGAGGCACTTCGGCAGCGACGTGGACGTGGACGCACTGAAGGCGGAGGTTGCCCGCGAGGGGAAGCCCATCGTGGTCTTCGCCTCCATGCCCGAGGTCGAAGGGCGGCTGGACCGCAGCGCCTTCGACGGCCGTCTCACCGATCTCGCGTACGCCGCCGACCGGGTCGTCTACGTCGGCACGACCGGTGCCGCCCTCGTCCACCCGTGCTCGCCTGGCACCCGGCAGGAGATCCGCAACGGCCACCTGACGGTGATCCAGAAGCTGGACGTCGTGGCGGCCGGTGAGACGGTCGTCGGCCTGACGGCGGACTGGCTGTGAACACCGGACCCGACGACGGGTGGCCCGTGATCAAGCTGCTCGGGACGATCACGGACGAGGACCACCGGCCGCTGAACGAGATCGAGGTGACACCGTGAGTGAACGTGTCAGCATGGTCCGCCTGCTGCACGGGCTGATGTACCCGACGATCGCCCGCCGCCAGAACAAGGACTGCTTCCTCGGGCGCACGCTGCCCGGGGTCCGGCTGGAGACCGGGGCGGTCATGGAGTTCGCCGTGGCTGACGACGCCATGCACGCGCTGCGCTCGCGCCTCGACGAGAAGAGGCAACGGGACGACCTGATGGAGGTCATGCGGGCGGGCGGCCGGAACGTCGTGCGTTTCGACGCCCGGGGCGTCATGGTCGTCACCCGGCGGGAGGACTGATGGACGCGGGGCGGATCATCGGCGTCGGCGTGGCGGGTGGGGCGATCCTGTCGGGCCTGCTCGTCGGCTCGGCCGAGCTGTACAAGAAGCTGACCCAGCCCGGCATGAAGCCGGAGCAGGGGCCGGTGAAGACGAGCCTGTCGAAGGAGCCCGGCGATGAGGAAGGGTGAACCGACACGCGCCGACCTGGCGCTGGGTGCACTGGCTGACGTGCGCAAGGTGCTCGATGAGTGGACCGGGACGGACTGGAGCCACACGAACCCGGCTCAGGAAATCGATCACATCGTGCACCTCGCGTACGCGAAGCTCCGCATGGAGTCCATGCGCCGCGAGCGCCGGTCGGCCACGTGGCTGGGTCAGGTGATCAGCGCCGTCTTCCCTCGCGAACTCGCCTGGTACCGGGAGCGGGAGCCCGACACGGCGCTCTGCTTCGAGGTGTGCATCACGGACGGAACGAAGGACGCGGTCGGCCGGAAGGTGGAGATCCGCCTGTCGGCCAACGACGCCGAGTTCCTGGCCATGTCGATGAAGGGCATGGCCGAGTGGGGCAAGGGCAAGCCGGGCCCCGCCGACCGACTGGGAGAGCTGCTGCCCGGCGGCTCCGTGAGTGAGGAGGATCGGACATGAGCTACCCAACGCTGTTCTCGGTGCCCGGCATGAAGGACTTCGCCGAGAAGGTGGACGACGAGCGCGCCCGCCAGCTCAAGAAGTGGGGCGACCAGATCCACCCGGACATCGACCCTCGCGACATCGCGTTCGTGACGCACCACCACTACGAGTACAAGGCCCAGATCATGAAGGGGGTCAACGACGAGCGCGAGACCCCCAGTCGGACCGTCGGCCGGTGCAGCCGGTGCCAGCCCGAGGGCGATCACAAGCACGTGGCCTGGGACTTCATCCTGCTGGAAGAGGTCTACGAGGCGCTGACCGAAGCCGCCGCCGGAGACCTGGAGAAGCTGGAGACCGAGCTGATCCAGACGGCCGCCGTCGTGGCGGCGTGGATCTACGACATCCGGCGCCGGAAGGGACTCGTCTGATGGAAGCGGTTTTCGGCGAGAGCCCGTTCGTCGCGGGCCTGAAGGGGCTCGGCATTCGGCAGTATCACGACGCCGAAGGGATGGACGGAGAGATCGTCCTGCACCCGGGCGACGTCGAGAAGTGCCCGGAAGGGCAATGCCAGTGGCCTCGGGTCTGGGGCATGGTGACCGTTCCCGACGGGGGCCGTGAGCGCACCGGCACGGTTGTCCACCGGGACGAGGAAACGGTCAGGATCGAGACGGCCAGCGGTGAGGCGTACGAATGTGCCGTCTCCGCCGCCCGGCGCCCCACGTGGGGCGTGTACTGCCCGCACGGGATCAAGCTGATCGAGGCCGAGCTCGTTGAGCACATCTGCCAGCTCCCGCCGCCGCCCTGCGACATGAAGGGCGTACCGGGTCACCTCTGCGCCGACCACCGCTGGTGCAAGGCGTGCTACCCCGACGGCCGGAAGATTCTGCCGTGGCCCTGCGCAGAAGAAGGCTGCACGGAGGCCGACTTCGACCGGGAGCAGCAGGAGCAGATCGATGCGTACCACGAGGAGATGCGGCAGTCGTACTACCGCTGAACCGGAAAGGGTGAAGGGCGTGGAACGGCCCAAGAAGTCGAACGTCAGGCACGGCATGGCTTCCTGCGGCCGGTACGGCTGCGAGAGGACCGAGTGCAAGGAGGCGTACTACCGGTCCCAGAAGCTCAGCCGGATCGGGCAGGAGCGAGGCGAGAGTGCACGGGTTCCGGCCGACGAGGCGCGGGCTCACGGGAAGCTGTTGACTGAAGCGGGCATGTTCGTGACGGACATCGCCCGGCTGGCCGGGGTCTCCCGCTCGATCGTCGGCCAGGTGATCTCCGGCCGGGTGGCTCGGATTCACCGCGACACGTCCGCCGCCATCCTCGGGGTGCCCGTTCCCCGCAAGGAGTTCGTCGGATGTGACGGCATCGTTCCGGCCCTGGCTGCACAGCGCAGGATCAGGGCTCTGAGCAGGCGGGGCTTCTCGCTGAAGGTCATGGCGCGCGAGATGAACGCCAGCGTCTTCACCGTCGACAGCATCCGCAACGGCAACAGGGTGCGCATCCGCGCCTCCATGGATCAGGCGATCCACGCCGCTTACAACCGGCTGTGGAACGTGGATCCGCTGAGCCTCGGGGTAACGCCGGGCGGAGTGACGCAGGCCAGGAACTGGGCGATCGAGCAGGAGTGGCCGCCCCCGGCCGCCTGGGACGACGACACGATCGGCGACCCGAAGGCGAAGCCGAAGGGCATGCTGCCCAAGGACAGGGACGAGATAGGCGCCTAGCGCCAGGAGAGGGGAAGCGTGATGGCCACGCCGAACGGCATGACCACGGCCGAGCTGGACGACAAGCTCCGCCCTGCTGGCCATCGAGCACGCACTGGCTCTCGCCGCCACTTCGGCCGCTGGCACGAGATCCTTCACTGGCTTCACGAACCGGCCGACTGGGGACGGAAGAACAAGTACGAGATCCGGCACCCGCTGGGGCACCGGATCCACCTGATACCCGGCTCCCTCCTGGACCGGGCCTGCACGAGAGCGGAGAGGAAGAAGCGATGAGGCGGATGTTCAGGTACGAGGTCCCGGTCGACGACCGGGAGCACCGGCACCTCGTCACTGGCGAAGTGCGCAAGGTCGCCACTCAGCCCTGGGTGCCCGGCAAGGTGCCGGTCGTCGAGTTCTGGGCGGAGAACACCGACCCGGCGCCGGATGGCACGCTGCTCCAGCGCACCTTCCTGATCGTCGGCCCCGGGCACCCCATTCCCGACGGGGCGCAGTGGCGCGGCACTACCGATCGGGACCCGGTCGGTCTGGTCTGGCACCTCTACGAGATGACCGGAGAGGGAGATGGCTGACCCCTGCCGGACGACCCGGCACTGCGCGGACCACGGTTGGTGCCACCGTTGCGATCCGGCGCTCGCCGCCCTCATGAGCGAGGTCAACCGGCTGGTGCATGAGGCCACCACGGACAGCTCGGTGCGCAGTGTGCTGTACGAGCAGATCGGCGCCCTGCTGCACACCGGGGATCCGGCGCGGGCGGCGGCGGAGCTGGCCGAGGCCCGGCAGACGATCCAGAAGCTGAACCGGCGAGCCCAGGCGGCGGAGTCCGTGGCCGAACGGTACGCTCGGGCGATCCGCGACTGGCGGGTCAGCGAGAAGGGCACATACGTGCCCTACGAGAGCCTGAAGGAGATCGGCGCCCTGGCCGGGGTCGAGATCCTTCCTCATGTCCGGTACATGCAGCGCTTCGAGAACGCCCGGCAGGCCGAGGAGTTCATCGAACGGATCTACGCCCTGCTGGAGTACTGGAACACCCTCACGGCACCCTTCGGGCCGCCGCAGTCGTGGTGGTGGGAGGAGCGCCGGGCGGAACTGTCGGACGTCCTCGCCGGGCGCGGCCAGCCCGGCGCCCGGGACAGCATGCGGGCCCAGGTGAAGGCGGCCGTCGAGGCGTCCCGCCTGAACGACGCCGACGTGGCCCGGCACCTCGGGCTGAGCACCAAGCACGTGAGCCAGATGCTCACGGGGCAGGCGACGCTCACCATCGGGTGGGCGGAGAAGATCCTGGCCCTCTGCGGCCAGCGGCTGGAGATCAGAGCGGTCTCCGCCATCCCTTCGGAAGGGGAGAGTTCGTGAGCGACGAGAACTACAGGGTGGAGAAGGGCAACATCTACGAGTCGGCCGACCCGCGTGACGGCGGGCGCCAGATCCTGGTCACCTCGTACGTGCCGGGCTACCTGAAGGCCAACATCGTCAGCCACCCGAGCGGGAAGAACCACCGCACCGTCGGCGTGAAGTACCTTCACAAGGACCGCAACACCGACAAGGGGACGCCGCGCAAGAATGGCTACTTCTTCGTCGGCAAGAAGCAGGAGGACACCGCCGAGGACACGGCCTGACACAGATGCCGGAAGGAGCTGCACCTGATCCGCCACGCGAGCGGAAGGTGCAGCTCCTTCGTCGTTGAGCCGTCGGTGTACTCGATCTCGATCGTGTCCTCACCCGGTTCGGGCTCGGCCCAGGACGGGGCCGGAACTTCGCCACCCGGCAAGGGTGTCAGGTCCGCGACCACTCCACCTGCTGGGTGGCGGCCTGGTTCTTCTCGGCCTGCTCGGCTTCCTGCATCCTGACCTGGTTGCGGAGCAGGCTGTTGACGACGGGCTCGCTCACGCCCAGCTCCTCGGCGTGCGTACGCACCTGCTGGGCGCACTCGTTGAACCCGTCCGCCCAGCGCTGATCGGCCTCGTTCTTGATCCGGTTGATGCCGTCGTGCATCTCCCTGACGGCCTTCTCCAGCGAGACGATCTCCTTGACCAGGCGGTTCCGGCTGGTGCAGATGCGCTCCAGCAGGCCCTCGGGCGCCCCGGCCGGGAAGAACTCGTCCAGCAGCAGGCGGGTGACACGCTCGCCGTCGAGACGCATCCGCTCGTCCATCTGCTGGAAGTGCCGCCGCCGGGCCCGGCTCGCCTCCCGTTCGCGCCGGGCCCGCTCCTGGTAGTCAGTCACCGCTCGCCTCCGCCGCCAGTTCGGCCTGCTTCACGGCGGCCCGCTCGATCTGGAACTTCATCTCCGGCACCGCCTTGCGCTTCTTGGCCAGCGCCTCGGGCAGCCCCGGGTGGCGGGGCTCGTCACGCAGCCACTTCTCGTACAGGCGGATCCTGCCCTCCAGCACGGCGAGCCGGGCCTGAGCCTGCTCGACGAGCGTGCCGGAGAAGTCGCCGCTCTCGATCCGGATCTGCTCCTCGCGCAGCCGCGTCGCCTCCGGCAGGACGTAGTCCGGGGTGCGGGGACTGACGGCCAGGCCGGTCTCCACCCGGCGCTCCTTCAGCACCCACGGAGGGGTGCCACCCCGCTTGCCCTGCGGCGGCTTGCTGCGGGTCTCGGGACGCCGGGATGCGGCAGACGCACTGCGCGGTGCCGGGACGGAGCGCTGAGGTGCCGGACGTCGGTCGTCGAACTTGCGGGGCACTCGGGGCACGAAGCCGCCGAGCCGCACCGACATGGGGCGCTCGTTGCCCATGCCGTACACCGACACGATCTTCAGGTCACCGAGCTGGCGCACGATGTCCCTCGCCTCGGCCCGGCCGAGCTTCTTGCCGTCGCGGTCTTCGAGGTTGGCCACGTCGAGCGACGTCACGGGCCTGTTGGCGGCGGTCGACCAGGAGAGCAGGGCCAGGACCGCCATCTCTTCGTAGTCGAGCTGACCGAGAACCGTCGGCGACGGGGCGATACCCGTCCAGGGCTGCTTCTCGTTCACGTTCTCTCCCTTCCTTGTCCCCGGAGCACGGGGATCATGATAGGCATCATATCGCCGTTGACCTGCACGTGTCACTCTCGGTTCATCGTTCACCGAACGACGTGAAACCGTAGAACTCTCTGTGATGCAGATCGCCAAGACGAGCTTGCGGCAAACATGTTGATGTGGATAGACTGGCCTAGGCAGCAACAGAAAAACGGCAGAATAAGCCGAGGAAAGGGAAGAGCGTGACGCTCGAATTCCGTAACGGAAGTAGCGGCTCCGGGGGTTCCGGATCCAGCGGCAGCACGGGCATCCCGGACGAGAGCCCGGACCGTGGTACGAAGGACAACGCGGGCAAGTCCATCCAGGACTGGCGAGCCGGACGAGGGGCGGTCTGAACATGGCGGACATGACGAAGGAGCCGACGCTCACCGACGCGCAGCTCGCCCCGGCGGGTCTGCCCGTACTGGGCATGGACGACGTCGCCCAGGTCACCGGAACCATCTCGGTCGGCGCCGCGTGGGACGCCAGCACCAAGGGCCGTGGAGGCATCTTCGGCCGAGCATCGAAGAAGGCGGGCGCTGACCTCGACGCCGCCGCCGTCCTCTTCCAGGACAACGACCCGGTCACCCTCTGCGTCGGCTGGGACGAGAACTACAAGAACCCCCTGCACGGCCAGCCCGGCGACGGCTCGGTGCGGCACACGGGTGACGCCATCACCGGGGCCGAGGCCCAGGACGGCGACGACGAGGCCGTGATCCTTCACCTCGACCAGATCCCCGCCGAGTTCCACCGCATCGTGGTCCAGGTCGCCGCGTTCAAGAAGAAGAACAAGGCGATGAAGGACCAGGGCTTCCAGGGCGCGAGCAACGTCCTGTTCACCGTCTACGACGGCGAGCCCACGGCCAACAACAAGCAGTTCTGCATCCGCCCCTCGCTGGTCGGCCGCGAGAACTGCGTGATCGTCTGCGTCCTCGACCGGGTCCTCGACGGCTCCGGCCGCCCGACCACCACGTGGGAGCTGCGCAAGCGCAAGGCCCGCGTGAACGTCGAGCACGGCAACGTGGAGGCGTTCATCAATGCCGCCGTCGCTGCCGGGAACGCCGCGCAGAACGCCTGACCTACACCGCGCAGGACAGAACGGCCCGTCTCCCCAGACCCTGGAGGCGGGCCGTTCGCCGTTCCCACGGATACGCTCTTGCTGATACGGGCACGCCCGGAAATGAGGTGGAGCAGTGGCCAACGGATACGACAGTCACAGCCTGAAGACGACCGGCCTGAGCGAGGCGGCCAGTTCGGACATGCCGATGGGTCTGCGCACGGCGGTGAAGGACAAGAGGTTCACCCGGAACGGCATCGGCTTCCGGACCCAGCAGGAGGCCGACTACCCCGGCGGCACGGCCAACCGCAAGCGCGGCATGGACGAGTCGCAGCGGCCCTGGGAGACGGCACAGGAGGCGACGAGCCCGCAGATCCGGCCGCGCGCCACTCTGGAGAAGTCCGGGCTGCTCGAAGCGCTTCCCCCGTGGCTCCAGAAGAAGGGCGAGGGCGACGAGGAGGAGCAGAAGGAGGCAGCCGCCGAGTTCGTGCGTGAGAACATGAGCGCCTTCCCTTGCGAGGATGACGCGCGCATGGCGCTCGCCGTGCTGAGCCAGTTCGTGGACGGCGACACCCTCGACGACCTCCAGCAGGCGATCGAGGATCAGTACGGCGACCCGATGGAGGCGCCGCCGGTCGACGACTACGAGTACGGCGACCCCGACGAGGACGAGTACAGCTACATGGGGGAGAGCGATCTCCAGGAGGCGCCGCTGAACGCCGACAAGCGCAACAAGCTGCCGGACTCCGCCTTCGCCCTGCCGGGAGAACGGGCGTATCCGATCGACACGCCCGCTCGGGCCCGCAGCGCCCTGTCCCGGGTCGAGCAGTTCGGCTCTGACGAGGACAAGCGCAAGGTGCGCGCGGCCGTGAAGAAGCGATACCCGAACATGGACGTGAGCTGAGATGGGCGAACCCCGCTGCCGGTGAAGTCGGCCGGGCAAGGCCGGGCAGCGGGGTTCTGGAGGGGCCGTCCGGGTCACTGCAGGCGCCTCGTGAGCCAGACCATCATCGCGTCCGCCTGGCTCGCCGGGCAAGCGATCCGGAAGAGTCCGAACGGCCGGGAAGAACTCAGGGGTTCTGATCGGCCGTGTGGTACAGCATGCCGGTCGGCAGGGCGATGAGCGAGCAGTTCGCCCAGCGGCAGATGTCCTGCGGTTCCGGGCCGTACTGCACGTAGGCGCCCTCTTCGGTGATCCGGTCGGTATCGGCCAGGGTGTAGCCCTCCGCCTCTGCCTCGGCCTGGTACTCCTGCCACTTCTCGTCGGTGCAGGCCCACTCGGCGCGCTGTCCCAGCAGGATGCCGAAGCAGGTGACCGCCCGCGCGTCACCGTCGGAGTCCCGGCCGAGCGGTGTTCGCATGCCGACGGTCTCGACTACGAGGTCACCCATCCGGGGGTTCGCCATCCGTTCGTACAGCTCCCGGCCGCTCTCGGTGTGGGCGCCGTTCAGTGCCGCTCTCCACAGCTCGGTGGCGATCTGGAGGATCACCACCCGCCGCTGCATGGCGGCCTCGTCGAGGGCGAGCAGATCGTCCCGGGTCCGCTTGATTCCGGCGACGCCCTCGTGAGGCTGAGGCCACTTCGACATTTCCCGGTCCCCTCTTCTCCGTTTTCCTGGAGAAATCCTACCGAGAAAGAGACGTCAGAGTCGCCACATCAGAGCGGTGCGGTTCCGCTCGCTGATGAAGTCGGTCCTCGGGGTCATGTCGTGATCCGGCCAGTAGTTCCGCACCGGCTCGCGGGTGACGCGACCGGTGAGGGATCCACGGATCCCGGTTGTGGTGCTGCTGCACCCGCTGGAGCTGGCTTGCGTGGTCATCTCGACCTCCCCTTCGGTTCGTACGGGCAGTGTCTCAGGGATGCTCCGCGAGCGCCCCCAACCACTGGATGATCTGGTAGAAGTCGTAGATCATGACGGCCGCCTCGACGCATACGTACAGGGAGACGGCGAGGAGGGTGGCGATGGTGGCGTACAGGAGGGCGCGCAGGGGCGACGGCATGGGCACGTGGGGATCCTGAAGGAGGGTGCCGGTCTGGGGGACTGCCACCATCATCGCAGCCCCTTCGAACTCCTGCTCCACCACGTTCAGCGGTTGCAACTTGAACCTCTTCTATCGCTCTGACCAGGGGATAGGAGTAGAATACAGGCAGGAAAAGAGGAGAAACGAGGGGGTAGAAAGTGGACTCGGATACGCGGATAAGTCTCAGCCGGGATGCAGTCGGCCGCGCCCTGACCTTCGCCAGCCTGACGTGGCGCGGGCTGAAGCGGGGGCCGCACCCCGACAACGGGACGGACTGCCTCTACCTGGAGGCCGACGTCCGGGAGTACAGCGCCTTCCTGGTGGCGCTGGCCGTGCAGTACCGGCACGCGGACGATCTGCTGATGCTGGCCGACCGCGTGCAGCTCCAGCACACCGAGACGGGGGACACCCGGTTCTGGGTTCCCGGCCTGTCGGTGCACGGCGTTTGAACGGAGCCGGAACGCAGAGAAGGGGCGCCCCGCGAGGGGCGCCCCGT